CGAATATACTTTTTACATGTCATCAGAATTTGAATCTTCTCTGAGAAATGTGTTTACTGCAATACTTCCTCACTGTGTTGTCGCTGTAATACAAACAAAAGAACCCTTCGACAGCTGCAATCTCGCTTCGGAAGTAAGCAGAGCTGCAGCTATTGAAGGTTATGGACCTACGCTGTATGACTTAGTTATGTCGATAGAGGAAAATGGAATAATTCCAGATAGGGGTTCTGTCAGCCGTTCTGCGAGAAAGGTATATCGTTTCTATGCAGAGAAACGGCCAGATATTGAGAAAAAATACTTAGACCCAGATAGTGTCACGGATATAAGTAATGATGACTGTCCAGATCATGCTGGAAATAATAAAATGATAGAAAATGCGTACAAGGATGCTTTTGAATTATGGTTAAAAAGTTATGACCCGGGTCTATATGATGCTGTGGATAGCGTATATTTTAGTAAACACCCTTACACTGCTGTAAGGTTAATAAAAAAGTATTATTCACAGGATTTTGTTATAGATGATATTGTTTCGCAGTGGGAGTCTGATAAAGAAAATATAGAAAGAAACTTATTTAAATTTTCACCAACTATAGTTTTTGAACCTAATGAAGAGTTAGACTTAAGCTTTAACACTGATTATGCAAAAGAAGCTTTTAAAAGTTTAACAAAAGCACACGAGGACTTTTTATTTATTTTAAATGAAATGGTTGAGGATATATTATACAATGGCTATGAACTTGAAGAATCATTTGCTGGCATGTTTGAAAAAATAAAGTCTAATACATACCAGAGTATATTAATTGGCTTTTTCGACGAGCACTACGCAGGAGCAGAAAATTGAAAACTCTAAGAAAGCTAATACAAAATATAATAATAGAATCTAGTTACAAATCACCTAAGAGTAATGAGGTGTTAGACAACATGGCACTATATCATGCAAGTGCGGGTGGCGGTGTTTTCATGGGCGGTTACACATGCATACTTTATGATAGGGTAAAATTTTTAGAAGAAATGAAAAAAGTTATAGAAAAATCATATGAGGTTCACACAGATGCAGGAAATGCTGTTGCGGCCGCGGCTATAGATAACAGAGATGCTAGTACTGCTATTTATAATGAAATTTCTGATGAGTTTTATTCTGTGCTTTACGATTGCACTAAAGCAGCAATTAGAGCGGAAAACCAGGAGGGTGAAAATACTAATGGTGCAATGCAAATTACAAGAGCTGCAGCCATAGAAGGTTATGGTCCGACACTATATGATTTAACAATGTCTTATTTTGGAGATGGCATAACTTCTGATAGAGAAGAAGTGTCGTCGTCGGCTAGAAAAGTTTATAACACTTATGCATTTAAAAGACCGGATATAGAAAAGAAATACCTTGATGGTGGTGATGCAAAAATTACTATGACTGATTTTGACGATACAGAATCCTATTGGAGTGACGACCCCCCGCTGCGACAAGCATATAACACTGCTTTTATGATGTGGCTTGAAAATAATTTTGATAAAGATATTGTTGATATTTGCAAAAAACAAGGCTGGGCTGATAGAGCGAATTCGCCATTTATAATTATAAATTGGATGAAAAATCATTTTGGAAATGATAGCGAAACAGTAGAAGAAATAGAAGAACAATGGATGGAAGACCATTGGGAAATAGAACATGACTTACATAATGAAGTGCCATGGGATAGTATTAAAGATGATTTTACAGAGAACGATCCTGACAGTGTGGCACTAGATTTAAGCTATAACACTAGTGCATTTTCTTGGGAACATAGTATATTGCAACGCAGACACACAGATGTTAAAGGTGAATTAGGTGACCTTGTACATCATCTTAACAATTGGCACGGTTTAGAAGTAGATTTTTGGGAATTCTGTGAAGACCATGATAATTATGACAGTATATTATTAAACTTTTTTAGAAAACGTATGGTAGAAAGATAATGACTTATAGTTTAGAAAAATTGTTATTTGAGAATTACGTTAATCCTGGTGTAAGTAACCACTATACATATGTTTACGAAGGAGCTGACAGTACTGGAACTGAATGTATAATGATTGCTTTATTTAACAAAAGCTTGATCGATGAATACATCAACTGTGCAAAACAGAATATTGCACCGACTAGTCAGCTGACGAAACTTGGCAAAAAATTTATTGAAGCAATAAACGATGCAAATAATAATGACGGTGCTTTAAGAAAAGTTGCACCATTGGTAAAAAAATATTACATGTATGAACCATTTGAGTTTGAAGAACCGCAAGCAATTGATTTATATGGCGCAGATGAATATCGTGGTGATCTTTGGATGTTCTTTGCTTCAATTGATGGAATGATTAAAGCAAAACCGACTAGTTCCTCAAAAAATTCTTATTACATTGAATACACTGCAGCGCACATAGGCTCTAAATTTGGGCCACTAATGAAAGATATGATGTTATCACATTTGCATCCAAAAATCATGGTTCCGGATAGAGGGCAAAAAGAAGTCGGCAAACGTGGGAACAAAAAGGTAATACCTTCAATTACTGATGCTGCTATGAATTTTTATAAATACATAAGAAATAAAAATCTTTTCGACAAATATGATTTTATATTAATGGACTCTGAAAAAGAAAAAATAACTAGTACTAACTTAGATGATTTGCCATCATTACACAACTATAATACAAACCATAAACTTTCTGCTGTAGATTTAGAAAATAGAGATGCTCCTATTGTATATAACCCTGCACTTGATGGTATTTTATCTGATGGTGATTTGTATGACATAGGTGTAAAAATAAAACAAAAAGTATCGGTGCAAAACAATAATGCCATTATATATGAAGCTTTACAATACTTTAATGCATTTTTTATGGAGTTCGGCCATGATGATGCACCAAACGATCAGTGTTTATTAGAATTAATAGAATCATATTTTGGATGTATTTATAAAGACAACACTTGGTGGAAACCATATCAGAAGGTGAAGTGAATGATTGACTTAAGGAAATATATAAGAAATGTTATCACTGAAAAAGGTGAGAAGCTAGCACAGATGGGTGACTTACTTCACCACCGATCTAGTAGATACAAAGGTACCCAAGCAAAACAGCTAAAACAGTTTTTTCAGAAAACAACTGGTGGAGCAAAAGGGCAAAGTCGATTAAAAGATGGTTTAACCTATATTCATTGGGCACCTTTTCAACAAGCGGTCGATTTATATTTTAATGTACGTGGTCGACAAAGAAATGAGATTAATACATATATCCACAAAACTGAAGAAACTTTCGAACCTTTTAAGCTGATGGATGAGCATGTTATAGGCATTGTGATTGATGGATATGTAACATTTGCCTCAAAAGTTGATTTAGATTCGGGTCGGCCGGGTAGATTTTTAAAGTTGTTAAAGTCGTATGACAAAATAGTAAAAGCCAAGCGTGATCCAGGTCTAAAAAAGTACATTACACATCGTGACAGAGAAAATTATAATAAGTTGGTTACAATGTTAAAACCGACTGAATTAGCATATATGTATAACCAATACAAAACTAGTGGCGTACCTTCTAGACCTGACGTTGCATCTCTTGAAACCCGCGCCTCTAAATCAAGAGAATACATTGAAGCACTTGAACAGGGTGATGATGATGCAGCTGACAATATTAAATACGGTAGCGATGACGTCATGTTGCAAGATAAAGAAGGCGAAATTAGCAATATATATGATATAATAATAAAAGGAAAAGAGGACTTAAATCCTTTTGATGACATACTAGATGATGATGGAAACCGCGGCATGGATTTAAACTGGCCAGAAGCTATCATTGACAACTGGGAAATTGTAGCGATTTGTATACCTAGTGAAATGAAACAAGCATTTTTTAATTCTGAAGCATCTGATAATTTTTTCCATGATACATGTTATGATGATATACCAATAATTGATGAAGATGGCTACTTAGATATAGATTTTTATGATGCATGTGCAGTAGAAAAAGAAATTATGATAGAAGATGAATTGCGATTTGAAGAAGAAGATTTAGATGACAGTACAAAAGATATGTACAATAGGTTTTTAGAAGATGTTGATGGAGATAGTTTTTTAGACATATTCTCGCCTAATGTTAAGAAAAACCATGAAATGAATAAAGCTAATAAAATATACTAGGAAAACAAAATGAAAACATTAAGAAAATATGTAAGAAACCTATTAACAGAATTGTCTGTATTTGATTATAAAACTCAGCCGGCTGATGAAGGTGAGTTGTTAACTGTTTTACAATCAGAGTTAGATGTTGAAAAGTTAAATAACATAGAACAGCCGACAGGCGAGTTTACGCCAAAACCTCATGGCTTATTTTATGCTTGCGGTGATGAGTGGCTTCGATATGTTAAAAATCCTGATAATATGATGGGTCAGTTTAAAAAAGGAAGAGCTTTTCTGTACAGATTAGAAGTAAATTATACAACCATTGACAAACCTGATGCTAATGCAGTTTGTAAAATAGATAGTGATGAAGCATTTGAAAAATTTACTAGTATATACGTTAAAGGTGAGAGTTTTGCCTCACCTGACTGGCATGCAGTTGCTGACGAGTTTGCGGGTATTGAATTTTGCCCTCTACCACATGGACCGCGCTGGCTAAGTGGATATGATATTGATCAGGGTTGTGTATGGAACAAAGCTGCAATCAAATCTCATAAACTATTATTCCATGACCCATCTAATGAAATCAAACCAAAACCAGCTTCCATAGGTCAGGCTTTCGAAATGTATCCGGAAATCTACGAGTTGCTTGTTGACACTCACGATATTGATGATAGAGGTTATGTACCCGGAAATGATCCAATGTGGAGTGAAATGTCGGTGGAAGAATTTATTGATCAAGAGTACGAAGACCCCGGAAGTTCAAATTTTTGGCGAAGCGGCTATTTCAGCGACATCGACAGAGCAATTATGGCACTCGCTGTGGTAAAGGAAGATGGTTTAGACCTAGGCATGCTTACTTATTCAAGTGTTGATTTGGACGATGTAGCGAAACAGGTGGAAGAAGCTTGCAAAAAATTTGGTGTAATGATGCCTGAAGACCTCGAAGATAAAATTAGCGACATGCAGTGGAACAGAGATGTAGATGAACAAATTGGACCAGGTTGGTCTAGCTCTCAAATAGACAAGTATAGATAAAGAGTACTGATTATGAAAAATTTAAAAAAATATATTAGGAATATTTTAAGAGAATCTATCAACATGCAATGGTTAAGCTGGAATACTTTCAGTGATTGTTACTATGGTTTAAATGATAAATTTCGACAAGACTTTGATGAGTGTTTACGTGAGGGCATGATAGGCGAAGAATGGTATAGTACTGTTGAAGATGTAGATGAAATGGCAGAAGAAGAAACATTAGAGGATAAATTTCATGACTTGGCACGTCACACTTTTTGGAGCTGGGATGTAGATATTTTTAGAAAATACTCAAATCTACACACACCAGATAGAGTTATGATTGCCCTTTGGTTTATTGCTAATAAGAAAACATACATTGGTAACTTTGCATTTAGTGTTAGAGATACTGATGAACTGAGGCACATTGCTGAACAATGTAAAGAAGTAATAGACATGTATGGACTGGTGCCATCTTTTAAAGATGAGATAGACGAACAAACTCGATCAGCCACAGGCATAAGAAATACAGATGATGCTGTAGGAAATATTCGACCATTTAAACATACACATGGAGGACAAGAAGAATGACAGAAATATTAGAAATGTTATTAGACCACGGCTCATTAGGAATATTTGCAGCATTCTTAATATGGCTTTATACAAATATGCAAGCCAGAATGGATGCACTAGTAGATAGGTTTCAGGTTCAACTAGAAGAAATGCAAAACATTCACAAAGGTGATCAAGAATTACTGCGTGAAAGATATGATGATGTCATAGCAAAGTATGACAGTGAAAAGAAACAAATGAGGTTGCAAATTAAACAAAGAGTAGAAGCTGTTGGATCAATAGTGCAAAAAATAGATCAGAAAACTTCAAACTTTTTAGTTAAGCAAGATGCTGACGGTGATGACATAGATTTTATAAAAAATCAAGTCGGTCAGATAAATGAACAAGTTAAAAACATAGGTGAATTAGTAAAATCGATGGACCAAGAAAATCGTGTTAGAAATCTTGTTGCCATGGCTCACGGTGATACACTACCACCAAAATAGAGGGCAAAATGAAACATTTGCGATTATACATACAAAACTTGCTAAGAGAGATGGCAGCACCTAGCACTGATCACTCTGACACTGTTTATTATCATGGTACACCGATTGAAAAATATGCAAAGTCTATAATGTCAGCTGGCGAGATAAAACCACCCGATCTATCAAATAGGTCAGGTCCGCTTCGACCAGTAGATGGTATGGTTTATATAACACCAAGTATTGCGACCGTACAAATGTATGCACTTGGCGGAGATATGGCGGGTCATGGCACATCAAAGTTAGAGGAAAAGTATGGTAGATACGGATACGTATTTGCAATTGCTGGCAAAGATTTATCTAATATACATCCAGATGAAGATAGCATAGGAGAAATGATATACAATAAAGAGGTGCCCTGGCTTGACCAAATGGCAAAATATTATTTAGAAGAAGAGCCATACGATGATGAAGGACAAGGTTTGGGTTACTATAGTTTGTATGATGCCTTAGTTGGCGGTGAATATGATGCTTTTGCGACGGGGGGAAGATATTTAGTAGATGTAATGAGTGATGAAGAAAAATTAAGTTTGATTGATATGGGTGCTGACATTGCTCACGAAGGTCCATTGAAACCTATGGCTGTTTATAGACTTGACAGAAGAAAATCAAAATTATTAAAAAGAGATGGCTCTAATTTTTTTGACATAGCAGAGAAAGTAAAATGAAACAATTAAGAAAGTATATAAGGAACATATTGTTAACAGAAGGGATGTATACACCATCACTAATGAAAGACAAAAACATCCATATAGTATTCAAAGTTGGTCCATCTCAGATCTGGCTTCAGGCTCAGAAAAGACCAGCAACAGGAGATCCAAATCCCAGGTTTGGGAACGTTGGGCAGTTATATTTGGTTTGGCAAAATGATAACTACTATGGGGAAGGCAACTGTGATAGCGCTTGGTCTGTTGAGGATGCTGGCATTGTTGAATCTGTCTCTGGCTTAGGTCCACTCTTATATGATCTTGCGATGGAGTTTGCTGGTGAAGATGGGATCATGTCTGATCGGCATATAACATCTTTAAAGGCAAGAAAAGTCTGGTATCATTATCTAGGAGCTCGGGATGACGTTGAAGCAATATTGCTTGATTACAGAGATGAACCGTGGATAACACCGAACGATCCTTCTGACGATTGTTCCCAGAGGCAGTATGATGGATCCAAATCCTCGAACGAAATAGATGAGTTAACTTATGCAAATCACTTTTCAACAAACAAATTTATAAAGAAACCTATGCATACTAACACGATAAATGCTTTATACGATATGGGATTGCTTACGTTCAAATTTATCATGAACGGAGAAGCAGTACATGGAGATCGGGTGAGAGCTATGGGGATTGAAGTATGAATCATTTACGACAATATATAAGACAAACAATTAATGAAAGCATTAATTTATTAGGTCACGATAAAGCATTAAACACTATTATTGCACATAAAGATAAACTAGTTTCAGGCGAATCAACAGAAGGCAGAAATACTGTGCATTATTCAACAGCAGAATTTCCATATCGCACACCTCTACTTGAAATCGGCAATTACATACATGCAAGTTTAAAAATAGATAATAAAAATTTAGATGATGCAATAAATGATTTAATATTTGAAATGTTTGAACAGGATTATTTCGAAAATGTTAATCAAAAAAACCGGTTTAAAGGTAGCACTGTAGAAAAAATAAAAAATGAACGTAACGTGCTTTATGAAAAAAGGGAAAAATTAATCAAAAAAACCAGTGAATTTTGTGCTGAAAATCGGCGAGATATAGATATGTTTATTGGCTTTCGAATACTAGCTGGTTTTGCAATGCTAGGTGCGGAAGGAAGATTTAAGGCAGATATTGCTAATAATTTGCCGACAGGCGATGGTATTGAGATGCCAATAATAGATATGAAACTTAAAACTGCCATGTCCAAGAGAGCAAATGCTACTATTATACATGAATTTATACATTTTTTACAGTTTGTTGGTTCATATTGGTTGTTACTTGGAAGAATAGTTGTACAACGTTTAAACAAAATTAAGAAAATTGAAATTAGTGATAGTGCTGCCAGCCTACTTTCAGCTGACAGAAAAGGCGCTTTTTATAAACAAAATCTAGCAGACTACAAAGAAACAATTAAAAAGAACGATATAACGCTTACTTATAGTCATCTTTTTGATATTGATAACAAAGATTTTATTTTCGGTGGCGTAAAATTTAAAGATCTTTTGTCAAAACAAAAAAAAATACAGATTAAAAAAGTTTATCCTACTACAGACTATTTTTTAGAGTCACATGAAGTACAAGCTCACATATACCACACAGCTGTTGAATACGTACAGGATAATTTTGATACAATACAAAGCAAATTAGAAAATGAAGATTTTGATCAAGCATTTACTGCAATAGCAAATGATTTAGTCAACATTAACAAAGCTCCTACTGGTATCAAACGTTTCTTTGATGATATGTTTTCTATGTTTCAAAAATATGATTACAACTGGACCGTTAAAAATTATAATAAAATAGCATCAGAGTTTCCAGATAAAGATAAGTTTAAAAACATGTTAGTTAAACAATTGTCACGTGCAATTAAAAAAGAATATTTAAGACAAAAGATGAACAAGTTTAAAAATTTGAGAATACCATGAAAAATTTACGAAAATATATTAGATCAATATTAGTTGAAGCAAATGATTTGCCGGATGAAAAGATATGGAGTTTGTTAAGCCTAATAAAAGATCCACATTTACACATAAAAATGGCTGACGCGGGTGATGGATACATTAAACTATTTAATGGTGATTTGTTGTTAGTAACAATAGACTTTTTGTACACAAGAACTAGTCATATGAGAAAAGGTAAATATAAAACAGCTTTCGGCCCATGTAATGATGCATATATGGTTAAGTGGGCAAAGGCACATGTCCTGGGTTTTGGACCAGTGTGCTACGATGCATTAATGGAATGGGTGTATTTAATCGGCGGTCACGGATTGGTTAATGATAGATATGAAGTTTCTGTAGCAGCGCAAGAAGTTTGGGAAAAATATCTTAAATTGAGATCTGACATAGAAACTGTGCAATTAGATTTGCCGGGCAGTCCATTGACAGACGACCCAGAAGATGATTGCGCAGATATTATGAGTGCAGACAAATGGAGTATGGAGCAACATGGCAAAACCATAGATATTGGTGTAGAAAATGCATACCCTGAAGTACAAGAATTGTATGGCCCGGCAGATGACCCAATGGAATTATATGGATATTTTGTTGATCACCAGGATGACGTTTTAAAAAACACTGCAAAGCCTTTAGCTCCTTCATCGAAATATTTAAAATATGTTCAGGACCCAAACAATGTATTTTCAAAAGTTTATTACAAAAAAAACCCGGGTCTTCTAACGTGGTTTGCAAGTAATAAGCGATTAAAACTCATGAGTCCTTTTGCAAAAAGTCAAAAAAATAAAATAGATGCTTTAATAAATGGGTAAAAAATGAATAAGTACAAAGCTAAATTGATAAAATGCTATGCAGATGGCTCTATAGAAGTTGATATTGATTTAGGCTTTAGTATTACATATCGCGCAAAGATGTTTAAATTTATTTCAGCTGCTGATGAAGAAGATTTACCAGATGAAATTTCTATTAAAAAATTAGAAAGTAAGTTGCTTGCTAGCGCCATAATTATTGAAACAAACAAACGTACTCGTGGTGAAAATGCTTGGCTAGCAACAATAATATTAGAAAGTGGCAGAATTGAAAACTGGTTAGTTACAGCGGGTTATATAGTTAACAAACCAAAGGCAAAAGTATGAAGAATTTAAAAAAATACATTAGAAAAATTATGGAAGGTATGATGAGCCCACATGATATCAGTAATTTAGATGAACCAGGAGAATATTACACAGATCCAAAGTATGCAGAAAAATTTTTTATTGTGGTCGATGGCATGCAAAATAAGACCATGCCTTTAAAACCGGCCGGTGAAGCATTTAGAGTAAGTTTAGAAGCTGCGCGTGGAGATGGGTCAGGGCTTGTTCGCATGACTGATCATATAGACGTAGAGTATAATCATACGTGTAAGACATACGAAGTCGTTAATGCGTACGCAAAAACGGAAAGCGCTGGTCCATTATTATATGACATTGCAATTGAAATAGCTGGTGACACTGGGCTTATGTGCGACAGACATACAGTTTCCGCAGAAGCAGAAAACGTTTGGAAAAAATATGTTACAACTAGATATGATGTGACACCAGCACCACTTCCATGTAAAATGAATCCCAGAGATCACCACAGAAATATTAACTTAGACATTTATCATGATAAAAAGTATGGCTGGTCAAAATACAAATACTTTAAAATCAATGATATTGGTAAAGCGCATCAACCAATAATAAAAGACTTATTTAGATTAAAAAGAATAAAGGTAGGCACTTATCGACAGGATCCAGAAAAATACAGAGAAGAATTTAGAGAAAAATTAGGTTGGCCAGATTTTAGAAAGGAGAAGTAAAATGTTAAGAAAATATATTAGAAAAATTATTAGCGAAGGTCCAGGCGTCACTAGAAGCATGGCAAAACAATCATCACGTTATAAAAAAATTGCACCAGGCGTATCATCACAAAACTTTCAAAAACTTGCAAATTTGGCAGATGACAACATAGAACAAGCACTAGCATTAGGTGACACGTTAGACCAGAATTATGAAAAAGTTTTCTTTTTAGATAATGAAAAGATTGAGAAAATTTTAATCGATCGTCTAAAAAATTTAGGGCTTGTACATTATGAAAACAACACCTCTACGTTTCAAAACCCCAGGCGTTTTAAAAAAGGCGAAATAAGATTTTATGTAGACTTTGATTCTGATTTTTTTACCAACATTTCCGTCGTCATGCATTGTCGTGGTTGGAAAGCTAATTTTAATTTTGATTTAATTAATTTTAAAAATAAAGCTCTTGGCGGAACACACGGCGTTGGGTACAGTAATCCTGACAATTGGCGTATGAGACCTATTATTCATCAGCAAATAGTTACTTTTTATAAAGATTATTATGATAAAAATAATAATTTAAGATCATGGTGGAAAAACATACCTAAAGAAGAGTATGATATTGAATCTGCAATGATGAAAGCTATTGGTCAATCTGACCCTTTTGAAGAATATGAGTTAACTTTAGATAATATATTTATGATGTGTCAGCAGTTCTTAGAAGCAACCAAAAAAATGGCTACGCAAATAGAGCACATAAAGTAAAGAGTATAAAAATGTTACGACAATATATAGAAAAAATTATTAATGAAAGCAACTCAGTTTTTGGTGATTATTTTAATGCTGAAGAATTCCATGAGCTTTTTGATAATATGCCATATGAAAAAAATACTGAAGCTGAACAGGAATTTATTGTTAGCCTTCATGAATATGTAGTGCTTCACAAGGAAGAATCACTGCATGCTTGGGTAAAAAAATATTTCAAAGGTCCGCAAACTTTTACTAGTACGAAATTGTTAAATTTGTTAACAAACTATGATCATTATTATCGTGGATTAACATTAAGCCCTAAAGCAGTAGGAGAATTCCTAAGTAAAAACACAAAGTATTTTCGGCCATCATGTCGAAATATTTTCACAGACAACCAAGCAGATAATTGGTTAATATTTACAGGTAATTTTGACTATCAACCGCAAGGAGAAGTCGATAGCTGGTCAGCACACTTGTCTTCAGTACTAAAGTTTTCAAAACAATACAATGTCCAGATCACTGGGGAGGCTAATGAGGTGCCAGTTATTTTTTGGCACAAAAGGGAAAACGATCCAAAAGTGTTTTTTAATGTTGATTTAGTTTCTAGAATAGCACAAGAACTTTGGGAAAGAGGCAAAATGGGCATCGACAGTGGCAATACATTGTTTAACCCTTGGGGTTCGGAAAAAGAGTCATTATTGATCGGCAAAGATAGCGTTCTTTGTGTTGGTATAATGATATATAAACCTGTGTTTTTTGATGACCTACAGTGGAAACAAGTGCGAAAACAAATACTAGTGGGGATGAGACAAAGTAGACGCGGGCCCGGAGAAATCAAACAGTTTGTGAAAAATATCGAAAAATTTAAATAATAAAGAGTTGCAAAATGGTTTTTAAAAAATATAAAAACGCCAGGAAGAAACAATGATTAAAAAATATATAAGAAAAGTTATACAGGAATCAAACATCAAACAAAGAGAAAAGTTTCTCATCGATGAAATGATAAGAAAAAGCATACAAAAATTGCTCAGCACAGACACTAGTGTAACCAGATTTTTATATGCACTTAAACTCGCCAAAATAAAAAACATAAAAGCCAGCGCATCAACAAGCCTCTATTACAATAATTTAAAATACAGCGAACAAGAAACACTAAAAGATAACTTAACAAAAGAAATAGTAAAACACTCAGAATTCTTTAAAAGAATTCTCACAAAAGAATATAACAAGATACTAAACAGAGATGCAGGCTTCGAAGCAGCAAACGAAGTCGGCGCAATATATGGTCAACCTGCGTCCAACGACATGGATTCTCACACTGCACGCGGATATGGCATGATACCTCAGCATGTATTCGATGAACACGTCAGAAAACGTACAGCTGCAGCACAGAATAGAATTCAACACGAAGCAGATAAATTCGCCAAAAAATATGGGTTATTTGAATAATGATTAGAAAATATATACAAAACATCATATCAGAATCTATAGAAGACATTGAATCTAAAAGAGAAACAACACTCGTTAATATGATCAAACAAAGCCTAGGCGAAAAATTGCTTAAAAATAAATTACACCAAGAAAAATTCTTGTTCGCAATAAAAACACTCACATCCTTCAAATATGATACCGAAAACCTAATATTGCAAATATATACACATCTAAAATTAATCGAACAAGAAACACTAAAAGAAAACCTTACACAAGATATCCTCGATCACTCAGACTTCCTCCAATGGCACGCCAAAAATTACTACCAATCATGGCAACAAAAATCACCAGCAGAAATGGCAATGAAAATACAAAAACAACGCCGCGGTATGCCAGCACCTTCCGATATGCCCGAAAGCACCGTACGCCATTACGGAATGCTCTACTGGGATGAATGGCAAGCAGAATCTGAACAACTCATACCCGAAGCACAAGATACCATCAACAATAAACTTCACCAACTAAAAACTCAATACGGAGAACATGTACCATGATAAGACAATACATACAAAAAATAATATTAGAAAGATCAGAAAATGTTTATAAATCAATATTTGATGACATAAACGACTATTTTTCAACGCTAAAATTCACACCAGAAAAAATAGATAAATTAGTCAAAAACAAACCTGAGCTCGAGAAAAAAGCGGACAAATATAAAAAGATAGTCAAAAGAAAACTAAATAAAATACTTGACCAATACAACATGTCAGAACAAGATATGCGTAGCGTCATAGCAGTAGGCGAATCAAAAGGCGGAACAACAGAAACCGTCTTAAGTGCCCTTCAAATGTTATATGATAAAGAAAGCGGATCAGGCTTCGAACGCGCAGAAACCACTGGGAGAAGCAAATTTGCTAAAAGATTCGACCAAATATTACAAAACGCGTGGAAAGAAGAGGCAAATAAACACCCTGAATTCTGGGAATCATTCGAAACATGGCACGGAATAAATGCATTTAAAGAAGGGAAAGAATCCAGAGAACCTAAAGCACTAATAAAAGCATTCATCGATATCATGACCGGCCAATACTGGAAAACAAGCTCAGACGACTTCTCAACCTATGGATGGGACGGAACTAAAAACCAAACATCCAAAACAAAAGTAAATCCCGGAATAATGCAAATAACAAACAACCTCTCGCCAATAAAACAAGTAATATGCGTTAAAATAAAAGGAGATATCAAATTCGCCGGAAGTCATGACATACTAACACAATGGACACAACTCGCAAAAGAAAAAGACGCCGACTTCCAAAAGTTTGCCGACTTCTCAACCCTAATGCGGAAAGGCGGCATTAAAGGACTTATAACAGGACCAGACGATAAACTCCTCCACGGTGCCGACCCATATAATGAAATAGTAGTAGACAACTGGAAACTAGATAACTACATCATCCTGCCACCCAGCATCATCAACAAATTCCAATTTGATAAACGGGAACTCTCAATTATGAACGCCATAATCGAAGTAAACAAAATGTCCAATAACATTAATGACTTTATACTCAACCAATATAAACACGTCGGCCCACAAACCCAATACAAACGAACAGGAATCGCAAACAAATTAATATTTGACTTCAATGCACTACTAAGCCAAACCTCACAAGACAATAGCAAAGCAGAAGAAAGATATCGCCTGCTCAAACAATCATTTAAAGAAATAGACTACCTATTAACATTCACCCAATACTTGCAACCATTCAACGTGTTCGACCAAAGTAACAACAACATTACACAAAATATCCAAAAATTCAGACGCACCATGCAAATAATAAACCACATGTCCAAAAAAGTAATCTATGAAAGTCATACGATAGACAAAGATATCATAGCCGCCATAGCCATGTCAGGTAATGGCACCCCTCTAGCATGGAAAAACCACCAAAAAACAGCCAAAAACATTGAGATGGTAAAATATTACAACGTCGACGACGTCGTCCCATTCTAATTACCAACACCCATCACCATAAACCATCATCTCTGGCCAAACTACCAAATACCAGCAACCCGGATAGACACCATTTCATACCATAAACCACAGTATACTGTACACCAGGTAATGCTGACACTGAATACGAGTGCTTATACGGGTACCGTACCTTTAAGGCCCTCTCGCACATCCTGACTAATCTATCGTCAATCCATCCTCACGCCGTCTGGAGTCTACCCTCTCCGCGGAAAAAAGAATTATTTTTTTACAGTGTTTTTTGCAAAATCTCCAGTAACCGGTTATATTATATATGTAATCAAACACAGGAGAACACTATGCAGCTTTTTATACTACTTTGCCTTTGGTTAGGGATGTTCACGCTTTTCGGCCTCATGCTTTTTATGCTCACGTTAACCCGCCCGCCAGAATAATTGCACACGAATTCATCACCATCACCACGGAGGTTTGGTCCCTCCGGCCCCGAATACTTACAAGGAGAAACTTATGACTAAAAAAACTATACCATACGATTATCTAGCCGATCACAGTGTTACCGATTTGCAAAGACTTCTAGAAAATGCAGATATGTTTACACCGGAAACCGTCGCCAATATTGAAAAGCTTTTAGCCGCTGGTCCGGAAAAATGTCTTATATCCAGAATAGTCGAGTGCACCTATAATGTCAAGCCTATGGATATAGATGTCGAATTCGTTGAAGGTCTTATTGCGCAAGTAAATATGTATGAGACATTGGCATTCGAGTACTCATACATTCTAGAAGAAGCAGAAGTCATTCTAGACAATGCGCGTAATATTCAAGAAGCCGAAGAGAATGAATGGGAATACGCCATCAATAATCCGGACCACCCAAGATACAAGGAATTGCGGGAAGAATTTAACGCAAAATAATCCCAGTAAATTTTGTAAATTTAATCTTAACGAATTATAATATATATACCAATTAAACATACTTATTAACCTACCTATTGGAGCACATATGAAACTCAATATTAACAGTCACGATATCCCATTCGGTACCGATATTCTTAACATTACAGTACCTCCCGCTTTACGCCAACGCCATCAAACCGGTTTGCATTATGTCGACGGTGTCATGGGTGGACGCGGCTTTACTCCTTCAACAGTTACCATCTTCACAGGAGAACCCGGAGCTGGTAAAACTACTATGGCATTATCCCTTTGTAACGGACTTACCGGCCAAGGTCATATCGCAGTATTCAATACCGCGGAAGAAAGCTTGCATCAAATCAGTCTCACCACAGAACGATTAGGTCTTAAGCACGGTTTCCTTACCGGTAATACAGATTGCTTAGACGATTTAATCGATGGTCTCCGCGAAATCCAATCAGCCAATCCTAAGAAACAGCTGTTCTTTATCGTTGACTCCCTACAATGTATGCACTATATGCACCCTAAGTTTGGACGCTATCATTCAGCAACTGGCGCATTGGAGATGATAACCAACTTCTGTAAGGAAACCAATGCTATAGCTATCATCATTAACCAAGTCAATAAGTCTGGTAAAATGGCGGGTAGCAATAAACTCAAGCATATGGTAGACTGTCATCTTCATCTCAGCATAGAACAACGTGACCCTGATTTGCTAGGCTGTCGTGTACTTACCGCTGAGAAAAATAGATTTGGCGGATGCGGCCACTTAGTATTCCTCGATATGGCGGAAGAAGGTTTTAAACTAGTCGGTACATTTAAAAAATAAATCACGGAGTTAACACTATGCGTACGTACGAAATAACATATATCATCGATGAGGATTACAACCGTATTGGTAAGACAGTCCTACAAGCAAAGGATGCACAACTAGCATGCCTCATGTTTCAAAGGTCTCATCCAAAGTCTCACTGGATTACGGAAGTTAATCGATTAGATTCATAAGCCAGGACGGGCCAGCCCAGCCTAGGCTCCCATATATGTCTATAGGGCCCGCCAGAAGGGCCCTTTTTTATGCCCGAAATGGGCCAGCCCTAAAAGGCCCATAAATATGCTAAAAAGGCCTGGCCCTAATGGCCCCCGTGGTGTCGCTGTGTGGCGCTTTCTGGGTGGAGGTGGGTTAAGGTAGTGTTCAAATTTTCCGGGGGGAGATTTTTTGACTATGGGTACTGTTTTTCCTGAGCGAACGTATAATTAAGATATATCATACCTTTCAAAAATTCCCGGGAGAAAATTATGAGAATATCTAAAAGACAATTGAGACAAATTATACGAGAAGAATATACGCGGTTAAAAGTGCGTAAAATGCTTAACGAAGCCACTGGCGGTTACATGCAAAGTGATATGTACGTGAGTGATATTGCTGATTCGTTGATCCAATGGATGGATTATTTCTTACACCATGAAAATGAACCCGGGTATGATATGTACGGAGATTACAAAAGTCTAGAAGAAGTTGCTGAGTGGGCACGAGAAATCGCAAATTCAAGAAAATATGGGCTTGATAAAAGTAAATTACGTGGCGAAGTTGAGAAGGAAATTAAGAAGAGACTTAATAACCTAGAAAGAGAGGAGTACCGCGCTTGGTCTGATAAAGACAAAGAAGCTCAGATCGGTAAAGAGATAGGCGAATATAAAAGCATATTGGACATGTATGATGAATTAGAAGATATGATATTTGGGGGGATTTAATTATGAGAATATCCAAAAGGCAATTGAGACGAATTATAAAAGAGGAGTATACACGTTTGCGTATACGTAAAATGCTAAATGAAGATATGCGTAACATGACGCCATACGAAGAAGCAAGAAAGCGATTTGATAGCTTGGCTAAACTGCATGCAGCTCATGGCGGTGCTCCGCGAATGTATCACGTATATTCCGGTTATCTTCAGGTTTTGCAAGATGGGAGACCACCTAAGAATCTCTCACCGTACGAAAAGGACATGTTAAGTGGAAGTGTTTCCAAAGCTATTGAAAATTTAAGTGGAATGAAAGAATATCTATCACAGCTGGGTGGACTAGATGGTGAAGTAGGTGAAGTAAAACAGGCGGAAAGTTTGTTACGGATGGCCCGTATGTACAAAGCTTTGTTAGAAGGTCCACGTAGATAACTACATGCATGTACAAAGGTTATATTATGAAAATATCTAAAAAGCGGTTGAGACGAATAATAAGAGAGCATATAGCTGGCGCGGAATCTATAGGCGAAGAAAAATATGAGAGACGGAGAAAGGCTATAAGCAAGAGTGATGCTAAAATGGCTTCTGATGTTGGCAAGTTATTAAGCAGAGAGGATATTGCGAATATAGCTATTAATTTCATGTTAATGGAACTGGAGACCGGGTTTGACAAGTCTATCCAGGATATGGTTAATTGGACATGTGAATCCCGGGGTATATCAGAAAAACGGTTACATCGGTGGTTGGAAAAGCAACCCGGCGGTAATAGATAGATAAGCGGGGGGAATGTATGAAAATTACAAAAAGACAGTTGAAAAAAATTATCCGAGAAGAGTATGCGCGCCGCGCAGCGCGGGTACATAGTATTAATGAGAGTGCTTTCGATGATGTTTGGTTGGATTGTGTAGAACAGTTGGAAGCTATGGCAAGTAAGAATGGTTATGTTTGTTGTCATTGTGCCGGGCAGGTTTACAAACAGCTTTTTGGTGAGGAGGCTGATATGGAAACTTGTGTTTCATTAATTCAGGATTGTATATCAGCTGGTATTTTAATGCCTAGGCGTCATCCGGATCCAAAGATGAGAGATATAACTGTTTATGGACCAACACCGCCTCGAGGGACTATATATGAATAGAAGACAAAAACAATTAAAGCAGCTGCGATTGGTCATACGAGAGGCTATATCATCTCAAATGATGGAGCCTAATCGTGTTGTGGCTTCTTTGCCGCATACATACCAACCCGTGCACTGGAAGTCTCTGATGCAACAGGGCAAGTGGTCGCGGAAGTTTCCAGAGACATATTTTTCTCCGGAGCAAAAAAAGAAATATAGTGATAAGGTAGCAAATTTGCGTAATACTGATCCGCATCAAGCTGATGCATTAGTTGGTCCTGTTGTTAACGAACCGTTTGGTTGGTACGATTCAAGTAAGGGTTTCACTGAAGAGCAAGATATTTTATATCGCATGCACTCAGAAGATTATATCCCAGACCCAGAGGATCCAGCGAATTTATTACATAGAAGGCGACAGTCTGTTCCTCCAACAGTTGAGAAATTGCTAGCAACTGAAAATCATGACTATAATATAGTGTACAAAGCTGCATACAAGATATACTCGACCAGCGGTGTAGCTAATCCTTGGGGTAGAGACACTGGCACAAACGCCATATCTAGACTTTTTGATTATTATAGCGAGCTTGCCCTCAAAGATATTCTTACAGCGAAAGCCAAGATAGAGGAATACTTGACAGATGCTAAATATGCGGATGATCGCGAAGAAATAGTTTCTAATTATTCTTACAGAGGCGAAACATTATTGGCAGACATGGAAACCCTCGTTTCAAGTTTAGAAAAACAATATAAGACAGCAATGAAATGGTACTACACTGGTCAAATTGCTGATGGTTGGTATATGCCATTGTTAGAGAACTGAAATAGAGGACACAAAAATACGATTATCCGAATGACTATGAACAAGCGATGGAAGCATACAAAGATGGTCAGATGGATGCTAAAGGGTTATAAAATGAAATTATCAAAAAGGGGTATAAAATGAAAATTACAAAAAGACAACTCAAAAGAATTATTCGAGAAGAATATCAGGAAGTTATAAAAGAAGGCATTGCCGGCACTGTTGGGTATCACCTAGGCATGAAAAACCACCACCCTGTTCATGAGATGTGTTTGCAATTAAAAGAATTGTTTCCTGAAGCGACAGAGGAACAACTAGCTTTTGCGTTTCTTTTAGGTGAGAATCCTGCTAACGGACTTAAGTCTGCTCGAGAAGGAAAGGACCAAGAGTGTTACAATATTTTGTTTCGTGCTCTGACCATCTGGAAAGAATATCATGATGTACCTGAAGGTGGAGAATTGCCTTCAGACAGAAGGAGAAAAAATCAATTGAGATCTGTATCACCGGATGTTGTCGATTGGCAAGAAGATGGTTGGGAATACGAAAAGTATGGTGTCATGCCCGGTACTGATGAAGAAAACACCTAATCATAACAAAGGAGGCTTCTATGAGGCTTACAAAAAGGCAACTTCGATATTTTATTAGAGAAGCGATTGAAAACGTTATAACTCAGCCTAATTTGGTTCAACGGTCATTGCCGCACACGTATCAACATTGGTTTACAAAAAATGCTCCAAATCGTCGTAAGCCTCCGGAAGAGTATTTGTCTGATGAACAGAAAGAAAAGTATGGTGATAAGTTAGCCACTTTGCGGGCTGATGATGGCAAGCAAACGGATGCATTAGTTGCACCATTAATTAATGAGCCGTACGGGTTTTATGATAAAAGTAAAGGCTATACAGAAGAAATGGAAATGATATCAAGAATACATGATGAAGAGGTACCTAACCCTGATGGTCCGGGTACAGTTGATAGAAACTTTGACGATCGTATACCTCCTTTTATGTTGAATTTGCGTGGTTATACAAATAATCAAGTTTATAATTTGTCCCGTGTAGCTGAAGATATATGGATAAAAACAATTAATGAAAGAATGGAAAGTGATACTGGGAATGAGTTTGGTTTTAAAGGATCCGACATCGGGTTTTTTGGTCAAGACTTGGCGGACAGAACCAGGCTTCATAAATACATTAATAATTTTGTTTTAGAAAAGGATATCATTAGGGCAGCTAACAATTTGGAAAAGTATTTGAGTGATGCTAAGTATGAAAAAGATCGTCAGGATCTTGCTTCTTTTTCGGATGGTCGACAAGCATTAAAAATGATTCGAGAAGCTATTAAAAGTTTACGAAAGCAATATAAAGATACTATGAAGTATTATCATTACGGCACATTGCCTTCAAGGAAATAGCATGAGAATATCTAAGAAAAGGTTAAGACAAATAATACGAGAAGAATATAGAAGAATAAACGAGTCTTTTATATCCGGACCTGCAGGTACTATGGCTGTGCCAGACGAAGACCCAGCTGATCAACTTAAGCCAGACCATGTTGGGAAATTAAGGGACTTAAAAACCAGTGATAGAAAATATGCAGATCATCTAGCTAAAGGTGCAGGTTATAAACCACAATATGGACCATATCATGAATTTTCGGATGATGACGAAATACATAAGGACCCTATGGGCGAATATGATAAACGCACACGTATAACTCACCCTGAAAAAGGCGACTGTCCATCTTTTAAAGATGTTAAAAGTATACTTTCAAGATTTGAAGACACAGTTGCGTCATATTTTATGCAAAAGCGAAGCAAATTAATTCAACTCTGGGAGGACAGTTTTATGATGGGTTATAATTTACCTACAATTGAGGGGTGTGGTGATGATACTCGATCTTTTCAATGGATGGTAAATCAGGCTGAAATTAATAATGATAAAGGTGTCTTTGGGTTGGATTATGAAACTTATAAACAGTTTTGTGATGCTTGGTTAAAAGACGCAGACGAATATAGCATGTTCGAGTGGGCATATATGGAAGATATATAATAGTTAGGAGATAAATATGAAAATATCTAGAAAGACACTAAAACGTATTATTAAGGAAGAGTATGCAAGACACAGAAGATTGTGGAACGCGTACGCATTCAGCACTCTGAACGAGTCGTCAGCTGATATTGTTGAAGAATGCATCAAGAAATGTATAGAAAAACTAAATCTACATCGTACGAAAGTCGAACTTGAATTAATGCAGGGTCGACGTTTTAGTATCACTATGCATAAATGTGTAAGAGAGTGCTGTATTGAGATGGGCTGTGAAGATGCTGAAGCGGGAGTATTAGCAGCTGTTCAACTACATTTTGAAAGTCAAATGAATATACAATAAGGAGTAAATCAATGTCAAGTTTAATAACACCGCATGAGTTAAGTGAAAATTATATCGTAGAGGTACTAGGTTTCGAACGCGGATTACTAGTTGAGGGTCGTTATAATATCCAGCTACAAGAGGCAATTCTTAGAGAACATTTGCTTTTTGAAAGTTGGTGGGATCCTGCTAAAAAATTTCTAGGTAAGGGTTTTAATAAAATTAAAAAAAAGGCCATGGAGCCAATCGAAGCAATAAACGAATTTGGTTCAGACGTCAAGGGTATTGTTGCTGCTCTTACAGCAGCTGTGCAAAATGGAAAAATGCTTAAGCAGATTAATGTTTTCGTGCAATACTCCGGGAGGGCTGCAGGTAAAAATATTGCTAACAAAATTAATAAAATAGGCGATTATTTAAAAAAATACAACATGCCAACATTTGCAAAAGGCTTGTATAAGATTGCTAAGACTATAGATAGTTTCAGAGTTAGTGTAGCAAAAATCTCTGGTTGGAAAGGCTTGTTGTCAAACTTAGCGTATATACTAGGTGTAAAATATTTAGATGATAATTTTGAAATCAGTGACAAGCTAGGTAATGCTATTGAAATATTAAAAGAACCAGTTAAACATTTTAAAGGGGAAGTATTAGACTATCTTACTGGTAAAATAGAAGATGCAAAGGAAGATGTTTTAGATGCTGTCAAGGAAAAAGTGTTTGATGTTATTAAAGAAAAATTTGGTTTTGTCGAAGAGTTCAAGAACAAAATTCAGGAGCTTGTGGAAAAATTAGCAGGTAAAGCGATTGAACAGTTTGCTGGTCCGATTGCATGGGTTAAACAAGCCATAGAATTATTTGGTACGGCTAAGTTTGTTACTGATACTATTTCGCCTGCTTTATCACAGGGGAAGAAAGGTATTCACAAGCTTGAATCTTACAAAATACCTAAGTCTGCTCTTAAGAAAATAATACGAGAAGAATATAGAAGAAAAATGAGATTAAACAATGCTAGGCTTCGCACTAAGAAAATATATTAGAAACATACTGTTAGAAACTTCTAACACAGCCTGTAATTATATATCATTTGGTTTCATCGATGATCAAGGCAATTTGCATGATATAGAAGAATATCGAATGGCTAATCCGGATAAAAGTCATGTAATCGATCATGATTCATATTTGCATGAATTATATGGTGATGAATATAGTTACGAAAGACCACAAAACTGGGTTGTAATTAGAAATGCTAAATTTCTAGAAATAGAGGCATATAATTGGTGGGACATTGATGATAATATCAGACACAAACAAATTGATGCATTAATAGAAATGTTGAGAAGATGTGCTGGTTACTGCGACTGGATTAGGAACAATATTCTAGAAGAACATGTCGATATCAATTATTTAACTCAAATGGGCCGGCCTCCCGGGAGTACAGATGAATCTGAAACTTGGCCCGATTTAATAGCTAGATATGGTCGAGAAGACCAAGTAATTAAATTATTAGAATTATTTCTCCCGGAGTAATATTACATGTTAAGAAGGTACATAAGAAAATTAATATATGAAATGATTCTTCGTGAGTCTATTGACCCGGGGTTAGAAGATTACCTTAATGGTTTGGCTGACAAGGCGCAGACTGGTAATTTAAAAGGCGCGGTATTTGGTTTAGTAAAAGGAAAATATGCTACTGAGGCTCGTGAGTATGTTTATAAAAGGTGCCGTGTTATAAACTGGCAACAGTATCAGACATTGTATAATTCTGGTGTGAAAACTGTAATACCACCAACGATGCCTGGGTTTTTTGGTTTGCCTGGTGCAGCTGCAAAGGTAACAGCTTGGTTGTTGGAAAATAAAAATGATCCGCAGTTTAGGCAGGAATTGAAGCAGGTTGTGATTGATAATTTGCCGCGGAGATCTGTTGCATAAGATGTCTAGGGGGAGCCTAGACATTGTTGTACGTGGTGATCTATGGGTGTATCGCGCGCCAAAAGTTTTTCGTGTTTTTTATTTTGTTGTTTATATTTATTGGTATAGATTTTAAGGAAGCAAATGAAGATATCAAAAAAGCAATTAAAGCAAATTATCAGAAAAGAGTATGTGCGTTTGCAAAATCGCAGGATACTTAATGAAGAGATTAATGAAGATTTAGTAGATTCAATTAGATTAGCTATGGATGAAATAGATCATTTATTAGATGTCATGACCAAAGAAAGTTTAATAGAATATATACAATCAAAATTTCCACATGCAAATATAGAAACAATTGAAGAAGCTATTAGCTCATATTAAGGGGGACAACCATGAAAATATCAAAAAAACAACTAAGACAAATTATACGTGAAGAATACACAAGACTAAAATTCAGACGTATGCTCAATGAGAGTGCGGGTAAAAAACTACAACAGTTAAATGTAGATATAGCTAAAGGCCCTGATGGAGAGCTATCATCAACATTTTTTGCCGTATTTAAAGATGGCTCGCATATGGGATCTCAAGAAAGATCTATTGGACATCAGGCGCATAACATAGCAGCGGAAAATATGAAACATGAAACAAGTTTAAGAGGTAAAACAAGCAGAGAGAAACGAGAAAAATATGGCAATCGTTCTAGAATATCATTGGATATGGGTTCGGTAAGAAGAAGAGGCGGTGATGTTGTGGAAAATTTCTGTAATGTCTGGGCTGGTCATTTGTCTAGGGAACTTGGTATTGATGTAAGCTCATCTGATTTAATGAAATTACACAGAAGTGGTCAATTGAGTGTTAGTGGCCCTGGCGGTGATACAGAAGCTTATGCAAAACATAGAGCTAGCTTGCCTAACACCTTTTATGACGAAAAAGAAGATAATCTTTATGATCCAAGTGAAGATAATTTAGAAGAAAATATAAGAAGAAAAATTAGGCTCATGCTTAAATAATATTACATTTAATACTAAAATTAAATAAAAGGTAATTAAATGATAAAAAAGGGTGCGTTAAAGCGTATTATTCGTGAGGAGCTGAGTCGAAAGTCTAGACTTAATGAATCTACGAAGGAATACTACAAACTTCAGGGCATGGCTGCTGAGAAGGTACCTGTTGAAGATATTGTGGCGGAAATAAAGCGTATGATATCTGACAAGGAATTAAGGTATGATCAGGCGTTGGAGCACCTCAAAAATCTTACAAGATACTATCCTAGAATGCCTAAACGAGATTATGATAAGGCTGTTGAGTTATTGTCTGACTTGTCTTCTACGCAAAGTTTTCTGACGTCAGAAGTGCCTGATAGTTTGGAAGATTTGTTGTTGTGGTATTATGGTGACCCTAGAAAAACTAGGTTGTCTGGTGATGATTATGAAACTTTGGGTTTAAATCTAGATGGCAGATGGTGGGGAAGCAGGGTAGACAGACAAAGCCCAATGCAGATATGGGATAAATATATACCATCATGGTTAGGGACTAAAGCATTGAAGGGACCTGTACATAATTTCCGGAAGGTATCTGGCGATAATGGTTATTTCAAGTACATGTTTGATTTTGAAGGTGACAGTTGGGATTTTGAAAGTCGTCGTAATTATTCTAAGGGTTGGCGTGAAGCTGATGAGAATATATTTAACATGCCGCAAACTTTTGGTGATGCGGAGAATGTAAGACGAGATTTTCATCAACAGTTGGTGAATAAAGATATATCCAAATTAAATCCTGGTAGTAAAATAGATTTAAGAACTGGTACTGCTCCAGACATGTCAGATTTGGAAACTTTTGGTCATTTCATGTATGGGGAAAAGGGCAATCCGGATAGGGAAGCAGTGCAGAAAAAAGCTGAAGATTATTATGACTTAAGCAAAAATAAAAATAAAAAATATCAATAGGGGGGGTAATATCATGAAAATTAAAAAGACAGCTTTAAAAAAGATTATTGCTGAGGAATATGCGAGAAAGCGTGTAAGAGACATGTTGCAAGAGGGAATGTTTGATTTTGATCAATCACCGGTGTTGAATATGGCGAAAGGTGCTTATAACTGGTTAAGAATGCGTGATGCAATAAAAGTAGAAGTTAAAGAAAATACACGTGGAAAAGATTATAATCTTAAAATTGAGTTTACAATAAAAAATTCCGGAATTTCTGCACGTCACAGCTCAAGTTTTCCTCACTTCTTGTACAGAGCAGAGTTAAATTTAAAACAGCTAAAAAATGGAGACACACGTGTAACACATGTCGGAGATGTTCCTATTGTAATGGGTCTCAAGGGACCTGATGCACAGGTGAACTTTGCAAGAAGAACGGGTGAATATGGATTTGGAGGTCCGTTTGGTACAAAAGGTCTCAAAAAAAGTGAGGACATCCAATTTCAAAGCCCAGCTTTTTTCTACAGTGAAATGGTGCCAAATGAAGATGGCAGGAACAAACGTGTTTATGGGGACAGGCCTGTAACCAAAGAATCAGTAAAATCAATAACTGATCAAATATTAAAAAAATTATATTATTTTTATGGTGGTAAGAACCGAAGACTACTAGGTGATGACACCCCTACTTGGTCTTGGAATATAACTGGCGATTTATCATAAATTAAAATATGGGGTAGTATTATGAAAATTAAAAAGACAACTTTGAAAAAGATTATTGCTGAGGAATATGCTAGGAAGCGTGTAAGAGACTTGTTGCAAGAGACATTTATGGACCGGGTGAAAATACACACTGGTGAGTTTATGGGTTCATTAGGGCGAGGTGCATCTAACATTTATAATTTTCTTACTATGCAAACGCCAGTGAAGGTTGATCTGAGGTATTATGATTTACAAGCAGATCGAAATGCAGCACACCCAAGGCTCGAATTAAACATTGACATAAGAGATTTACCAATATTAGCCAAAACTTCAGTCGGTGAATATAGTACTGAAACACAGAAAAAATATGCAAATGTTAGTATTTCAGCACTCCTGGAAGTTAGCGGCAAAGTACCAGTAATTAAATTGACCAAACGAAAATTAGTTTTATTGGAAGACAAGCTTGGTGGGTCAATACCTAAACATGATTATGTTATCCACAAAGAAAAGGAAAAAAATGCTGCACATAAGGATCAAGAAATTAGTGCTACATTTTCTCCGCGTGATATAGCTTTAGGCTTCGATAAACCCTCCAAAGCACGTCAACATGTTGGTATACCGGCCGGTGTTGATGCTGTTGGTAAAAAATATGGAAAAAAATATTTATCCGACAAGACCGGAGAAGTACAAAAGTTATTCTTCGGCACTAGCCGTCCTGAAACAGAAGATAGAGGTTCAAACCCTATATATTTCGTGCCTGAAAACAAAAGGGATGATGGACCAATTTTAAACTTTAGCGATGAAGCAATAAAAGAATGTGTAGAAGGCATATTGAATTTTTTGAATTACTACGAGCATGGTGATCAAAAGAAAAATAAGATTAGACCTCTGCTAGGCGAAGACGGCAAGGGTGGCGATCGATATGCTCATGACTTTCGGTTGAATTTTGACATTTTTAACCGCGTTGAAAAATATGGAAAAAGCTAATTAGAATATTTTTATAAAATGTGACCTCTTTGGGTATAGTATTAATACACTATATTTAAGGAGGTTTTTTATGTGTAAGTTAACGGATGCTGGATACAATTTAGATAATTATAATGGTCCTAGTTTAGAGAGTGAAGCTGTACAGCAGAATGTGTTGGATGTTTTAAGCTGGGGTAAGAAGTTTAAATTGTATCGTGTTGCGGACAGGAAGGAAAATGGAAAGCTTGGTTATTACTTGAACAATGTATTGGTAAAGGTTGCTAGTAATGACACAAATATGATACTTAATGTAATGAAAGGCCCTAAGCGTGGTGGCCGGGCAGTAAACAATATAGAATATGAGACACATGCAAAGCATCAGATGTTTGTTAGAAATATTGATAATGAAGATATATGTAATGCATTGTCATATGGGTTAAAGATACCCGGTAATCGTGATAGATATGTTTGGTTGCATAATAATTTGTATATTGTTGGGAAAGAGGATGATGATTCAAATTATGAGGTAATTTCTGCTGTTAGAATTAGTTTGATTGACAAAGATGGTTTTTTTCGTGGCGGCGAAGAAAAAAGAGGATTTTTATCTATACTTTTAAACTGTAGTGAAAGATTTGGAGTTAAAGATTGGGGATATCAAATAGTAGATGAAACAGCAACCATATTATACAATATATCTGAATTGTCAGAGTTAGACGTATTTGTTCCTAATCGTGGTCACAAGTATTCACTTATTTTCGGTGTTTCAGCTCCTAATGATAAAGATTTTTACAGAAAGCACAGGGATTTGTTAGCTAATTTAGGTTTCGAACAATATAAAATAATTGGGAGATCTAATACTGATATACATGGTAATGAGGAACACATTGTGTTACTTAAATTTGACATGAATATATATGATTTAACGATGCACTGGGGATTTTATAAATAACTAGATAATTATATTTTATCGGAGTTATTGTATGATTAGAGAATTTATCAGAAATGTTATAACAGAGAATATAACTAGTGTCAATCATCAGGACATGATTAACAGGATTAGGGAATATTTTAAAGATATTTTAGTCACAACCGGTTTGCAATTCTCATATTATAATGAGTATGATAAAAAAACTGAAACTTTTAAGATGAAGTACCGTGGTGACACTCATATTAACTATACTGGTGTTATCAAGCTAGAATTTATTATAGAACCAATGATTATTGGGGCAATTGAGGATTCAATGCTATTGTCTCCACTTCCGCCTGGTTACACTAGGAATACAATTAGGTATTTTGAAGATGAAGGATATAAAGAATTTAGTAAAGTTTATGATTCATTTGTTAATGATTTTAGAAAGTGGTGTAATGCTAGAGGGTGGCATGTTGTTAACACTGGTCAGACTAGGTTAGAACCAAGTCATTTGATAATGAAGTTTACTATGTTGTTGCAACCATTACCACACAAAAAAAATCCTAGTTACTTTGCCGGCATTGAGGGCATTCAAGATAAATTAATTGTTCATTATACTGCTGAAGCTAATGAAGCCTCTATTAAATCAAAAGGTCTTAAGCCTACTGGTGGAAAAGCAAGATATGGTCATGATTTTGGTAAAGGCAGATTATATTTAATGCTTATTGACAAGAAAGATTATAATGATCCTCAGAAGTTGCAGGAATTTGCATATTTTATCAGTCAAATGTCGGGATTGAGTGCTTCTGGCAAAAAGGCTAATCAGCATAAATGTTTTATTGTTTTTGATCCGGCTAAGATTGATGCAGATAATTTTGGAATGAATTTTTATATTGATACTGAATTTAGCAAAAATGCAAAGATGGAAGTATATGATTCTCGCAGTGCTCCTTTAGGTTGGCATGTTTATTATGTTTATACGCCAACACATATTCCTGCAAAATATTATAAAGAAACTATTTATGTAGATGTTATGGGCAAAATAAAAGCTGAGTCATCTCCGCCGAAGCTGCAGTTCAACTTTAAAAGATAGAAAAACTGTTTTACGTGATATATATATATTGTATCATTACAAAAAACAAATAATAAAACAGCTGACTTATTTTAGGTATGAGTTAGACGCCGGGTGGTAACTTTATTTACGCGACCCGGCCTGTTTTTTATAAAAGCTGTTGTTATATAGTATAGTTTGTTACTATGAGTAAGATAAAAGAATTATATAATGATTTTAAAAGTTTTGATAGATTTTTAAAAGATCAGCTGATGATTGGGTTATATATACAGTGTACATGGGCATTGATATCACCAATAATAATGAAACTACAGGGTATGTTGTGGACAACTACTTATATCTCTATTTATTTAATTATGGTGAGGTTAGGTGGTTTAATATCACCTTACTTTAAGGGCACCCATGTTAAGAAATCATATAGTACTATTATTTGTTTAAACTTTACTTATGTTTTTGCAACGTTGTTATATTTTTATGATCAGCTCTTTTTTTTATGGACAGAATCATTTTTGTCTATCTTCTTTTGTGTTAACTCGATTGTATTGCATATAGGTTGGGACGTATATGTTGTTGACAAGTACAAAAAAGAAGTGTTCGAGCAATATAAATATTGTGCCACATTTAGAGATGGCGTGGCTGGAATTGGTGGCAACTTAATTGTTATTGTTATTTTTTATTTTCTTAATGAAAATCAGTCAATAGCTTTGTTTATTTTTTTAATGATTTTTGCATTAATGTTACAGCTGTATAATTATTTTATACATTATCGTGACATGGAGTAATATATAAGTATATATATAAGTATATAATGTTCTTTAAAATAATGGGCCCGTAATGGTATCGACGGGGTAGAATCAAGGGGAGAGTGCAACTAGGTGAGATTCGGCCTTAACAGTTCAAAAACAATAATTGCAAATAATAATAAGCATTTCGAAGCAGCAGCAATCGCAGCCTAATCGGGTGGTTTCCGTTTACCATCAGTCCAATAACGGATATATTGCGTGATGACTTTAGCAACGACAGAAGAATAAAATAAGTCTAAATCTGGAGGCCACATAAAAGATTTAAAATGTTGTGGATAGTTTGTTAGTTGACGATATAATTAACTATAGTTGTGAATGACTTAAACTAAGACTATTGCGGACGCGAGTTCGACTCTCGCCGGGTCCACCATTTTAAGGATTAATATGTTTGAAAGCGGAGATTTAGTTAGAATATTACCTAAAGACAGAATAGGAATAGTAGTTGGTCGACCACCTTTGAAGCATTATAAATATGGTTACTACGTTTATTATGATCATGATATATCAATAGAATTTTATCTTAACCTACAACTCATGTACAAACTGCCGGATTAAATATGCATAATTTTTATATTGGTGATTTAGTTAAAATAACCCCTGACGGCAAAAAAGATTTTACAGCTCACAAGTTACACGGCTATGGCCTAATAACTGAAATAATGCCGTACGGAAAATACGAAATATTTTTCCCCCAGTTGGGTAAAACTAGGCAATTCTATTATTGTGATATAACTAGAATATCAATGCTTACGTACGGAGTAAAATGATGGTAAAACCAGGTGATTTATTTGTAACAAATAGAGATTTGTCGTGCAAAGCAACAGATAAAATCCCAGCTGGGAGTGTAGGTATTGTAATAAGTCGTAGAAAGGATTATTTTTTAAATTATGACATAGTATATTACGTATATATACAAAACACTGTCACAACTATGTCAAGAAGTTTTTTTGAAATATTAAATTAATGTTTGACTGTGTTAATATTTATTAACATGGTTGGGGATATAATATTATTACGTGGCACGTGGAAAAATCAAAACATAGATAGAAAAATTGGTTTAGTGCTTGACCAGAGGACAAAAACTATTAGTGCAGATACAAATTGGAATTACGTAACATATTTAATATACGTACCTGGTATGCCATTATTTTGGATAAGTGATTTGGCTGTAAGTAGAATATTCAGCTTGGGAGGTAAAGATGTTAGTTAATAAAAAACTAGTTAGAAAACTTTTAAAGGAAGTACATAATGAAATTAACATGATAGAAAATGTTAAGAATGTGCAGGGTGGGAAAAAAATAATTGATTATGCTATACACCATATAAGACCTGAAATTATAGGCACTTCCGAGTTTGATAAGTTATTTGAACACGTAAGATATGAATTAAGTCTTATTTCAGGTATTCGTGATCTGATAAATGAAGCTGGTTTAAATGATTTAAGCAATTTTACACACGTATTGTTAGATAAAATTATAGAAATGGAGTTATAATGTGGATTAAGAAAAACGAAGACACAGTTAAGGAAATAATACATGATATTTGTATAGACACTATTGGGGAAGAGTATCGTGTATTTGTACGTTCTGATGATGGTGGTACTCATTTGGAAGTTTGGTTTGAAGAGAAAGTGCCAGTTAAAGCAAAGGAATTGTTGTCTAGTCCTTTTAAAGGATGGCGTTTACTTAAGAAAACTTGTCCCACTGGTTATTTAGCAGCATTTTTTCCTAATAGTGGATTGAGTTGATGAATGATTACATCAGGCTGATAGTTTCTGACACGCATGTTGGCTCGATGTATTCACAAGAAGAAAAACTAATTAACTTTTTAAAAAGTACGTATTTTGATGAGTTAATATTAGCTGGTGATATAGTAGAGTTTTTAAGAAACCCCAGCTTCACACCTTTTTCTCGAGAGTTGTTTGAGTATATTCACAACCTTCAAGATAAGAAAATTATATATATTGTTGGTAATCACGACGTTGCTTTTCATGCGTTTGTTAATACGACTTTAATGAATGTTGAATTTAAGAAAGAACACGTGTTTAAATATTGCGGCAGAGTTTATAGAGTCGTACATGGTGATGAGTATGACACCGGTTTAGTTAAGAAAGAGTATTTAATGCAACTAGTTTCATTTGCGCAAAACGCATTTGAAAGATTGTTTAAAATTGATTTGACTACTTTGTATGCTAATTGGAAGTTAAAAAAAAGGAAACTAATTAGGATTTGGGATATAATATCTTGGAATAAAGATATTGATGTATTAATTATGGGGCATACACATGTACCTGAAGTGTTGATATGGGTAGACAAAAATGAGAAAATAAAAACGTATATAAACAGTGGGGATTGGGTTGGCAACTGCACGTACGTTATTATAAAAGATGGTCAAGTTAGACTTCGTAAATATGAAGAATGATCAAATTAAATAAATTTTTGTCATAATTAATATAGTTTAGGAGCTAGTTAATGTTAGATCAGAATGTGCAAAAACTATTAATAGAAAGACTTCTTTTAGTTGAAAATAAGAAAAATTTAATAAAGCTGTATCCACAACATGCAGATGATATTAATACACTTCCAAATAAATATTTAATGTGGTTAAGCTCGCGCTTTGTTTCTAAAAAAGTGCAAGAAGTACATCCAATAGAAGATTGTTTTGAAACACTACAAAAATATAGTAAAGTAGAAAATAGTGTTAATGCAAAATTCAGAGATAAACAATTTGTTAATGTAGTAAATCGCATGTTACCTGACAAAGAATGGAACGACCCTAGGGATATAATGAAGTTGACAATTGACGAAATGGAAATGTTGATTGTTTTAAGAGAAAGAAAGAAACCACCATTTGATATTGAAGCGGTAGAAATACAAAATGATGAAATAGTAGGTAACATCGATGGTTGGAACATATACGTGCCTTTATCGCGCGAATCTAGCTGCGTTATAGCTCAATATGACGAAATGACAATGATGCCAAAAACTACATGGTGTACTGCTAGAATTCATGGCTCAAATCTTTTTTATAATTACGTCGGAAGAGAAGAAGCCGATATTATTTTATATTATGTAATAAAAGATGATGCAAAAGACGTTGAAGATTTTCTTTCAATTGGATTATATAATGGCAAAGTAAGACTTAACGGCCAAAATGGTGGACTGAGCGTTGATAGAGACAACATTGGACTTACAGTTGAAAGAGTTAAAAAAATATTTGGTGCATCTACGTGGTCTAAAGTGGAAGCAAAAATATTAGAAGATGCTAAAAGATGGAAAGACAAAGACGGCAACTTGGTGCACCCTGCTAAACAAAAAGTTAAATTAGCAAGAACAGACAGAAAAGAACTTCAAAATTTTATTCGAGGCTTAAGTGCTAGTGAAACTGAAGATGCTATTAACATGGTTTTAGATGGAGACTGTACCAATGAAATTAGGCTAGATATTTTTAACAATAAGAAATATTTTAATGCAGTTACAAAAAACCCACCGACACAGCGTAATACAATATCTACACCGGTGGATAAAAGTCATAACACTTTTGTTAACATGTATTCTGATATTGCTAGAAAAGTTTTAAGAAAACAAAGAAATTATGGCGTTAATTTACCCACAGATAAGCAGGCAGAAGAAGATGCTTTTGTTAGCATTGTTACAAGTCAGTTTATTTTTAATCTGATTGATAATATTATTAAATCACGTGATGATGCAGTTTTTGATTTATATAAAATGTCAGACATCTTTAATTCAAAGAATGGTGATGTAGGCAGTGACAGTGTAGCTTATGGCAAGCTTAACAGAGCTGTGCACAACTTATATGCAGCTGAATATTTAGAAAACATAAAACGCGCTCATATATTGGCAGCAGTTGATGATGCTTTAGAAGGGGGAGATAAATTAGAAGAAATTAATAAACCAATTAACTTTGCAGCCGCGATTAAAGATCAAACCAGCCTGAACAAACATGTCGGTGGAAATCAAAAACCCTTAAATCAAACTATGGTAAATACTACATTTGCGAAAGTGTATGGGTTGGATAGAATGTTAACATTCGGCAAGAATTATGATGAGCGTAGAGATGATGAAATAAAATGGTTTTCTTACAAGGCTGATGAGAGCATATTTAGTCCGAAAGGTAGAGGGACTACGAGTTTGGCGCCAAACATTCGAAAAGCTGACTTAGATTTGATTAATCAATATAAAAAAATAAATAATAGCAAAATTTTGCCTACGCCAGAAGGTTCGATGCCAGCAACGTTGTTGCAAATGAATTTTTCTGACAATTTCAACTGGTCGAATGATACTCGTTCTAAAAAGAAAAAAGTTTTATTTTTACACGGAAAATTATTAATCCATGTACCAATTTTAAATACTTCTGTGTATTTTGACGATTTAATATACCATTTGTTAAATGATGACCCTGCAGCTCATGGCAGTCGCGGGACTAGGTTTCTTCACGCTGTTAAGGAAAACAACTTATATAATGAATACATAAAAAAAATAAATGAATTAATAAGTAATATAAATTCTAGAATATTTTCACTGATTAGAAACCCTAATGTCGAAGTTGTATCAATTCCCGTTAGTGCAATGCCATTAATTGCGAATAATCCGATTAGTGGTAATTCTAAAAGTTGGCAAATAAATAGTGAAAGAAATCATTATGCACCGCCTATTAATTTAAATAGTCCAAGGTTGGAAGTGGCCCGCGGAAAAGACATAAAAGAATCTTTTCTGACGTCAGAAAATGTACATGAAGCTTTCCAAAAAAGTTTGGGTTATAATCCAGTTTCTGCAGACTATACTGATTCTAGCAATATAGGTAACATTGATTTGCAAATTGTTTCTTTAGATTTGGACAGAAAAGTAAAAATTTTTGATAAGTTTTTCGAAAAATTTGCTAGCAAGAATGTTACAAATGATAAACCAATTCATGAAATGCAGGGCAATTATTATAACACAGCATCGGAAAAAATAAGTACATTTAAGAAAGAAGTTGCTGCTGGTTTTAAAACAAGTTACAGTTTTGAGATAGGACAAATAAATCATATTGGAAGACATGATCGAGCTAATGATACGTACTCAGAAGGAGATTTTCTTGCAAGAGTAAATAGATCCTACAGTGAAAATTATTTATCATCAGTCTTTATATCTAGAAACAATTTTACTAGTCCATTTACTAGAGGCGAAAATCAGGAAGTAGGTTATCACGAGGGCGGATGGCCATTAGAATTAGATTTAAATAAGCGTTATGAAATTTTAGAAAAGTTAATAAGTCATATGAAATATTTAAATGAAATGTGTGATTTGCTTGGTTTTAAAATTAGCCATAATTTCCCATGCATTTCACGTGCTTACAACCAAAGATTTTTAAGAACAAGCAATTTAAGGTTTTTAAAACACAAAGATGGTTCAGATGCTTTTGATAGCCTTTATGAAAAACCATTGAGTTATTTATCAATTAAAAAATACGAAGAGAAAAAACAGACAGAAACAGCTCAAGTGGTAATGGTGCAATGCTATGTTAAAAATGGTAGAATAGATACTGATAAATTTGAAAAAGATTATAAAGCCATTGACAATGGCGAAAACACTCAGGATTGGGCACAGGAAGATGCTGTTGATTTTTTAAACATGTTGCATTACAATGTAATAGAAATATTGTCACATTTTAATATACCTTTGCAAATACATGTCACTAATATTATTAAAAGTTGTTTGGCAGACATTTTCGGTGAAGGTGAATATATTACAAACCCTAATGATTTTTTTAATATGGTCGAAAAATCTAGAAACTTTTATTCAAAATTAAAGAATGAAAAGTCAAAACAGTTTTATAAAAAATGTATAGAACATCATTTTTTAGGCATGATTGGTGAATTGCACTTTATGTATGGTAGAGAAGCAATGAATCAAACCCGGGTTGGGAAAGTCAATAATATTTATAAAAATTATTCTGTTTCTGATATTGACAAATTAGTAACTTTTTATATAAAATATATTAAAGAAAATCCTGATGTAGAAGCATATTTTGACGTGCACACAAGAGCAAGGCATGAAACATACACTAATGATATGATTCTTGCTTTGTTTGATAATGCAACATCATTATCAGAAATCAACCAATCTATGGAAGTGTTTGATAAATACTTAGATTTTTTACTGGAAGCTAAAGACCACGCAGAATTTCCTAAATCATTAGGGTTTGTATTAACGCACAAAATGTATGAAAGCGGAGAAGATAGAAACGAAGCTGCTGGTTTAAACCAAAATTCTCACCGGTTAAAATATGCAGCTGAAGCCGGCAGTTTCATGAAAGAAAGCAAAGAAAAATTTGAGATTTTATTTTCATTACTCTTGCACGCAAAAAACCTGCCAGATGGTCTTAAGAAAACATGTTTTATAAACACAGCTATATTCGCAGCATCAACTATAGGCTATAAAGATATACATGTCGAAAACCACAATATTTCTGAAATTGCAATAAAACAATTACTTGAACTAGTTTCTAAAAACAATTTTATAAAGGATATTCAGTCTGTAACGTTTCATAAGCTGAGCACATTACTTACACAAATATTACCAGCTGCTTATGTTATACATGCTTATAACGCTTGGAAAGAATTGTACAAAACTATAAATAATAAAGTTTATCATTCAGGCGGTCTCAAAATAATAAAGTCGGATACTTTACAAGATATTGCCAGTCATATAGTAAGAGGAAAAATACATAAACATGTGCAGGATATTGGTGATGAATACCCTCCTCTTGAAATGTCTGCTGCAGATGAACAAGAATTTTATACGAAAGTTGCTAGTATGTATAATGAAAGAGCTAATGTTACATTCAACAACAGTGGTGATATAATTAAGGGCCACATGTTAAGCGGACTTGATGATAAATTTTATCAAACTCTAAACACAGTACTTTATATATGTTGGCATTTTGGGTTGAATAAAGAAAACACTGATATTCCTGTTGTTGCTAGCAATTTTAAAATTTCTGACAGTCACACTATGTTTTTTATTGACTTTGTGTTTAAAGCTGTTAAAATGCATCGCGGTTACAACATGGGCGATATTGGTAAAGAAAGGCTTTATAAAGCTCTTCTATCAGCAGTTTACCCGGGAAAAACTACCAGCATGTATGATGTGCACATATTGGATATGCCTTTTGAATACTTTCTTCTTTGTCTGTTAAAGAAATATTTTGATAAATCAAATACTGGTAGCCCGGGGATAACAAAAAATATTACGCCTAGCAATGGTAAGGCTTTTTTAGAACAAGTTAAAAAATATGGTTTTGACTATGCAGATAACAGCAAGGGTGTACCTGCCATGAGTAAAACTAGCTCAGAAATTAACGATACGCATAATGACCAGGTTATATTAATCAAACAAATATTTGACTTGCACGATGGTGGAAATTAAAATGAATTTAATAAACGAAACATACAAAATAATTTTATTATTAGAAAACAAGAAAAAGTTAATTAGTGCATTTCCTGAATACGCTAATGAAATTAATGCATTGCCTAATAAGGCATCTAATTGGTTGAATAGTAGATTTATTAAAGACACTTATACAGAAGTGCATCCTATACAAGATTGTTTTTCTGTCCTGGACGATTATTTGCGCAAAGAATCTCGTGTAAAGTCAAAATACAAATCGGGTGGTGAATACAAAGATGCCGTCGATAATTCTTTGCCAAACAAGTCATGGGAAAACCCAAATGATTTTATGAAATTATCAGTTGATGAAATGTTAATTTTAATCCAGCTTTTAGATTATAGAAAACCACTAATCGACGTAGACAATACTAGAATCCAGAGAGAAGAAATAATTGGGCGTGTGGATGATTGGCAAGTATACATGCCTATAACACGAGCATCAAGTTGTGTAATAGCGGGGTATGATGAGAAGACATATGTCCCAAAAACAACTTGGTGCACTGCTAGAATTCATGGGTCTAACTTGTTTTACAATTATGTAGCTCGAGAAGATGCAGATATAGTATTGTTTTATTTAATTAAAGATAATGCTAGTGGACCAGAAGATTATTTATCTATTGGTTATAGAAATGGGAAGGCTTTATTAGATGGCACGAATGGAAGTCTTAGTGTTGATGGTGACAATGTTGGTTTAACTGAAAGTAGGTTATTAGATATTCTTGGGTCATCGAAGTGGAATGCAATACAAAGAAAACTTACTGATAAAGTTGACACTTTGACTGATAGTCGAGGGCGATTGATACACCCAGTAAAAAAAGAAATAGAGAAAGCAAGAACTAATTCAGATGTATTTATGAAATTTTATTCAAATCAAAGTGGCACAGAATCAATTGACTCACTTAAACTTCTGTTAAACGCTAGTTATTATGACAAATTTATTCACATGAAGGGGCCAATACATCCTATTCAAAGCGGTGTATACGGAAAATATATCAAGGAAGCTTTTTCAAAACTACAAAGTAATGAAAAGTTAAAATCACACAAAGGTTTTAAGCTAGATAGAAATTTAAATTTGTTAACCAACAACAGGGGTCACTATTTGACAATTGACGAAAAAATATTTTCTGACTTGTTAAATGATAGAAATATTAAAAAAACTAGTTTTTTTCATGAAATTGATGCTAGCAATGATAATGAATTTGATATGGGTAGTTATAATAATGATGATTTTATGCATTTTTATAATGAGTATGTGTGCACCCTTTTAGCATATTGCAAACCAGAGAGTTATGATAAATGTGTGGAAATAGCACGTGAAAAAATAAGAGCTATTATTCTTGATATATTGAATACTGGTTTTAATATCAATGAAAACGTTTTTTCTAGATCAACATTGTTAAAAAATAGTGTAGGCACAAGGATAGAAAATGATGCTGCTGGAACTAGAGAATTTTTGCCATGGAATGCTCAACAAGATATTATTGGCAATAAGTTTAAATTAAATAGTGCACTAAGAACAGAAGATATTGATAGATGTATTACCTTTCTTAACCTTGTTTTTCTTAACGAACAAGTTAGCAAAGAAGATAAAGAAAAGATAATTGCACATCTTAAAAAAATATGTAACAAATACAAAATGGCGTACGGCATAAAGTCAGATTATACTGTAACTGATTTTATAAATGATTTTTTCGTACCAGAAAGTAGCGATGAAAAATTAGAAAATATAGAAAGCGAAAGCTCACTAGACAAAAACAAAGAAACTGTCAAGAAATTAACTTTGAAATATGACAAAAGTACAAAACTATGGGATCCTAAAGACATTGGTCCGGCAGCTATCTTCGATGGTGGTAATGCGCCAACAGAGGGAAATTATTTAATTAATATTCATTTAGGCATCGACCCTTTTAGTTCTTGGGAACAAGCAAAAAAAGCTTCGAAGAATAAGATTTATGTCTTAACTGATCAGCCGAAAGCATATTGTAAAGATATTAATTTGTCTGTGTCTTTAGGTAGTTTGATGTATTTTATGTGTAAGAAACTCGATAACAAACCAGTTTTTGCGCCAGCCGAAATTCTTAGTTTTTCTAGAAAGTTTGTAAAAAAATATGAACACATGTTAGAAAATATTTTTAAAAATAAAAACATTGATATAATAATAAACAACAAATATGCAGAAGATAATAAACATAGATCATTCATAGATGAACGTATATTAGATGATACGCAATTATTTAGTGCAGACAATACCAGTTTGGTACAATATGCTCATACTCAAGTTATGAAGTCTTTCAAACGTAAATTTGACATGTCAAATTCCATAGCTCAATCTTCAAAACAAGTAACTGGTGACTATATTAAAAAATATTTTGCTGAAAATGAAGATGCATCAGTACATAATTTTATAAGTGATCATCCAAAAATAGAATTGTTTAATGTTTATAACTTAAGTGCTGGAAGAAAACATTCCTTAAAAGGGAATATTCTACATGATTTACGACTCCAGAATGTGGAAATAGAAGAAACAGAGGAAAATGCAGAGTTTTTCGAGGAAAGAGACAAAAGTTTAGAAAAATTACGAAACTTATTCAAAGCTTCAGTAGATAAAGAACACATGGCTAATTGGAACACTGTTTACTGGGGTGAATTAAAAGAACTAATGGTTAAATTTTACAAGCACAGAATGAAAGAGGAAGGAGCGGAGAAAAGTTTTAAGAAAACATTTAGCAAAAATTTAAACAACAGTGCTTTCAGGATATTGTACTTTGAGAATATGTATAATCACATTAATGCAAGTAGATCATTTTATCCTCGAGCGAATGACGGAGGTTTAAATAACTCTGGTTGGTATTTTAATGAAAATAAATCTTTTTTAAATAAATACGTAGGTATACTTGGAGCTGACGCTGTTAAGGATTTAAACATAGATAAAAAAATAAACTTGTATAAAAAACCAAACTTTAATGTACAAGAGATGGAAGAAATATTTGAAATGTTAGATACACTGAGTGCTTTTGGTGACTATAGCGAAATAAAAATGTATGCATCTCGAGCACTGATTGGAGACACAAATAAAGATAGAACATACAATGTGTTTATAAGTAAAATAATGTCGTCTATATTCCACACTGGGACTACTGGAGGCTTTTATTCTGAAAGCTCATTTAAAAACCTTATTCAGTTTTATGAAAAAACAAAATCTATGCTTGGGATAGAAAAGGTTGTTAGACTAGTTAATGATGGCCAAAATGCAGAATACAATGACTTTAATGACTACATGTTAGAAGGGATAATTGGTATTAGATTTATCAATGCGTTAGGTTATTTTTATCAAAGAAGAACAGACGATCCAAGTGAAATAGAAAAGACAAGTCGCATTATAGAAGCAATTTCTAATTTTTTAAATCATGTAAAAAGCAAAGATAGAGTTTTGTACGATATATTAACGCAAGTCTTTCTTTTTACTGAAAAAATATATAATCAGTTTGTAAAATTAAATCACACTACGTTTGAATCTAGATTCTTAGTTTTAGGTCTTGTTAATGCATTAGCAATAAAACCAAAGGCAGTTCAAGATTTTATGGTGCATTATCAACACGGAGCAAAACTATATGCTAATTTAATATCATATGATGGAAAAATATTTTATAATAATTTAAAAGATTACGGTTTGTATGGTTTTAAATCAAGTGGAGCAAGTCGTATGCCATTGTTTGATAGTAATACTTATTTGAATGACGGGTTTTCTATGTGGGAATATCTTTGCGGTAAAGCTACTATTACGGGCACAGAAACTAAAATAAGAGCATTTGAAAGTTGGTCTACTGTATACGGTTCCGATGAATTTGTAGATAAGGTTAATTTTATTGACTATATGTACGATTATAAAAACTTTTATTTAAGCAACAAAAACATGTTTACGGAAGCAGTACCAGAGGATTTTTTCTGGGCATATTTTAAATTTGTCGGCGCTGGTGCTCATCAAGAAATGGCGAAAAAACAGCCGGCTAAATGGAAGCATTTTGTGCAGGACATAGTAGATAACTCAAAACTTGCGAAGGAAAGCATTAATATATTTATTAATTACTGTTATCACATAACAGGATATGGTTATATATTGGATAAATACTTTCAATATTCTGCCAGTCTACAAAAAGATATTGAGAATCCATTGCCATATAGAATATCAAATCACGTAGAAAAAATATATTCAAGTATTTTTAACAATCCTGTAGAAGTTGAAAGTTTTAAAAAGCAAATAGAATATTGGAAACATGCTGGTATTGATGGTCACTGGCAAAACAAAAGACACCCATCAGATGTTTTTGCTGGTTCATTTGCGAGTAGATACAAAAAAATGTATGGAGCTGCTTTAGAAAATTTTAATAATGCAGAGAGCACTGAAGAATCTGATACTGCTGCGCCAATGTCAGTTGTCGGAAGAAAACCTACGACAGACAAAACAATAGAGTTAATTAAGCCTAATGAAACCATAAATATTATGAATTTACCATTTTATTTATTTTCAGATGCTTTTATTATTTTATATGCTTTTGCCTATAAAAATACACAGTATCGTTCATTATTTTTAAACACAGTAAGTTTTGATATAAAGGAAACTGTTAGTGCAAAAGATTTGGCAAATTTAGTTTCAAATTCTACATACACTGATATTTTGATACCTAAAATAAAAATAAAAAATTGATATGAAAGAAAAGAGTACCAAAATACATGTTGATCATTATTTTGAAGGAATGTTAGTAGCTACTGATTATACTAGGAAAAAGAATTTAATTGGTATAGTTATTGGATGCGAAGAAAGATGGTGTTTGAGTATGAATTGTAATGCTATGCTAGTTGTATTTTTTGCAGAAAATAAATTTTATGAAGAATGGATGCACAATTTAAACATGTTAAGGTGATATTATGTTAATAACGAAAAGTAGAATTATTCAAATATTTGGAAATAAAAACTACAAAGCTTTTAAAAAACAATTAGCAGAAGCAAAAAGAAAGAGAAAAACAAAAACAGTACCTCAAAATACTGGAACAGTTGTTGGTCAAACTTACACTCCAGCAAATTTTCCATTTAATACAACTAAAATTACATGTAGTATTGATAAAAGAATGTTGCCTGGTGGCGAAGTAAGTAAAAGAATGGGTCTAGATACTTTTTTACCAATGGACGCAGCTGTAGTTGAGAGTGAAGCTGAGTTATATAGAATAATAGATTCAATTGAATACGCAGCTATAAAGAAAACTAAAAAAATAATAGGCACAAAAGGATTAGCTAAGTTGCCAAAAGGAGCTGTGACGCCAGATTCAGAGTCAGAATTTGGTGCATCATTTGCTGGTGAACTGGCAGCAGCTTTAGAGTTTGGTAAACAGCATGCTAAAAGATTTAAAGCACCATTATATATTGTTAGAGTACCAAATTGTCAAGGTTGTTTGTGCGCAACTAGTGACATGGGGGATTCTTTTGGCGGGCGTAAAGGAAAATTTTACAAGAAAATGAAACCATTTAATATTCCTTATGACGCAGCTGGTGGGCTGACTAAAAAAGCTGATAAAACACTTAAATCTAAAGGGAAAATAACATTTGATATTCATCCTCAAACTTTTCACCCAGCATTTGGTGGTAGTTTTGAAATAGATATGACAGAAACGCCAACTGAAATATATGAATTAATAGGCGATATAGCAAACCCTGCAGCACTGCAAATGAAAAGAATTTTATAAAATGTTATACTATGTTATATAATCATAAAAAGTTAGGGGGTGCTATGATTACGTCGTATACAAATATATGTTTTAGCGAACAAAATACGTGGGAAACCAATGTAATTGAAAATTTAGGAAAACAAACAGCTGTATTTGTATGTATTGATGAATATCCGGAACAATATAGAAATAATTTAAAATATATTGAAAGTAACTGCAAAATATATATTTCTAAAGAAGTACATGAAATAAGTAAAATTAATTTATTTTATGAGCAAATATCAAAAGATTTTGATTTTTTTGTCAGCACTCAAAAAAGAATGTTTGCGCACGAAGCCTTTTCCAATGTGCCACCAACAAAAAAATACAATATACCAGTTTTTATAAATTGGTGTGAACCATTACCCATTGAAAAGAAAAAAGAAAATTATTTGTTAACAAAGCAAAATAAAATAAGTTTCATGCCAGGTAAAAAAAATTTTTTAATTGGTCATAGGTTAAGGCATCACATATATGATAAAATAAAAAACAGAAGAAATGTTATTAATAATAATTTTGTTTTATACCCATCTAGCACGTGGGTGGAAGATAAAAAAAGCATATTTGAAAATAATCAATATTCAATAATAATAGAAAACATACATACCCCAGGTTACATGTCAGAAAAAATAGTTGACTGCTTATTAAGAGGCTCAATCCCAATTTACTGGGGTGCAAATGATGTTATACAAGAATATTTTGATACAAAAACTGTTTTGTTTTTTGATAGTGAAAGTCAATTTGAAAATATCGTTAATAATATTGCAACTGATGCTTTTTACAAGAGTAATATTGAATCAATAATTAATAACATGATTATTTGTGAAAAAAACCTAGATAAGGGTAAAGATAAAATAAATCCTTTTTATTATTATTTTATAAACAATATTTTAAAAAATATTCTATAAAATGTTGTACTATATTATATAATCATATATGGAGAATATATGTTATATAATGAAAATACTGATCGTGCTAAAAGAGGTAAAAAATTTCAAACGGAATTTTATAATTTAATGTTAGAAAACAAGTTAAATGTTATTCCTACTTGGGATTATTTTAAACAAAAAAATAAAAATTACACAAAGGTAGATTTAGCAAAATTAGAATTAAGAAATGGTGATATACTTTTATTTGATGAACGAAAATATATTATTGCACATTTTGAATTATTTACTTTGTTAAATGATGATGGGCTGTTCCCTGTTTCAAAAACTAAGAATTTTATTGGTGATAACAAATACTATGTAATTAAACTGTTGTCAAATGATGATGTGTATCTAATGCATTCTAAATCATGGAATAGTTATGCACGTAAAATTAACAAACAAGTTAATGTGCATGGTAAAGATTTTTACTGCTATAATAAGAACATAATATTAAATTTTAGAAATAAAATAAAAATTGATTGTGGTGTAAATGGTAACATAGGATCTATAAAAGATTTTGTTTTAGGTTCAAATCCTAACAATCAAAAAACTTACTTACACAACGAGGTTAAACATGCAAACTCCAGCATACAAAGTAAATGACTGGGTTATTTTGACACAAAAATTTGTAGTCGACTTAACTCATATCAAAAGAAAGAAAACACAGCCATACTTAGCAAAGATAGTAGAAGTAAAACCTACTGTCAGCTTAGGCCCATGTTACGTTATAGAAATTAACGGTGAACGTCAAAAGTTATGTTATTGGGAAACTGATATAGAAAGAAAGTTTGATAGAAACGCTAATGAAGATTTACTATGGCAAACATGGGGTGATAAATGAATAAAAACATTAAAAACTATTTTAATTTTCTAATTGCTATTTATGATACTGAGATTAATATATTTTATGATGAAATAGAATATATTATAAGTTGTATACGGGCAAATAAAAAACATTTAGAGTATCCTGAGTATGACACAAACACGTGGGTAAAATTTGTCAATAGCATAAAAAACCATTTTCATTTTGACCGGACTTGCATTTTACAAATTAAATAATATTTCACAATACTTATAATTAGTGACTTATTTTTAAGGGAGGTGTTATGTATGTTATTTCTTGCGTTAGGCTGTGTTGATTATGGTGTCATAAAAACTGATCCAAAACAACCGACATTATTAGTTCATCCACAGCACATTGATTTTGGCCATTTGCTGTCGGGGCATGAAAACGCAAGTGAAAACATATATATTATAAATTCGGGGGACTCTGATTTAGAAATCTTGTCCCCCGAGTTAATTTCTGGTAATAGTAGATTCTCTATTGATACAAATATACCACTTGTTATAGGCATCGATGAAATAGTGGAATTAAAAGTTGACTATACGCCTGAAACTTATGAAGCAAATGGAGGAATAGTAAGAATAATCAGCAGCGATGAGGAAACGACCACTGTAGAAGTTACACTTGAAGGTTACGGCGACGCCCCAGTGCTAAATATAGAGCCAGAAACTATTGATTGGGGAGACATCACAATCGGCTGTGATATTGAAGAACGTATAACGATAGAAAATAGTGGCAATCTAGATTTGATAATTGAAGATCTAGATCAATTAGTAAATTCACCAGTGGATATAATTTTAGAAAATGGCACATTGCCATCTACGCCGTGGGTAATACAACCTACGCACCAGTTAGACTTTTTAGTTTCTTATATACCAAACGATATTGGTAATGATGAAAGTATTATAAAAATTACCAGTAATGATCCACAGAAAGCGGAATACCAAATTACTCAAAAGGGTTATGGAGAAGTTGAACAATGGTATGATGAAACTTGGGTCCAAGATGAGGTACCAGTTTTAGATATATTGTGGGTAATTGATAACTCAGGCTCAATGAACCGTTTTCAAACTAATTTGGCTAACAATACTGGCGTTTTCGTAAATGCATTTTTTAATGTTGGTGCTGATTTTCACATAGCAGTTATCACAACTGATGATCCTTCATTTACTACGATCGTAAGTAATAGTACTCCAAATGCTTCAAATGTATTGGCACAGCTTTTAATGCCAGGAATAGGCGGAAGTGGTATAGAACAGGGTATAGAAATGTCTTTTCAGTCATTGTCTAATGGTTTATACAGTGGTCCCGGGAGCCCATTTTTTAGAACAGATTCTAAACTAGTTGTAATATATGTTTCTGATGAGCAAGATTGGTCGTACAATGGTTGGCAAACATATACTACATTTTTTGATAGTTTGAAACCAGCTGGTGATTTTATACCGTACGGTGTAATAGGTGATATACCTAACGGGTGCCAACTTAGTAGTTGGGGTTATAACGTTGCTCAACCAGGTTATGGTTACCATGAATTAATCAATCATTACGGAGGAAAATGGTACTCTATTTGTGCGGAAGATTGGGGGATGCAATTGCAAGATTTAGCTGAAGAAGTAAGTACTTCTAGATTTTTTCCGCTTAGTGAAAATGATGTTTTAATTGAAACAATAGAAGTTACAGTCAACGGTCAGATAAGTGCTGATTGGGAATACATTGAAGATGATAACAAAGTTTCATTTTTTGAAGACAGTGTGCCGGAACCAGGGCAAACAATTAATGTAAAATATGCTGTCAGAGGGTGTGGAGAATGATTGAAAAAAGTGAAAAAACAGACATGGTGGTTATTTTTTCAGCTTTGTTTTTGTCTTTAGTTTTGGGTATGATTGTTGGTTTTAATATGAAATTAGTATATGAATTAAATACTTTTAAACAGTACAGCTGGGAAAATCCACCTAATATAGTCAACTGTTACGGCAAAGAATTTTCTGAGCAATCAATTAAAAGAGCAATGACGTATTGGACTAGAAAAGGTGAAAAGTTTGGTTTTTATGAACACAGACCTCCTAAAAACTTGTGTGATAAAAAATATATCCCGGGTTTTATAATTTTAAAAAAAGTTAAAAAGAGAGATGTTCATATAAATGAAACAGCGTTAGCTGCTACAATAAGGCAAACTAGTTTTTTAAATATTATTTCATCAATAATATATTACAAAGAAGAAAATTACAAATTACATCTATTAAATGAACATGAGTTAGGACATGCATTAGGTTATGCGCACGTAAAAAAAGCCGGACACATAATGCACCCTTCATTTTCTTTAATGGGTCCAAATTTTTACGTTCCTTAAGGAGAAGTTTATGTTAAATATGTTTATGTTTTTTGCATGCGCAGATATGGCACCAGAAAGCGTTGAAAAAGAAATTCAGTATGTTTACACAGAAGAATGCGCAACATTGAAAGGGAAGCAAATTTGCGACTTTATGGCTACAAACGAATATGATCAGCCGGTGTGGTTTCATGACATAGATGGACCAGTAGTCATGGACCTTAGTGCAATGTGGTGTGCACCGTGCCAAACTGCTGCACAGGACTTGTCAGATTTGCACGATCAATATCCTGATGTTACTTTTTTAACACTACTTATTGAAGATGGCGTAGGTAATCCGCCAGATGCAAATGATATTGATGGGTGGAAAAACTCATTAGGAGTTGATACACCAGTTTGGGCAAGTAGTAGAGAAATTTTGACGTCAAACCCTACAGAAGTAGAAAACAAATTATACTTAGATGCATGGCCAACTTTTTATGTATTCGATGAAAATAAAACAGTCATAGATTACGTAAGAGGATACAACAAACAAATTTTAAGTGAATACGCTAGTAATTTATAAATGGTATCCATCATCAGCACCCGCATCATAAAAATAAAACCCGGCACCATCCGATTGCCATGTGCCACTATCACGTCTAAACTGTACAGTTATTGTTCCTGGACCTGTGTTATTTGCAGCAAAAATACAGATAGGGTAGTACACGCCGGCGTTCAATGTGATGTTACCACTTGACGCGGTTACCACAGAGTGAAGACCACCATTGTTGACAGTTGCATCAGCATTAACCATATTTGCATTTGTTTGCTGCGCAGCATTTCGAGGTTCGTTTGTATCTTGTCTATTAATCCAGAGAAATGAAGCATCATCTGAAACAGTACGGAATTGCCATGTAGACGATGATGCATCAGGTAAAAAATAGCCACGCCATATTAAGGCATCCGTCGTCCCTATTGAAAGTTGGAAAATATTTGTGTTTGTTGTTTCGAAAACAGGGTCCCCACCGGAAGTTGCAACTGCAGCAGGGTCTGCATAATAAGCATCGTCCCAGCCTTGCCTGTATAAGCCCGAAGTGTAAACTTTTAATTGCCCTGGGTTTTGTATATCATTAATTATCACAATGCTCTCCGATAATAAAGTGTAACTTTTAAACCTCTGCCACCGGTGCCGGCTGTGTCGACATCAATTCTAATTTGCGCATCATCATTTATAGATGTATTTGTAAGTACACAAGCAGTTGAAGCTGTTCTAGATGTTGATTCGGTACCGTCAATACGTAAACGTGATCCTGAAGCTGTTTCATCCATAATAGTGGTACCATCAACATGTATATCAACTGTTGTTAATGTTGTAGCTGCAGTCGTCAAACTAGCTCTCGGCGGCTGGTATAATTCCATTGCAAAAGGTGCTCTAAAAACAGCTTGAGCTGCACCAACTTGAATATCTGTATTGTCTGCAGTTACGGAAATAATCATATAATCTTCAAAACTTGCTTGTTGTTTAATATCTAAACTACCACTTACAATGACGTCTCCACCAAAAACAGAGTTTTTAGCAGCGTTTCCTGATAACCCTATTGTACCAGAAACGAAAAGCGAAGTATCTATAGATGAGGCATCAGTGTTTGAAAGATCATTTTCATGCAATAAAATAGATCCAGATTTAGTTATCATAAACCTATCCGCAAAATTTGATGTTGCCGTTGCTCCGTTAAATGTCCTCGTTCGAATAGTGAAATCTGCATCAAAACTATCACCACTATTTCTTTTAGTTATAATACGTGCATTTTCAATAGTTTGGTTGTAAAAAGATATGAACATGTCTCTATCAGCTGATGTGTCAGAAACATTGTTAAATGCTAAATCAGCACTTAAACTTGAAGCTACTGGTTTCCATATGTTAACGTAACCATTGCCAGCATTAGTACTTGACCCCATGTTAATTTGTCCATCATTACCAGTAGTAGTAGCAGATGATGTCATAGTCAATAGTGCACCACCATTCGCACTGTCAAACCTAAATTGAAAATCTGCATTACTATCCGGATTAAAATATGCTCTATTAGGTTGTCTGGGATATACTATATCACCATCCACAAGATCTTCTGTAAATGTGTTAAAATTAGCCATAAATGTTGCATATCTTACAACACCACTTGTATCGCCTTCTCCAAAAAAGTCAATTCTTTTTCGAACATCAATGTTTGGTCCAATAGGCACATCAATATTATCAAAGTCAAATTTTATTCTTTGATTTGATACTTCCGTACTTAGACCACGAAGTGTATCACATTCCCATTCTTTGTCACTAGTAAGAATAGCTGCATTTGCTGCAGTGGTACTACCAGAAACTGTTGTTCTAAACACTAATTCAGAACCAACACCATGATTGACAAATGCTTCATTTTCATCATCTGATATGTGTACAATTTGTATGTTTCTAGCCAATATTTGTGCCGGCGTAAAATAAGGCAGTTCGTCATCTGTGCCGCCCCTTATTGAAAAATTTATCATCCCTAATGTTTTATCAGCGTCGATATTTTTTCCTCGTCTTACGATGCCTAACTCTGGAAAAGTGCTAGCTGATCCTGTTCGTTCTACGTGTAAAGTAAATGCGGGACCAGGGTTGCCAATCCCTAAACGCCCTCTCGATGTTATTCTCATTCTTTCTGAAACAAGGGAGCTATCTTCTTGCCCGGTGTTAAAAACTATTGATGTTGGTTTATCAGATGCATAATTCCATGTATCGCGATCTGCCTTTGCTTGTATAGATGCTACTGCCACTGTGCCGGCATAACTATCATCAGAGCTATTCCAAACTAATGATCCAAAAATTGTATTGTTGTCATCAGGTAAGTCAGATGAAGCTACTGCAGAAGATGATCTTATATAACTGAAAGTTGGTACACTTCCTACTCTTTCAATAATCATTTGGCCATCAAACATGTTTTTGGTTGTATTAATCCCTAATTTATTTGGCCTAAATGTACCTGTCACATATAAGTCACCTAAAACATAAGCATCATTTTCAACCCTTGTGTTTCCACCTGCATCAACTACAGCCCTAATAGCTGAGTTTGTTTTGATTTGAAAATCATGAGAGCCTATAGTGCCAACACTTCCAACGCTGCCGCCACCGGAAGTATCACTGCTTGCTATAAAGGATTGTACATTATTGCTTTGATTACTTGATTTTAAAATTATTTCCGATAATTCGTTTTGAGTAGCATTATCGCCAATTATAATTTGTGTTGTTCCAGAGGTATCATTTACGTGAAGCCTAGAATCAGGTGTAGAAGTACCAATTCCTATATCTCCGGAAGCTGATACTATCATTTTTGCACTGTTGTTAACAACAAATTTTACATCATGATCTGAAAGAGATCCTAGTTGTACATAACCAGCACCACCTTGTGTACTTACTGATCCGAATGAACCAGTGACAGATTCATCTCCATAGAATGCTTTTGTGCTGATTGAACTAAAATACGTGCTTTTATTAAGACCATCACCAACAGTTATGGTGGTATAAAGTGCACCTGACACGTGTAAGTCTGTTTCAGGAGAAGTGGTACCAATACCTACACTATTACTTGGTACCAGAACATACCCGTTTTCACCCCCTACCAGAACTGTGTTGTTTGACCCACTTAAATTTAAATCTTCGCTAGAATCCAAATAAAGGGTTCCTTTGACCGACTGTGCTGTACCTGTCACAGCATCAGTTCCTCCACTAAATGTTTGATCTTGATTTAGCGGGCTGTCATTTGTTAGTGTGGAAAAATTTGCTTTGAAATAAAAGCTGTTTCCAGATGATCCTGCTGTTGTCGCTGTAAGGTTGATACCCCCATTAAAAGAACCGTTTTCTATCGCAGTTATATCTGCTCTATTGGCAATACTATTGTTGTAATAACGTACTTCAGCAGACCCTCCATTAGTCCCATCATATATGGTAACTCCCGATGCGTTGATGGCACCTATAATTCTATCTCTCATTGTTGAGAAACTTGATGCATCTCTTTTGATAAAAACTTTATTTGCAAGATTAGGACCTTGGGATGATATATCGTCCTTGATAAAATATGTAAAGCTTGTTCCGTCGTTAAGTATGAAAGTTGATCCATCTCCTGGTGCTGAATATGGGTCTTGGAGTCTTAAACCACCGCTACTATTTCCATTTAGAAATGCTGCTTCTGCAGGGGTGCTAGTTGTTCCTTGTGTAACAAAAACAATGTCTTTTTGCTGACTGTTGGTGATAACTCTCAAGACTTCATCATTTGTGCCATTGCCCGATATCTCAACAGATCCTGTGCAAACTATGGCAACACCATCTTGTGATGCGTAACTTGTATCTATAGAACCGCTTACAACAATACCCTCGTTAAAACGCATTGTAGCAGTTCCCATATTTTTTATTTTTGCCATAATTTGTCCTTTTTTTTTATAAAAACATAATTTGGTGATTATAATAATCTAGTCATGCAAATGACGTCTACATTTTTATCTATATTTTATTATTAATTATACTTTGGAGAATAAATATATGTCAAAACTATATCCTTTAATGAATTCTTTTGATCCTTTTTCACGTGACATGTCAAGTGTTTTCGATGCAATGGATCTTTTTTTTCCAACTAATTACAAAAGTAGCAAACAAAAATCATCTGGAATTTTAGCCAACGTCAAAAAGTTGGATGACAGATACACATTAGAGTTATCAGCGCCTGGATTTTCTCGAGATGATTTTAGCTTAAATGTTGAAAACAATGTTCTTACTGTACGCGTTGAAAATTCCACTGATTCGAATAAAGACAGCGGGTATATCCATAGAGAGTTTTCATATAATAACTTTAGCAGATCATGGACCTTGCCAGAAACTGTTAATTTAGAAATGATATCAGCAAAATACGAAGCTGGTCTTTTGCTAGTAAATGTGCCATTTAACGTTGAAAATAAAACAAAATCTTTCAACATTGATATTGATTAAGAAATAGCTGTTAGTATTAAAATTATAAGAGGGCGTATGTCCTCTTATTTTTTGTTTCGTAATATGTTAATAATTTCTTCTGCTTGTTTTCTCATCCAGTGCTGAGCTTCTTGCTCTGTAGGAAATGAATATGAATCTGTGCTTAAGCTAGGATTAGATTTACATTCTATTTTGCATGTGTATTTATCACCATTTGCAAATATAACTGAGTTAATATCCGGATGATCTTGCCAATTATATGGATCAGTTTCTATTGTATGATAATTACGACCAATTTCTTCTGAGATAATATATCTAATATATTTTTTTAAATTAAATTTATACATTTTAAATTTGCCTTTATAATTTAATTAATTCAATTAATTACTGACTTAAATTGAATTAATAATTATTAACTTACTTATAGGAGCTATTATGAATAATTATAAACATAAGAATTTATATTCTTTTAGTGGAGAAGAAAATTACTTAAGTATGTATGCATACTCAGTTTATTTAAGATCAGGAGGAGATGCAATTACTGGCCGTTTTCAAATTACTATTGATACAGTGCCTGAATGGGAGGCTGATGGATCTACACATGTGTCTGTATACTGGGCAAAATTAGAAAAGTGGACAGACAAAGGATTTGTATTAGTGTCGAGTTACAGATTTGATATCACTAATCATAATATATCAGATATAGAACATCTTTTGGCTTCACATTTTGAATCATTTACTTTAGGTACATATGTTGATGGTGCAGTATCAAATCCAGTTGATACAAAGCCAAAAAAAACAAAAAAACCTAATAAGTCAAATGAAATAAAAAAATTAGCTGACAAATACATAAAAAACGTTAACAAAAGTAAAAACAAAAAATATTTTGATTTTTTATAATTATTTTCTGCAAATATTGCAAAAACATTCTGAGCTAGTTATATTACATATATCAGGAGGTCAACATGTCTAGAAAAAAATTATACAATTCAATCAAACAACAGATTATGCAAAACAACCCAGAGGAATTTGCTGCTTATAAAAAGAAGCGTGTTAATACTAGTATGAGAGAACAAAAAGCTCAGCACAGTGTTGAATGGAAACAAGATCGCCGTCAAAAACGCAAACCAGAATTCGATTGGGATATTAAGGAAAATGATTTAGTAAAAATAAAAGTAACTGGAAAAAACGCAGAATGGCAATTTGGTGGCACACCACTGGAAGAAATTGAAAACACTGTGTTTATAGTAATAGCTAAATCAAAACGTAATCCTATTAACTGGGGTCTTTGTGAAAGCGTTGATAACATGTGGGGCCGAATGCATTCTGATGAAAAGACCGAGTTTGCAAACATCATTGGTGGCGTTCATAATGTTTGGATAAAAGTTTCAATGCTAAGAAAAATATAAAAAAAATTATTTTTTTTCAAGCAAAATCTGCAAATATTTCTAAAATCAATTATATTATATATACAACTTAACCAATCAACTAACTTATTTTTTCGGAGTCTTTATGTCTACAAAAACAACTACAACAATCTCTTCATTTCTTGCTGTTGCATCTAAGTTGCCACCAGAAATTGCTGTCTTAATGCAAGGTCCTACTGGTATCGGTAAATCTTTTTTAGCTAAACAAGTTGCTGAGGATTTAGATTTACCATTTATCCCTGTCTTTGGTTCTACTATGTCTGAAGGTGATGTAGGTGGTTATCCAGATATTGAAAGTATGAAGGAAACCGGTGTCATGACTTTCTGCATGCCTTCTTGGTTTATTCGTGCTTGTTCTGAGCCATGTGTTGTAATGCTAGATGAGCTTAATCGTTCTCTTCCTGGCGTTCAACAATCATTCTTCCAATTAGTTTTAGATAGAGCTCTTGGTAACGACAAAAACGGTGCTCCATATAAATTGCATCCAAATACAAGAATATTTGCTGCGGTAAATGTTGGTTCAGAGTATGATGTCAACGAAATGGACCCTGCACTTCTTCGTCGTTTTTGGGCAGTTAATCTTGAACCTAGTACACAAGATTGGGTTTCTTGGGCTAAGAATAATTCTATAGATAAATTGTTAGTAGAATTTATTCAACAAAACCCTGTTCATCTTAGAGTCGATCCATCAACTGTTGAACCTGGAACTGTTTGTCCAAACCCTGCTTCTTGGCACAGAGTTGATACCTGTCTTAAGCATATGGGTGTCAATCCTAGCAGCTATGCTGGTAAGGAAATGCCTGATTATGTATACACTTTATTAATTGGTATGGTAGGTGTAGAAGCTGGTATTGCATTTAACACTTTTGTCAAAAATGCTGAAGCAAATATTACTGCTGAAGACATTCTAGCTGGGTATGATTTAACTAAACTAGAAGGTGTTTCAACTGGCATTATTATTGGTATATGTGACAAACTTAAGGAACATTGCATGGATAACGACTGGGATGCATCTGAAGCAGCTAATGTAGCAGCCTTCTCTGAAGTTATTTCAGACGAGCTTACTGTTACACTTTGGGGTAATATTTCATCTTCTGGTAATCTAAAAAATATTAGTGCTATTCACAAGCTTATTGGTGCAAAAGTAACTAAGATTGTACAAACTTCTAGAAACTTGAAATAATATTAGTATCATGTGCAGAGAGGTCTTTCTTTGGCCTCTCCTGCTTGGAATATATTATGGTAGGTAAATTAGTTAAAATTAAACAATATAAGTGTGATGAGTCACAGTTTGCATTAGTAATAAGTCTCCTTAGAGGCTTAACTGATAATACTAATGATGAATATAGCGTGTACAACGTTTTGTTTAATGGGGAAATTAGACATTTTTTTCGAAGAGAAATAGAAATTATAGAATAATTTCCGGCGTTTTTTGCAATTTTTATATTACTTAGTTATATTACTAATACAACAACTAACAATTATGGAGTTTATATGTCTGCAAACACTGTTGAAACAAACAAATCTCTTATTTCTAAAGAAGTTACTCAAGAACAAATGGATAACTTCAATCTAGACTATTATTTAATTTCTCTCATGTGGAATGAGCCTTTTTATGCGCACATTATCAGACAAATTAACAAGTCTGAAACTACTAAAATTCCTACTGCGGGTGTGTATGTCAAAGACAGTGAAATACACATGATGTGGAATAGAAAGTTTCTCGCTGGTTTAAGCAAAAAAGAAGTTTTTGGCTTGCTTAAGCATGAAGCAATGCACTTAATCTTCAGTCACACTACAACACGTAGATTTGACCCACATATAGTTTGGAATTATGCTACTGATTTAGCTATTAATAGTATGATACCAGAAGATGAATTACCGGAAGGTGGTTTAATACCTAGTAAAAAATTTAAACCTCTTACTGCAGAGCAAGTTGAACAAATGGGTCAACAAGCTGCTGATAGATATGAAATGATATCTAACAAAATTGCTTCTTTTCCTAAAAACAAAAATGCTGAATGGTATTTCTCTAGACTTATGGAAGACCCTGAAGTCAAAGAGGCTATAGAATCTGCGCAAAAAATGCAAGGAAAATCTTTGCAAGATGCTTTAGCAGATGGCACTGTCAAAATAGACGAAGATGGCAACCTCGTTGACCAAGATGGTAATCCAGTTACAGTTGTTCCCGGAGAAGGTGGCGAAGGTTCTATGGATAGCCATGAAGGTTGGGATAGTATGTCTGATGAAGAACGTCAAAAAATGGAAGGTAAGATTAAGGTCGCACTTGAAAAGTCTATTAAGGAATGTGATAGAACAAATAAGTGGGGTAACATTAGTGCATCGATGCGCTCTACTTTACGTAGCTTGGTTTCACGTGAAATCCCTTGGCAATCAGTGCTTAAGCAATTTTGTGGAATGTCTAGACGTGCTGATAGAGCATCATCTATTAGACGCATACATCGCAAGTATCCTGGAATACACCCAGGAGCTTTTCGTGATTACAAATCTAATATTGCTGTATACGTAGACCAGTCTGGTTCCGTTTCAGATAGTGACTTAGAATTACTTTCAGGCGAACTTCAAAATCTTGCTAAAAGAGTAACATTTACTATGTACAACTTTGATACTGAAGTAGATGTCGACTCTGAACAAGAATACAAAAAAGGTAAGCGTATTGATATTAAGCGTACCAGATGCGGTGGCACATGTTTTACTTGCGTTATTAAGCATGCTAATTTAAACAAATCTAAGTATGATGGTATACTTATATTAACAGATGGTTATGCTTCTAAACCACAAGTTAAATCAAACCTTAAGGTAGGCTGGGTTATTGTACCAGACGGAAAACTTGCTTTCAAAAAGAAGAACAGAGACTTCTTAATAGAAATGAAAGAATAAAAATATAGACGTAGAACGCGTTTAGGGTTTTATAAAATAAAGTTCAACAACATCGATTAATAAGTAAGCGTCCTCTACCCTAAGGGACGCTTTCTTTTATAAATCTTTTGATATATTTGTGTTGTATAGATATTGACATATTGTTAAATTCTGGATATGTAGCTATTAGAAGACCTACAAAATCTCCTTTGTTGTCATATATAGGACCACCAGATGATCCTCCAACAGCAGGTATATTAAATATTGAATATGTATTATCTAACTCACCAGCATAATAACCGAACAGTTTGTTAGATAGATTTTTGCCTTTTATGCCTAAAGGATATCCTATATAATAATATAAGTCAGATCTATTTGGTTCTTTTTTAGAAAGCTTTGAAGGTTTTATACCTAGATTGTAATCACTTTCAAATAAACAAATATCATAAAAGTGATCTATACTTATAGGTTCACCGGTCCAATAGTTGCCATAAACATCAATTGCAATAGTCATACTAGCATATCTTTTTTCAATATCAACCATATATTTCCATGGTTCACAAACATGAGCAGCAGTTAATATGTATTTATCACTTATAATGACACCTGTACCTCGAGAAACATCTTCTTCACTTAAGTCAGCTGACATTAATGTAGTTTGTATTAACACAGTAGTTTCGTTAACTCTACCGAATTTAATCTCTTTTTTATTACTGATTTTTTTCACGTTACATGACATGCAACTTGAAACACAAACTAAAAAAATTATGAACAATAGTATGTTATTTAATATTTTATTAACGCTAATCATTTATACACTTCTTATTAATTAAGTATTATTTAAAATAAAATATGGAGTCGATAATATGAAATTAGTTATGTTTGATATGGATGGCACATTAACTGATGCTAGAAAACAAATATCTTTGTCAATGATGACAGCGCTAGGTAACTTACAAAAAAGCGGTTATAAAATAGCTATTGTGACTGGTTCCGACTTAAATTACATAGAGCAACAATGTGATCCAATTTTTGATATAGGTAGTCCTGTTGATCCAACAGCTATTCTATACTATCCTTGCAATGGCACGAAAAAATATAATTTTTCAAATGGTAGGTTTTCTTGCGAGTATACTCATAGTTTGTGTCATCATGTTGGAAGAGGAAGATACAGCGATATGATTAAAGCAATATTTGACTGTCAAAGTTATTTATTAAGATTAGAAGGTACTGATGGAATATTGTTGACTTCTACGTTTATTGTCTCGCGCGGATCTATGATAAACTGGTCACCTATAGGTAGAAATGCTGATAGTAATGATAGAGAGAGATTTGTTGCAGTTGATAAAAAGTATAACATAAGAATGAGTATTTTAGAATACATCGATAAAAACTATAAAGATTTATTTAAAGGTGTCACAGTAAAGTTAGGTGGTGATACTAGTTTTGATATATTCCCTACGGGATGGGATAAAACTTACGCTTTAAATGATCAATTAAACAGTGATATTAAGTACGAAGAGATTATCTTTATGGGCGACCGTTGTGAAGACAATGGCAATGATAAAGAAATTTATGACGCATGTAAAAAATTAGAGAATGGAAAATCATACAAAGTAAGAAATTATTTTGAAACAACATACATTATTGAACAAATTATTGGAGGTAAAGATGAGTAGTGAAAATGAAACAGGCACAATAACAGAATCTGAAAATACACAAGCAGGTGAAATGCAACTTGAGCTGACAGATGATGTTTTAGATAGTTTGGGTTTAATTAAAAGAGAGGATATAGAAAAAATTGCATCCAATAGAGATTTAAAAATACAGCTTATTACTCAAGCAAAAGAAATACTATATAGTAACATTCAGATGCACTGGGAGATAAATAAAGAATATAAAAAATTGCCAGATGCAAAAGAAATAGTTGATTGCGCAAGTGTATTATATGACTTTGTCACCCAGATAGATGATTGATGTTTAAAGAAGGAGACCTATGTCGTATTGATTTTTCAACAATAGAATCAACCGCAACACTAGATAATACTTTTGTAATGGACAATTCTTATTTTTTTGATACATCACTTGGGTTTGGTGAACATAAATTAATACTTTTTTTAGAAACTAAGTTTATGGGAGATATATTGAACGAAGACGTTTTTCAATCAACAGTTTTTTGCGTTAATGAATCGTGTTTTTATCACATTATATTTCGTGCAGACATAATAAATTACACACTTATAGGAGAATTCGATAATGAATAATTACGATATTAAAAAATATTTCCCGTATGACACTGTCAGGGAACAGCAAAGGAATATTATAAATTTTGCGTTACATAATTTTTTGCAAAATAATAAAAAGTTTGTCATAGTAGAAGCTGGTACTGGTATTGGTAAATCTGCTATTGGCGTTACAGTAGCCAATTATCTTATTGATCATTTAACAGATGAGACAATGAATAAAAAAGGCGCTTACTATCTTACTACGCAAAAAGTATTGCAACAACAGTATATCAAAGATTTTGCTACCGTAGATTATGTAAAAATGAAGTCTTTACAATCAGCTTCAAATTATCGTTGTAAATATTATACAAATCAAACTTGTGCAGAGTCTTTGCCTGAACTAAAGGTATCTAAAGACGATAGTTTTAAAATGTGCTGTGCCATTAACTGTAATTATTCTAATGCTAAGAAAGAGTTTGATGAAAGTAATAATGGTGTCACAAATTTTTCTTATTTTTTAACTGAAAAGAATTATAGTGGCAAGCTTTCTAATAAACAAATAATGGTTATTGATGAATGTCATAACGTTGAAACTGAGTTAAGCAAGTTTGTAGAAATGACTTTTACGCAATATTTTGCTGAAAAAATATTAAAGTTAAAAGTGCCTGAATTAAAAACCCAGTTCCAAGTTTTGAAATGGATTAAAGAAAATTATCTTCCAGCACTAGTAAAAACTCGGAACAAAATGGAAAAAATGATTGAGTCGACTGGTATAAAAGATCGTATAACGGAATTTGTCATGTTAGAAAAAAAGTGGAAAATGGTTGATGGCCATTTGCAAAAAATACAGAAGTTTTTTACTATATACAATAAAGACAACTGGATTATGAATATTGTAAAAACTGATAGGAAAAATTATACTAAGTGGGAATTTAAACCTATTGATGTAAGTCCTTACACTAACGAAGTTTTATTTTCAAAAGCTGATAAAATACTAATGATGTCTGCAACTATTATAAACAAAGATGCTTTTTGTGAAGTTTTAGGAATTAAAAAAGAAGAATGTGCATTTATTTCTGTGCCTAGTCCTTTCCCAGTAGAAAATAGACCAATATTGTTTAGTGGTGTTGGTTCAATGAGTTTAAATAATATTGATGCGTCTCTACCTAGAATGGCAGTAGCAATTCAAACAATATTACAAAATCATAAAAATCAAAAAGGCATAATTCACTGTCACAATTATAAGATAGCTAAGTATCTCAAGGAAAAGTTAAAAACAAAAAGACTATTAACACATACTGCTGAGGATAGAGAAAAGGTTTTAAACAGACATATTTTTGAGAAAGCACCAACTGTTTTATTGTCTCCATCGATGCAAGAAGGTGTTGATTTAAAAGGAAAAGCTAGTGAATTTCAAATATTGTGTAAAGTGCCTTACCCTTATTTAGGTGATAAACTAGTAAAGAAACGCATGCATAAATGGTCATGGTGGTATCCTTTACAAACGGTAAAAGTAATCATACAATCTGTAGGTAGAAGTATTAGATCATCTGATGACAAAGCAGTAACATATATTTTAGACAGTGATTGGAACAAATTTTATGGTAGGAATAAAGATATATTCCCAGTTGATTTTCGAAAAGCAATTTTAAAGTGAGGTAAAAAATGATTATAAAAGATATATACGAGTTAAAAAAGAAACTAGAAAGCGCAAACCATCTTAGACCCATATATTTAACGTCAGGTGGTTTTGACCCAATTCATCCGGGGCATGTAAGGTGCATTAAACACACCGGCACTTTAGCAAATAACCCTCATAGGCATCCATATTATGATACTGGTATAGTTGTTGTAGTTGTTAATTCTGACAATTTTTTAATTAATAAAAAAGGTTTTGCATTCATGTCACTAGATGAAAGAATGGAAATAATTGATGCTATTTCTGGCGTAGATTTTGTAACTTCATGGGATAACACAAAAGATGACACTACAGTTTGCAAGCCAATTGAAATACTAAAACCAAAATATTTCACAAAAGGTGGAGATAGATTTGATGCTAGTACTATTCCGGAATGGGAAACATGTCAAAAAATAGGTTGTGAAATAATGACTGGTGTCGGGGCTGGTGGAAAAATTCAATCATCTTCTGATTTGGTAAAAAATCTATTAAAACAAATATTTAAGAAGGATCAAAAAAATGAGTAATATTAAAAGAGTAAAAAAACCTTGGGGTAGAGAAGAAATTTGGGGTGATATTGATGGTGTTTGCATAGGCAAGTGTATATTTATCAACATGGGCGAAAGACTTTCTAGACAGTATCATGAAAAAAAAGAAGAGGCAATCTACGTTGTAAGAGGTGTGTTAAGATTAGAAATAGGCGAAGATGCGGACGGAAATCCGGAACAAGTTATGACTGGAGGCCCAGGTTTTACGTATCATATTAAGCCTGGTTTAATACATAGATTTTGTTCAAATGGCGGTGACGTAATGCTTTGCGAAATTTCTACATATTACCCGGATGACGTTGTCAGATTAAAAGATGATTACAAAAGATAAACAAGAGAGGAATAATGACTGGTGCAGGCATATATGTTGTTAAGTTTAAAAATGATAAACCATTAGTTTTAGGTCTGATAGGACCTGATAATATTATCAAAGACAAAAAAGGTATATATGATCTGCCAAAAGGTCATGTGGATGGTGGCGAGTCTGTTTGGGAATGTGCTAAAAGAGAATGCTTAGAAGAAGCTGGCATTTGGTTCGACCAAAGTGATATACAATATGGCCCAATTATACATAAAAATCTTACGTTATTTATTTGCTTTGCAGAGCCTTTTGTGACATGTAAAATAAAAAGAAACCCTGTTACTAAAGAAATAGAACATCAAGGTTATAAGTGGTTAACACCAGAAGAATTAGAAAAAGATTGTTATAATTATCTCAAACCCATAATTAGGATATGTAATAAAAAATTATCAAACTTGAGATAAACATTGGAAAATTTAAGAAATTTTATTCGTCAAATATTAAATGAAACAAAATATGCACAACATCGATGCTTAGATGGTAGTTTAGTTGATCATGATTCTATAGAATGTCTAATAGATGTAGAAAAAAGATTAAAAGATATGTTGTACCATAGAGATGGGTATGACAGAGGTACAGCTAACAGAGTGCACTACAATGGCTTATTGAGCAATTTAAGGTCAAAAAGACGTAAGTTATTAAAAAAATACCCAGATTATGAAACAATAATTTGATATTATTAAAGACTTGAACATTTTTGATAAGCCATGTATAGTTATTTAACATGGAGATATTATGAGCTCAGTTTTTAGTCATCACAGAACAACAGCAGATAGATCTGCTTCCGACAAAAGACGACATAAGCAAAAAATAGAAAAAGCAATAAAAGATGGCATACACAATATTGTAGCAGAAGAAAGTATAATAGGTCAGGATGGAAAGAAAAAAATTCGTATACCAGTAAGGGGTATAAAAGAATACAAATTTGTTTATGGAGCAAATCAAAAAAACTCACAAAAAGTCGGTGAAGGCGGTGATTTAGACGTAAAGCGTGGACAAAAAATTTCACAAGGTCAAAAAAAAGGTAAAAAAGGCAAAGATAATAAGGCAGGAGATAAAGCTGGCGAAGAATATTATGACGTTGAAATAACTTTAGAAGAGTTGGCTGATTACTTATTTGCTGATTTAAATTTGCCTGACTTGCAAAAGAAAAATCTTAAAAAAATTATTTCATCTGGGTTTAAAAGAAAAGGTTACAGGAATTCTGGTATAAGACCCAGATTAAGTAAAAAAGAAACAGCGAAAAGACGCATAAAAAGAAAGAACGCAGCAATTAGATCAGGTACATATGACCCTGAAAGTGATGAGTCGTTTTCATACCACGATGCTGATTTAAGATATAAACATATTAGTAAGAAAAATAAATACGCTAGTAATGCTTGTATATTTTTCGTAATGGATGTTAGTGGATCTATGAGTACTAATAAAAAGTATTTAGCTAGATCATTCTTTTTCTTACTTTATCACTTTATCAGATCAAAATATGAACAAACAGAGATAATATTTATTGCTCATGATACTAAACCATATGAAGTTGATGAAGACAAATTTTTTAAGAGAGGCTCCGGTGGCGGAACAATTGTAAGTCCAGCTTACGAATACGTTTGCGATGCAATAGAATCTAGATACAATTCTGATAGTTGGAATTTGTATACATTTCATTGCAGTGATGGTGACAATTGGGGTAATGATAATGAAAAAGTATTAACATGCATGCAAAAATTAAAAGAAAAGTGCCAATTTGTAGGATACTGTGAAATAGTGCCTGACAATGAAAAATCGTTATGGTTAGATTCTGCGTCTCTTTCAAATACTTTAGCTCATTTGCAAGATGAGAAAATGAAAATATCGCATATAGAATCAAAAAATGATGTTTGGCCAGCTTTTACAGGATTTTTTGGAGGTATTGATGTCATTTAAACCTGGAGATTTAGTTAATTACACATGGGAAATATTTAAATCCATACCAGACAAAGATGGCAATTACAATCCAGGTAATAACGATTATGACCTCGCGGAAACATCAGTTTTGATAGACGATACTGAGAAACTTGGCGGTATAATTGTCGAATGTTTTCAATCACACATTATTTCTACAGAGATATTGGTGGAGTTAGAAAAACCAGGTGATTATTTAATTGATTATATTAATGATTGTGAAGATTTTGCAAATGTGTTATTTGGCAAAGAGTTGCATGTTTGTTCTTTCAACAATTTAAGGAAAGTGTTATGAGTTGGACATTACAAGATTTAGAAGAGTGGGATGAAAAAATATGTGATATTGCAAAGAAGCATAATTTAGATTGGTATCCTATAACATATGAAACATGTGATTACTATGAAATGTTAGGAAATATGTCATATCATGGTATGCCTACACATTATGGTCATTGGTCTTATGGTAAATCATTTGAGTTACAACATAGTCAATATCAGCATGGGATGACTGGTCTTCCCTATGAGTTAATCATTAATAGTGACCCATGTATATCATACTTAATGTTAGAAAATCCACTTTATTTGCAAATATTAATAATGGCACATTGTGTAGGTCACTCTGATTTTTTTAAAAATAACAGAATGTTCAAATATACAAGGGCTGATACAGTTGTACCTAGAATGCGTAATGCAAAAAAGAGAATACAGTCATACATTGAAGATCCGAGTATAGGAATTGAAAAAGTAGAAAGAGTAATTGATGCATGTCATGCTATTTCATATCAAATCCCGAGACATCCTAGCAAAATATCAGTTATTAGTGAAGATTATAATGCTTGGCAGATAGAAAATAAAAACAATAAAAATGTTGATATAGAGCAACTACCACATGAAAAAATATATGACATAATGGGTTTTATTTCTAGTTTCGGTGAAATAAAAGAAGATTGGAAAAAAGATATTATAGAAATAGTAAGAGATGAAGCTTATTATTTTATGCCACAAATTAGAACAAAGATTATGAATGAAGGATGGGCATGTTTTTGGCACTACAAAATACTACATGATTTAGATTTGCCACAAGAATATCACTTACCTTTTCTTAAATCTCACAACCAAGTTGTAAGGCCGCACATAGGCGGAATAAATCCTTACAATTTAGGGTTTCATTTATTTAATAAAATACATGAAAGACATGGTTTAGAAGAGTGTTTTATAGCAAGAGAAGCGCATAACGATGAATCATTTGTTAGGCAATATTTAACGCAAGAAGATTGCGAAGAACTCAATCTATTTTCTATAAAGAAACAAGGCGATGACTTATATGTTGGCGATGTATCTGATGAAGAAGGTTGGAAAACAATCAAAAACAGCCTGTTGCAACAAATAGCTGGCAATCAAATTCCCGTCATATACATTCAGGAAGTAGAAAAAAACAAAAATTTAATTTTACATCATGAGCATGATCATAGAGAATTGGATCTAAATCATGCTTCTGCAGTTGTTGGACATATACAAGAATTGTGGGGAAATGATGTTTCACTAATTACAATGATAGACAATGCACCTTATGAAGTTTAGTTAGGAGAATAACAATATGTCAAAATATTTAGAAATTATTGAGAAACAAAGAAAAGACAAAAAGTCTGATAAGTTTGAAGGTACTTTTTTAGATTATCTGAAAGAACTAGAAAGCGATCCGTCCATAGCACAACATGCGCACAAGAGATTGTATAATGCGATATGTGAAAAAGGTATTAACACAATATCAGCTGATGACGACAGAAAGCATAAAATATTTAATGGTGATAACATTAAAATTTATGATTATTTCAAAGATCATTTCTATGGCAATGAAAGAGTAATAGAAAAGCTTATGAGGTTTTTAAAAGGAGCTGCACTTAGAGGTGAAGAATCTAGACAAGTGTTGCTTTTAATGGGACCAGTTGGTGCTGGTAAATCAGCATTGACGGAACATATTAAAGCAGCATTAGAAGACAAACCTTATTATCACTTAAAAGATGATCCTCAACGTGGAGAACCATTGCAACTGTTGCCTAGATCTTTGAGAGAAGACTTTGAAAAAATGTTAGATGTTAAGATTGAAGGTGATTTATCGCCAATAGCTCGGTATAAATTGTTAGAAGAGCATGATGGTAAATATGAAAATTTCCCTGTAGTCAAAAGTACTTTTTCGCAAAGGGGACGTCGTGGAATTGCTTCTGTGCCACCTATGGATGCTAATAGTCAAGATGTTTCTGTGCTTATTGGTTCAGAAGATATAAGTAAGTTAGATAAATTTAGTGAAGATGATCCCCGTGTTTTAAATCTTACTGGCGCATTTAATGTTGGTAACAGGGGTATCGTTGAGTTGATAGAGGTGTTTAAAAATGAAATTGAATTTCTTCACACGATTATTACAGCAACTCAAGAAAAACGAGTACCTGCTCCTGGTAAGCATGATATGGTGTTTTTCGATGGTGTTATTTTGGCACATTGTAACGAGTCTGAATGGAATAGATTTAAATCAGAACACACAAACGAAGCAATCCTCGACAGAGTAGTTAAGATTAATGTCCCATATGTTTTAGAATTAGATCAAGAATCCAGAATTTATGAAAAGATTTTAGCAAAATCAGATTTTGATGCTCATATTGCACCACATACAATCAAGGTTGCAAGTATGTTCTCTGTTATGAGTAGACTTAAAGAATCTGCTAAGTGTGATTTGCTTACAAAGATGAAAATTTATAATGGGGAAGACGTAATTGAAAAAGGTCGAGTTAAAAAAATAGACATAAAAGATTTGCGAGAAGAATCACGTGATGAAGGCATGACTGGTATTAGTACAAGGTTTATCATGAAAGCTATTGACAATGCTTTGTGTGACAGTGAAAATGAATGTATTACTCCGGTGGGTGTTATTAATTCCGTGACCAAGATGGTGAAAGAACAAATAGTTAATGCTGATTTTAGAGAAAAGTGTTTGGAGATTATACAAAAAACTGTACGCGAAGAATATCTTAAAATACTTGAGACTGAGATTGCTAAAGCATTTATTACAGCATATGAAGAACAAGCACAGTCATTATTTGATACGTATTTAGATAATGCTGAAGCTTATACTACTAAAACAAAACTTAAAGACAAAGTAACTAAAGAAGAAAGATCAGCTGATGAGCAATTTATGAAGTCTATAGAAGAAGTTATCGGTATTAGTGGTAGTTCTAGACAGGGCTTTAGATCTGATGTGACAGCTTATATGTTCTCGAGAATGAGACGTGGCGAAAAAGTAGATTATAAAAGCTATGAACCTTTGAAAGAAGCAATTGAGAGTTACCTAATTAATTCAGTAAAAGATATGGCTAGAATTGTTACAAAGTCTAAAACCAGAGATGATGAACAAAAAGCAAAATATTCTGATATGGTAAAAACACTAATAGATGAATATGGTTACAATGAAACTTCAGCTGAAGAAATTTTAACTTATGCATCTAATAACCTTTGGAGAGATTCATGATACTAGCTAATCTAGTATATTATTTGTGTTTATTAATATATACATTTCCTATAGCCTTAATATTTGGTTATATATTTTATGAAATGTTTAATGAATACAAATAAATTTTTATAAAAATTATGTGTGCATTGTATAATGAATTATACTGTTAATAGCGGTATAATTCATTATCTTTTTTAGGAGTAAACTATGGGTGGTGGTGCTGGTCACATGAGACATCCTTTTGATTTATTTAAAATCAAAAACGGATCTGATCTTTTAAATTTCTTTTATAACATAAAAAATGATATACAGTCTGATAGACAAAAAAGTTATAACTTAAAATCTGATGGCACGAACGTGCTTTTAAAAGTAAGCGGCAATCAGTTAGTCGTAGATAGAGGTTCAATGAAACCTGAAGATGTTAATGGTATGACGTTAACGGATGCTGCTGAAAGATACCCTGAAGGGCATGGTTTGCGAGATGCAACTTTAATTTGCACTAGTATTTTAAATAAAGCATTTCCAAAAATACAAAATGAGCTTAAGTCATTAGGGCTGCTTGACAATAATTTTTATTGTATTAATGTTGAATATGTTCCTGCTGGTAAAATGAATGCTACTGATTATGAGAAAAATTATTTATTTGTGCATGGCGTCAATGCTTATTATGAAAAATCTTATAGAGGCGTAGAAAGACCGGGTTTGGAAAGACCGTTGGTTTATGATCCAAAAAAGCAAAAACATGTACCTACTAAGGACAAAAGCGTTGAATTGCCATATGATAAAAATGCTTTATTCAGTTTAATTAATAAGTTAAACAACGTAGCGAAAGACTTAAGCTTTGGAGATTTAGGCAATTTCGAAGTAGTAGGACCAGTTGATGTTATGCATCTTGATGAAAGAGAGATACAATACACTTCGTTAAAAAAACCATTTTCTATTAATTTCTCAGAAAGATTTTTAAGAAAAAATGAAGAAATTAGGCATTTACAAGGTTCATCACTTAAAACTTGGTTGCTTCACGTGAAAAATAAACCAGCTCAATATCATAGTGGAAATTATGATGTATTTTTTGAGACATCTGACAGAAAGAAAATTAACCCTTATCATAAGAAAACTTATACTGAAACTGTTATCGACAAAACCAGGTTTTTAGATGAAATTGTTATAGATCATGATATAAGAAGTTTTATTGATGGAATGGTTTTAATTCATGCAACAAAGGAACTAGGGCAAGATTTTTTAAATGGTTTGACTACAAAAGACTTTGGACACATTGTTTACAGTGATGATGGACAACATGAAGGCGTAGTTATTCGTGATAAATCTTACAGTGATTTTCCTTTTAAAATTACCGGCGACTTTATTGTGGATGGACAATATGGGAGATTAGCAGCTAAAATGGCAGAAAAAAAAGTGACTTTAGAAGTTGCTGCTAACGCAAAAATATTACTACAAACTTTAAAAAATCATTTTTAAGAGGTCAATATGAAAATTATAAATGAATTATTTAGCGAGGACAACATCTATAGATTTTTATTAGCATTTGCAATATTGTTGATTGTGTATAGCGGATATGTAGAAGTTAAAGAAAGAAAAGCTATTGAGAAAAGATTTAAGAGAATAGAAACTATTTTAGATATATGTCACGAAGAGGTGTGTTATGAAAATTAATTTAGGCTTCCCAGAAATTTTGCTAGTATTGAGTTATCTTTTTTACAAAGTTTCTTTTACATATTCTGTCCTTTGTTTCATAATTGCTATTGCAGCAAAGATTATTGATTATGCTCTAGAGTACAGTAAGGTTGCTGAAATACAAAAATTAGTATTTAATTCTATAGAAAAATTAACGCAGTATTTTGAAAATGAAAAACAAAGCAAAAAAGTATCAGAAGACAAAGTTCTTAAAGGTTGAAAATCTGTCACAAAGTGTTATATCACACGTGGTTTCTACTGCGGACATGTGGCATAATAAAAAAGGTTTGATTAAGTCAAATATTTACCATCTGGGTGTATCAAGTGCATCTAGATGGTTTTTATCTTTAGAGAAGAATGAAGTTGATAATGAAATATCCAAGATAATATTAGATGCGTGTCAAGCTATTGAAAAATATGAACCTGGCAGCTCATCTTTACTTTTTTATTATTTAGCAAATAAAATAAAAAGAGAATCTGATTTTAGATTAGGAACAAAAGAAATAATAAAAAATATTAAAAGACACGTGTCTGCAGAAGCAGCTACTATAGTTGAAAATGTTTTTGACAATATAAGTCCGACAACTCATATATCTGTTATAGATAGCAATTCTAGTGAAAACGTAATTGAATTAAAAAATGGATACAGGTCAGATTTAGTAATAGACAAGAATTTTTCGAAAATGATAGGTACAAACAACATTGTTTTAAATGATGTTAGTATACTTTTAATTGAAGGTGCCATAGCAAGTGTAAGCGAAATAAATACATTTCTAACTAAGGCAAATGAAACTCAGCAAAATTGGTTGTTAATATGCAGAAGCTTCCCAGAAGAATTAATTGCTACGCTGGGTACTAACTGGCTTAAAAGAAAGTTAAATGTTGTACCATTGCAATACGGTACATCATACAAAAATATCAATGCGTTAGTAGACTTAATTAAAATTACTGGAGGAATGAGTATTAACTGTCAGTTTGGCGACGTGATAGCTATTGCATGTAATGAAGAAGAACGGTATGGTTTTGTTAACAAAGTACAAATATATAATAAAAACATAGTCCTAAACACTGATAAAGATATATCTGCGCATAAAAAATCACTTATAAATAAAATGTTAAGCGCAGAAGAAACATTACAACAAGTATATGCGGAGAGAGTATCGAATTTAGCTAATGAGCTTTGTGAAATAAGATTAAGGAATAGTGACACATTAATAAAAGAAGAAGTCGACTGGGCCGTAAAATATTATGTTAGTGGAGCATGCGGAGGCTTTATTAAGTGTGAAAATATTGTAATACCTAAAAAATGGCATGACGTGTGCGCACAGGTAGCTAAAAACTTAACTGAAACATTAAAAACTATTGGTGGTGTTGTTAATTTTGCTTGATATAGTTTTACAATTAAAAAAAATATTGTAATTATTCATTATAGCATATTTATATACACGGGGAACAAAGATGAGTGATAAATATTTGTCAACATACAAATCAGTAATGTCTATTTTGAAACAAGACGTAATACAAACTATTATCGATGGTACAAACACTGGCACTTTTAACATCAACATTGAAGAAAGAGACAAGTTAATCAGAGTATTAGAAGCAAGCTTTGATGCTAAAAGTTATGAAATGTATAACGTAATGCAATCTGCGGTACCCAAAGAGACTAGTGTACCAAAAAAAAGTGGTGGCAGATCTGGAAAAAGTAAAAAGTAATGACTAGTCAAAAATCATGGTGTAAACATTTAGTTGAATGTCATTGTGTTTTACCACAAATGCGTCAGCGTAAAGAAATAATATATCATAAATTTATTGTTTTCTCTACGATTGATCTAGATTCAAATGTTGTTATACCAAAACATGCGGCATGTAACAACTGTGGTGTAATACATAACGTTATTGACATTTGCAAGAGTGAAATTTATGGTGGCAAAGAAGTAGGAGCAACAATATCAAAAGAAGATATTATGCTAATGATACCAAAAGAAATAAGTAATGTTCTGCAAAATTACAACTGTGAGTTACACGACTGGGAACACGTATTACATATTTTTCAAAACAATTTGTGGATAGTAGAAGATTGTTTTATAGTTTTGTCGCGTGAAAGCGATGAAGATTCTGTTAGTGGAAAACTATTAAGAATAACTGGGTCCAGTGCTTTCAGAATTGAGCCTTACATGTATAATACAATGGTGAAAAAATGAGTGATGATGTAAAAGCAATAGAAGATAATATAAAAGCTAGAGAAATAGTACAAACAGTTTTAGATTATGGTGTTAACAATAATCAAATATTACAGATAATATATCTGTTTGCTTTGGAGTTAGAAGACCAACAGCATGTAAAAACAATAACAAAAATAATAAACGATATAAAATCAAACAAAAACGTTGCTAGTCAAAAATCTAGCATTTTATTAGGAGAGTAATATGTCCATGGATATTAAAGAAAAATGGGAAGCAATTAAAGTTATCGTAGAGTCGCTTGAACTTGACGTACAAAAGAATGCTAATGGCAACGCGTCTGCTGGTGTTCGTGCACGTAAAGGTCTACGTCTTTTGAAAAAAGAAGCTGCTGAGCTAGTAAAAATTACTATTGAAGCAGAAAAAGCTTCAAAAGACAAAAAATAAACATCATTTTATTTGCTTACATAATAAAAAAAGGCGGTTTTACCGCCTTTTGTTTATTTTGGATATAATTATTGTATGATAATTTACCTAATAAATTTTTTAAATATTTGAGTTAGTTTTTTAATTGCACTTTTTTCAATTTGACAGATGCGCATTCTAGTAAGTCCATGTAAATCCCCTATTTCCTGTAAAGTACGAGGCCCATCTTTGGCCGCAACTATTGCGCAATTTAATTTACTACTACAATTTAACCAGTTCCTGCACTTTTTGTTTTCGCAGGCCTTGTTTAATGTTTCGCATGAAGAAAAACATGTTTTTTGTTCTCTATTGTGACTCATTACAACTCCATAAAAATAATATATTATATTATACAATAAACCTAACATATTTCTAAAGGTAAAAAAATGACAAGAAAAACTTTTATATTAGATACATCAGTAATGTTGTATGACAAGCAATCAATCCACGCTTTTATTGGGAACAATATTGTTTTGCCATTAGTTGTTTTAGAAGAGTTAGATAAGTTTAAAGACAGAAGAGGCCTAGTTGGTGATAATGCTAGATATGTAAATAGATTTTTAGATCAAATGAGACATGCACCCAAAAATGGCACAGGATGGAAGATAGATGAAGTGCATGATATTTGGTTTAAGTTTGAAACAGACCCAAAAATACATGATCAAGTACCTGAAGGTTTTGACTATGGTTATAATGACAATGTTATAATTGGTTGTGCTTTGTTTCTAAAACTGCATAGTGCAACCAATGATGTTATAAGAGTTATCACTAAAGATATTAATCTTCGTGTAAAATGCGATGCCGTAGGTGTTGATGTTGCTGATTACGTAAAAGATAGAATTTCAACTGACGTCGATACATTTAAAGGCTTTAATAGCATAGACTTGACATGTGAGCAAATAGATCAGTTTTATAAACAAGGTCATATTGAAACAGAACACAAGCTAAACGAAAACCATTTTGTCGTTGGCACATCATCTCAAAACTCAATGTTAGGCATATATAAAAAAGGCCAAGTAAATAGATTAAAATACAAAATGGATTCTTTAATACAAGTTGAACCAAGAAATTCTGAACAAAGATTTGCTATAGAAGCCCTGCTTGATCCTCAAATACCACTAGTGACATTAACTGGGTTAGCTGGTTCTGGTAAAACATTTTTAGCATTGATGGCTGGTATGTTAGGCGTAAAAGATGGAAAATCGGGTGATTATGAAAGATTGTTAGTTACGAGAACATTACAACCAGTAGGAAAAGATTTAGGTTATTTGCCTGGTTCTATGGATGAAAAAATGGCCCCATGGATGATGCCTATCTTAGATAACGTACGAGTTGCTTTTAAAGACACTAGTTTTTTTAAAATGCAGATGGCTTCTGGTGTTATTGAGGTTGCTCCTATTCCTTACATACGTGGTAGAACATTTAATAATAGTTTCATGATAGTAGATGAAGCACAGAACGCTACAATACATGAATTAAAGACTATCATCACACGGATGGGTACAGGTTCTAAAATAGTATTACTGGGTGACATCGACCAAATCGACACACCATATATTGATCGACAAAGTTCTGGTTTGAGCATAGTTATAGATAAATTTCAAGATAGCACACTTGCCGCGCACGTTAATTTGTCAAAAGGGCAAAGGTCTGATTTGGCCAGTGTAGCTTCAACAATATTGTAGAGATAGTAAATGCCAATAAGATATGACAAAAACAGACACAGAAAAATATATCCAATTAATAGAAAAACACCCGTATATGTTGCAACTTCGACGGTCGCTGGTGTTCAAATAGAAACTGCAACAGTGTCTTTTTCTAGCAGCAGCAGTGAAACATATACTTTTACTGAGAGTTACAGCGCGGTACCAATAGTAACTGCAACAGCTGATAACAACATTAATGTATATATTTCAGCTATAGATACTAGTACTGTCACAATATCAGTTTCTGAATCTTTTACTGGCAATGTTTATTTGCAAATAACCGCGAGTTAGTAATATGGCAACAAAATCATCAATAACATCAGAAGGTAAAATTACCTTTACTAATTCAAACAGTGAAGCTTTACCGGTAAGCTTAGGCAGTAATACTTTAATTTTAACAGTGTACGGTGATAATGTAAATGTGTGGTATGAATCCGGGAATGTAAGAACATCAGAGCTATTTACTGGCGAAGTATACTACAGAGTAGTTTAGGAGAACAAAGATGAGTAATTTTAAGGCAAGTGGATTAAACGTTAGCGGAGATGCTAGTGTAACGGGGTCAATACATTTAATAGCTGCAGAAAGTAATACTACTTTATTAAATTTTGAAATGGACACTAACAACTATGATACAATATTGTATAGATGTGGCCAAGGTAATGGTTTTGGTTTTAATTTAGTATATTCAGGAAGCGGTAGTGGAAATAACAACACATTTGTAATTGAGGCTGATAATCAAGATTCTGATGGCCAAATAAATGCTTTAAAAATATTTCAAGATGGTGATGTACAGTTTGCGCAAAAAATAATTGCTCAGGAGTATATACATTTCCGCGGACAGGAAGATGTTGCTTATCCTTTTATATATTCTGGCGCAAGTACCTTCTTGAATGTCGATGGTAATGACTATTTAAATTTACATGGTGACGTACGTGTTAGTACGCAGGGTAGATTTGTGCACAATCCCGGAGATATGGATTTTGATTTTTTAGTAAATACTGACGATGAAATAGGATTTTTTTTCATAGATGCGAATGATAATTCTATAATACTTGGCCATAAGGAGTTTACTGATGAATTAACAGCAAATGCAGCTGCAGTCACCGGTTATGGTGCTGATGTAAATATAATGTTGTCTGGTTCCGCTGGCTCAAAGGATAGTGAAAATCGTGGTACCACGTTAATTTCTGGCGACCTTGTTGTTTCTGGCACTGTGTACAATGGCGATGGTGTATCGTTTACTGCAGGTGGCGATATTAGTAGCGTTGTTGCAGGTGCAGGTTTAACTGGTGGCGGACTAACTGGAGATGTGACTTTAAACGTTGGTGAGGGTGATGGAATAACAGTTGCAGCGAACGAAATTTCTGTTGATTTAACACCAGATTCAGGGCTACATGTTGATAGTTCCGGATTAACAATTGACAATTCAGTTGTTGCTACTTTGACCGGTTCACAATTTAGCGGAAATGTTGGTATCACTGGCTCTTTAAGCATTGGTAATGATGTGCTTATCGATAATAATAACAGAATATACTTTAACGGCACTGCAACAAATCAATACATATATGGTGCCGGTACTAGCATGTATATTGATGGTGACAACGTTGTTAGTTTAAGTGCTGATGTAAATATAAACTTAAATGCCGGTGCCAGTAGTATTAATTTTGTGACTATTGGAAGTAGTAAAACCGAATTTAATACATCTCTGCAGCCTTATAATTTTGAAGTTAATACAGATACTTCTTTTGCTACTCTTTTTGTTGATGGTACTGATGAGACGGTAATTTTAGGTCATGAAAGCTTTGATGCATCTCCTGCAGCATCAGAAGTCGATGGCTATGGAGACGATGTAAAAATTATGTTGTCAGGTTCAGCGGGTTCCAAAGATACCTCAACAAGGGGAGTTGTCCTTGTTCCGGGTGATTTTGTTGTTTCTGGTACTATATATGATGGCACTGGTGCTAGTTATTCTACTGGTGGAGGTGGGGGATCTGGTGACATTACTTCTGTTGTTGCAGGTACAGGTTTAACTGGTGGTGGTTTAACTGGCGATGTAACTTTAAACGTTGATGATTCTGTTGTTGCCACTTTGACCGGTTCACAATTTAGTGGAAATGTTGGAATTGCAGGGTCACTAGAAGTTGAAGGTGATCTTAGTTTAGTAGCTAATTCTAGATTAAGATTAAACAACCCCGGGGAAAATGATCAATATATTTATGGTAACAATTCTACTTTAAATATTGATGGAGATAACATAGTTACATTAAGCGCTGATAATAATATAAACTTAAATGCCGGTGCCAGTAGTATTAATTTTGTGACTATTGGAAGTAGTAAAACCGAATTTAATACATCTCTACAACCTTACAATTTTGAAGTTAATACAGATAATTACTTTGCTACTCTTTTTGTTGATGGTACTGATGAGACAGTAATTTTAGGTCATGAGGGTTTTGATAGTTCTCCTGCAGCATCAGAAGTCGAAGGTTATGGAGATGATGTAAAAATTATGTTGTCAGGTACTGTTGGTTCAAAAGATAGTACTGACAGAGGCGTTGTATTAGTATCAGGCGATTTAGTCGTATCTGGTACTATATATGATAGCGCAGGCTTTGGCGCCTCTAAATTTTTAGAAAGAGGTGCTTGTCAGATATCTAGTGCCACTTCAAACAATGATAGACTTTACCTTCCAGAAGATAGTTTAACTGAAAGTACAAGTATTAGTTATTATCATTCATTTGTTGCTCCTGGGTCAGGGAGCATTGAAAAATTAATAATTAGATCATGGGGATCCGCTGCAGCAACAAACTTAGCTGCAGTTGGTGCACTTACGGGATCTGTTCACATAGGTAATGCTGGCACTGATGCTGCACTCATTGAAACTGGGTATGATTCTATAGAAGAAGTTATTGTTGAAGATGCAGATGTTACCGGAGACACAAATGTTATTTTTAATTTTGTTGAATCTGATTTTGGCCCCGGAGATGTTTTTGCCATTGGGCTTAAACCAGACAACCTTTGGAACACCGGTGGAACAATAAGTTTATCTTTTACAATTGTTGGTTCATTAAAACAATAATTGACATTTTTATTTTACATCCTGAGATATGAGACATAATTCCTTTATGTAGAAATAAGGGGGTAAAATGTTTACTAGTAACATGTTTCAACAAGACAAGTTAATTGAAAGGGATATTGATTTAGTTTTTGTTGCTGATTTATTTGTTGAGGATTATATAGGTGGAGCTGAGTTAACTACGCAAGCCTTAATAGATAGTGCTGAAACTCATGGGATAAAAGTGCAAAAAATACATTCTCATGAGGTTACATTAAAAACTCTAGAATCCGGCTCGAACAAATTTTGGGTTTTTGGCAATTTTTCTAATTTCAACCAACAATTAATCCCTACAGTCGTTGGTAATATTAATTATTCTTTGTTAGAATATGATTATAAATTTTGTAAATATAGATCAGTAGAAAAGCATGCTGACGCAGAAGGTGTAGATTGCAATTGTAGTAATGAACAACAAGGCAAATTGATATCTGCTTTTTTTCATGGTGCAAGAACTGTTTTTTATATGAGTGAAAAACAAAAAGATTTGTATTTCCAAAAATTCCCATTTTTTGAAAAAGACGAAGGAGCTAAACATTTAGTACTATCTTCAGTGTTTGATGACAATTTTTTTGCAACAGTTAAAAAATTAAATGAAAAACACAAAGGGAAGAAAAGAAGTGGGTGGCTTGTATTAGGTTCATCTAGTTGGATAAAAGGTACTGATGATGCTATTAAGTGGTGCAATGATAATAATAAAGATTTTAAGGTTTTACAAGGTTTGCCAGTTGACGTTGTATTAGAAGAAATGGCGACTGCGGAAGGTATTGTTTACTTACCAAAAGGTAATGATACTTGCCCTAGAATTATTATTGAAGCACAAATGTTAGGCTGTGAGCTTGTAATGAATGATAAGGTTCAACATGCTACTGAATTTCCTTTTAAAGATGGAAGCTATGAAGATTTAGAAGTATATCTTTACACTAGAAGAGAGTTTTTCTGGGAAACAATAAAGGGTGACATGAATTGGCAACCAAAAATCTCTGGATACACTACAACATACAATTGTATCGAAGGTGGCTATCCATTTGAGGAATGTATAAAGTCTCTAGTAGGTTTTTGCACAGAAATAGTTGTAATGGATGGTGGATCAAATGATGGAACATTTGAAAAATTAGTTGAAATGCAATCTATAGAACCTAAAATTAGGATATTCCAACATAAAGTAGACTATAATCATCCTAGATTTGCTGTGCAAGATGGTTTGCAAAAAGCGAGAGCTAGAGAAAAATGCACTCAAGCTTTTTGTTGGCAAATAGATAGTGATGAGATTGTGCATGAAGATCATCATGTTTCTATATTCAAACTTTGTCGACAATTTCCAAAAATGATTGATTTAATAGCACTTCCAGTTATAGAATACTGGGGGTCAGATGAAAAAGTAAGAATAGATGTTAATCCTTGGAAATGGAGGCTTTCTAGAAATAAGCCAAACATTACACACGGTATACCAGCCGAGCTGCGCAGATTTGATGATAATGGTGACCTATATTCTGCACCTGGCACTGATGGTTGTGATTATATCGATAAAGAAACTTACCAAAGAATTCCACATGCATCATTTTATACAGAGCAAGTGCATCAAGTAAGAATGGCAGCTTTAGGTGGCAATAAAGATTTACAAGAAAATTATGAAAAGTGGTTTAATCAGTTAGTTAAAAACATGCCGGGTGTATTTCATTACTCGTGGTTTGATTTAGAAAGAAAAATAAAAACATATAAAACTTATTGGTCAAAACATTGGCAAAGTATGTATAATATAACGCAAGAAGACACAGTTGAAAATAACATGTTTTTTGATAAAAAGTGGGAAGATGTTACTGATCAAGATATTAAAGAAATGGCAGCTAAATTAAAAGATGAAATGGGCGGATGGGTTTTTCATCAAAAAATAGATTTTAATCGTAAAACTCCGCACTTACATGTAGAATTAAAACAACCTAAATGGATGATAGATGGATAACGTAAAAATATGTGTTGCTATTTGTAATTACAATCATTTGAAATATTTGGCTGATTCTATAAAATCAATACAAAATCAAACACATAAAAACTTAGATATATGTGTAATTGATGACTGTTCTGAAAATCAAAAAGAAGTTAAGTTACTAGTAGAATCTTTTATGATGTCAGATGAACGTATTAGATTAATATTACACAGCGAGAATAAAGGTAAGTGGCACTGTTTAAATGAAGCATATAGGACGACTGATGCACAAGTGTGTACTTCTAATGATGCGGATGATGTTTCACTTAAAGAAAGATTAGAAGTACAACTAAAATGCATGATAGCCACAAAGACTATACACAACTTATGTACGCATTTAGATTTTTTTGATGATGATGAGTTAAAAATGTATAATGAAAATTATGAATTTAAGCATGAAAAAATAGAAGTTATACAACCTGAAGTTGTAAAAAATCTAGTTTTACAAGGTTATCAGATAAAATATAAAATGGGGTTAGGTTTAAATCACTATTTTGTTGGTAAATATCAAACGACCGGTGCTTCTGCTATGTTTGATAGAGAAATATGGTTGCAAGGCATTAGATTTAACCCACCAGAGCAGGATCTAAGAGTATTGGTAAGCGAAGATTCTGATTTTAATTTTAGATGCACAGCACTTCTGGGAAAGACTTCTGTCGTAAATTTACCCCTTTATTTATATCGCAGAAACACTAGCACTAACGAGGAAAAAATATAATGAGCGTTAAGATGAAAATAGTTGTTCCTACTTATAATACGGAACATTGGATACAAAGGTGCATTCGTAGTATTGCTGCACAGTCTTATAAGAATTTTGAATGTGTGATAATAAACGACTGTTCAACTGATAATACAGGGCACATGATTGATCAGTGTAAAGAAATACAAGGTGATCCAAGATTTAAAATTGTTCACAATAAAGAAAATGTTAAGGCATTAAAAAATATTGTTGACGGTTTCAACATGTTAAATGCAAAGGAAGAACCTGAATCTGTGCTAATGGCTATTGATGGTGATGATTTTTTATACAGTTCAGAGTCTCTTACAGTAGTTGCCCAGTATTATGCGCAACTAAAACCTCTTTTGACTTATGGAAATTGGGTTGGGTGGCCGCATGGTACTCATTCTAATAATCGACCTATACCGGATCATGTGCACAATAGGAGAAATTACAGAGATTTGCCTTTTGCTTTTTCACATTTGCGCACTTTTAAAAGTAAGCTTTGGTACAACATTAAAGATGAAGATTTAAGAGGTCAAGATGGCAAGTATTTTGAATCTGGTTGGGACGTTGCTTTTATGTTACCAATGATAGAAATGGCAGGCAAAAGAACTGTTATGATCCCAAATGTTCTATATTGTTATAACATGGTTAATCCTATAAGTGATTGTAAAATTAGGGGACAACAGCAGATTAGCATTGATAACTATATAAGGACAAAAAAACAGTACAATTTGTTAGGGGGTTAAGATGAATAACGCATACACAGAGTGGAATAATATTACTAGTCAATTATTTGATTCTTATATTTTAAAATATGAACTTCAAGAAATTATATATACTAACAACTATGTTTTATATGATGCTGATAATATTAAAATTGACAGTATTAATAATAAATTTGCAAACGTTGCTGATATATGTGTAATTGTACCTTTTTTTGGTCGTTTCCAACATGTTGTCAACACATGTCAATCAATAATAGATGCTGCTGCAAAAACTAAATTAAATATTGAGCTAGTACTAATAGAAAAAGCTGATACCCAAGAAGATTTAAAAGCACATAATTTTTTTGCTTATTCAAGATTTAACATGATGCCAAAAAATTTACAATTTTTCTGTATACAAAAAGTGCATGCAAACTATAAATCAAAAGGTTTGTTAATGAATTTGGGCGCACTACTTCGGCCGAATGCAAAATATTATTTAGTACACGATAGTGATATCATTGTTCAGTCTAGTTTTTTTAACAAAATACAAAAAAATATTGAACGTAGAGGTGAAGTAAATTTTATGCAACCTTATAGTAATAATAGAATATTGTTGACTACTCCGATGTTAGCGGAAATGTACTTTACAAATATTATAAGTAATGATGATTTAAATGAAAAAATGCCTGGTGTTTTTGTAAATAAAAACTGGTATCAAAAACAATATTCTTATGGTGGTTCCGTGCTAATTTCAAATAAAGCATATTACGGTGTTGGTGGGTTTGATGATCAAATTTTCTGGACTTGGGGTGCTGAAGATATAATGTTTTGGACAAAACTAATAGATAAATATGGCCAACCAATATATGCTGATTATGACATAAACATGTTTCACATTTATCATCCACCATCAATTAATGAACAAACTTCACAGGGTGATTTTTTAAATAAAATGTTTACTTTGTCAGAAAAAATGTGGAACATGTATCAAAATATTGATCTTAACTCTAGGCTAAATTATATTAATAAAAAATCAAAATTTTTATCTAAATATAAAAACTTAGACATTGACATAAAAGATGCTATTTTTAAATTTAAAAAAATTAGCAGCAGGAGATTATAGATCATGAAAAATAATAAAAACATACTAGGGTTTTATGGCTCACATGATGCATCAGTAACCTATCTAGACAAAAAAGGAAAAATAAGAATTCTAGAGTTTGAGAGATTTTCTAAAAAAAGATACGCAATGTATTCAGATAGGTTTGACCACAGGACAATTGGTACGAATAATGAAACAAGATCAGCTTTTTTAAACTACGTGTCCCAAGATATAAAGACTACTGATGATTTAGTTATTGCTTATAATGAGCTTTCTGAAACTGATATTGCTTTTATAAAAAAACATTTTGAAAAAGCAAAATTTATACAATGCAACCATCATCAAGCGCATGCTTACTGTGCATATTACCAGTCCCCTTATAAAACAGCACATGTTATATCTTTGGATGGAGGAGGTCTAGATAATGGTGCAGTTTCAATGTCAAAAGTTTTTTATGCTGACAAAGATAAAGTAGAAGAAATTTTTGACCCAAAGATAGATTTAGGTAATCCATATGCAAAGTTAGGTTACGTAATATCTGAAATAAATCATGGTTATGACGGTCAAAAAATGTCACTTGCATATGCTGGTAAAATAATGGGTTTATGTGCATATGGTAATGCAAGAATGGAATGGCTTAAACCAATGCAAAAGTACTATAAGCACAAATCTTTGGATAAACTCGCAAAAGATATCGGCTTAATTTTGGGTCAAAATAGCTTAAGTGGACAAGTTGGTTTTGATTTAGCAGCGACCAGTCAACACGTTTTTGAAGATATAGCTTTTAATTTAGTTAAAAACGTTTTTGATAAGAAAAATGATAATATTATTTTAACCGGTGGTTGTGCACTCAATGTTTTATTTAATCAAAAATTAAAGCTTTTTTTAAAAAATACTGATTACGATCTTTTCGTGCCACCTAATCCAAACGACTGTGGGCTTTCTTTTGGTCAGTATTGCATGTTTAACAATGTAAAGCATAATGACATATTATATAATGGTTTCCCCGTATTAGATTTACAAAAATTAGACGCTGTTGTCAAGAATTACAATGCAAAAAAAATAAAAACTAGTGACATTGTAGACTTGTTATCGCAGGGAAAAATAATTGGTTTAGTTTATGGTGATTCTGAAGTAGGACCTCGTGCGCTAGGAAATAGAAGCATTATTTGTGATCCTAGTTTTAAAAACATGAAAGATGTTTTAAATCTTAAGGTTAAATTTAGAGAGTGGTTCCGTCCATTTGCCCCAGTTTCTCTTTTAGAAGACGCACCAGTTTTTTTTGATGATGCTTTTGAATCACCGTATATGAGTTATGCCCCAAAAGTAAAGGAAGAATATCAAAATATTTTAAAAGCTATTACACATGTAGATGGAACGTCAAGACTGCAAACAGTTACAAAAGGGCAACACAAGCTTTTTTATGACATTTTAGTTTGCATGAAAAAAAATAAAAAAACACCAGTACTGTTAAATACTTCATTTAATATTAAAGGTTATCCTATACTGACAACAATTGAAGATGCGCTGTATGTTTTAAATAACACTGAGCTTGACCATGTTATAATTCAAGGCTACTTGTTTTCGAAAAAAGGTTTATGATGAAATATGTTATAACAGCAAAAGGATTATTAGATGTCAATACTGGCAATGGTTCGTTTTCCGGCGGAACACCAGTTTCTCAAACAGAGTGCGCGACAGAACTTATAATTACAAGATTAGAAGCTATTAATTTATTTAAACAAGGCTTGATAAACAGTGACACATGTGTTGTAACATTACCGGAAAGAAGATTTTTATATGAGAATATTTTTACTAAAACAGAGGTGTATAACCCAAGTAAAGTTTATAAAGATTGCATTGATTTAGTTTCAAATGAAAGTATAGAGAGATTGTGTAAAAAATTGCCTTATAAACCTTTTTACAAATATTTTGACCGTGACAAAAAAGAGATATTAGATATACCACTTAACAAATCAATACTAAATATGGAGTGTGATCAATTTCTTATTTGTATTCCTAGACTAAAAAACTCAGACACTAGAAGAAATTTAGAACAGAATTATTGGGAAAATTTTATAAAAAAAGCTAGTAAAATATATAGTAAAGTATGTGTTTTTGGGAAAGGCAATCAAAATTTAGATAATGGTAAAAATATTGTTTATATTGATACACTAAAAGATTATTGTAGTTATTTGCACCACCCAAATTGTGCGCATGTTGTTAGTACAATATCAGGACCATGTCATTATGCGCAATCATTTTCAAATACGGGTGGAAAAACTTTGTTAACAATGATTGATAATTATAATTTAATAGAAAAGCATGGAGATGATCCTTCTTACTTTCACCCATGTATCAACTTTACAAATATTAAAATTAACTTTATTAAAAAAGTGCCAACAGTTGATGAGCTATTGGAAACACTGGAGGAAAAATGATAGGTAAAAAATTAGACAAATATATTGAGGAAAAAGTTGCTGAAGTGCTTAATAAAACAAAATTTCCGGAATATGATAATATACATAGTGATTCTTTTTCTGAATTGATAGATAAACTAATAATTGTGCACACCAGGCTTTGGTATCTTGAAGATGCTTTAAATGTTGAAACTGACCCACATAAAATTGCTGAGTTAAAAAGAAAAGCAGATGTTACATTTAAAGAAAAAAGACCTATGTTGGTCAAAGCAATCGATAAAACAATCACAAATATGTGCAATGGAAAATATAATCCAACAGTTGAAAATATAAAAGCTTATAAAGGTTATAAAAAAGAAAATGAATAAAGATGATAAAATTTTAGTTGCTGGTCATAGAGGATTTGTAGGAAGTAATTTAGCTAAGCACTTAAAAAATCTAGGTTATACAAATATTAGTGGTTACACTAGAAAACAAGTAGATCTATCTAACGTACATGAAACTAACTCTCTTTTTAAATCACAAAATTTTGATTATGTTTTTATGTGCGCAGCAAAATGTGGCGGATTACAAGCAAATTTAGATGACCCATATAGTTTTTTGTACGATAATTTAGTCGTACAAAATAATTTAATACATGCATCAATAGAAAACCATGTTAAAAAAGTACTGTTTTTAGGTTCAAGTTGCATTTATCCAACAAATTATAAGCAACCACTAAAAGAAGAATACATATTACAGGGTCCAGTTGAACCAACAAATGAAGGCTACTCAATTGCTAAAATAGCAGGGCTTAAACTTTGTGAATATGCTAACAGCCTGCTAGGACAAACTCATGGCGGCATAAAACATACGACCAAGTTTATTTCACTAATGCCTTGTAATTTATATGGGCCAGGCGACGATTTTGATCTTAGAAATTCACACGTAATGGCAGCATTAATCAGGAAATTTGTTGAAGCAAAAAAAACAAATGCAAATCACGTAAAAATATGGGGAACTGGTAAAGCCAGGCGTGAATTTTTATACATTGATGATTTGTCAAGTTGTATGGTGTGGGCTATGACAAATATTGAAAAGACTAAAACATTTTTAAATGTAGGTACTGGCTGTGACATAAGCATAATAGAATTAGCAAAAATGATAGCAGAAATAGTAGATTTTAATGGTGACATAGTTTTGCAAAAAGAAAAACCAGAAGGCATGATGAGAAAGTGTTTGGATGTTGAAAAAATACAAAAACTTGGTTGGCGACATCAGGTTCTACTGCAAGATGGTGTCAACAAAACAGTAAAATATTATATTGATAATTATTCGTGAGTTTCATATGAATTCTAAAAAGCCATTAAATATAAATCTCTATGGGGGTGATTTTAGTCACCAATCTTGTAGTACATTAAATCAAGTATCAAAAACTATATCATGGAACATAACGTCTTATGATAGTAATATAAGTTTTTATGCTGATAAAAAAATAGATAAGTTATTAAGTGATAAAAAAAGTGATGTAGTTTTTGGCTGGCTTCTAGAAGCTAGTTGTTTAATAAAAAAACAAGTCAGGTATTGCATAAATAATCATAACGCGTTAAAAAAGAAAGCCAAGTTTATTTTTACACATTGTTCAGAACTTTTAAATCTAGATCCAGATTTTTACAAATTTGCACCGACAGATGGCACATGGATAAAAAAACCAAAAATACATGATAAAACTAAAGCAATATCTTTTATCACTAGTAATAAATCATACACAGTCGGACATAAAAAAAGATTACATTACTTAAATAAGTTTCGTTCACACGTCGACCTGTATGGAAGGGGTTTTTTTGAAATAGAAGAAAAAGAGTATGGCCTTAATGATTACATGTTTTCAATATGCATTGAAAACGATTTTGACAATTTGTTTTTTACAGAGAAAATTTTAGATTGTTTTGCAACCGGTACTATACCAATATATTTAGGGGCGAAAGACATTGGTAAATATTTTGCTACTGATGGTATTATTTTTTTAGATGAAAATACTGACGTCACCTTGCTGAATAAAAATTTGTATCTAAGTAAACTTGATGCTATTAATTATAATTATAAAAAAGTAGTAAATGAATTTATGAATTCTGAAGACTTTATATATCACAACTATTTACAAAATATTTTGTAAGAATTTTAGGATACTGTTATTATGCTTTGTAGCATTGAAAAATTAATAAATAAAGAATTAAATAAAGATTGTTATGTTCTAGGTTTAGGACCATCATTAAAAAATAGTTTAGATTTTTTAAAAACTATTGACAGAGAGAAAACTGTTATTATTTCATGTAATCACATTGATGCAATGACGGATATTGTGCCAGATTACTGGGTGATTGCTAACAATTTACCTGAATTTAATATTGAACAAAACTATAAAAAGTATAACAAATTTAGAAATACAAAATTGGTATATTGTTATAGAGCTTGTAATGCTAGTTATAGAAAAAAATACGTATATCTGAAGCATGACAAATTTTATGATCAAAATCATTTACAGCATGATTTAAACTTAGTGTCTTGCGATTTTGTCCCCTTTTCCGATTGTCTTTTTTGTCCTCCGGAGTTAAAAAAAATAAATATTAGCGCATGTAAAAGGACACTAAATGAAGTATACTGTGATTACATTGGACAAAGTGACTATATGTATTATCACAAAAACGGTGGAAGATGTCATACTGTCGCAACACATATGTTAAAGTTAGCTATAATACTTGGCTGCAAGAATATAAATATATCCGGAGTAGATTTAGATTACAGCAAAGGGTATGTTAACAACAGTCCAAAAAATGGTGTTAAACCTAGGAAAAAATTGGGTTTAACCCTTATGAAGGCCAAAGGGAGAGATGAAACTATAAAATACATCAAGTTAATTAAAGATGATAGCAAAAAAGTCGGTGTTAAGCTGTATTCTCTAATAGAAAATGGCAATATAAATTCTGTTCTAGAATATAAAAAAACTTAAGAATAATTTAAACATGTTTAAGTCTAATAGTATTATATTATAAAAATTAGAGGTAAATATGCACATAGATTTTGAAAATATCGAAAATAAATTAGCGTCAAGTATCGACAGCGATGAATATAAAAATTTAGTTGATAAAATTAAAAAAGTTGATAGAATTTACTTGCTAGGAAATGGTGGTTTGCATTTTGTCGCAGGACACATGTCAACAGATTTAACCAGGTTAATTAAAAACAAAGTAGCTTATTCATTTGATTCGGTTGGCTTTGTTACTAGTAATGCTAATGATCATGGTTTTGAAAATCTATTTGTTAGATGGTTAGAAACAACGTCTTCTGTTGATTCACCCGAGAAATGTTTAGTAATAGGCATGTCATGTTCAGGAAACTCTACTAATGTTGTTAATGCACTAGACTGGGCTGAAAAAAATAATTATAAGACTTTTCTAATAAGCGGCCAAAAATCACAAAATTTAAGTGCCGGTATCGATGAACTTACTTTTAATTGTAAATATTTTCACACTGTTGAGGTTTTGTGTATGATGTTGTTTTATGATGTTGTTCATGCTGTCGGCAGTTTGTGTCCATCGATAAATGAAGAAAAGAAAAGATTAGTTAACTCATCTTTGCGAGGTTAATATGATACCAAGATTGCATTCATTTGATGATGAAACTAAACAAATAGGTATAGATTTTGACGGCGTTATTCATGCAAACTCTAAAGGTTTTTTTGATGGCACCGTTTATGATGTACCTGTTCCAGGTTCTATAGAAGCAATTAAAAAAATATCTAAAAAATATGACATTGTAGTTTTTAGCGCAAAAGCGAGAACAGATAGAATGTTAATAAATGGTAAGACTGGTGTAGAACTCATTAAGGATTGGTTGCAAAAACACGGCATATTAAAATATGTAAAAGAAGTAACAGCAGAAAAGCCTCGTGCTGTTGCTTACATTGATGACAAAGCGATAAGATTTACCACATGGGAAAATGTGTTTGACAATATGGATGATTTAGGAATATGAAAATAGTTGCAATAGTACCAGCGCTATCTGGTGGGCAAAGGTTACCAAATAAAAACCTTTTATTGGTCGATGGTGAACCAATGATAAGTTATGTACTTTCCGCTTTAACAAAAACAACTGCCATAAACGATGTGTTTGTAAGTACTGATATTCCGGAAATTAAAAACTTCGTAAATTTAAATTTTAAAGAAGTAAAGTGCGTTGATAGATTATCAAACTATGGTGGGACTAGCTGCAAGATGAAAAATGCATCTGCAGATTGCAATGGAAAAAGATGTCAGGTACACGATCACTACCTCTATGATTTTATTAATAATGTTGATGCTGACATATTAATACAAGTGCATACCACATCACCACTTTTAAAAGCTTCAACCATTAATTCTTTTGTACAAAAAATGTTAGATGAAGATTTAGATTCTTGCTTTGCAGTTAACAACCACCAAAAAGAGTGTTTGCTTTCTTCCGCACCTATCAATTTTTCTTTAAAAAAGAAGACTCCAACACAAGATTTAAAAGTTGTTTCAGAGATAGCTTGGGCAATTTCCGGATGGAAAATTACATCATTTAGAGACGCTTATGAAAAAAATCAAAGTCCATCGTTTGTTGGCAAAATTGGTTGGCACCCAATAAACAAGCTGGAAGCTATAGACGTTGACGACTGGGAAGATTTATACATTGCTGAAGCTTGTTTATCACATGCAAAACGTATTGAAAATGTCGGACAAAAAAAATTAACAATCGAAACAACTAGCATAGAACGAGAATTAAAAGATTTAATTGAGAAAGATGGTTGTACACAATCTGAAAAAGTAACATATAATCAAATTCTAAACAATATATATATTGCTAAAAATGAAATGGGCACCGGGTCATGGTGTTACCCAGTCATTATCACGGACAATGATCAAGCGTGTTTTATCCAACAAGTACCGGGTGAAGGCTGTAGATGGCACAATCACCCAACTAAAGATGAGTTCTGGATTGTTATGGATGGTAAATTTGCATTTGAAATAGACGGGTTTGAACCGGTTATTGCAAAAAAAGGCGATGTTGTTTATGCAAAAAAAGGAATAAATCACAGAATTACATGTGTTGGCGATAAACCAGGTATAAGATTAGCTTGTGGAGAGAGAAATTTTGCTCACATATATGAAAACAATGAGCCACCTAAGAGATTTAAATGAATTTAATAATGCTTGGACATACTGGCTCAATTGGTCATTACATTTTTAATAAATATAAAAATCAAGGTTTCAATATCACTGGTTACTCGAGTAAAGATTTTAATGCGGAATCTGATAGTGACGTAAAAAATATTGCCGAAAAAATACGTAATACTAAAAAAATCGACGGTTTTATAAATTGTATGGGTGTTGTCGATTTACCTGAGTATAAAAATGTGGTTTCTTTTAACAAACTTTTAAACATTAATTTAAAAGCTGCATTTGCTTTAAGCGTAGCCGCAGCTGAAAATATGAAAAGCCACAAAAGTGGTTCAATCATAAACATTGGTTCAATTGCATCAAATAATGTGAGAATTGGCCGGGTAGGTTATACTGCTACAAAAGCTGGTCTTGAGGGACTAACTAGAGCTTTGGCAATAGAATATGCACAATATAATATTAAAATAAATTGTGTTGCCCCTGGACCTACTGAAACTGATTTGTTAAGAAATACCTTAAGTAAAAAAGATTTTAAAAATTTAATAACACTAATGCCAATGCAAAATTTAGTACAACCTAATGATATTTACACTACAGTTGATTTTATTCTAACAAAAAATAACTGTATAACTGGCCAAACAATTGTGGTTGATGGTGGATTAAGTATCAAATCTAATTTTTAATAAAGGAAAATATGATATCAGTTAACTTAATGGGTCGTTTTGGAAATCAGCTTTTTCAAATTGCCACTGCAGAATCATTGGCTATTGATAATGGTGCATCGACAGTCTATTTTAACACTGTTGCTGGTACAACCCCTAAGCTGCATGAAACAATGTTATATATGAATACTTATTACAACAAAATAAATTTTTTACCACATAACCTAATAAAATCTTTTAAATTTAATGTGTGCAGTGAGAAAGAATTCGCATTTAATCCAATTCGATACAGCCCAAATATGCTGCTAAATGGATATTTCCAATCAGAAAAATATTTTTTTCACAATGGTCATTTGATTAAAAAATTATTAAGCATGCCCGACAAGCAAATTAAAGTTATAAAACAGTTGCACCCGGATTTATTTGCGACAAACTTAAATGATTATGCTTGTGTACATGTACGCCGCGGCGATTATGTAAATTTGTCTAATGTACATACGAATCTAGCAGAGGATACTAATTATTACATTGATGCAATGCGTGAATTCGAGAATAAAAAATTTATTTTTTTCTCCGATGATATTTCTTGGTGTGCTAATTATTTTGGTAAAGAGCATACGTATTTTACTAGTGCATGTGACATATATGATTTTTACATAATGGGTTTGTTTAATAATGTTATAATGAGTAATTCAACCTATTCATGGTGGTCTACTTGGTTGTATGAAAAAGATGACAAAAAAATAATAGCACCAAAAAAATGGTTCTCTAATAATATAAATTCAAATGATTTAATACCTAACAGGTGGAGTTTAGTATGATAAAATTAGTACAAGATACTATTGACTACAGTGACATAGAATACTTAATTAGTTGGTTGAAAACAAACCCAAGATTAACTAAAGGGCCAATAACTCAACAGTTTGAGAAAGAATGGGCATCTTTTCAGGGTGTTGGTTACACTACTTATGTTAACTCCGGTTCTTCTGCAATACTTTTAATGTTATATGCACTAATAGTTGCAAAAAAAATAAAGCCCGGTGACAAAATAATTGTGCCGGCAATTTCTTGGGCAACAGATTTAGCACCAGTTATACAGTTAGGCCTTGTACCAATATTATGTGATTGCAATCTAGATGACTTATCAGTTGACCTAGATGCTTTGGAAAAACTATGTGCTGATGAAAAACCAAGTGCTTTGATATTAGTTTCAGTTTTAGGCCTAGTTCCTAAAATGGATAGTATTGTAGATATATGTCAAAAGTATAACGTTGTATTACTTGAAGATGTTTGTGAATCTTTGTATTCTCAGCACAAGGGGAAACAGCTTGGTAATTTTGGTTTAATGTCTTGTTTTTCATTATATTTTGGTCATCACATTTCTACGATTGAAGGTGGTATAATTTCTACAAACTGTGATGAAATGAATTGCATTTTAAAATCAATAAGAAATCATGGTTGGGACAGAGATCTAAACACAAACAAACAAAAAGCATTACGAAAAGAACATAACGTATCTGACTTTGATGCTTTATATACTTTCTACTACCCGGGTTTCAATGTGCGTGCCACAGATTTGCAAGCATATTTAGGACTAAAACAGCTAGGAAAAATAAAACCTTATTCAGAAAAGCGTGAGGAAAATTACAAGCATTACCAAAAATCCTTACCGGATTCTTTTTGGAAACCAGTCTATAGAAAAAATACGTTTATATCTAGTTTTTGTTATCCTATCATACATGAAAAAAGGGACAAAATAGTTGCTAACTTATTAAAAAACAATGTCGAGTGTAGACCGCTTATTTGTGGCACAATGGGTAGACAGCCAATGTATGTTTCAAGGTATGGTGTAAAAAAATTAAAAAATGCTGATTATGTTTCTAAATATGGTTTTTATATACCTAATCATCAAAATTTAACTTTTAAAAATATTGATAATATAGTTAATATTATAACAGAAACAATTTAAATAGGTAAACACAATGAAGAAAACAGCGTTAGTAACCGGTGTCACTGGTCAAGATGGCTCTTATTTAGTAGAATTTTTACTCGAAAAGGGTTATAGAGTTATTGGTATTAAAAGAAGGACTAGTCTTATAGCAACGGGGAGAATAGACCACTTATTATCAAATGACAATTTTATTTTAAAATATGGTTCAATGCATGACTCCGGATGGATGTACGAAGTTATTTCAAAATATAAACCGCAAGAAATATATAATTTAGCAGCACAAAGTCATGTACGCGTAAGTTTTGATTGTTCTATTGAAACTGTTGATATTGTTGCGACAGGGACTTTGCGTTTATTAGAAGCTTGTCGATTATTATGCCCGGAAGTAAAATTTTATCAAGCTTCATCTTCTGAAATGTTTGGTGACAACCCTGTCAACCCACAGAGTGAAACTACAAAGCTGCAGCCAGCATCACCATATGCATGCGCTAAAGTTTTTTCACACAATCTTATGCATAATTATCGGCAAAGTTATAATATGTTTTGCTGCTCAGGCATACTTTTTAATCATGAATCTCCCAGAAGAGGGGAAACTTTTGTTACTAGAAAAATTACAAGAGCTGCAGCTAGAATTAAACTAGGTTTGCAAGATAAATTATATTTAGGCAATCTAGAAGCCAAACGTGACTGGGGGCATTCAAAAGATTATGTTGAAGCAATGTGGTTGATGTTACAACAGAAAGTGCCTGATGATTTTGTCATAGCGACGGGAAAGACTTACTCTGTAGCAGAGTTTTTAAAGACAGTTTTTGATTATGCTGGATTAAGTATTGAAAAACATGTTGAGTTTGATAAAAGGCTGCTAAGACCTCATGAGGTGCCTTTGTTGTTAGGGGATCCAAGTAAAGCTAAAAAAGTTTTAGGGTGGAAACCTAAATATGACATGCATAGTTTAGCAAAAGAAATGTATGATTCTGATTACATATATTTTAAAAACTTTTTAACATAAAAACACAAAACTGTTGGTATATTATCTTATATATTTAAAATAGGATTAATTATTATGATGTTACCAACTGGAAAAGCACACATATCGTTTAGTGAAATTAAGCTATGGGCAGAATGTTCTTATAGGCATAAGTTGACATATGTTGATAAGTTAGATGCGTATCAAGATAACCAATATGCTGATTTTGGAACAATATGCCACAACCATATTGAGATATTTTTAAAATCAAAAAAACCAATATCAGAAGATCAAGTAATTATTGATTTTAAAAACATGTGGAAAGAAAGAAGGTACGATAGTGATGAGTTTATTTTAGAAAAAAAGGAAAGCGATAAGAAATACAAACATGTTTATTTAGAAACCTGGGTTAAATATGCATTGCAAATATTAAGTGAATTCCCGGAGTGGATGAATAGCACGTTTCCCGATTATCAAGTTTTATCAGTCGAAGAATTGCTGATGGAAGACATAGAAGGTCATGATCAAAAATTTAAAGGCTTTATTGATTGTATAATAAAAGTGCCAAAGAAAAATGATAAATATTTATATTACATTATTGATTGGAAAACGACAGGCCCTGGAGGCTGGTTTTATCTCAAAAAAAGGGATTTTAACAGTTTAGCACAAATTGGTATGTATAAGCTGTTTTGGTCAAAAAAATATGAAGACATCAATGTCAAAGATATAAGAACCGCTTTTGTATTTCTAAAAAGAGGTGCAAAACCTGGGAAGTGTATAGATATATTTACAGTGTCAACTGGGCCGAAGTTTTTAGAAAAATCTAGTAAACTAATTAACACAATGCTTTATAATGTTAAGAAAGGTGTTGCATTGCGAAATTATAGCAATTGCAAATTTTGTCCATTTAAAAATACGGAGCATTGCAGTGGTGGAGAATACACGTAAAAAAAAGATAGTAGTTTTATCAGATCACGCGCTATCTACTAGTGGCGTAGGTACGCAGACTAGACACTTAATACATGGTTTGTTAGAAAAAGGCACGTGGTCTTTTAGGCAGTTAGGTGCAGCTATGAAACATGCATCATATGACGTTATTACAGTAAATGATGATTTTATTATTAAACCAGTTGATGGATTTGGCACTAAAGAACAAATACGATTAATATTAGCTACAGAGAAACCTGACGGTATTTTAATATTTACTGACCCAAGATTTTTCGTTTGGTTTTTCGAAATAGAAGATGAAGTAAGACAAGTTTGTCCAATATTTTATTGGCACGTATGGGATAATGCACCATATCCGGCTTTTAATAATCCTTATTATGATTCATGTGATCTGATTAATTGTCATAGTTACCACACCTTCGAACAAGTTTCCGAAAAATACCCAGAAAAGACTAATTTTGTGCCGCACGCTTTGCCAAACGATATTTTTTATGAAATACCAGAAGAAGAAAAAAATGCAATGAAAAAGCAGTTTTTTGGCGACTCCGGGGAAGATTTGTTTATTGGTTTCTGGATGAATAGAAATGCAAAAAGAAAGAGGCCAGGCGACTTATTGCTAGCATGGTCTATGTTTATAAAAACGTTAGAGAAAAATCACGGACACAAAAAAGCTAAACTAATAATGCACACTGATCCTAGAGATAATGAAGGGCCTAATTTAATTGCAATAGTAGATATGTTAGGAATAAGAGATAATGTTTTATTTTCTAATCAGAGAGTTGGATTTAAAGAAATAAATATATTGCATAATATTGCTGATTTTACTATCAACATATCTTTTGCAGAAGGGTTTGGTCTTTCAACACTAGAAGCTATGCAAACGGGGACACCTATTATTGCTCCTAAGACTGGCGGTCAAACACGACAAGTAGTTGATCACCGTGATGGCAGCGAAAATGGTTTTGCTTTGCCTATTGAATTTAAAACTTTAGTTGGCTCACAAAATGTGCCTTACATTTATGAAGATTACACTAGCATAGAAACTATTGCAGAAAAAATTACTGCTATGTATGAGTTAGGAAAAGAAGGTCGAAAAGCTTTAGGTGAAAAAGCAAAAAAATATGTCGAAAGTGAGTTTAACTATCAAAAAACAATAGACTTGTGGCATGATACAATGAATGAAACAATAGAGAAGTTTCAAAAAAACACTAGAAGATTTACTTGGAGTAGTTTATAATGAAAACAATGCTTATAAGAGGTCCACTTTTAAGTCAAAGTGGTTATGGCGTACACTCAAGACAAATATTTAAATGGGCACTAGAAAACACTGATTATCAAATATTTGTGCAGGTGTTACCTTGGGGGATTACACCATGGTATACAAATAGTGATGCATGTGATGGGCTAATTGGTGAAATATTTAAACGGACGGCACCAATTAATACTAAGTGTGATGTTTCAATGCAAATACAACTTCCTAATGAGTGGGATACTAGTTTAGCAAAAACAAATATTGGTGTCACTGCAGTTGTAGAAACTGACATATGTAGCAAAGAATGGGTAAACGCTTGCAACAATATGAGTGCTGTAGTTGTGCCTTCTAAATTTTGTAAACAGACTTTGCTAAATTCAGGTCACAGTGGCAAAAATCTTTTTGTAATTAGCGAGTCTTTTATTGATGAATGCAATTTGCCTATTAGAGAAAGTTACCCTTTTAGGACCAGCGTAAATTTTCTTCTGTTCGGCCAAATAACAGATATGAACGTTGAAACAGATAGAAAAAATACCTTCAATGCTATTAAATGGTTTTGTGAGACATTTGAAGAAACTGTTGGTGATGATGTACATCCGGATGATGTTGGATTAGTTATCAAAACTAATTGTGGTACAAATAGTAAAATCGATTACAATTTAACAAAAAGGCAATTAGAAGCATATATAAAAAATGTGCGCAAAGGTAATTATCCAAAAATATATTTATTACATGGTCATATGACGAATGAAGAAGTTGTTGGTTTATACAAACACCCAAAACTTTTAGCTTTGTTAGCGCCAACTCGTGGTGAAGGATTTGGTTTGCCAATTTTAGAAGCAGCAGCATGTGATTTACCGGTAATAGCAACAAATTGGTCCGGACATTTAGACTTTTTAGGTGATGATCATTGGCTCAAAGTAGAAAAAAGAACGGTGATGGTGCCACCCGGGAAAATAGATGGTCGTATCTTTGTAGAAAATAGCAAATGGGCTGAGCCATTAGAGTTCAGTTACAAGCAAAAACTAAGATATGCAGCTATGAATATGGTAGAAGTTAAATCTGAAGCAAAAAAACTAGGTAAAAAAGTAAGATCAAAGTTTAGTCACAAAGTCATTGTTAAAGATTACAATAAGTTATTTAGGCGTTTGAAATGTTAGAAATATTAATTTGTTTAGGTTTAGTTTTATTTATAGTATGTTGCGTTTCACTATACTATAATTACAAATTTGCTATGGCATTATTAAAAATTGAAGATTCTTTGACGGAATGTCTGGATATATTAGATGAACGTTACGCTAGCGTTGCAAAAATATTAGAGACACCACTGTTTTATGATTCACCGCAAATAAGACAAGTTGTTATAGATATGCAAAAGTGTCAAGAGAGTATTTTAATGGTAGCAAACGTTATATCAAAGGTAGAAAATGTAAATGAAGAAGAGAGTAATTAAAAGAAAGCCTTCCGGAAAAAAACCATATTTTACGAAGGAAACACAAGCTAATATTAAACTTTTTATTGAATCAGAAGATTTTGATGAAAGAGAAAAGATATATAGAGAAAAAATAAAACCAGCATTAGAAACTTTAGTTGAAAATTTAATATTTGTATATGGGTTTCATAAGCAACACGCAGACATACAAGCTTTAAAACATAATTGTGTTATAAATTTATTTGAATCTTTGCATAAATTTGATCACGATAGAAATAAAAATGCATTTTCTTATTTTAATGTTGTTGCAAAAAACTGGTTAATTATATACAGTCGAAAAGTTAATAAAATAAAAAGAAAGACAGTTTATTTAGCAGATCAAGCTAGCTTCTCGGCTGGTGATATGTTGACTCTTTCGGAGTATCACAAAGCTGGTCCAGCAATGCTCCCAATTGAAAAAGAAGAAAAACAACAAGCTTTAATGGATATGTTAGGTTATCTTAAAACACAGTGTAAGTCTGATAATGAAAATCGATGCATGGATGCTATTATAAAAATATTCAGAGATAATTCTAATTTAGATTATTTAAATAAAAGAGCAATATTTGTTTATGTTAGAGAATTAAGTGGTCTTAATTCAAAACAACTATCTGTCTGCATGTCTAATATTAGAAAGTATTATAGAAAAGTAGTTGGTCCGGATAAGGAGTTTGATATATTATGAGCAAACAAATGACATTTGAAGAAATAGAAGATAAAGTAAAAGATTTTAAAAAACTATTAGAATCTATAGACGCTAGCAGTGACAAAAAGAAAACACTGTGGAAAGAAATATATGAAAATGCTTATTTAGATAGAATGAATGCATATATGTTATTTACTGATGTATACATGGGTTTAAGTGGTGACAAATCAGATCACATTGCTTTAGGGCAAACAATGGCTAAATATTTAGAGCGTATGAATAAAGCTAATGACCAGTTAATCAAATTAGCAGAGATTATTTCAAAAGAAGAAGAAAAAAGCTCAAAGATAAACCCAGATGATTTGTTCTCGGAGATATCAAAATAATGGACGCGTCTAGATCAGGTTACATAGATAGGCTAAGAGTTAAAAATAATAGCGCCGGTGTGCTTAAGAAAGGCGTTGTGCAATATATTGTTAACGATACCGACAACTTTTCTATTGACGAAAATGACGTTGTTATAAATGAAAGATATGTTGACTCTGCGCCAGCAAATTCATTGTTAGTGTATGATGTAACTAAAGGAAAATCAGATGAAACGTTAATGGTTTTGTACCCTATGTTTCAATCGCATATTCAACTGCCAGTAAAAGTTGGTGAACATGTTTTTTTCTTAGAAGATTCTAGTGGGCTTGGTTATTACATATCACGAGTTCACGATACTAGAGCAGTAGAAGATTTAAATTATACGCATTCTCCTAGAAAATTTTTAGAAGACAGTGAAAGAACTACAGATCAAAAAGCTGAACAAAATAGTGGCAACAGTAATTCTAATTATGTGCCTGAATTTAATGATGGTGGAGAAACAGATGAAACTAAATCATTTGTAAACTTAGATTATGAACAAATTATTGAGAAGTCAAAAGAGAGCATTGTTTATGACGCTGTTCCTCCCTTGAAAAAAAGGTTAGGCGATTTAGTACTGCATTCAAGCTATAATTCATCTATTGTATTAGGTGCTGATCGCGGCCATATTGAAACTAACGAACGGCTGGAAGAATCAAATGTTGGTACAATACCTAAAAATAAATCTGGTACAATTGATATAGTAGCAGGTCGTGGTCAAACCCGAGGTGTTAATGTTGCAACTGCACAGTTAGAAATAACGAATGCAAGAAATGAAAATGAGCTAGATAAAGCTCCATATTTAAATGGACTTGAAGTCAACGTTGCTACTGGTGATCCACATTTTAAGTATGATGATTCTAGAATTTATGTAAGTATGAACACATCCCCAGATGACAATTTCCAAATATCCAAAAGTTTCGCGCAAAGATTTTCTACTGATTATAATTTATTTGAAAACGTGCCAGCAATAGTTTTAAAAAGTGATCACTTAAGATTTGTTGCTAGAAAAGATGACGATATGTCTGCTAATGGCTCTATAAGGTTAGTAAAAGAGGGCGCTGTTGACACTGATGCCTGTTCAATAGGGCTAGAACCAGATGGTGAAATACACATAGCTGGTAGTAAAATATATTTAGGTCGGCCCAGTGCTAGTTTAAAAGGGCCTGGCGAAGGTGGTTCAGAACCTTATATAATGTACTCTGCATTAGAAAAATTATTAAATGATACATTTGATATTATTACTAATTTTTGCACAACCTTAGAAACACATGTGACGCCTGGTTTTGGTGCACCCAGTCCACAAATAACGGCTGCAGCAACAAAGTTGAAAACTGAAATAGGTTTTACAAGAAGAGCGATTGTTGATATAAAGTCAAAGAGGATATTTGGAGAATAAAATGGCATTAAACAAAGCTACATTAAAAAACAAAATTGAGACTGCATTTAAAAATCAATTACAAGCATCAAAAGAAAAAAATGCAAACCCGGAAGCATTAATTGCTGAATTAAGCCAGTCAATTGCTGATGCAGTTGATCAATATATAAGAAGTGCTACTATTATTGTGCCTCCAGGGCAGCCAGTGCAAGTTGTTGTCCCGGCTGGTACTGGTGCCACAGCAGGACCTTCATCACCCGCCACTATTTCATGAAATTAAGTTGTATATTTTTTACTATAGTATAATTATGCTTGGAGTGTTATAATGACGTCAAGCAGAAATAGAAAAGTATATGATTTTAAATCAGTAGGAAATAAGTTAGATGTAATCGTTGACAGTAACAAAGCTTTTGTTAATGAAACGACGCCTACTTTGCCTCCTATAGGTATACAGACACCAATACAATTAAGTAATGAAGATAGTTTGTTTGCTATGCATAAAGATATAGCAAAAAATGTTTCGGACAATTTGCGTAATTTAATATTGACAAATAAAGGTGAAAGACTTGGTAGACATGATTTTGGTGCAAATTTAAGAATCTTACTGATGGAATATACTAATTTAGAAGATTTTGAAAATGCTGCAGTTAGGTCTATAAAGCAAAACGTTAATAAGTATCTTCCATTTGTTTCTTTGGGGTCATTTCAAACTTTTACGGACCAGGTTGACAATAAAAATGTAGCTAAAATAGGGATAAGATTAACTTATTACTTGTATGACATTGATGACAAAGAAAGAATGTTAGAAATCATGTTGTATGTAGGAGGATAAAATGGCGAAACTAAAAAACTATCTAGCTCGAGATTTTGCATCTTTTAGGTCAGAGTTGTTAACTTACGCGAGAGCTTATTTTCCGACAAAGATTAATGATTTTAATGAAGCCGGCTTAGGCGGCATGTTTATTGATATGGCAGCATATATTGGTGATAACTTGTCGTTTTATTTAGATCATCAGTTTAATGAGTTAGATCCATCAACAGCAGTCGAGTTTGACAATATAGCAATGCATGCTAGAAATGCTGGGGTCGTCATAGAAGGAAAAGCACCAGCTGTTGCTGAGTTAACTTTCTATATAGATTTTGTACCTACCAAGAGTGAAAATGGAGAGTTAATGCCAGATCTAAAATTTGCGCCCACAATTAAAGCTTATTCTAGCTTTACTACTGATTCTGGCATTGTTTTTACGTTGTTAGAAGATTGTGACTTTGCCGAAAAAGATTTTAATGGTAATTTGTTGGCAGATGTTATTGCAGATCCTAATGATTCTTCGAACGTAATATTGATCAAAAAAGCAACTGTTGTTTCTGGTCAAGTGGTAACCGAGGATTTTGTATTTGGTTCAACACCGATACCATTTAGAAATATAACATTGGCTAATTCTAACATTAGTAGAATTATTTCTGTTTTAGACAGTCAAAAAAATAACTACTATGAAGTAGAAAGTCTTAGCCAAGATACGGTATTTCAAAAAATAGATAATCCAACACAAGAATATTCGACGCTAAAATTAGCAGCTGCTCCTTACAGATATGTAACTGAAGTTAACTTGTTATCTAGAAAAACAAAGCTTACCTTCGGTGGCGGAGATGCTAGTGAAAAAGAAGATGACTTAGTACCTGATCCATCACAGTTGGCATTGCCTCTTTATGGCCGAACCACTTTGTCTAAATTTAGTATTGATCCTAAAAATTTATTAAAGACAAAGACCTTAGGAATAACGCCAACAAATACTACTGTGTCTGTTACTTATCAGTATGGTGGCGGTCTAGACCATAATGTTGCTCCAGAAACAATAACAAATATTAATACCCTAGAAATGGTGTTTCAACCCGGCTTAAGTTTTGCCAGCATTGAATTAATTAGAAATAGTTTGTCAATAAAAAATGAGCTTGAAGCTAGGGGTGGTGCAAATGCATTGTCAATTGATGAAATTAAAGAACAAATATTAAGCGCTAAAAATTTACAAAATCGTGTAGTTTCGAAAGCTGATTTGTTAGCAAGAATATATAGCCTACCTAGTGAATTTGGCCGTGTCTACAGGGCGACAATAGTGCCAAATGAAAACAACCCATTGGCAACCAATCTTTACATTTTATCAAAAGACGCTTCTAATAAATTGACTTTTGCGCCTAGTTTACTTAAGAAAAATATAAAAACATATTTGAATGAATTTAGATTAATTTCCGATGCTATTGATATATTAGATGCACAAATTTTAAATTATCAAGTTAATATTAGCATAATTACACTGCCATCAGCAAACAAACTAAATGTTAGACAAGTCGTTGATGAAAAAATAAGAGAATTATTTAAAACCGAAAAAATCCAAATAGGTCAGCCTATCGTTGAAATGGATATATTTAATGCAGTTGCTAGTGTTACTGGTGTTTTTTCAATTTCAAATATTGAGGTTAAAAATATTAATGGCACAGTTGATGGACGTTCTTATTCGAATACAAGTTACAATTTAATTAAGGAAAAAGGAGTTTATTTTATACCGAGCAACTCTATTTTAGAGTTAAAATTTCCTGATAATGACATCAGTATTTCAATACAATAGAGAATGACATGCACAAAAAATATACTGCAAAAAATGATACATACATAACTAACAAGATATTATCAAATAATAAAAAGGCTATTCAATCTAACGTTGGTAAAGCTTCAACATTAGATTTATATAAGTTGTATAATGAAAATGATTATGCCGGCGAAGAAAACCCAATTGAATTAACCAGATTGTTACTTAAATTTGACACACCCGCAATCTCAGCTTCATTAAACGAGATTAATTTTAATGATCCATCTTTTAAAGTTGAATTAGAATTAAAAGACTTGCAAGGTTCTCAAATAGCACCAACAGATTACACTGTTAGTATATACCCATTAAGCAAATCTTTTGATGAAGGCGTCGGCCGAGATATTACTATGTTGTCTCATTTAGATAGTGCCAATTGGCTTACAGCTTCATATTCAAATGGCACATATTCTCTATGGAATACGGCTGGTGCTTCCAAAGAAGGCCTACTAGGTTCAGATGATATTGATATTATATCAAGCGGGAATTTAGGAAGTGGAATTGAGAAAATATTTGTCGATAAAAGTATATCAGCCAGGAACTCAGATTTACTAGTAGATGTTACAAAAATTTTTAGCGCTAGTGCCACCGGCATTTTACCGGATTACGGTTTTCTTATAAAATTTAGTGGATCATTTGAAACTGATCAAAAATCTTATTTTGTAAAAAGGTTTGCTAGTGCACAATCTGCTAATTCTTTTAAAAAGCCAACGTTGCACGTAAAATATAATGATCACATAGTTGATGACAGAATGTTTGCCACTTATAACACAGATGGTAAACTATATTTAAAAAACAAAGTTAACGGTAATAGTAAAAATTTGTTAAGCGGCAGTTCAACTATTGATGGCGCAAACTGTTTGTTAATAAAACTGGATCATCAAACAAATAACATAACATATTTAACTGCTAGTCAAGCTATTAATGCTAGCAAAAAAATAGTCGGTCTATATTCTGCTAGTTTTAATATTGATGGCTTAAATCAATATTTGTCAGAATCTTATGCTGCGAATAAAAATGTGACTATTCACGAAAAGTGGACTAGTTTGGATGAAAATGTATTATTTTACACCGGTTCTTTCGACCTAAAGAAAAGCTCATCAGGTTTTACCAGCCCAGGGCAGAACAAACAAGTTATACTCTATAATCTTAAGGAAAAATACAAGCTTAATGAGCATGCAAAAATAAATATTTTTATTAAACAATTTTTAAAAGATTTACCTGCTGTTCGAACACCAGTTGTTGCTAAAACTGATTTTGAAAAATATGTGTATTATCAAATTAAAAGTGTAAAAGAAAATAGTGTTATAATACCTTTTAGTGACTACACTAGGTGCGATGTGGATAGCTCAACAGTTTCATTTGATTTACCAACACATTCATTACCAAAAGGTCACTCATATTCAATTGACATCAAGATAGTAACTGATGGTAATGAAAACATATATGAGACAACTAATACTTTTAAAATAGATTAACGGGAAATGCAATGTCCATATTTGATGATAAAAATTTTATAAATTCTGTCAAGACTGGCGGCGCAACAAAAATAGCCTTTAACGCAGAAAGTTTGCAAACTATATATGGTGAAAACGCCAAAGGTATTTGGAAATTTGATTCACCTGAAACAGGCTTAAAGTCAAGTCAGCAAATCAATATTGACTATTCTGCTTTTGTAAATCATTGCTTTTTTAATTCCGCGGAAGCAAAAGTTAATTTAGCATTTAATAAAATAATTAATGAGTATCCATTTGATGGTACTGAAAGCGAATTTCTAGAATATATTGATTCGCTAGATGGTTACCAAAAATATATTTTAGATAACTTCCCAAAAAGCAGCGGTTATTTAACTTTCACTAGTGACAGCACTCAGTATGTTGAAACTCCAGACAAGGCTGGTGCGCTATTTACTAGCATTTCTAGAAAAAAAGATAATCGTGCAGTAATAGGACCTTCAATATCAAATAATGGATTTACAATAGAATCTTACATTTCTGTGCCAACAGTTACGGCTCAAAATAATATAGTGTTTCAAAAACTATCTGAAAATGGTGGAGTAAGCCTAGTAATCTCAGGTAGTGACGCAAGTGACAATACAACAAAAATTTCTTTATATGTGTCTTCTGCCTCTAATGGTAACATTATATCAAATACAGTTGATGCAAATATTAGCAAAGGTGACTTTAAATTTGTTGTTGCAAAATATGACAAATCAAGTAACAAACTTTCTTTACAAGTAGATGATGCAAAATCTGTTAGTACTGGTTCTTTAGAGATAGGTTATATTGATTTTAACAGCTCAAACATATTAATAGGTAGTGGGTCTGATCATTCTTTAAATGGACAGACTTTCACTGCGCAGCAAACATTTACTGGCAGTATTGACGAATTTAGACTATACGGTAAAATTAAATCTGATACTGAAATTGAAAATTCACGTTATGGCATTGTTTACCAAGATGAAGATTTACAATTATATTATAGATTTAATGAAGCCAGTGGTTCATACACTTCGAATAATATATTGTTAGACCACAGTGGAAACGGCTTGCATGCTACTGTGGCAAATTACGCAACAACTATGAGGTCAGCGAGACCCTTTAACATACCACTTATATATGAACCTGGTATTAACTGTCCGATATTGTTCCCTAACAATACTGACTTACAAACATATAATACTAATTTGCTTACTGAGGCAAACAAATATGACATTAACAACCCTAATTTAATACTCAAATTAGTGCCAAAACATTATTTTGAAGAAGCACAATTTTTTGAAGGATTTGTTAATGAACAAGGTGATCTAGGTGAAAACTATAGTTACACTTCTGCCTTTCCTGGTGGAGGACAATTGCCGAGTAGTCAAATCTTAACTAGTTTTTTGCTAATTTGGGCTAACTATTTTGATGAGTTGAAAATATATTTAGATGCTTTTTCTTCATTAAAGCATGTAACATATGAAGACTTTAATAATGTGCCAACGCAGTTTATGCCTTTTTTAGCGAGACAATTTGGTTTCGAATTATCAGATCCATTTGCTAATACCGGGCCTCTGCAGTATCACTATGGGAGAAATTTGGTTAATAACAGGGTGCAATCTGAAAAATCTTTAAGAGAAATAATGGAAGAGTTATGGAAAAGATTTTTGGTCCAAACGCCTTTCTTGATAAGGTCTAAAGGTACAATTGAATCTGTGCGCGCAGTAATGAATAGTTTAGGTATAAACCCTGACAACAATTTTAGATTGAGAGAATATGGAAGAAATGAAAGAATTACAATAGATGATCATAGAAAATTAGTTAAAAGAAGTAAAAACGAGCTTCTAATTACAGAAAACTCATTCGTCACCAGCTCAAATATTAGTGGTTACAGGCATGAATTTGGTCTACCCCTTGGGGGAGAACCAACTGCTACTACAACAGTTGTTGACACTGGCGGAATTAAATACACAGTTACAGGAGCACCAGTTAATACGTTATTTACATCTGCTAGTTGGAGTTTTGAATCAAATTACAGAATGTTAGAAAGTACAAGCATACAACCAGTGACGCAAAGCTTATTTAGAATTGAAGCCAAAGATGCATCAAATAACCCGCACGTGTTATTAAATCTTTTGGCCATGAAAAATGATAAAAATAAAAATGATTATAGTGTCAAACTAATACACAACGCCAATGACACACAGTTAGTAGACTTAAGTTTGCCTGTTAATGTCTTTGATAACAGAAACTGGTATGTCAACATAGACCATACAAATGGTAGTGAAAATGGTTTGTATACTTTAAGGTTTTATAATGCTAGCAATGATGACATTGCGACTAGCTTCACTACTAGTTCATATTACACTATTGATCACAACTCTGAATTAATAGATATATCTAATTCTAACACAGATAATGGTATTTTCTTTGCTATTGGAAATTCGTTTTCATCTTATTCTTCAAAAAATGTTAGTACAAGTATTAGCGGATCTATTAATCATTTATCAGCTAGTATATCTAGTTTGCGTTTTTGGTCTAAAAATTTAGATGAAAAAGAAAGCCAGGAACATGCTATTAATATTGACAGTGTCGGTACTAAACAGCCTTTGGTTAATTACAATTTTGTTACAGATTTAAATTTAGCTAAAACTAGTTTTGAAACAGAAAAAAGCATACCAGAAAACAGCTGGGGCCGACTACGTATGCATTTTGATATGATTGCTGAGCCTGAAGTGCAAAGCAATGGAGACATAGTTGTTTTAGATAATTCTCAACAAGAGTATAATTTAACTGGTTCCGGGTTTACGTCTAATGCAATTAACGTCAAAAACAGCTTAAAAACATTCAGTGTTATAGATCCATATTGGGACCAACCTTCATCTGCAAATAAAATAAGGCTGCATGGTTTAGAAGAGCCGGTATTTTTTCTAGAAAATAGTGGAAAAACAGAGGACAGGAGATTTTCTATTGAAGCAAGTGTTGTACACGCGTTAAATGAAGATATTGTTAACATGTTTAGTACTTTAGATTTTTTAAATGACGCAATTGGCCACCAGGAAGCTTTTTATGGTGTCAACTATCCTACTTTAGATCGTTTAGCAGATAAGTATTTTAACAGATTAACTGACAAAGTCAATTTTGTTAATTTTTATAGGTTTTTTAAGTGGTTTGATTTAAATTTTGGAAGCTTAATAGATGTATTAATACCACGTACAACAGAATTTTTAGGCGTAAATTTTGTAATTGAGTCACATATGTTAGAAAGACACAAGCTAGAATATAAACAAGGTGATGTACATGTCGATATAAATGACAGACTGGTTAGATCAATAGAACCGATATTAATAGCTTATTGTAAAAAGGAAATAGGGTAATGAGCCATTCTGGTGTTAAAAGTTTACGTACAAAAAACGAAGTTAATAAATTAACTGGTGAATACGGAGGTGAAAGTTATTATCAAGGCGTTGAGATAAGAGATGCTGATGTACACTCATCAATGTTGCCATTAATTAACAGGGAACTAGAAGGAAAGTACAAAGTATACAACCCAGTAAGACACGATAATGTGCGCTATGCTGAAATAAGAGATTCTAGGTTTGACGACGATCAGCCATATAAAGAAAGCGACAATTCTGATTGCCTTTATATATCAGGATCTGAAGTAGTTTTTCCAAATGGTCATTGGAAAAGGAATAATGTCACAGTAGAACTGCAGTCTTTAGATAAAGTCCAACTGCATGACAAATTTAGATTTAATACTGACACACCATTTGTAGATTTTGATTCTACTAGTTTAATATCACCTATTGAATATGCTGGTATAGAAATAGTTAACGGCTTAAGCTTCGTACACAGAGATGATCACACAGCTGCGCAGCATTTAAAAAACATTATAGATCCTATGACGCTGAAAACTAGCACGTGGGAAGACAAGTTAATAGCTTACGGTGATGATTACTCAGGTGGAATATTTGGCACTAAGCAGAACATTATTGCATTTACTTATGACATTAATGAAAAAACCGAAAATGATCAATGGTTTTATGATTCATATGATTTTATACATTCTATACATAGTGGTAATGAAAACCATATAGATCCACATTGGTTGCCTCTTAAAAATCTAAACACTTTAGAAGAAAAATATTTTTACGATGACGTAATTGCAGATAGATTTTATGTTGAACCAGAGATAGAACAACACGTTGTTGATGGATATGCGGAAGGTGATATTAACCCAAAACATGTGCAAATGTCAACCGGTTTTACGGAATATTCTAGTGAAAAACAAGATGCAATGTCATACAGAGGTTTGTTAAGGTAGATTTATTATGCCAAGATATGGAAGAAAATTAGAACCATTTAACCCAAATAAACAATTTAGACCACAAAACTCCGCTGATACTGGTTTTTATACTGGTGATGTCGGAGATGATCTGTTGTTTTGGTTAAAATATAATCAACATGCGCTTACAGTTTCTAATGGCGCTAACAGTAATTTAGTTACTTTGTCAACTCCCGATCATGATTTTACGAATGGCCCTAACATTAGGTTCCCAGTTGGCGCTGCATTACATAAGCAAAATGTCGACGAAAATCTTCAAATAACTGGACTGACAGATCAAAATATGTTTCCAACAGACGAAAAAGGTTTTTTAATATCCGGATGGGTTTATTTAAAATCATATAATGCTGATGGTTCTGGTTCGAACAATGGCAGTTGTATCATATCAAAAAATCGATCAGAAGATGGTGGTTTTGATGTGTTTATTAACAATACTGGGAACATAGGAATTAGATTTTATGGTAATGGCGCATCACATTATCAAAAATTTATTGTTGCATATACGTCATCTCCGGTACCATTAAATGCTTGGTTTCATTTTATCATATATGTAAATGGTGCTACTGCAGTAACAGAGAATATTGGCGATTATGAATTTTCTAGTGGTACTTTTTTAGATGGTGTCAAGATAATGTTGAATGGCCAAGATAAAAGTTTAGCATTATCTTATACAAATACTACAATTCCGTTCTTAGATAGTAGTTCGACTGCAATGACAATTAATGTTGCGTACGGTGACGGTGAAGACGATGGCACTTTCCCTCCAGACGGTAAAGTTTTCTTGAATGGCTACTTAGCAGAAATAATAATGATAAATGGTGCGTCTATACTAAATGCAGAAGACAAGCTTTCATTTATATATAAAGTTGCTAAAGATGGCATGTTAGGTTATCAATCTGGATATATAGACAACCCATATCGTGTTGAGTTAAACGACAGACAAATTAACGTAAGATCTCCGTCTTTAACCATTCCGGGGGATCATAGAGCAAAAGGCAATCACAGAATATTTTTTGATGACAGTAATGGGCAGCCAGATGGTGCTGTAGGAAGTATAAACTATGCTTCAAGATTATTTGTAGAAGATACATATAATGCTGCTGTTTTTGATAACAAAACGTTTTTTGATGGCAATTTAATTTTTCAATCAACAAGCAGTACAGATTATTATGAGACTAGCAGAGTTTTTAGGAGCCCTTCTTTCAAGCAAAGTATCGAACCATTTATAGAAAGTAGAATTTACATTGAAGATGACAATAGTAATTATTTAGTCGCTACAGCTCCCGAAATATTACCAAATTTTAGTCAATCGTTAAGAAATAAAGATGTTATAACAATAGAATTGCCATTAGCTAATGACAACATTATTGGCAACGTCAGTAATTCTTCAACAAGGACAGATCAAATTCCTGTAATGTGTTATTACAATTCTGAAAATAATCTTTTCGAAAATAAACCCGGCTTTACTTTATATACGTTTAACCGATCACCATCAGATGCACCTATATTTACCGGTAATTTAACTGGCAGTTGCATTGCATTTAATCATTTAACAGCTCCATTATCTGCTAGTATGGAAGCCGGCTCATTTTATTACAATAATAATTTGCATTTTTGGGCTGACGAGTATTACAAAGCGTTTTCAAACCCTATCTCAACTTATGGTTTTCCTGACAGCCAAAGGTATTTGCAAAACAGAGACAGCACGATAAAATTAAAAGATTATATTACTGAACCTTTTGTATGCGAATACATAAGAATAAGCGGAATAGAAGCACAATTTTATAATGATGATAATATTTCACAGTACCCTAGACCAAACCAGGTAGGAGTACAGGCTCAATTTCCGGGATCACCTACGTTAGTTGTTGCAAGTACATCTATATTATATAATGTGCTACATACATTTTTGTTGCGACAATATAAATCAAATAAAGTTTTTAGCAGTACGTTACCGGTAGTAGACAAAAATAATAATGTATACACCGCGTCAATTGGTGATGTTACAACAAATGAATTTAACAGAGATTTGTTTTGGTCTGACCATTGTAGTTTGTTTTCAGGTAATTCAACTGAGCTGGGTGGAGCAGCACTATCGGATTGGGGTAGTGCCATGGCATCTTCCCCGCAGCATAACATAACAGATTTGATTGATGACGTATATAGGTTAAAAACAGATCACAAAATTATAAAAATAAGTGATACTAGACTATCTGGGTATAGTGACACTCAGCAAATTAATTTTTCTAAAAAACCATCGATGTCTTTCAAAACTGAAACTTCTGGTTTTCTATCGCGATTGCCTTTGAGTGAATACTATTATGCAACTTTAAATCATAAGTATATTGGCAATTCTGCAAATCATAGCGAACTTTCATCTGCTAGGTTTTTTGGACCAGCTTTGGTTGGATTGGGTGAAGAAACATCTTCACCTGGGAACGTATACGTAGATAATGTTTCATTTGCAACTAATCCGCCAATCAATTTTACGACAAAAGAACTTACAGATAGTAAAACAAATTATTTATTGATGCCAGAAGACGAATTAATATTCGGCATGCAAACTAATAATATTATTGAGAATTCAAAATATCATGAGTTAGGTGTGAAAATATTAAGTACTTCAAATATAAAAATAGAAATGTTTGGGTCTTATCTTAAAGATTTAAAACCAAAAAAGTCGGTTAGAAATCAAACAATTGGTTTTGGAAAAAATATGTCTTCTGTGGCTAATGATGTGCCAAACGATCATGATCAGTTTGATTTAGGCACGATAGGCGAATATACTGGTTCAATGGTTGATGAAGTATATGGCAATGTTTCAGCGCTTACGGAAATTAATTCAGGATTAAGTACTTTTCATGTTGATAGCATGAACCGCGGAAGAATAGGGAGCGTAAGTGCTGGCACCGCAGGTGTTTTTGGATCTTTAACTAGAAATATTAGAATAGATAATGATCAAGAGTATGAAGAACACAGTCTTTGTTTTGATATTCCAAAACTGTTTGAGAAAATTGGTAAAAGTAATACAATAAGTGAAACAGAATCTGGTGGTCAAAGTAGAAGGTTGTTTCTTATAGGTGACCACAGCGAACCTTATAATGAAAAATGGTCTTTTAGTTATATATATGAAGAATATGATATTGATAGCACTGATTTATTAATCACACCATTTTCAAATGATAATAGAGCACACGGCCTGCAATATAGAAATGCAGCGGTGTCACCCTACATGACAAATCACTTTAGTGAACCATTTGATTATTCAGTATATTCAGATGCGTTTGTTATTTTAGATCCAACCATTACAAATAAATACACAGTTGATGATGTTGATACATTGGTTAAACAAATCTCACTAGGGGATGTTGACACTGCATACCGAGTACTAGTTTCTACGGGCCCTAGATCTAGAGGTCGTCATCACTTTAGGCCTAACCCAAATCAAGCTTTGCAAAAATTTGCATTGCATCTGCGAGGGTTGAAATATGGTCTTAGTAATCACAAACCTAGTTCTGACGCAGCTGTATTTAGGCGTACAAGTTACGGACAGTTTAGGGACATGCTCGAACAAAGAAAGCAAACGACTTTATACACTGCGCAAGGGCAGTCAGGGTTAGAAATTATTAATTCTTCAATCCCAGTGCAAATAGAATGTAGAGATATATCTGATGGCATAGTGTTAGATTTAACAGATGACGTTAGTAAAATTAAAAGAAACAACAAAGATTTTTATCAGAAAAGCACAAAAGGGTTTTTTGACAACGAGCCTATATATAATGATCCAAACGCAATAACTGACGAGGATTTAATTACTATTGAATAATTATTAGTTAAAGTTAGGAAAGTTAAGTTATGCCAAAGCCAAAAAGTACAACGCTGGACAAGCTGGGTTTAAGTAAAGTCAAGCTAGGACAATCTGCCGCAACTAATAACACAAAGTGGACAGATAATGAAATAAAAAAATCAGACCTGCTTGTTTTAAGAAATGCAAAGACAGAATTTGTTGCAAATGTTATAGCGCCTAACGGTTTTCAAGTAGGTTTGACACAGAATGGTTATTCAAAAAATTTATTAGTAACCGGTGATGTTACAGCCACTGGGTTAACTGGTTCATTGACACAATTAAAAAGCGGAGCTCCTTACCTTAAATCAGGTACAAATATTGCGATTACTACCGGATCAGATGGCTCTGTTACTATTTCTAGTGACAATATTGGCACGGCGATAGATATTGCTGGTTTAAGTAATAGTTTAACGTATAGCACACTAGCTTCCGGTGATCTAGCAGCTATAGCTGATGTTAATGATTCTAATAATGTAAAAAAAATAACAGTCGCTAACATTGGAAGATATTTAGGGTCAGCAACAAATGCTGGTTTGATTGGCGGCACAAGCAGTGGTAAATTATATTTAGATTTTGATAATTTGGCATCAGCCACAGTCAATGTAGGGTCAGATTTAATTGCATTTTATGACAGTAGTTCAACTGACACTATTAAAACTAAAAAAGATACTATAGCTGATCTGGTTGAAGCAATAAGAGGTACAACGTCTGATACAGGTTTGACTTCTACTAGCGGTGTTTTAAGTATCGATATTACAAATATGTCTACTGTCGCCAGTTTAGCTGGTAGCGATGAAATATTAATATATGACATTACAGAATCCGGATTAAAAAAGACAACTGTCAGTGATATACAAAACCTAGGTTTAGATTTAGACACAGTTAGTGCAGGTATTATCGATGTTGGCAATGACAGTATAGTTTTTATTGATTCAAGCGACTCAAATGGCTCGAAAAAAGAAAGTGTTGTCGATTTTATAGCAGCTATAGCTGGTACCGGATTGTCAGCTGCAGCTGGTGTTTTAAGCTTAACTTCTAATGCAATAACAGTAACAGCTGGTGATGGTTTAACTGGAGGCGGCTCAGTTGCTTTAGGTTCTTCTACGACTTTAACAGTTGATGCATCCGGGTTTGCTGGCACTGGGTTAGAAGATGATGGATCAGGAAATTTAAGAATTTCTTCTGCTGCAGCTGGAGCTGGTCTGACCGGTGGTTCTGGCACTGCATTGTCACTTAGTTTTGGCAATGGCTCCGGTAACGTTGCACAAGGTTCAAATACAATTACAATTGTTCCAGGAGATGGGCTATCGACTGGTGGCACTGCTATTATTGGTAACGCTACTTCAAACATTGTTTTAGATATAGAGCCAGAAGATTTTGCTGGTACCGGAATATCAGTTAGCAATAATAATATGCATACATATTTAAGCGCTAGTACTAATATTACGATTACAACTGGGTCTGATGGGCATTTAATAATAGCAGCTGATGGTGCCGGTTTAGGTTCTATGTCATCTTTTAATATTCAAAGCGATGATAGTAACACTAGCACAATCGAGAATAGTGAAACTATAATTCTTTCTGGTGGTATTGGTGTTAACACTTATAAACCATCAGATAATCAGATTGTTTTTGACATCGACGACTCAGTTGTTGCAACGCTTTCTGGTTCTCAGTTTTCTGGCAATGTCGGAGTAACTGGTTCTATAGAAGCTACTAGTTTCTTTAGTGGATCCATGTTTAAGGCACCAGTCTTATCTGGATCTTTGACCCAGCTGGAGGACGGTAGTTCTTATTTGATTGCTGGTAATAATATTACTATCACAACTGGGTCAAATGGATCTATAACGATAGCAGCTGCAACTGGCAGTGCTGGCAGTAATCCGGGCAGTCCCGTTAATAGTGTGCAGTTTAACAATTCCGGCACTCTAGGCGGCGATACGGATTTTTTATATAATAGTACCGATAATATTTTAACCTTGTCTGGTACCGTACAGCAGTTAACTGCCAGTATATTTTCTACGGAATATTCAGGATCTGTTAGTTTAATTACACAAGCCGATTTTGATAGTAACATTACATTTGTTTTACCTGAAGATGTAGGTGAAAAGTTTCAGTTTTTACAAACAGATGGTACTGGTAATTTAACTTTTGACTTTGCAGATCGTGTAAGAATACAAGTAAGAAATAATTCTGGCTATGATTTAGATGCAGGGACGCCTGTTTATATTACTGGCTATAATGCCGGGGGAGATAGAGCTTACATTGCTGTTTCTTCTGCTTCTTTAGATTCTACAATGCCAGCAGCTGCTATTTTGGCAGAAGATTTAAATAATAACTCTAACGGACACGCAGCGCTTATTGGTTTTTTAGAAGGCGTAGACACCTCAGCTTTTAGTGTTGGCAACACGTTATATGTTGCAGCGGATGGAGGTTTAACAGATACAAAGCCACTAGATGCGGATGTGTTGATACAAAACGTTGGATTTGTTTTAAAAGCTGCAAATAACGGAATTATGTATGTAACATCTCCGGGAAGGACAAATGACGTTCCAAACGACTTGGTAGGAAGAGCTGGTTTATCGGGATCTTTACAAACTTTAGTTAATGGTGACCCATATTTAATTGCTGGTACAAATATTACAATTTCTACTGGGTCCGATGGTTCTATAACTATATCATCTACTGGCAGTGGTGGAGGTGGATCAATTACTGCTAGTAGTGGATCGACTACAATAACTAACATGTCGACAATAAGGTTTGGACCTGGTTTAATTATGAATGAAGATTCAACAGGAATAGCATCTGTCACAGCATCAATTGGCTTACCAGAGGATGGTACTTATACTGATGGGCTATTTACGGATTTTACGCCGTCAACTCCCATAGGTACAGCTATCGATAGGTTTAATGAAATACTTTCTTCACTCTCACCTAGTCCAGCTCCTGCTTTGGACAACATATCAGAAAATGTGTCTAATGGTATCAGTGCAGTTTTATCTTTTGGTGCTAGTAATGATCAAACTTCTGAAACACCATCATATCCGTCTGTGTTGTCAACTGCAGGACTTGGCGACGAAAAAGATGTAAATGAAACATATTCAGCAACAACTGATGGTGACAACAATATCAGATTAGGAATATATGCTAAAACACAAGATGTTAGTGGGATATTAAATGATGATGTCGTTAGTAATAATCAAGGTGGCGGCAGTTATGTAAATTATCCTGCAAATAGCTTTGGTGATGGTGATACTGGTGTTTTAAAACTAGAAGTCAACGGATCTGTGTTAAAAGAGATAGATTTAACAGTCGAAGCTGGCGCAGGTGACTCTGGGTCAGGTACTGCTGACTATTTGAATGCAAATTTATCTGGTTTTTTAAATATATCTACAGCTACGGCCGGTACCTTTTCAAATGGTAGCACTTTTGAAACATTTAAACACAGAACCGGTGAATATATTGTTAAAACTGCAGATCAAAGAAACGGTTGGAACTACTTAAGAGTTACTCATGTTAAAACCGGATCAACTGTAACAACTAATTATGTTGAATGGGTTAATGATGATAATGCGGATGCATTAAATAGCGCTGGAAATTCAATTAATTTTGAAGGGTCCGGCTCAATACATTTATCCGGTGTAGAATACTTTCAAAGTGGCAGCTTAACATATAACAATCGTGTCTCTAATGCTTATAAATACGTATATGACACAAATAATGTGACATTTTCAACTTCTAATTCAGCAGATAGTAGCAACAGTCTATCATTTAGTTTTTCTGCGCTATCAAAAGAGTCGATTGACACTGCTGGCGGTGAAGATCATACAAAACAGCTACATATTACTAGGTCAACTGATATTGACGCAAATTATTTTTTAAATGGCACAGTAACTGTTGGCACAAATGTAACTCATCCTTTAAAAGCAAACCTTTCTAACTCTGGTCAGGCAACAGCTAATCAAATATTGATGTATAATCTAACAAATACGTCAAGTCCGCAGCTGGAAACGTTTAGAAGGGAAGATTACCGCATAATATCTAGCAGTTATGACACACAGGCTAGTACTACTGCGTCAGAAAACATATGGAACTCAGAAACATACATTACAGGATCCGGAGCACACAGTGATGGGCTGCAATTTTATGATAGAAAGCTATTTGCGCCAACAAATACTTTAAATTCAGGCGACTTTTCATCTTTTGCAAATGGTCCATCAGGAAACCCGGATTATTCCGCGGAAACTAGTGGAAAAAGAACATTTTTTAGAACCTTTCAAAACAATTCTGGTGATTTTGCTCGAGATTTTGATATTACAATATCAGGTACTGGCACAGATATTGATAGTTTAGGTACGTCTTTGAGCACAGACAACATACATGTATTGATTAGATGTCCACAAACCAGTAGTTGGATGGATTTAGGTAGTGAATTTAACTATCAATCTAGCAGTTACGGCGATGGTGGTTACATTGGTACGTTTACTCGTGCTTTAGGAACACAAAATCATTTTAGTTTTGGCACCGGGTCTATAGCTGCAAATGACAGAATTGTTGTAGCCATCGAAGCCGATGCCAGCTGGGCAGGTAATATATCAGAAATATCAGTAAATTTTCCAGCGACAGCTAATAATGCTGTAAATGACTCTGACCCTGTACAAGATTTAGATTCTGCGGACAGCGGCAACGTTGGATACTTAAGTTTCGGTGCTAGCAATGATTTGTCTTCTGTCGCTGATGGCAGTTATGTTAGTGTTACAAATGCAGCTGGGTTAGGAAGTGAAGACGTTAATGATCTGTATACTACTGAAACATCATCTGGAAATGAAAGAATTAGATTATTTCAGAAAACAACAGAAATTAATGGTACAGTTAACCAGAGTACGAATGCTAACGGTAACAGTTACCCGGCGAATAGTTTTAGAGATGGCCACACTGGTTCTCTAGTGTTAGAAATTAATGGCGTTGAAAGCCACAGTGTAGACTTGTATAATTTTACTTTAGGCACAGTTGGTAATACTACCTCATATAACTCGAATGGATCCGGGTTTTTTAATATTACAGAGGCGCTTAATGGAAAAGATGGCGACAATTTACCTGATTTTCGGAAATTTTATAGAACAGCAGATTACAAAGTCTCAACTGCGGATCAAGTTAACGGCATGAACTATGTTAGAGTAATACACAGAATAGATGGTGAAACAGATCGTGAAACTGATTACATAGAGTGGGTCAATGATGATGACTCTAACAACATATCAATATCGAATACAGGGTATACTCAGTTTGGAGCGGCTGCATTTTATAATTTGTCTGGTGTCAAGTACTTCACAACTACCAATAGGCCAACTGGAAGTTTTGATTTTACAGTTTCAAATGCATACAGAAACGTTTACAGTGACAGCAGCAGTGCTATATCAACATCTACTTCATTATTTACAGTAACCAGCATTGAAGTGTCAGGTTCGAAGTTAACATCAGGCGGTAACACCGTTTCTGGCACATCTCGTTCACTACAAACATTAGATGCGACAAAAAGTGACGTGCATGAAGCTGTGTTCGATGTTACAGCAAGTATTAGATACTCCGGAGCAAATTCACTACCCCCTTCTTCAGTTGGTGTTTCAACAACACAAAGAAGAGGATCTTTTAACTCTACTATTTCACACGTTTTTTCTGCAAAGAATGCTAGCGTTGGCAGCACTAACAGTGATTACTTCCTAGTTTTCAGCGATAGTAATACTTCGAATGCAAACACCCGCGAATATTTCGATAGTGAAACTTATAGATTGGTTTCAGGCAGTTATGCAGCACAGTCGGATGTTACTGATTCTTCGAATGAGTGGTCATCAACGACTAGCTTAAATGACAATGCTTCTTACCCTGAACATGCTACAGGGTTGTTAATATATAATACGCAACTAATGTCACCTACAAAGGGTCCAGACAGTGGTGATTTTAGAGACGTAAATGAGGGCGGAAGTTTTATAGCGCCACCTGGGAACCCAGATTACAGTAGCTTAACAAATAGTGAAAGAGATTATTATCGATACTTTTATAATAACACAGTTAATAGTGTTGCGCAAGTAACAATAACTGTTTATGGTGATGCTACTTTGGTAACTAGAGCGACAGCCTTAAGTGGTAAAAATGTATACATCGATGCTAAAATTCCTGGCAAAACTGGTTTTTTAGACACAGCTTTAGGCGCGCTTGGTGGAAACAATGATGGAGATGGAGGCCTTTCAGGCGATTTAGATCCAACCATCGATGGAAGCGGAGCAACAAATATATGTACCTTTAATGGCCAAAGATTACTTGGTTCAATTGAAGGTTCAGAATATTTAATATTAAGAATAGTCACAAATGACAGCTGGACAGGATATATATCTAGAATAGACGTGAGTTACAGTTAATGGCCGGGAAAACAAATTTAACAGCAACATTATTTGCGCAGAAAAAGCTTCTGAACAAATCTCATACTGGGGTTAATGCTTCTGATGCACAAGAAACTATCCCATCAGCGGTTCAGGTTTCTGCGCAGACTATTTTTGCAGAAGACATACCAACAAATCCTGCAAAAACTCTGTATCTTTTGCAAAGTGCTTCAGCTGGTTTAAATGCAACCGTTGAATATGTACAATTTGATTTAGAAGCAATATCAGGTACTGCTTATGACGCAAATGATTATGATTCTGATGCATCAGCGCAATCTCCTGGTACTCATGCCTATCAATTATATTTGACCGGAGACTATACTAGCTTAACTTCAAACACCAAGGCTGGGAATGGTACTTTTGACAATTCAAGATTACTTTGGGAAACCCTGGGTGCATTACAAATTGTACCACAAAGTTTTTCTGAGCTAGCGCCTAATCCATACAGATTAGACTTATTTGACCAAAATGGCAATACTATTGACCCGCTAGCTGAATTAGATTGGTCTATTGATACATATAGTGGAATTTTATTTGTACAAGATTATGATGCTAGCAAAATACCAACAACTGCTCGAGCTTTTATATATGTTGGTCAAATGCTTTCAGAAAGTCTTGGTTCCGGTGGGGGCGGTGGAGGCTCAGGTGATATCACAGCTGTCACTGCAGGAAACGGCTTAACTGGTGGAGGTACATCAGGTGCAGTTACATTAAATGTTGGTGCCGGTACTGGTATAACTGTAAATGCTAATGATATACAAATCGACGACTCCGCTGTTGCGACTTTAACTGGTTCAATATTTTCTGGCACTGTACAGGCGCCAGCATTGTCTGGCTCTCTGACGCACTTGGAAGATGGTACATCATATTTGATAGCAGGGAACAATATAACAATTGTTACTGGATCAAACGGATCTGTTACTATTTCTTCAACTGCTAGTGGTGGCGGAGGCGGTGGAAGCGGTGAAAATGATGCAGAATACGTATTAACAACTGCAACTGGATCATTGACAAATGCTAAAGTTATAGAAGCTGGAGCAGGTATATCATTAACTACAGGGTCAAACTCTTTAACAATATCCGCAGATATATCTGCTATTAATGGCAGAAGTAAGGTCACATATTACTTAACTGGCACTCATAGCGCTTACAATCCTTTAGATATATCAGGGGTTAATTTTTCTGATGCTGGTTATGATTCTAATAAGATAGACGTGTCATTTAATGGTCAGTTGTTACACACAGGTTCCAGTGCATTGGTCAATTCTAGTGATAGAGACTATTATCTTTCTGGTACTGGCAGTATTGTGTTTGGATTTGATTTAGTGCAAGATGATATCATTGATACTGTTATAAGTGTAGTTGGAGGGGGAACAAATAATCAAGGCGGAGAAACTGCAGCTAGTTATCTAGTTTTGTCAAACACAGGTTCATTATCTAATGAGAGAGCTTTTGTTGCTAGTACTGGTTTGTCATTTACTGATGGCGGTTCTAATGGTAATTATACACTATCGATAGATGACAGCGTTGTTGTTACACTTACTAGCTCTGCAGTTTTTTCTAACGGGATATCCGGATCCCTAACACAATTAGAAGATGGTTCGAGTTACTTGGTTGCTGGTGAAGGAATTTCAATAGTTAGTGGGAGTAATGGTCAAGTTACTATTTCTTCTAGCGGAAACGCTGTAGTAACTAAATGCGTATATAACATTACTGCATCTATATCTTCTGGTTCAGCTTTAAGTACTGCACAATCAGATTTTCAATCAGCAGGATACAAACCTAGTCTAATAGACGTTTTTTTCAATGGCGTACTAGCGATGTCAGGTACAGATACACAGGTAGGAGACGCAGCTGCAGATTATTTTTTATTTACCGACAATGAAATTAAATTTGGGACTAATCTAGAAGAAGGCGATACAGTAACCGTTATTACAACAACTACTGGGTCTAACAATTTATCTGCTGGCAGTTGTGGTGAAGGTGGCGAAGTATACACTGCGGGTGTCGGGTTAAATTTGACTGCTAATCAGTTTAGTATCGATAACACTGTAGTCGCAACTCTAACCGGTTCACAGTTTAGTGGAAACGTAGGGGTAACTGGGTCTCTCGAGACGACCAGTTATATGAGCAGTTCAATGTTTAAAGCTGCTATATTGTCGGGATCCTTAACAACCTTAGAAGACGGTAGTGCTTACTTAGTTGCTAGTGATAACATAACTATAACAACAGCTTCTTTAGGGCAAATATATATATCATCGACTGATACTGATACTACGTATACAGCTGGCACAGGGTTAAATTTATCTTCGACTGAATTTGAAATTGATGATTCTGTCGTAGTTACTCTCACGTCATCCGCAAATTTTTCAAATGGGTTAAGCGGTTCTTTAACACAGTTGACTGACGGTTCTTCTTATCTTATTGCAGGTTCTAATGTAACAATTACATCCGCTTCAAACGGAGCAATAACAATTGCATCTACAGGTGGCGGCACCACTTATACAGCTGGGGATGGCTTATCTTTAGTAGGCACGGAATTTTCTATTACTAGCAGCATTGCCGGATCAGGCCTTACAGAATCTAGCGGTGTTCTCTCAGTTGTTAATGGGACAAACGGTGGTCTTTTTGTCGATACAAACAGCGTTAGCTTAAATCTAGCCAATCTTGCTGAGGCTGTAGTTGATGTTGCTAGTGACTCAATAGCTATTATTGATGCGGATGGTTTCACAACAAGGAGGGAAACAATAGCTGATTTGATCGATGCAGCTGCCGGTACCGGAATAAACGCAGCATCCGGTGTGTTTAGCATTGATGATTCTGTTGTAGCTACTATATCCGGATCTCAATTTTTTGGTAATGTTGGAATTACCGGATCTTTAGGCGTTGAAAGTACAACAATTTTTAACGGTGGTATTCACGAAAACTTTGAAACAAAATCAGCAGCAACAGGTGTTGTAACGCACGATTGTAGTACCGGTCATATCTTTTTCCATTCTGGTTCAACTTCAAACTTTACAGCTAACTTTACAAATCTTAATTTAGCTACTGCTTTTGCAACCAACTTGACGCTTTTAGTTACTCAAAGTGCAACAGCATATATTCCATCTGCAGTTCAGATTGAAGGTTCGGCACAAACACTAATGTGGCAGGGCGGATCTGCGCCGTCTGGAACATCCAATGGTCAAGATGTGATATCATTTAGTATACTTAACAATTCTGGATCTTACGTTGTATTGGGTCAATTGGTAGGATTTGGATAATGTTTAGTTCGTTTACAAGATCGTTTCGTGCTGGTAGAAGACCTCTTGTATCTTCTGGCACAGCTTGGTCTCCAAGTACGGATATCACACCAGTAGCATGGTTTGATGCATCTGACACTGAAAATTATACTACGAGTGGCACAACATTAACTAGTGTTACTGACAAGGCTGGTACATATACTATGAATATTATCAACAATCCGACCGTTGTTGATAATGCGCTTAATGGATATTCTGTATTTGATTTTAATGGTTCTGCGTCACTTATAAGCGACTCATTTGAAGCTCAGGTTGATGGTAACGGAAATCATTGGGCAATAGGTTTATTTCTGGCAGATACGGTTGATCACACTAGAGATAGTTTTTGGTCTTATCAAACAAATCAATCGCCTAAAAGAGATTACGCAATTTCATCGGCGGCTGATGATAATACATGGCCCGGAGAATTAGACTTAGATGCATTGTCTTCAAATAGAATATCTTCTACTATAGGTAATAAGGAGAGTTTTGATTCATCATTAAGCGTGGATAATTGGCATATAGTAGTAGCAATTTTTAACAAAACTGGTAATCAAATTTCTGTAAGGGTAGATGGTGCTAATGCTTTCACTCCAGTTAACGATTATGATAATTCACTGTCAACAAATCAGGATTTAAGGATTATGAGAAACAGAGCAAATAGAAGACTAGATGGTCAATTTGCAGAATTTTTTGCAGTCGCTGATCTTCCAGGTACCGGTGGCACAGATATCACAGACGTTGAAAAAGCAGAAGGTTATCTAGCTCATAAGTGGGGCGTCACTTCCGTTTTGCCTAGTGATCACCCATATAAAAATGACCAGCCATAAATAAAATTAAAAATGCAAATCAACAGATATTATAATATTATTGTATAATTAGTTATATTACAAATGAGAGATTAAATGAAAACATATAAAACATCAGATCTATCAATCGCTGCATATATAATGATGAAAGGCATGAAGCTAATTAACGCGAATAGATCCAGCTCAGGCCAGTTTCAATTTGAGTTTGAAGACCCTAATGATTTAGGTACCAAATATGCAATTGAGTTTACTAGTAGCGACTGTGCTGTTTATGATAATCATGTAAGAAATTTAAAAAAAATATTATATAGAAATTAATTGACATTGTTTTTTTCAACATACTTAGTATAAACAGTTAAGAAGGGAAAGCAAAGGTCTCTAGTTAGGTTAGTAAGTAGTTAGGTATTATTCGAATAAAACAAAACTTAAACATATTATATAACTTAAATGGAGATTTTTTATGGCTATAAAAACTCAAATGAGATTGCCTCAAATCACTGGTTCTTTTGGAACAAACGCTGGGCGAATTAACGAAAATATTACCGCCGCAGAAAAAAACGATATTAATGCGACTGACTTGTCAGTTATACTTTCACATATGGCTGCAGGTATTAAGAGAATTCACGGTAAAGCTGATTTTTCTAATGCTGCTGCTGGTACTTTTCATCAAAATTTAGTACCTGATGCAGATGGTACACGTGATTTTGGTTCATCAACTTTAGATTGGAACAATATATATGCTGCTACTGGTAGTTTCTCAAGTAACGTTACAATTGAAGGAAACTTGACAGTTAACGGTACAACAACAACTATCGATACCGTAAATACAACAATCCAAGATACACTTATTGCATTAAACTCTGGGTCTGATGGATTTGGTACATCAAATAATGACGTTGGTATCTTGTTTTCATCACCGACAGTAGGGGGACAGTCTTCTGCATTGTTTATTGATGAAAGTGATCCAAATGATGTGTTTGTATTTTCAAAAACTTGGACATCTGCAAGTGCGACACAAATTTCTTATGCTACATCTGATTTAGCAACAGTTAGATTGGGTAAATTAGAAGTTGAAGATGCGGGCGACTCTATATCTATTGACTCAAGCAATTTGTTAATTGCTGCAGCTGCAAAAGGTATTTTATCTGGTTCTACTGGTGTTGATATTGGCGTTGATAATGGAAGTGATGTAGCTATCCAAATTGGTGGATCAGATCATATCGTGATATCGGCTGAAAATAGTGATGGTCAAATCAGAGTTGAAGGAACCGCTGCCTTAATTCTTTCTGGTACAAACGGAACAGTACTTGGTGGTGATAACGGTGCTCAGGTCGACATCCAATTGGCTGGATCAAGTATCGGTACGATTAATCAAACAAGCGGCAATTTTACACTTTCCGGATCAGATGGCACAGCTATACTTTTGGATTCACCTTTGGGATCTTTTACATTTGCTCGAGATTTAGCTAATAACAATGCTAGAGGTATTCAAGCACTAGTTGGGGCTGGCGAATTTAATTTTGTTAACGTCGATGCAATTGATGCTAACAATGCTGGCTTTAAGTTTGCCTTAAGTAACAATTTTCAAGAGCAAAGATTAGAAATGTCTGGTGCTGTCAGATTCTTAGAAGACAGCAACGGTGGAAACTTTGTCAACTTACGTGCACAAGACAGTATAGACAACAATTTTCAACTTTTACTTCCTAATGTACAAGGTTCTGCAGGAGAGGTATTGAAAATTGATAGTGTTGCTACTGTTGATGGTCTAAGTACTGCAACTCTAGCATTTGCTGCTGCTGGTGGTGCTGCTAACTCTTCAAAGAATGCTTTCACAGTTACAGCTAGTATGAATGCTGGGAATGTTTTGAGTAATGATGCAAATGGTGGTACTAAGTTTGATGTAAGTGCTGTATCTTCTGCAAACGCCGCAAATGCTATTGACGTATACTTGAATGGTCAGCTTTTGGTTTCTAGTTCTGACGCATATGTTGGTTACAACGCTTCATCAACTGGTGACTATGTAATGGATCATACCTCTATGTCTACAGCTGATTTTAAATTTAGTTTTGGACTGGAAAATGATGATATTGTACAGATCATTGTAAGAGCATAATTTTTTATAAAAATTATTAAAAAGTATGGAATGAGGTGTTTACGCACCTCATTTTTTTTGTATGATTTTTTATTTTAATAGAGAGGGTGACGTATGGATAACGTTAAATTGTTACATGATTCAATTCAAAAAATAGAAATTTCTCAATCAGAAGAGAATAATGCTGAAAATATTTTAAAAGAAGTATCGAAAAAAGTTTTGCAAATTGCTCAAAGCGGAATTGGTGCTGCTAACACTAGTGATTCTATCGATAAAAAAATAGAAATCTTGGCTAATTCACTTGGTGATGTTGTTGCAGCTGTTGATGATCGTTTAGCTACGATTGTGGAAGTCAATAAAAAATATAAAAATCAGATAGCAATATTGGAAGAGGTGCTCGGTAAACTCGAACAAAGTCAAAAAAAAAATGATGAGAGTGAATAGAGCTATTGAGTTGAATAGAGACAGACCTAGAAAGCTATATAAATCGCGAGCTGGTGTTGGTGAAAGGCCGGTTAAAATTAGTGATATAAGAAAGATGAAAGTTGTTAGTTAAACACGCAATTTTCATCTTTTGTATAATTAAGATCTAGTAGGATTTGTTGTTATGGCTGGTATATTAAATAAAAAACAAAGAATAATGGATGTTATTATTACGCAAAATGGTAGAAGACAGCTGCGTAATGGTACTTTTAATGTAAAATATATAAGTTATTCTGATAGAGACATAGAGTATATAAGTGATGATGGCAAAACTGCTGCTGATGTATCAAACCATATTTCATTTGAAGCCTTTAGTAATGTTTATGATACTATTATACCTGAGATAGATAACATCGATGGTACGATTAGCTATGAACAAACATCAAATTTTATAATAAAAAATGGATTCTTGTTAAAACAAACAGAAGATGGAAATTTCCCGGTTACTGGTTCAGGTGATTTATATGATGCTTCTGAAGAGATATTCAGTAAAAGTCTTGATGCGTTTTATAAACTAGATGCATTAGGCGTTGATGATGAGTTAAGTGGCATTGGTGAGTTTGCTATAGAAACCAACGGTAATAGATATACGCCAGCAGTTGTCAGCCCTTTAGAGGAAGTTGATGTTTTTAATGCACCGGGTTTGTTGAATGACAATAAATTTAGAAACAGTTTAACTCATGCATATATGCCACCGGTATTCAAAGCTTCAAATGGCAGTATGCAAAGCTTCGGCAAATTTAAAAATCTTTTATCTCAAAACAAGGATCTAGATTTTAACGATTTTTATGAAAAAGAAAAATTGGCAGAGAAAAATTTTACTGCAGTAAAAATAACTAACAATACTAATTATAATGATTTGTTAGGTCAGGTATTTGAAATTGATACGCAGAATAATGAGCTAAATAAATTAGTGTTGCTAGAAGTTGGATCATTTGGAGATCCATATGGTAACCCTACACATAAGATATATTATGCTGGAAAGCTTTTGTATGATAACAGAGGGTATCAGAAATTTATAAGAATATTTACAATAATTTTTGAGAAATAATATGGGCGCACCACAATATGGATTAGTCACTGTAGAAGAGTTAATTGAAGAAGCTCGAGAAGAAGGGAACTTAGGCGATCTGCTGTCTGAATTAGAAAGTTTTTTGGGCACTATTGACGTAATGGATAAAAAAACCATAGTCGGACAACAAGTGTTAATTGATTTATATAATAAGGTAGTTGAATTTATTTTGGAAAAATATTCTTTAGATTTTGATGTCAACTTATCAGAAGGTGTAGGATTACCACCTACATTTACCAATGATAATACTATAGACACATTAGGATTGGCTTACAAAGAATATCAATCTGAAGGTTATAGCACAGCTGTAAAAAATATATCGACAATCACTAATAGGGAAAGTTTAAAAAAAAGGATTACTGTTAACAAAAATATAGACTTTAATATTTACTCGTCAATTAATTCTGGGCCTTTTAATTTTACGGAAACTGAGGTTTTAAATTTTTACAATAATAAAGGAACAGCCGTACTAGATTTTAATAAAACAGATAGAACTCAAGATATCCGTGTCAGTCCAGTGATTAGTAGAAATTTTAAAACTTTTACAAATTTATCTTCTAACTTTAATCATGAATTACCTTACACGTTAGGCACACAAACGGAAAGTTTAGACTTCAATATTGGTCCTGGTTTTTTACCAGCAATTAGATTCTCCGGTACCATAAATCAGCTTAGATCAAGCGGCTTAGAGTTAATTTTTGCCTTTATCGATACTGGCAACAACAATGCTGTAGCGGAACAGTTTGCTGGTGTAGAGTATGAAATATATTTTGTAAAAAACAATAAAAAATACAAAATTAATCTTCAAAATAAACCATCTCTCCCCTTTGACAAATATGCCGGCGTAAAAATACTAATCGATGATATTCAGAAAGTTTACAACTACAATGTAAATCGAACACAAAATATAACATTTGAAATAAACTTTAAAAGATTGCCTAAAACCTATAAGAGACAAGTCTTAAAATGTTTATGGCAAACTGACAGCAACACTAGTGCGACATTGGCTAAAACAAAATCTGCAGATGGAATTTTAGTAAATTTAGCAAACCCTTGGCTTCCAAATAACATTGATGAATCAAAACTTGTTGTTGTAAATGAATCTATACTTACATCAATAAAAGACAAAAAAGAACTTTATTTTTTAGACATAAAACAACACGACAAACAAGAAAATATAATTAGGGAGTTAGGAAGATTTTATATTAATCCTGTTTCGGCAGATGCTAGTACATTGCAGAGTGTAATACAACCTGGAATATTATCTAGTTTTTATGAAAGCTTAAACGAAGTTGAAATTGGATACGAACAGTTTTCTTCTTTGCCGGGTGTTACAAACTTTGCTAATTCTACATTTTATTTTAAGCTAGGATCATTTCCTTTATCACAGTACTATTATCATAAGCTCAATGATATACCATATTATACGTTAGGTACTAAACTTTATAATCCTTTAAGTTTTGAACACCCATTTACTATTGAGACAAAAACGCACACGTCAATCCAGGATTTTCAGTTTCTTTTTGATTACGCAACTTACAATGAAACATATATGTTTAATGGGTCTGATATTGAAAATGTAGAAACAATTGAAGGTGTAGCTGTAGGTGTCGAAACGGAGTTTGGTATCAATGCTGAGGCAAGTTATTTTGTTGATATGGATAATATCGATGCAGCTGCTGGGGGCATACCATTATTAAGATATACTAAATTTGATTTTGTTGCACCTTATAATATATTAAGTATTGATGCGGACTGCGTAATCACCAGTGAAGATTCTACAGTACCTACCGGTGTAAATAACATATTTAAGTTGCGAATACCAGTTGGGCAAAACAGTGTTACTTTTTACGATTGGAAAGCTGGCGTTATTAGTACTGATAATACTAATAATAAAGACATTGTTTACGTAGGTGAAATATTGCAAAGCATGAAAGGTACTAAAACTGTAACTTACGAAATAACCATCGTATATGAAACCCCTGAGGGACAAAAGACATTTTCAGAAACAGTTGAAGTTAATTGGCCTTATTAAGGAATGTTAAATGGGATATAAAAAAATATATGAAGCTAATACTAGCAGTAATGAAAAAAACAGTAATATATTAACATCACTTTCTCAAACAGTTGAAAATGTTAGTACCAATATTGTAGCTACATTTAGTGATAGTCAATTAATAGATTTTGGGCTATATGCAGATAGACCAGTTATATTATCTACATGTTTTGTCAGTAGTGAAATAGCTAATAAGCAAATATTTGATAATGAAATATATGAAAAGCGACAGATTAATTTTTTAGAAAAATATAACATGCTAGCTGATCATTTAGCTGTTTTAGGTGAAGAAGAGGTAAGCACTTTAACGGAAAATTTCGAAAACTATGAATTAGAAGTTGATAAGATTATAAGATTAAAAAAACAAATATATTTTGCAATTAGCAAATTTTATAAAACAGTAGATAGTTTAATTAACACAAGTCAGAGAAACAATGACAATTTTTTAGATAATACTAAAAAGATAGCTACCATGGTAAATACCATATACGCACAAAGCACTGCTTTAAATTCGGCTATATATGATAATACTAGTTTTGAAGAAATAGATCTTGAAGAGGGTTTCGATGTATCACTTAAAAACTCGAGTTTATCTAATTTTTTAGAACCGGTTTTTGATTCAACAAAAGTAAGAATATTTGATAAAAAGGGTAGTAACGTTGGTTTTAAAACAATCGGGAGCACTTTTTTTGTTAAGCGTACAGTCAAGAATTACTTAGAAGGTAATAAGTCAGATATAGCTGTTTTAAATGAGTATATATCATTTGCAGAAAATGATGTAAATAATTTTAAAAATGATATAAAACAAAGGCTTGAATATAACGAAGTGCTATTATTTTCACAATTTATAAATTATTTTAGGACTGCTAGTAAGTCTGAGCCAGCATTTGGAGATTATGTTGCTTACTTAGAAAAAATGGGTAACACTGAAATAGGGGGAAACATAACGGATTTAGTTGCTGATGCATTCAACGAATGCAATATGTTTTGCCCAAATAGCGTAGGTGCTTTATTTAACAAAGCAGTTATTTATTATGGCGGCGGTGACATTGTTACACTTGTAGACCCGCTCGAAAATGATGTAGTCACTCTCAATACGTATATAGGACGTCTGAGTACTAAATTAAACAAATATGACATTCTTGCTTTGCAGTCACTAGTAAAAACATTTAAAGAAAATATTAAGCGTATGCTTAACTTGCCTAATGATGCGTTTGTAACACTACATTTGCCAGGTGAAAACGGCATTGATGATGCAGGGATATGTGTCTTAAACAAAAAGGCAATACTTGTTGCTGCACAAAAGTCTTCATCCTTCGACAAGACTGCATCCTATCCTATCGCTGAGTTAATTATTAGCAATGAAATTGCCCCTAGTGTGGTAAAATATCCTTTGTCTGATTTTTCTGCAGAAGATAAACTTTATATTCTTTCTATGAGTTTTTTGCTAACATATAATTATATGGGGATGATCTCGGAAAGTTTGCCTAGCTCACCGTTTGATACAAAAGCGATGTATTTAAACACGACAATATATAACTTGATGACTAATATCCCCGGGTATGATTTTAAAATAAAAAATATAACGAATGTTTCAGAACTTAACTTGTCGGGTATTAGTAACTTAGATTCATCAAATGAAGGAAAATCAAGTGGACCAATACCACAATTTAAAGAGATAACCAGACCCTATAAAAATGCTTATTTTGACACACAAATGCGGTTACTGTTTCACAAAACAGCTCGAGCTAATGGGTTTAATAATTACTTATTTAATCAAATTTTAAAATTTAATCATGATTACATTGTGTCAAAGGTCCCGGGCACCCCTGTTTCTTTGATTGATCTTGCTAATATAGTATTTCCGATAGGTAGTGAAATAATTAATGTCGAAAGCGCTGAACCGGCAGTACTTAGAAGATTAGCGGATCTTCTTCAATACGCCCAGGTAACCGGTAACAGAATGCGTATTGCTGATGCATCATTTCAATATGAAATGTTTTCTAAATTTAAAAATTACAATTCCGATAATTTAGATTTTAAGAATTATATCGATAAAAATATAGAAAGCGACCTAGGTTCATTTGAAAAAATTAAAAAAGAAACATATTTAGAAATTAATTTTGAAGACACAGATTTAAAAATTCCTGCGCCGGTATATGAAACAATACAAGCTATAGTCACAGACACTGACACTATACCGCCCACAATAATTTTGCAAGATATTCAAAACAAAACATCTCCGACTAGTCTAGATAGAAACAATTATTTTTACGCTGGCGTGTTAGACGACTATTCTAGATCAGCATATTACAACTCTCAAGAAAATCTGAAACCAGTTATATATTGTAACTATTTTACAGAAAAAGCAGAGTTTCAATATAACATTGTATCATTAAAAGCACTATGCAGAAGAAACAAAATCAATAGTACAAGATTCAAAGTCTTATACGATTTAATAAACACAGTTAAGAGTTTTAGAGATGCTTTAGATTCTATTGTAAAATCAGATTTAATAGAAGAGATAAGAGGGTCTGGAGAAAAAACTGGTATAGTTGACATTGCAAATTTTGATTATATAAGTGCTGAACAGATTAGATTGAATATTCTGAACAAGTTTTACAATAGACCATTACCGCAACTAAATTATTTTCTACAAGGGGACTTTCCTGATTTTCCTTATATTCAGAATTTAGATAAAAAGGAAAAATTGAAAGATTATTTTAGTGACGCATTAATATGTGTTGTAGGTATACCATATTCAATAGCTCGGGAAAAAGAAGTTATAACCTTAAATTTTGTCATCACAGATTTTAACAAAAATGAAGTTTATTCGAATAAGTTCAAATTTGATTTGACGCAATTTTCTATCTCTCCCAACACGACTATTTCTTTTAATGGTTTAGAAGCTTCGGTGTTAGTTGGGGATAGAAACCCAAAAAATATTGAATCTAGATTAATTAAAGAGTTTTTACTAAGCAGTACTGGTATCGATTTTAATGAGCGTAATTATGTCAACAAAAATCTGAAAAAAGGTGTTAAATGTGTCAAAGATTACACACCAAATGATGTTGACATTAAAATTTACAAAGATCAAAGGTATATTCCAAATTACACAGTGGATGGAGAAATAGATTTGAATAATTTTGTTTTATCAAACAATCAACTAATAAACCCATCTAAGTTTATTGATAACACAACTTCAGGCTTTGTTTTTGACAGAATATTTGCATGCAAGCTAGATATTAGTGACAAAGATATCAAATACAACAATATAGCCATATCAGTTTTACTAGAAGATTATGTAGAAAGTGATTATGTTAAAATAAAAAATTAGGTAAAAAATGAGTATAAAGAAAGTAAATGTAGGAGAGCCAATAAGTGGTGCTATTACTGAAATATCTAACAATGTATTAAGCATCGATCTAGATCAGTCAGATGTAACAGTTCGTGATCACGAAGTAAAATTTGTCTATGTTACTTATGATAAAAATGAATATGTAGACTATGCTGAAAATATGCAAAAAAAATATCGTTACACAAATCTAGTACTAGATAGACCGGTAGTTATAAGTCGTGGAACATCGGCATACGAAGTTTTTACTGACAATTTTTTAAATAACAATGCGAATAAACAATTTTTTGAATATATTCTAGATCATATTGATCAAAAAAGTATTTTTAGAAACACAGACACAAATTCAAACAGATATAGTTTAGTTGATTTTGCTAATAACGTTATACCACCAATACAAAATATAAATCAGGTTACCGGTGAAATTATAAATATAGAGTCACAAAACATCGATGAATTTTCTGTCGTAAATAATGTAGCTGCTGACTTTATAGGCCAAATGACACAAAACGCTGCAAACAATATATTTTCCAATTTTAATGAAAGCTCTTCTGTTGGCGTACAAGAAGCCTTCGAAATACAGGCACAAGCTAATGCGACTGCTAATTCAAATGTAAATCAAAACAATACTATAAGTTTAAGATTTACTACGTTACCGGTGGGTAATGTATCTGTGGCAAGGTTAAAAAATCTAGCTGCAAATCCATTAGTAATTGGCTACAATATATATAAATATGAAACAAAAACCGGGAAAAACGATAGTTTAATTGATGTAACCTTTGTTAGTAATTTATACAGATTAAACGATGTAAAAACTAAAAAGGGGAATGTTTCATTTTCTGAGGTGTATAGTCTTTTTCAAAGAAGAAAATATACGTATAAAGACTATGATATATTAATGGGTAAAAAATATACGTATGAAATATTTCCAGTTTTTGTATATAGTATATTTAACGAAAATGCTGAAACGCTTAAGTTTACTGTTATAGAATCACGTTACTTTAAAAGATTTTCTGTGACTACAGATGATGTAATTAAACCTAACCCTCCTCACGTAAAAGTGCAAAGAACGGTAGGGCAAAATTTAAAAATAAGCTGGGTACCAAACCAGCAATCAAATGTTACAATAAACAACGTTAGACAAAGTGTTAATGATACGAAAGGGTACTTAATATTTAAAAGAAATACAATAAATGATGCCTTTGAATTAATAAAAGCTTTTGACTTTAGTGATAGCGTTGGATACAAAAACCCTATAAACAATATTTTAAAAGACGTGCCACAAAACTTGAAAAGTTTTGGCACTAGACATGTAACTAGTTTTAATTACAACATAAATGATGATGAAGATTATATATTTACAGTTTGTTCATATGATGCTCGAGGCAACATATCTAATTTATCCAATCAAATCTTTTCTAGAATAAATAGCGCAACTAACATATTTGTTAAGGAAACTGTTTGCCAGTCAGGTGCACAATTGCAACAACCAAATTTGTATATAAACAACGTGCCCAATCGATTAGACAATAAAATATTTTTATCAGATTCATTAAATGCTAGCAAATATAAAAATATAAAGATATATCACTGTCCAGAAAACAACACAATAACAAAAAAAGTTAATAAAGACAGTGCTAACCCAAATTATAAAGTACAATTAATTGATATATTTACCCAACAACAAAAAATAGTAGATTTGTATTTAGAAGAAGAAGTTTAAACAATAATGCTTTGTCGACGATTATTATTTTTACTTTTGCATATTTATAGATAAATTAAGTTAATTTAGGAGTGTATACGTATGGGATTGTTAGATCATAGTACAAACAACATTTTAATTGATGCTGTATTAACAGATGCCGGCCGAAAGGCAATAGCAGATGGTAATTTTAGCATTCAACAGTATGCTTTTTTTGATGATGAAATTGATTATACTATCATTAAAAAATACGGAAAAACAATAGGTCGTGAAAAAATAGAAAAAAATACGCCTATTTTTGAAGCTAGCACTAGTGCAAACACTGGCTTAAAACATCAATTACTAACATTAGAAAGTAGTGAGTTTAATCAAAATACTCAAATAGCTCAAACGCCTCAGGATTTTTTCTTTTTAGAGGCATCATTTGCAAATCAGAACAATAAAATCAGTGTAATAGGTGTAGCACCTCAAGCAATATCACTTACTATTGACTTGAAAAAGAAGGCTGGCACAATATTGGAAAACATTGATGGAAAATTTAGACTAGAGTATGATGGCAGATTTTTACGGGCTGAGGGAAGCAGCGAAGAAACTATTAACAACAGTTTTAAAAAAGCGGCTGAATATGATGGTGATCAAAGCTTTTCGCCAACAGTAAATACGGCTGATACAGTAACGGTACAATTAAACAGATCAGAAATATATGCTCAATATAGTGCTGCATATTCTGCTAATAGTGAAATAAGTGTACCAGTAAAAATAATAGAAACAAACACAAATATTAGCATAACAAAAGTAGTTAAAGTAGAAGTTTAGGGAGTAAACAATGGCAATTAAATTTGGTAATTTTGAAGATGGTGGATTGGGAAACCAAACTTCTACTAGAACAAAGCTTAATCAACTTATTGATGTAATTCAAGAAGATATTAGCGGCAGTGTTACAAGAAAAAAATATCAGGTATTTGTAACTGGTGGCATTGGCCCCGGAGTTACTTCATCGTTATTTCAAACCGTGTTTGATCAAGATTTTAGTTTGCAAACAGCAAATCCTATTATGGATATGACAATGGGAATGTTTTTCAATAAAACAGCCTTTGATGCCGGTGAAGCCAGTGGGGGAAATGCACCAGCAATGGATATTTGCACTAGTGTAAATAGTAACAACCGGCCCTTGTATCCGAGTTCAAGCTTGATGATGCGTGAAAAAATTGACATTTATAGACAACACGCAAAAGTGCTCTTGGGTGACTCCGAAGCAGGGTTTTATTTAGGTGATAACTTCCCGGCTAATAATCTAAATACTACCTTTGCAGCTTCATCCATTAATGCAAATTCCAACTTAATAGGAACAGCTTTGTTTTTAGATATTAAAAGATTGTTTGCGCGGGATGCAATTAGAAAAGAAACATTTGCAATGCGTATATACAGAAGTGCTAGTCTTAGTTCTAATGATAGTGGTGCTGTACCAAATGTTGGCATCAAAGGCGAATGCACTTCTTCTATTTTAGGAAATAGAATTGTTGCTGATATATCTGCTACATCTAATTTACGATTAAGCAATGCCGGAGATTGCGCACAACTTAAGTTTGCTGACAATACAACAGAAAATGCTGGATTAATATTTTATGATGCTGGTGTGGCTGTTTTAGATATGAAGAAAATTTTTGACCCTGATCAACACATTCTTGGGGTTATAGATGGCATGAATAATACTTCCTATACTGGTGCTAGCGCTGGAGCAGTAACTGCCGGGGAAATTTCTATAGGTGAAGCTGATGGCGGTGGAAATGCCAGTGCAACATTTATACCTGATTTTGTTTGCTCAGCTTCTATCGACAATGTCATTGATCATATTTCAACTGGACGTTTTCAATCTGGGTCCTTAACAGCGACTGCTTTTCAAAATCAGACAAATATTGAAAGTACAATATATTTTTGTAATGCACAGGCAGACCAATTTAATTTTAGTAGTAACCCTACTTTTATTACATCTGATGGGTCTATTAATACAATCGAAGAAACTGGTGATTCAGCATTTGTTTATATTACTGGGGTTGGGTTGTATAATGACTCGGAAGAATTATTAGCTGTTGCGAAAATGTCTAGACCTTTAGAGAAGGATAATCAAACACAGCTTACAATTAAAGTACGTTTAGATTTTTAGAAATGGCATTTATAAAGTTTAGCAAATCTTATGAAACAACTTATAACACAGTACTGAACGGATTTAGAAGTTTTACTTCATCTAGTGTAAGTGGTGTTACTGGTTCTGTATTTGTATTTGTTAATAGAAGTGATACACAGAAAGATTCAATAGATTTGCGTGAAGGACTTGGCGGAGTTGGACCTAATGGTGAAGCATTGGTGCAACCTTTTCACGTTAATACTTTTGAGCGTCGTAGACAGGAAATATACCAAGGCAATGTTGGCATAGGAAAAACTGGTGCAACTAATCATGAAACAGCTCTTGCTTTGTTGTTAGATGGTGCTAGTGCATATGAAAGTCAAGCAAACTGGCCACCAGAAATTTCCCCTAATAGTCAGCTGAATTTAAACTTTGCGCATAAAGGATATTCAGATTTTGGTATGCATCCTAGAAATGCAACTAAAAAAGATATTCGAATACTGTCACCTGGCAACTCTCTTTTCTCTTCTGCCAGTATGATTTACAAAAACATGTACGATAGTGGCAATAATATATCAGCTTTAAATTATTTAAATGAATATATTGATAACGCTCATGTATTAAATTTAAAGCAAAAAACAACTGAAAAGCATGGCATATTTTATTATAATTCAAATAATGCTTATAACTTAGATTCTGATGGTATTACTATATCATTTTGGATAAAGCCATCTAAGTTTTGTACGGGGTCTGAAGGTATATTGCACCATTTGGATCAATATGCTGTCTCAATACACCCAGTTACATATGACGAAAATGGATACAGTGATAAGCTTGAAATAGTTACTCAGTTAGGAAACAGTATTAGCAATCCAGAAAATGTGTCTTTGGGAACTCATGGATATAGAAGCAGCGGGTACTTAACAGCTGGGGAATGGACAAATTATTTGTTTAAATGGTCACCTAATTATAATAGTGGGGAGCCGGTAATTCAATTAGACTATAACAAACAAGCAAATAATTTTACGCCTTTAGCAAGTGTTACGACCAGTACAAGTAATGCAATATTATTAGGTGGTTTTTTTACTGGTAGTACAGCTGATCAAGATAAAATATTTGGTGCAAATGGCGTTACACAGGGTGTTGAATTTACTAGTGAAACAGTCGATGGATTTGACATATCACCGCTTATTTCGCATTGTTTAAATGCTGAAATGCATGAAATAAAGATTGAAACTGGTGCAAAAACAAATGAATATATTGCTGACAGATACACATCATATACTGGGTCAATGGACAATTTTAAGTTTTATTTGCCGCTTTTGTTTAATTCTAATGGCCCACAAGTTTATTCTAATGTGTTAAAAAACAACCAAAGTAATATTGCTGCTTCTAATAATTTGACTGATTTTTGGAATATTGACACAACTTGGGAAGTTAGATCAGGTTCGTATATTAACAATATAAATCATGCGCACATTGGTGGTTTTGCTAATGTTAATATTGCTAATTTTCTAAAAGAATATAAAACAAAAAATTATCCTTTCTTGCATTTGCTTTCCGAATCTGAAGCTCGCACATTATATAAAAATTGTCACAGTTTTACCGGTAGTTACTTTCAAGATAATCTGTTACGTAATAAAAGAAATCTAACAATATTACCCAGTGATAATTATGATTTTACATTTAATGCGACTCCGTTTTTAAACGGCAACGTTCAATCAGGTTCATATTATAATAATGATGTTAATAAAATAAAAACACTAGATGTAGCTGTTGTTGATGATAAAAATTCTTTGTACATGATTGCTGATGAAGTGTATGCTGATGTTGTCAAGTTATTTTCAGCTGAAAACAGTGGTGCTACGAAAGCACAAGAAGTTATAGCTAGACCAGAATTTTTTAGCGGCTGGTTTAACGTTGCAAATAAGTTTGATAAATCAAATAATACGTACATCATGATTACCATACCACAAATATTTTATGGTGAAAGAATTAAGCCAGGCAGTGTTATTATAAGAGGCAAACCTTATGATGATGAATATAGTATCACTTTAGTGGATGATACAAGTGGAGCTTTTTACAGATCAGATTCTACTACTCCTGCAAAAAGACATCAAATTGGCAAAATAGATTATTCTACAGGAATAATTGTAATTACTAATCCTACTCTGTATAATATATTTGATTATGAGTTTTATATTGAGTTTAGAGGTGAAAACCAAGTATTTGTAAAAGAATATAACCTACCCGTGCAAAGAGGCTTGTTCACTAGCTCATCTAACCCTAATTACCAATCTTTAAAGCCAAGTGATTATGTACATGAAGAAGATAATAGTTTTGTATACATAACTCGAGTTAATTTGCATGACAGCAATCTAAACGTAATAGCTAAAGCAACTTTAGCACAACCAATAATAAAACAGCCGAATGACAAATATTTAATAAGATTAAGATTGGATTTTTAATGATTTTAGGTTTAGATGTAAGTACTTCTTGTATAGGCTATTGTCTTAAAGAAGGCGAAGATATAAAAGCAATGCATTATATCAAATTCTCTTCAAAAAAAACTTTAATGGAAAAAGCAAAGATTTTTGAAGAGTGGTTAACAATACTGTTAAGTAAAAACGACGTTGAAGAAATATATGTCGAAGAACCTTTTTTAGGTTTTGGGAAAGGTATGTCTTCAGCAAAAACCATAACAACCCTTTATAGCTTTAATGGAATAATACAGTTTATATGTTACAAAGCTACCCAAAAAGAGGTGCATTTAATTAACGTCAATAGAGCTAGAAAGTCCTTGGGAATAAAAACTGTTACCGTAAAAAAATGTGGCATTCCTATCAAAGAACAAGTTTTTAACTGGGTGAATAATAAACTACTGTATCCTTGGCCTAAAAAAGTTTTGAAAAGTGGGCCTAGAAAAGGCACAGAAATTATAGTGGCGGAAGCAAGAGACATGTCGGATGCTTGGGTAATTGCTAGTGCTGGCCAAATACTTATACAAAATTAATTTTTTGTTATAGTATATTCATGCATGATAAACTAAAATACCTACAGAAGATATTCGGCCCAATAAAAAAGCATGGTGGTAATGAGATCTCCGTGCGTTGTCCTTTTTGTTCTAAACCTGGTAGCACAAAGAAAAAGTTGGCTATAAGAACTGACACTGATTATTTTCATTGTTGGGTCTGCGATATAAAAGGTAGAAACTTAAGCTTTCTTATTAAAAAAGTTAATTCTGGTTTGCTATCAGATTATATTAACAAATTTGGTAATTCAAAATACTCTATAGAAAAAGAAGTTGTAGTTACTAAAACAGAATTACCTGAAGGTTTTAGATTAGTAATGGAGTCTTTGTGGGACCCTGATGCTAAAGCAATAAAGAAATATTGTGAAGAGCGTGGAATAACAGAAGATCTTATGTGGAGATATAGATTAGGTTATACAAACAAAGATTTTAAGTTGAGAAACCGCTTAATAATACCTAGCTTTGATGTAGATGGTGATATTAATTACTGGGCAGCTCGCACAATACAAAAAGACAATAATTATAAGTACTTAAACGCACAAATTAAAAAAACGAATATCGTTTTTAATGAAATAGATGTTGATTGGTCTAAACCATTGTTTGTAGTAGAAGGGCCCTTAGATTTGGTAAAATGTAAACATTTAAATGCAACATGCATATTAGGTTCAAGTCTTAAAGAGAATGATATGTTGTTTTACAATATTGTTAAAAATAACACACATGTGATACTTTGTTTAGACATTGATGCGGAAAAAAAGAAAAATAAAATTGCTAAAAACTTAGTAGAATATAATGTAAACGTTTCACATGTCACTGTTGAAAATGGTGATATTGGTGATTTAAACCCAGATCAAGTTCTAGATGTTTATAAAAAATCAACACCATGGTCTGAAAAAAGCGCACTGTTGCAAAGGATAAAAATGTTATGAAGATTGTTCATATTGCTGATGTTCATTGGCGTGGTCTGACGCGTCATAAAGAATATAAAGATAGTTTCACAGACATGTTTAATCAATGTAAAATGATTAAGCCGGATGCAATCGTTGTAGCTGGTGACATTGTACATAATAAAACACAAGGTATTTCACCTGAGCTTATTGATTGCTTAAGATGGTGGTTTACTGAGATGAATAATATATGTGATACGTATGTAATGCTAGGTAACCATGATGGACTTGTACTTAACACTGATAGACAAGATGCCATCAGTCCTATTTTAAGAGCCTTAAATCTTCCAAATGTGCATTTGTATAGGGACTCCGGTGTTTTTCCTTGTGATAAGCTTGGAGTTAACTGGTGCGTATTCAGTCCTTTTGATGAATTGAATTACAGTAACGTTGTGCCAAAGAATAATGGCAATATAAATATTGCATTATATCACGGTGCTGTTTGGGGTTCACATACTGACACAAATTACATGTTAGATGGTGAAACAGGAATGTCACTATTTAAACCATTTGACTTTACAATGCTAGGTGATATTCATAAAACACAACAACTTGATAAAGAAGGTCGTGTATGGTATTGCGGATCTACAATTCAGCAAAATTATGGCGAATCCATGGACAAGGGTTTTCTTCTGTGGGACATTGTGGATAAAGATAATTTCACTGTTGAGTTTAAAAAAGTTAAACATAATGTTCCGTTTGTAACTGTAGATTGGGCTGGTGATATAGACAGTACTTCATTTAATTGTATGACTAACTGGCCAAAAAAATCTAGATTTAGAATAAGGGCATATGAAAATTTAGACCCTAAAACACAAAGAAAACTAAGTAACAAACTAAGAAGGGAACACAATGCAGAAGAAGTAGTATATAAAATAGATTTAAGAAACGATAAAACAGGTTTAACAGTAGACCAAACAAATAAAGTAAAATTAGAAGACTTGTCAAATCCGGATACTCATAAGAGATTGTTAAGAGAATATTCTGCTGACGAATCTCACAAAGATGAGGTTTTTTGGAACAAGGTTGATAAAATAGTTGATGAGCTAGTGCCTAATTTAAAATCTATATCTGATTTTAGATCAGCAAAGTGGTCAGTAAAAAAGATGAATTTTGATAATACATTTGGTTATGGTAAAGATAACACTATAAATTTTAGCAAATTAAATGGCATTGTAGGTTTGTTTGGCAAAAACCGGTGTGGAAAATCATCTATACCAGGAACATTAATGTATTCCTTGTTTAATTCCAACGATAGAGGTTTGACTTCTATAATGCATGTAATAAACAATAGATCTCAGGAATGTAATGCTGATGTTGTTTTTACTGTTAATGGAAAACCATATAGGTTGGAAAGACAATCGGTTAGATATAGAAATCCTCGAGGCGAAGGTGCTATGTCGTATCTAAACTTATTTGAAATAGACAATGATGAAAACATTGTTAGAGATTTATCAGGCGAACAAAGAAAGGACACCGAAAAATCTTTACGTGAATTGATAGGTTCCCCAGATGAATTTATGATGACTTCTTTTGCTGCGCAAGGTAATATGAATAATTTTATTAACAAAGGCGCAACTGATAGGAAGAAGACTTTGAGCTCATTTTTAGGTTTAGATGTTTACGATAACTTATCTTCTGTTATTAGAGAGGAATCCGCTGGCATTAAATCTTTGATGAAAAGATATGAGCAAAAAGATTGGGAAAAAGAAATTTTAGCATGTAAAGAAAATTTAAAAAATTTGGAAATTAATAAAGAAAAACTCAAGTTTGATATTGGTGAATTAACAGCGGAATATGATAAAATAAAATCAGAGGCCAAGAGTGAAAATAAAGATTTTGTTGATCCAAATTCTCTGATCAATTTGCAAAAACTTATAAAAAAAGAAAATAAGAAATTAGATAGTGTAAATGAAGAAATAAAAGATAAATCAGAACAAATATCAAAACAGCTAAAGTATATTATTGATACTAAAAAAATATTAAATAATGTTGATATTGACTTTTGTCACAAAACGCTAGATTTAATCAATAGTGTTAATGCAAGTATTTCTAAAATAAAGATAAAATATAGTAAAGAACACTCGTTATTAGATAATCAAAAAAAATCTGTTAAACTGTTAAACCAGGTACCCTGTGGTAATCAGTTTCCTACATGTAAATTTATAGCGGAAAGTCATAAGAATAAACTGCTCTTGTCAGAACAAAAAACACTGGTTAAAAGTTTAAAAGGTGATATAGATAACTTAAAAGAAAAAATATCGGAATATGACGAAACTGAATTAAAAGATAAAATTAAGAAATATGATGCACTTAAAAACAAACTATCTCAGGTAAATAATAATATTGCATTACTGAAGGAGCAAATAATTTCATTAAAATATGCAAAAAAAGAAATAGAGAAATCTATTGCAATGAAAACAAAAGATGCACAGAACATTGAGTTGTTGTTAGAGAATAGCGATAATGCTATAATATCAGCTATTAATAAAAAACTTGCAGATGTAACTACACAGAAGAAGCAAAAGAAGAATAAGTTGCATGTTGTTTTACAAAATATGGGCAGCGAGCAAAGACAAATTGAAAAACTGATCCAAGATCAAAAAGAGTTTGATGATTTGCAAGTTGAGTGGACAGTTTATGATTTTCTTTTGCGCGCAACTAGCTGGCGCGGTATACCTACCTTTATAATGGAAAAACAAATGCCTGTTATCAACCTAGAATTAAGCAGGATTTTAGAAGATGTAACTGGTTTTACTGTTGAATTAGAAGTAGATGAAAGGAACACTAATATATTTATCAATTATGGTGACAGCAGAAGACCAATAGAGTGTGGTTCTGGTATGGAAAAAATGGTTTCGTCAATGGCTCTTAGAGTTGCTTTGTCAAATGTGTCATCACTTAATAAATCAGATATGTTTATTGTCGATGAAGGTTTTGGTGCACTTGACCCACAAAATATTGAAGCTGTTAGTGGTTTACTAAAAAGATTTAAGAAATATTATAGGTTAATATTGATTATATCTCATGTCGATGTAATAAAAGATTCAGTAGATGACATGTTGGAGATTACTAAAAATGGCAGAGACGCTAAAATATCATACGAATGAAAAAGTGTGGACTAAAAAAGATAATGTTATAATTATAAAACCTAAAGGCTGGGCAGCTGAAATCGATTGCCCAGTTTGCAATTTAGCATTACAGTCAGAGAAAGACTGTGTTTTTTTAAAAAAAGAAGGATGCTGTTATCTATGTTGTCTCCATTTTAAATTTCCTCAAAGGGAAAAATGGGAAAATGGCTGGAGACCTACAATTAATGAGGCAAGAAATAAAATAAACAATAATTAGTAGTGTTACTATGGAGAATAAGTCATGAAACTTGAACACGTACGCGCTTTAAATCAAATTCTAGATGCAACTTTTGGCACTCAGTCTATGTCTAATGCAGGTCATGCTGTCAGACATAAATTACTTACTGGTGTTAAAGGTGAAACTAAGTTAGAAATTAGATTTGAATCTATTTGTAATTGGAACCCACGTATTGGTATGGATATGCAGAAAAAAGAATTAGATGCACAATCTATTAAAGCAATCAATGAAAAAATTAAAGATTGCAAAAAAGAATTTAGAGAGATAACTGGTGTAACTTTAAAAATTACAGCTGATCCTATTCAAGATGCTATTGTCGAACATATTTCACATAATCCATCTTTAATTAGGGCCAAGTATTATCGTTGTAACACTTATGTTATAAATTTATCACAATTTGATTAAAATATGAGTACACATAAACAGAAGCAAATAGCAGAAATTATAAAATGTGGAAAGAATCCAGATTATTTTTTTAACAAATATGTTAAAATTCAACATCCGGAAAGAGGATCTATACCATTTAAAACCTATGATTTTCAAAATGATTGTGTTGATGCATTTAGGGAGCATAGGTTTAATATAGTTTTAAAAAGCCGGCAGTTAGGTTTATCTACTATAGCTGCGGGTTATGTTGCATGGTTAGCTGTTTTTCACAAAGATAAAAATATATTGATTATTGCTACTAAACTTAGTGTAGCACAAAACTTTATAAAAAAAGTCAAATTTATAATAAAGTCAATGCCTAATTGGCTTTTGCTGCCTGAGATATCTGGAAACAATAAACAAACAATAGAGTTTTCTAATGGATCAGTTATCAAAGCTGTGCCAACTTCTGATGATGCTGGTCGTTCGGAAGCTTTGTCTTTGCTAATAGTAGATGAAGCTGCGTTTGTAAGAAACTTTGATACTATATGGACTGGTTTATATCCAACGCTGTCAACTGGTGGTAGTGCAATTATACTTTCAACTCCAAACGGTGTTGGTGGTCAATATTATGATTTATGGATTGGTGCAACAAATAAAACAAATGTTTTTAATCCAATAAAATTAATGTGGGACGTGCATCCTGATCGGGATGATGAATGGTTTGAAAATGAAACCAGGAACATGACGCAGAAACAAATTGCGCAAGAGCTATTATGCGATTTTCAATCTTCTGGTGAAACTTTTATAAGGCCAGAAGATATAGAATATATGTTAAGCTGGATAAAACCGCCTATTGAAAAATGGGGTCCAGATAACAATGTTTGGGTATGGAAATATTCTTTATCGGAAAAAAAATATATCATTAGTGCGGATGTAAGTAGAGGTGATTCTAAAGATTTTTCTACTTTTCATGTAATTGACACAGAAAACAGTGAAATAGTTTGCGAATACAGGGGTTTAGCACCACCCGATCAATTTGCGCAAATTTTAGCAGAAGCCGGGAAAAGATACAATAATGCTTTAATATGCCCTGAAAACAATTCTTATGGTTATGCTTTGATTATGAAGATGGTTGAATTAGATTACAAGAATATGTATTACGCATCTGAAAAAGATAGATATGCAGCATTATATGGGTCAGTGGATATAGGAAAAATAGGTTTTCAAACTAACTCAAAAACTAGGCCGCAAATCTTAACAAAACTAGAAGAAGTACTGCGTACAAAACAAATTAAAGTATATTCAGAAAGGTTGTATGAAGAATTAAAAACTTTTGTATGGGTTGGTAAAAAAGCGCAAGCAAGAAAAGGTTGTCATGATGACTTAGTCATGGCACTAGCTATTGGTGTGTGGTTGTATGATACATCACCACAGTTATCGAAACAAGGGTTTGATGTAAATAAAGCAATGTTAGGTGCTTTTTCTGTTAACTCTGTGAAGTTTAATGATACAATATTAGACCAGGAAAATAAAAACACTACTGATGTCAAAGATTCTAATGGCAGACATGTAAGAATTGTAAAAGATCCAAGGTTATCTAATAAAGATGATGATGAATTTAACTGGTTGCTATAAAAAATAATAGTGTAGTATAATTATATGTGAGGGTTATTATGGCGGAAGAAACACTATTCAACAGATTAACGAAGCTTTTCAGATCTGGGCCTACAATTAAAAGAAAGGTTAGGACATATACTAAAGCAGATAAAAATGCTAGCTCGGCTGTTGAGTTATTTAAAAAACATCACTCTGATGTTTATAACACTACATTAAGTGCTTATGGCACATTCGATAGAATGGCTAGATATAGTGATTTTTCAGAAATGGAAAGTACGCCAGAACTAGCCTCAGCTCTTGACATATATGCAGAAGAGACTGTTTCACAAGATGCTGAAGGAAGAGTTTTGCACATATATTCTGACAATAGAATAGTGAAAGAATTATTAGAAACACTTTTTTACGATACTCTTAACATTGATTTTAACCTGGTTATGTGGGTTAGAAACTTGTGTAAGTATGGTGACTTCTTTCTTTTTAATGATGTGCATCCGGAATACGGCGTTATTAATGCATATCCTATACCTATAACTGAAATCGAGCGTGAAGAAGGTTATGATGCAGATGATCCTTCAGCTGTTAGGTTTAGATGGATAACACAAGGCAATCAGACTTTAGAAAACTGGCAGATTACACATTTTAGGCTTTTGGGAAATGATGCATTTTTACCATATGGGTCATCTGTGCTGGAATCAGCTCGTAGAATATGGCGACAGCTTATATTAATAGAAGACGCTATGTTAGTATATCGTGTAATCAGGGCGCCTGAAAGACGTGTTTTTTATATTGATGTTGGTAATGTGCCGCCAGAAGATATAGCAACATACGTAGAGCAAGCAAAAACTAGTTTAAAAAGAGACTCTGTTGTTAACAAAACAACTGGCCAAGTAGATTTAAGATATAATCCAATGGCTGTCGATGAAGATTACTTTATCCCAGTAAGAGGTGGTGATTCTGGTACTAGGATTGATAATTTGGCTGGTGGGCAAAATGCTTCTGCCATTGAAGATGTACAATACGTGCAGAAAAAACTGTTTGCTGCGCTTAAGATACCAAAAGCTTATTTAGGGTATGATGAAGACACAGGTGCTAAAGCGACATTGGCACAAGAAGATGTTAGATTTAGTAGAACAATTCAGCGTATTCAGAAAACTGTTATTGCTGAGTTAAATAAGCTAGCCATGATACACTTGTATTCGCATGGGTTTGAAGGTGAAGAGTTGTTAAACTTTTCATTAAGTTTGTCTAATCCATCTTCTTTAGCACAACAACAAAAGCTTGAATTAATTAAGACTAAGTTTGATATTGCTGGAAGTGCACCTGAAGGAATGGTGTCAAAAACATGGTTATATAAAAATGTTTTTTCATTTACTAAAAACCAAATTGAATTAATTCAAAAGCAAAAAATGAAAGAGAAATTAGATGATGCTGCATTAGAAGCTGCTGGGAGTGCTGGTGGAGAGGAAGGTGGTGATGCTGGTGGAGACGCTGGTGGAATGGGTGGTTTGTTTAGCGGAGACAAACCTGAGGGACCATTGCTTAATAATTTAGCTGCAGACAATTTTAGAGAGTCGGAAGCTGTTGTTGGTGATCTAATAGATGAAGATGAAGACGAAGATATCGATTTTGTATATGATAAAATAGACAACTATAAAATACAGCCGGAAAAATCTGTTAAGAAAAATGTTTTTGGTGAACCATTAAAAACTAGTCGCAAAAGAGAAAAGAAAGAAACTTTGTCACCGGGTAAACTATCCGGGATGAACATGGTTAGTGTAACTAGTAACAGAAACACAACAAAAGAGTTTTTAAAAAATCCTTTTGGTAACATATATGGAGAAAATTTGCGTTTAGCAGATTCAATTTTAGGTTTTGATCAAGAAGAAGAGGAAGAAGATACATATATAGGTTATAGACCAGTTATGGATTATTCTATACAAAGAATGTTTGAGAAAATGAATTCTAAGTTTGGTGTTAAGAAGTTAATAAAAGAAAATAAAGATGAAGAGTTTGAAATAGATATTGATTTGGAGGATCAGGATGACTAAAAAATCCCACAACAAAAAACGAAATGTCGGGATTGTCTACGAACAACTAGTGTATACACTTAGCAAAGCATTAGTCGAAGATAATTTTATAACGGCAAATAACACAAAAAAAATTATTAAAAAATTTTTTAAACCAGGTACTGAACTTTATAAAGAACATAAATTATTTAAAGCTTTGGTCAATGTTGAAATAAAAGATGGCAGTTTAGCAACAAAGATCTTAGAAGAAGCAAAATATGCCAGTAAGAATTTTAATGCTAGTTTACTTAATAAAGAAAAATCAAGATTGATAAAAGAAATTAATTACACTTTGGGTAAAGAAGTATATAGCAGTAAGTTGTCTCAATACAAAAAGTTTGCCACAGTCCAATCAACTTTAGATATGTGGAGAACAAAAAACCCTGATATATCTAAATTAGCATTGTACGAGTCCAAATGCCATGATATTCTCATGGAAGCTAAGGTTGAAACTGATTTAGAAACTTTGAAAACACCGGAAGCGGAAACGTTAGTTGTTAAAATTATGACAGAAAAGTTTAACCAAAAATACAAAAATTTAGATGATACTCAAAAAATGTTGATTAAAGAATATGTATTTTTCCAATCAGGTCAAAAAAATAGTTTTTTACATGCTATTAAAAATATTAAGCAGAAAACGCTTAACGAAATATCTAGATACAATGTTTCTAGTACTAATAAGTTTGTTAATACTAAGTTAAATGAAGTTAAAAATGATATAGAAAAAATCGATGTAGCTAACGTTAAAGATGATACAATTGCTAAGTTTATGCAGATGTGTCAGTTAGTACAGGAACTGGAGACAAATGATGAGTAATCTAAAAGTACTTACAGAGTGGGCACCATGGGATTTTGATAAAGATAAAATGCTGCAAGAGAGAGCAAAGGGTGATGGAAAATACATCATGAGAGGAATTCTTCAAAAAGCTAATACGTTAAATCAAAACGGCAGAATATACCCATTAGAAATTTTAGAAAGAGAAGTTAGAAATTATCAAAAATTTATTGCTGAAAACAGAGCCTTAGGCGAGTTAGACCACCCTGATTCTAGTGTTGTTGAGCTGAAAAACGCATCACACATTGTCAGAGAAGCATATATGGAAGGTGATATATGTTATGGCACAGTGGAAATTTTAGACACGCCATCTGGGAAAATATTGCAATCGCTTATTGACACTGGAGTTACATTAGGGATATCTTCACGTGGTGTTGGATCAACTAGAAGAGAAGGTGATAATCAAGTTGTGCAGGATGATTTTCAATTAATTTGTTGGGACTTCGTTTCTGAACCATCTACACCGGGCGCATTTATGATGAAAGAAGGTAAAGAAGTTAGTAAAAAAGATTTAAATAAAAGATTTAATAAATCAGATAGAATAGATAGAATCTGTAATGATATCTTAAGTTGGAGAAAATAATAATGGCTTATTTTGATATAGATAAAAGATTAGATGGCACCTTGCCTGCTTTTACGGGTTCACAACAAAGCATGAGTTCAGGCTTGTTTAATGTACCATCGTATCAAGTATCTGGTATACCTTTAGTAAAAGCTTACACTGGCGCACAGTCAAACGTAAACCTAAGTTTTGAAACTATAAGTAGATGGATAATTGTAAGTGCTACTGGAGGAAATGTACAGTTAGCTTTTACTGAAGGTGGCATCGGTAGTGGTAATTTTATTACTGTGCCTAGTGGTGAAATGTCACCTAGAATTGAAGTAATGACAAATGGTATTTGGTTTACTTCTGTTGGTGACTGTCAAATCATGGCAGGTTTGACTTCAAATATCCTGTCTGGCAGTGCTCTTAATCTAACAAACTTCTCGGATGTTTAATAAAATATTATGGAGGCCACGTGGCTAAATTAAATAAAAAAGCTTTAAAGCAACTAATCAAAGAATGCTTAGTAGAAATATTAGTAGAAGGAATTGGCGACGAAGGAGATATTCTGGAAGAGTCGTTTTATAGATCTGATATTGAACCTAAACGTACGAAGAAAAAAACTAGCAATGCTTATAAACAAAAAATGCAGCAAATACAAAAACAAAGAGATGAATTAGATAAAGTTCGTGTTAATTCACAGCCTCAAGTAAAACAAGATTTTTCTGATATAACATCTGATAGTGTAATGCAAAGTATTTTTGCGGATACAGCTAAGACTACTTTGGTGGAACAAGTTGAAGGAAAGCGCGGTAGTATTTCTGGCCCTGTAGGTGGAAATGACACATATGCTAGAATTGCAAATGAGAATGACCCTATGGACTTGTTTGAAAATTCAAGTCGTTGGGCTAATTTAGCATTTATGGATAAAAAACCGAGTTAATATATAATTAGGTAAGTACACTTTTCTGGAGATATGTTATGAGAAAAAGACGCACAAAAAAAGTAAAAAAGATGTCGGCCGCAGAGCTTAAGAGATTAATCTTAAGTGAAGTGAAAAAATTGCAAATGGAAGCATTAACTGGCAAAGTTGAAGATATTTCAAAAGTCAAAGCTGAAGAAGTAGATGCATCTGAGTATGCTGATAGTATTGAGCAAGATATAGATTTTATGAAAGCTTTAAAAATTCATGAAGCAAAACTAAATCGCAGACATAAAATTATGCGTAGAAAAATGTTAAAGTTGCAGGAAGCAAAGAATAAGTTACGTCGAAGAATAACAAAAAAATTATAGGAGTAACATAATATGGCTAAAAGAAAAGGCTTCACATTAGTTGAATCAAATAAAAACGGTCAAGATGGACAAAAAGGTAGATCTAATCATGCCAGATTAGCTGCAGCCTACCCAGGTAGCCCGGCTTATAGTGGTGATTATGGTGATCAGACTGTTCATGATTTACAGAAAAAAGAATTGCTAACTGGTAAAGTTATTAATGGGCACATGTTTGCTAGTTATGATAGAGATTTTACCGGTGATGGAACAATCTCACCACCCGGTTATGCGGAAGTTGATGTTGATGGTGCAAACTTATCTAATCCTTTTATGGCAAATCTAGGATCCCCCGGTGAAGGTTCTTTTGATGATGATTCTAAACCAGCACCTAGTGAGCATTTGCAAGATGCAGAAGCTATTGTAAAAGATAATTTTGGAACAGGCGATAATATTGTACTGCGTAATCCAAAATCAACTAGTGAAAAAGCTGCTTTAGGCGATCCTTCTACTCTTCAAAAAGGTGTTAGCCCTGCTAGTGCGAAAAGTTAATAAATGACACATTCAAAAGTATCAATCGGAGGCGGAAATTTTCCGGCCAGTCATGGTGACAGTAGAGACGGGCTAGGTTATGGTCGTCTCCGACCTACTTATGGAATGAAAAGTATGGGTAACAACTACCCGTATACGTGGGAAGAAGATAGCGATTTTGACTGGGAAGACGCTGATGTCGATGAAGAAGATATAGCAGCTGTTTCTGATAAACAACAGGGTCCGAGAGACTATGATCATGGTGGTGGGCATTATGATCCTTTTTCTTTTGCTGGTGGGAATACTAAACTAGGTGAAGCGACGTCTATAAGTCCTATACCACACAGTAAATTGTATGGTAAAAACTTTAAAAGAAGTGCTGTTGGTGGCACTAAAACTGGAAAGGTTATCCCTGCAGTCAAGCACAGTACTGTGCCAGACACTTATGGTAGCAATGATGGTTTTTCTACAATTTTAAGCTATGATGGCAACCATTATGATGAAAATGAAAATGAGGAAGATATATATAATTTAGAGGACGTTGCTAATGTCCAACAAGAAAATCTTTTAAGAAAATATATAAGAAATTTAATTGAGGTGTAAATGTCAAAAAAAGGTCACTCTAAGGGTAATTTTACTGTTAGGCACAAATTTAACAAGAAAAAAGCAAAGTTTCAAGACATGAGTTTAGAAGATCAAAACATGTTGTTAGTTAAAAAGTTTCAGAAAAAATTTAAACAAAGCGGCATTATAAAGGAATTAAGAGATAAGGTTGCTCCTATAACTCGCGGTCAAAAAAGACGGGCTAAAATTAAGGCGGGCATTAGAAGGGCTAAAAAATCACAAAAAAAATAGTTTATCTTATTTTAGGTAATAATTAATGAATAGTTTTTACGGAGAAATGTTGTGAAAAGTATATATGAGCAAGCTATTGCTGATGCTAAGAAACTCAAAGAAATTGCAGAAGCAAACGCTACTAATAAAATTATAGAAGCAGTAACACCAAAAATAAGAAGACTTATTGAGCAAGAATTAGAGGGTGATGAGCTTGTTGATGATGATATGGAAGATTTAATTGATGATCAAGATGATTTAGATGATCTAGATGACGATGATTTAGATGATGACATCGATGATGAAATGGATGATTTAGATGACGAATTAGACATGGAAGATGAAGCTTATGATCCGGGTGGAGACTATGGTTCTGATGTAGAATTCAATCTAGATGGTATGTCAGATGATTTAGGTATGGAAGATGCAGGAAGTGACTATGATATGGATGTTGATTTTTCTGCAAATGATGAACCAATATCTGTCGACACTGATATGTCAATGCCTGATAGTGATAGTGGTAAAAATGTTACTTTTAATATCACTGTTGAGCAAGCAGCAAATAAAAATTTAAAACATTTGTCTGGTAGAAAGAGATATAAGCTTATGAAAGATAGAGCTGGTTTCCTTATTGCAAAATTAGCAGAGTCAAAAAATAGACGCCAGCAAAAGAAAATTTTATCTGAATTAGCGAAAATTAAAAAACAGTTAATACTTATAAACAATGGAACAAAAACAGTCCTCACTGAGGGTATTTCTAAGTTACTAAAGGAGAGTAATATGAATAGAAGAAATCGTCGACGTAGTCGACTTAATGAAAACGCCTGGTGGTTGTTTGAAGCTGAGGGCGATGAAAAAGAAGCAGAAGAAGCAGAAGCTGGATTCGATGATGAAGAAGAAGGCGGAGACGAAGAAGACTTTGACATGGATGATGAAGACATGGGTGAAGACGAAGAAATAGACGTCGATGTTGATGCGATTAAATCTGCTGTCGAAGATCTTGCTGCGGCCGTTGGTTTAGAAGTAGATGAAGGTGGAGCAGATGATGAAGACATGGACTTCGGAGATGATGAAGACATGGACTTCGATGATGAAGATTTTGGAGACGATGATGCTGATGCCGATGATGCTGATGATGCTGATGCCGATGAAGGTTACATGGCTGAAGAAGATGAGAAAGAAGTTGTTGAAATTTCTGAATCTATGCTTCGAAGAGAACTTAGAAAAATGAATGAGTCGAAAAGACGTCGTAGAAGAACACCTAGAAGAAGACGTAGATTAAGAGAAAGCGAAGCTAAAGATGCAGCATCTTCTTTTGGTGGTGGAAAAGCTGAGAAAGATATGTTCGTAGATGTTTCTGAAGAATCATTGCTTAATGCATTGGCTGAAGAGCTAGGTGATGCTCATGATATGACTATCAACTCTGAGCATGCAGAAGGCGGCGCAGATAAAATGGTTGGTCACTTTGGTGGTGGATCAATTCAAAAAGGTGTTGTACCTGAAGCTCGATTGCGTAGAGAAAGACGCAGAGCTCGAATTGCAGAAAGAAAAGCAATAGCTGCTAAAAAAGAATTGCGTGAGTCGAATCTTTTTAACGCAAAGTTGCTTTATGTTAATAAACTTTTACAAAACCATAACTTGTCAAAGAAACAACAACGTGCTATTGTTGAGGCTCTCGATAATGCTAAAACAGTACGTGAAGCAAAATTGTTATTTACTTCTTTGACAGAATCACTTCAGAGACGTAACACTAAGGGCAGTGCACGTCGATTGTCTGAAGGGCGTATAATAGGATCTGGATCAAGCAAATCAGTCCGTAGTGGGTCTCCTGCTAAAATTGGAACTGAGTTAGATCGATGGCAGGTACTCGCTGGTATTAAAAAATAAGCCCGTTCAATTATACCTTAATTTATAAAACAAAATTTATTGGAGATTTTTTATGTCTTTTAATGTAAAAATGTTGACTGAAGGTATCCGTGAACGACACATGGGCGCTCAACACAAACGCCTAGTCGAGAAATGGAACCGCACCGGTCTACTTAGAGGTCTTAATGGCCAAAACAAAGAAAATATGTCTGTATTGCTTGAAAACCAAGCTGCTCAAGTATTGCGTGAAGCTAACACACTTGGAAATGGTGGATCTGCTTCCGGTGATATTCGTGGTTTCCAAAACGTAGCATTTCCTATCGTTCGTCGTGTATTCGGTGGATTGGTTGCTAACGAATTGGTTTCTATTCAACCAATGTCACTTCCTTCCGGACTTCTTTTCTATCTAGATTACACATACGGATCAAATGTTGGTGGATCAGATCAATCTGGAACAGATAACGACAGCTCAGTGTACACTTCTGGACAATCTATTTATAACAATCCTACTGGTAAGGGAATTCAAAGCGGTTCTCAAGCAACTGGTGGTCAATACGACTTGCTTGGTTCTGGTTTTTCCAGACGTCATGTAACACAAAAGTTTGACAACTCTGATAGTGAATTAATTTTAGGTGCATTTACAGATTTTAATACTTGGTCTACTACAACAAATCTTATTCAAGAAGGTACAGCTAGTGCCGATGCTCAGGACTTGTTCTCTGCAGGTAACGGTCGTTTTTCTGGATATGATACAGCACTTGCTAATCGTATTGACAATGGTGATTATGATGCAATTTGGGCTTTGGTAAAGCTTTCTCAACTAACTAGTTCTTTGGGCAAAGTTGATGAAACCATGGTTAAAGACATCGGTCTTTTTACAACTGGTACAGTTAACGTCAGTACTAACATAGGTGCTTTTGACACAACTGATCAGCCTGGTAACAACCTTCTTAACCTTCGAAGATTGAATCAAATTGTACAATACAATAGTAGTACAAACAAAGTAACTCCTGCACCACTAGCGACATCTGATGTAGCTGATGCATATCTTTTGACACTTCTTCGAATGGATGGAGCTTTAACTATAGTTCCTGCATCTGGTGACATTGGTGACGAAGATATTTCTGTTTCTTATCCTATTAAGGCACAGCTTGATGTTGGTTCTACAACTGGTGATGCATTGACTATTCCAACATTCGAATCAAACCTTGATAGCCAAAACGGTAGTTCTTATTCACAAGTTTCCCCTGTTATTCCAGAAATTGATATCAAAATTGAATCTCTTTCAGTAACAGCTGTAACTCGTAAGTTGCGTGCTCGTTGGTCTCCAGAATTGGCACAAGATCTTAATGCTTATCACTCATTGGATGCTGAAGTTGAATTGACACAAATCCTTTCCGAGCAAATTGCTCTTGAATTGGACCGTGAAATTCTTAATGACTTGTTGACAGCTGCTAATGGTGCTAACTTCTTCTGGTCACGTGCTCCTGGAAAATTTGTTAACAAAGAGCGTGGAACAACTATAAAACGTGCAGAAGGTACATCAACAGCTGATCCTGGACCTAACTTTACTGGTACAGTTCGTGAATGGTATGAAACTCTTGTTGAGACCATTATTGATGTAGCTAACACAATTCAACGTAAGACATTGCGTGGATCAGCTAACTTTATCGTAGTTGGACCTGATGTTGCTACTATTCTTGAAGCTTCAGTAATGTACAAGCCTTCATATACACTTGATGGTGATGGACAAGCACAAGCTGGTCTTACAATCGGTGCAGAACGTGTTGGTAACTTGACAAACCGTTTCACAGTTTATAAAGATCCTTACTTCCCACGTAACAAGATTCTTGTCGGTTACAAAGGTGGATCTTACCTTGAAACAGGTTATGTATATGCTCCTTACGTACCTCTTATCGTAACACCTACAATCTTTGCTCCTGAAGACTTCACACCACGTAAGGGTGTAATGACTCGATACGGAAAGAAGATGGTTCGATCAGACTTCTACGGAACTGTAACATGTTTGGATATGAACATCATCTAATCTAGTTATTAGATATATTGTTCAACAATGTAAGAAAGGTGGCTTCGGTCACCTTTTTTTATACAATGTTATATAAACTAGTATATTATATTGTCTCATTCAGAGACATTATTTACACGTTACACGGAGAGTTTTTTATGAGTAAAAACCCATATACGACAAGAGCAGATCTGTTAAGCCAAGCAGAACATATATTACATCGCAAATACGAAGATGCTAAAGGTAGGCTTTTTTTATTAATCGACAAAACTGGAAAAAGTCCTTCTGAAGTCAAATGGCCTGATCCACCCACGACAGAGGAAATTATTGCAGAGGCAGAAAAATTATATCAATTTGTAAATAAAAAGTAGTATTTTAAAACTTTTGTATAATTAAAAGAGGAAGCAGTTTACATACAGCTTCCTCGTTTTATAATGTTTATTATCTTTATATTATTAAGTTATGGGAGTTAGTTATGGCTATTACAAAGAAAACAACAAAAACTGTTACGACAGATAAGCAAACTGTAGAGAAAGAAGAGTGTTGCCAAGCTTGTGAAAAAAATGTTAAGGAGTTAGAGGCAAAGATTGGTAGTTTAGAAAAAAGTCTATCAGAAGCTTTGTCGCTTGTTAAAGAATTGCAAGAAAAAGTTAGTTCTACCCCTAAGCCTGTGGCTGCAACTGCTGGAACAGTTGACGGTGAGGCAAGATCTGCAATTAGAGATGTCATTAAAATATTAAGGTCAAACAGAAGACCAAATATGGAATGGCCAAAAATCTAGATTTTATAGGTTTTTTAAAATATATTTGCAGATATTTTAAAGAGGGTAGGTAAACCCTCTTTTTTTTGTTTTTATTATATAATTAGAATAAGAAACCGGAGAAATATATTGGCCACTTTTGAAAATACTGTAAATCCAACACCCTTTGGTGTTTTTGATAGTGATGCTGCATTTATAGCACATGCAGATTCTATGTTTACTTTTGTACGTAGAAAACTAGGTGATGATATACTCTCTGTGGAATTAACAAAGAAGCAAGTATGGGCTAGTTTTGAGGAAGCTGTATTTGAATATTCTAAAATGATTAACGAATACCAAGCAAAGTCACAAATAGGTAATTTGTTAGGCGAAAGTACTGGTAGTTTAGATGGCAATTATGGCCCTACTGGTTTACAAGGCAAATTTCCTAGAGAAACATTTGAATTTTTAATGCGTAAATCTGAACCTTATATTGCTCATGCAGGTTTAGGTGGATCATGGAATAATGTAAGCGGCAGTATTGCCTTAACTGCTGGACAACAAGATTACGATTTAGCAACAGACTTAAAAGATGGTGATGGAAACTTATTAATTGATCAAGCTAATGGAAAACTTAGAATATGGGAGATATTTCATTTTAGCCCACAAGCAGCATATAGATTTTTTGATACAACTTCAGCTATTAACTATTTGAATAACGAATTTGCTTTTGAAAGTTTTACTCCAGAAACTGTCTTCTATGTACTGCCAGTATATGAAGATTTATTGCGTGCACAACAAATGGACGTTTCTAATCGTGTGCGACGAAGTAATTATAGTTACACAATAACTGGTACTAAATTACGCATATTTCCAAAACCTTCTGCAGATCAAGCGACACAAAAACTATGGCTAAATGTTGGTTTTCCAATGACTGGTACTTCTATATCAACTTATACAGATCCTTCGATTGATGGTGTTTCGGGTTTGCACAATGTCCCTTTTGGCACATTAGAATATAAGGCAATTAATTCAACGGGGCATCAATGGATAAGACAATATACATTAGCTTTATCAAAAGAAATTTTAGGCTTGGTAAGAAGCAAGTTTGGTAGCGTACCTATACCTAATGGTGACTTACAGCTTAATGGATCTGATTTATTAAGTCAAGCTCAAACAGAAAAAACAGAATTAAAAACGAGTCTTAAAGAAATGCTTGAGAGTATGACGTATGATAAAATATTAGAAACTGCGGCAGCGGAAGCAGAATCTAAAAACAGATTGTTAAAGTTAGTGCCAGTTCCTTTAGGCAAATGTATAACTATAGGATAAAGGATAAATAATGGCTAGATTATTCATAACACCAAAAGAAATAGATTTTATTTCAGACTTGACAAAAGAAATAACAAAAGATGTTATAGGTCAAGTTATTTACTATTATAGAGTTCGTCAAGATGTTTCGAATGTACATGATATTTACAATGAAAGTATTGATAAAATATTTGATCCTCCGATTGAAATAGATTGTAGATTTGAATGGGACCAAGGAACAGTAAATATTGATAAGTTTAGTTATGATAGAACATATAATGTCTCTGTATATATTCATTTTAGAGACATGATAGATAGAAATATAGATTTAATGCCGGGTGACTATTTTAGTTTTGGAGAAAACTTTTTTGAAGTTACAACTATAGTCTATGACAAAATGATTTTTGGTCAAATAGAACATTTAACTGGTTATATACTTAAGGCAAAAACAGCTAGAAAAGGTCTTATCAATAAAACTCCGATTGGCCCGACGTCAGAAATTTATACTGAAGATGATGCTGTGCAAACTGAATTTACGCAGCAACGTGGAAACAGTGAAAAAAGTGATAAAAGAGAATTGGTATCTGATGGCACTTTGGAAGAATCTATTACTGGTGCAAAAACAGTTAAAAAAGAAGATGGCGCTATTAAATCTTCATTTTATGGTGACCAATAATGTCGACTAGGTTTAAAATCAACAAGGTCCCAAGTATAGGGACGCAAAGATTCTACAAGTATGACAAAATAGAGGAAACAGTAGATGATTTTTACTTACCTTCTTGTGGTATCGAAGATGTTGACAGAGCACTTTTTAACCTTTTTGATAAAGATTTAAATTTTATTAACACAGAAGGTGGACAGACAAAAAAAGTGCCTGTTATTTTTGCTACTGGTGAAAGAGCTTTTTTACTAAGGAAGAAAATACCACTGCATGATGTTAATGAAACTTTGATATTACCTATTATATCCATAGTCAGATCATCAATTGAACAAGGTAGTGAAGCTGGTGTTGGACCTGGAAATGGTGAAATGATCATTTCTAAAAAAATAAGTGAAAAAAATGCAGACTACAAAGTTTTAACGGATAAAGATTTAAGAAACAAAGCAGAAAAAGCATCTGTAAATGGTTACAGAAACACAAGATCAAAAATAGCTGTTCAAAATACTTCCAGTGATAACATATATGAAATTATTACTATGCCGTCACCTAGGTATTTTAAAGTTACGTATGAAATAACTTTTTGGACGCATTATCAAACGCAAATGAATAACATGTTAGAAATATTAATGCAATCATACAACATTAATCCAGCAAGAAGTTTTCGAATTGAAACTGATAAAGGTTATTGGTTTGTAGCTACTGTTGATCAAAGTTTTAGTCAACAAAGTAACACAGACAGTTATTCTGAAGATGAAAGAATGGTAAGACAAAGTTTTAATGTTAGTGTAAATGGTTACTTAATAAACCCATCGGGTGATGGTCATTTACCAGTTTTGAAAAAATACACTTCAGCTCCAATGTTAAATTTTACTTTACAGACTGATGATTTTGACAAAAAACCAACAAATAATGTTGCTAGTTCAAATCCAGATGATTATATATATAAAGACTTTGAAAATGAAGCAGATCCTTTGCCTACTAGAGTTGTTGCAAAAAAAGGTGAGTTAAATGATGGTATTATGCGTGAGACTAATATAATTAAAAATAACAGAGTAGTTTCGAAAGTAAATGACCCTTTTTCTAGTAAAAATGTTCGTGCAAATATACAAAAAGGTTCAAAAGGTGAATTGATTATTAAAGTTTTGGAATAATGAAAAAAATCAACATATTTAATGTATGATGAAAGGAGATTATTAATGGCAGAAAATACATTTAAAAGCCCCGGGTTTTTTGATAGAGAAATTGAACTTACAGCACAAGTTGAATCTCCGTCAGTAACTCCAGCTGGTATTATTGGTACTAGTAAAAAAGGGCCCGCGTTTGTTCCCGTAACAATAGGAAGCAAAGAACAATTTGATAATATTTTTGGAACAAATGATGTTGAAAGATTCGGACCCTATGCAGTTGAGAAATTTTTAGAAAACAAAGCTGGCGTGACTTTCTTAAGAGTGTTAGGTGCTGGTGCAAATACTTCCACGACGGATATCGCTAACACAGAAGAGAAAGGTATAGTAAAAAATGCTGGTTTTAGAATAGACAATGGTGATGCTGATGCAACAGCGAATGGACAAAGATTGGGTGTTGTACAGTTTTTAACTGCTAGACATACTGTCAGTGCAAACAGTGATGTAGGCTTCCCATGTTTTACTGATAATAATAGTTTCCCAAACTTAAGAGAAGCTAGCGCAGCTGATGATACAGTTAATTTGGTAAGAGCAGTACTTTTTACCACAACTGGATCAGTTTTCTTTGTACAAGATCATAACGCTTCTACGCCGGCTGATAGTGATAGTGTTTCAGCAGACATTGCAACTACAAATACAAATACGAAAAAATTTAGATTGCTACTATATTCTGAGAAGGGTTCAGATTTTGCAACAACAGACGGTGTTGAAGGCTTTAAAGTTTTTAACGTAAGTTTAGATCCAGACGACAAAGATTATATTGGTAAAGTGTTAAATACGGACCCAACAAAATTCGATCGAGAACAACATCTGCTATATTTAGATTATGCTGTTGAAGACGAGTTAGCTTCTGTAGTTGGAGGTGCCAACGCAGTAGCTATTTTATCTGGTTCAAATTCTGATTCAACTGTTGCTAATGTTACAGACAAGTCTTACCGATCTCTTTATGGTCGCTATGATACAAGATATACAACGCCAAAGACTACTAAGTTTATATCACAACCGTTTGGAAAGACAGAATATAACTTGTTTCATTTCGAAACACTGTCAGATGGTGCAATGCAACAAGATCAAATAAAAGTTTCTATTAGCAATATTAAAGCTTCCGTAGAAGACAATTACAAGTATGGTACCTTTAATGTACAAGTAAGAAGATTAAAGGATACAGACCCTAAACCAGAAATATTAGAAGAATTTATTAATTGTTCCTTAGACCCTACAAACGAAAGATTTGTTGGTCGACTTATTGGTGATAGAAAAGTAAAATTTAATTTTGACGCTGATTTAGATGAAGAAAAGAGATTAGTCGTATCTGGACGATACCCTAATGTCTCAAGTCATATTAGAATTGTTATTGACGATGCTGTATATAAAAAAGACGTGCCTGAAACAGCTTTACCTTTCGGTTTTAAGGGAATACCAGTTTTAAAAACTAACCCAATGTTAATTGATGACAGCAGTGCTGTTTTTACTGATAATCAAAGATTAGCTGGTAAAGGAATTAGTAACAGTATTACTGGTTCTATAGTGCCACCTTTGCCATTACGATTTAAAGTTACTCGCGGCAGTGTTTCTACCTCTCCTTCTTTTGTAGGTCACCCTGGTTCAAAAGAAAAAACAAGAGAACAATTCTACTGGGGCGTTAAAACAGACAGAATAGTAGATTCTGCTCGAGTTGCAGATGGTGTTTTAAATTCAAATGTTTCATCTCAATATAATAAAGTTATTGATGCTTACTCAAAATTTCAAGGGATAAGCAAGTTAGACACGCTGGTCACTGGATCATCTGCAGATACATTCAATAATAATAAATTTACTTTAGGTCGAGTTGCATTGGTGCAAACACTAAGTGCTAATGGCTCATTACCATCATTTACAGCTTCAATACCTACACATATGAAAGACGCAGCTTATATTAGAAATGGTGTTATAGATCAGAAAACTTATCAAATCGCTGATCCAATCGACACAAGTTTAAACAGAGTTACCTTTGCTACTATTCTAAATAGTTCTGCTACAACATTTAATAAGTTTTCTGGCTTTGCTAAGTTTACTAACATATTCCATGGTGGGTTTGATGGTGCAAATATTCTAAATAAAGATTTGTATTACATGAATGATAAAGCTAGTTCTCAAGTTGGATATGCTGGTGATACTATTACTGGTGGATTAGGTTTCTACGGTTCAGCAGATCAAACTGGCTCAGAAGTTGCACTTGGTACTGGTAAAAATAATAGCATAGTGGCTTCTTATAGAACAGCTATTGATATTATGACAGATCCTATGGCTTCTAACATCAATATATTAGCTATTCCTGGTATTCGTGATTCTTATATAACAGATTATGCTGTAGAAAAGAATAAAGATTACTCTATGGGACTTTATGTCATGGATATTCCAACATTCGATGAAGATGGCAACAGATTGTTTGATGACAGTACTGCTAAACCAGATGTTGATAAAACAGTTGATGACTTAGCTGCTAGAACATTAGATGACAATGCAGCAGCTGCATACTTCCCAGATGTTCAGATGGAAGACATTCAAAATAATAACAGAAGAGTTAATGTACCTGCTTCAGTAGCGGCATTAGGTGCTTTGGCATTTAACGATGCTGTAAGTTATCCATGGTATGCACCTGCAGGTTTTAATAGAGGCGCTTTAGGTTTCGTAACAAATACTAAAACAAAATTAAGCGTTGCTGACAGAGATTCTTTATACGAAAATAGAATTAACCCGATTGCAAATTTTCCTGATGGCAGCTTTGTAATATTTGGTCAAAAAACTTTGCAAAAAGCACAAAGTGCTTTGGACAGAGTTAACGTAAGAAGATTACTATTAGAAGTTAAGAGACAGGTTTCAGCTGTTGCAAATAGATTTGTTTTTGAACAAAATGATAGTGCAACTCGAGAAAGATTTGTTTCACAAGTATCTCCTTTGCTTGCAGTTGTACAGGCTCAGGCGGGTGTAGAAGAATTTAGAGTAATATGTGATAATTCAAACAATAGTGCTAATGATGTTGATGAAAACAGATTAAATGGTACCATTGTGGTTGTACCTACTAGAGCAATTGAATTTATTGCAATTGATTTTATTATTACTAACTCGGGTGTTAGCTTTGAATAATATATATAGAATAGAAGATAAAATAAAAGGAGCACATTAATGGCAGAAAGAGTATTAAAAAGCCCAGGTGTAACAACTAGGGAAATAGATTTATCGCAACCAACACTAACAGGACCTTCCGGGGTACCTGCTGCTATTGTTGGCACGGCGGATAAAGGACCTGCTTTTGTACCAATAACATTTGCATCTTATGCTGATTTTGCAGAAATATTTGGTGCTACTGATGGGGAAAAATTTGGACCATTAGCCGTGTCAGAATGGATGCGTAATGCTACAGCTGGTACATATGTTCGTGTTTTAGGTGCTGGTGATTGTAAAAAAAGAAATACATCAACAAACTCAGTTACTAACGCTGGTTTTGTAGTTGGTCAAAAGAATATACAGTCAAACGGTAACTATGGAAATAACACTTATGCTGGTGACACCACTTTAGGTCGTACATATTTCTTAGGTGCTTGGATGAGTGAATCAAATGGCTCATCTTATTTTACTGACGCTGGAATTACTAATGCAGCAACTGCTTCAATATTAAGAGCGGTTTTGATGGCTCCTCAAGGTATTATACCTGCACTTTCCGGATGGGATGGTGGTGAATTAGAAACTGTTCCAACTACCGCAGCTGGTGTTTTTGGTGCTTCACAGGATGCTGGTTGGAATGTTGGTGCTATCAATATGAATTCTGATGGTGATCAAAACTTTGTACTATTTTTAAATGGTTTTGACAATAGAGATTTATATCCACATATTATCACAGCTTCAATGAACCCATTAAGTAAAAATTACTTTGCAAACGTTTTAAATACTGATCCACAAAAAATCGAAGATGCTGGACATTATTTGTATGCACATTATGATGTAGACCCTGCTTTAGCTACAATAAATCCTGGGTACCATTCATCAAATTACGAACATCGTTTGTTTATGGTTACTGGTTCTGCTGGCAGAAATAGCAGAGGGTCAGGTTCAGATTATGAACCAAACTTTGAAGGATTTGAAGACAGATATTCAGCTGCTTTTTCACCATTTGTTATTTCACAAACGTTAGGTGATGGACCTAAAAATCTTTTTAAAATACATGCATTAGATGACGGTACAGCTGGTAATAGAAATTTCAAGATCTCTATTGCTAATATTGCTAACTCTCGTGAAGAAGCATACAAGTACGGTTCTTTTGATTTGTTAGTCAGAAGGTATGACGATGATGATGTAAACCCCATTGTTTTAGAAAAATATGTTGGATTATCACTTGATCCAAATTCAGATCGATACATAGCTAGAATTATTGGTGATCAACACTTGTATTTTGATTTTGATAAAAATGAAGGAAATCAAAAAATAGTACTTGATGGCTCATATCCAAATAGATCAAACTACATTAGAGTTGAAATGGCTACTGATGTTGCAGACGGAACAATAGCAGACACAGCATTGCCGATGGGTTATCGTGGTATACATCATTTAGTAACTTCAGGTTCTGCATTAATATCTGCTCCTTCTAGTAACTTGGGTGATTATGAAAGTTTACAATCAGCAATGGTTCAACCACCAATTCCTTACAGACAATCAGTTGCTGTTGGTGTTGGTAATCAAAAAAGAGTTGATAATCGCTTGTATTGGGGTATGCAACAAGAAAAAGTTACTCTTATAACAGATCCAAATAATCAAAAAGAAAAGTCAAAGTTGATTGATAATTTAACGTTGTACACACCTAGATATGAAGGCACATATCCTGCTACAGTTGGTGCAAACGAAGGCGTAGCGAATGGTAATGCTGGTGAAGTATTAGATGCAGATTTGTTTAACAACAACATCTTTTCTTTAGAAAGAGTACAGATAAAAGTAAAAGGTACAGTTGATGGTAGTAACGATGTTGTAGATCCTAGTGAGTGGGCAAATGCAATATATAGACGACAAGGCACTGTAGCTAGTGGATATAGTTCTAGTGCATATAGATTGCTTGATGTCTCTAAAGATTTTGGGCAACAGGCTTCTAAAAGATATATGAAATTTACATTGCCAGTTGGTGGTGCTTTTGACGGATTGAATATATTTGATAAAGAAAAAACTAACATGTCTGATATTGCGGCTTCTCGTGAAGTTAACTTTGCGACAGATCAGGGTGGAACAAATGGCCCTACAGTATCAGCTTACATAAAAGCTGTTGATATATTAGCAGAAAAGTCTGATGTTGATATCCAGTTGTTAGCTATCCCAGGTATGCGTGAGCAAGCTATTACAGATAACGCTATAACTCAAACAGAAGAAAGATTTGATGCGCTCTATATTATGGATATGGAAGTTTGTGATATGGTAGGTACTAGTTTTTCTAACTTGGTAACGGGTTCTTTGCAAGAAGTATCAGTAACTAATACAATTAGTCGTTTCCAAAACAGAAATCTAGATACTAGTTTTGCAGCAACTTACTTCCCAGACATTTTTGTTAATGATCCAACAACTAATACTTTGGTACAAGCTCCACCTTCTGTTGGTGTATTAGGTGCGCTTTCTTTTAATGATGCTGTTGCTCATCCTTGGTTTGCTCCAGCTGGTTTTTCACGTGGTGCATTGCCAACTACAGCAGAAGCACAAGTAAAGTTAAACAGAGACAATATGGACGCTCTTTATGATGCTGACATTAATCCTTTAACAAGCTTTGCAGGAAATAGTGGCGTTGTTGTCTTTGGCCAGAAAACATTGCTTCAAGCGCAGAGTGCATTAGACAGAGTTAACGTAAGAAGATTGTTGATTGATATAAGAAGAAAAGTTAGAAATGTTGCTAACACTATTCTTTTCGAACCAAATAGAGAAACAACATTGCAAAGATTTAGTACAGCTGTTGAACCTATATTGGCACGTGTTAAACAACAACAAGGTGTAACAAGATATAAAGTTGTAATTGATACAACAACGACTACTCAACAAGATGTGGAAAATAACACTATTCGTGGAAAAATCTTTTTGCAACCAACTAAATCTATCGAATTTATATCATTAGACTTTGTTGTTACAAATAGTGGCGCAGAAATTTAAAATACATAATATTTATTAATATACAAAAATTATTGGAGAAAAATAAATGGCTACAGATACATTATCCGTTACAGATATGCTACCGAACAAGTTTGAAGTAAAACTAAAAAACCGGTGGATATTTTCGCTAGAAGGAATTGACTCATTTTTGATTAAAACAGTCAATAGACCTACTATTTCTATTGAAGAACAGACTATATCTTTTATGAACAGCAAAAGATATGTTGCTGGACTTGCTACATTCGACGCCTTAAATCTTACATTGCATGATCCTATTTCGCCATCAGGTGCTCAGCAAGTAATGGAATGGGTACGTACACACTTTGAATCAGTGTCTGGTCGTGCAGGTTATGCAGACTTTTATAAGCGTGATGCGCAACTTAAATTAGTTGATCCTGTTGGGACAGTTATAGAATTATGGGACATTAAAGGGATATTTATTACAAGTGCTGGATTTGGTGATCTTAGTTATGAAGATGGAACTCCTTCAGAAATTAGTTTAACATGTAGATATGATAATTGTGTATTACAATTCTAGTAATTAATTTATATAATAGAATAATTTTTGTATAAATAATTCTTAAAATAAAATTGGCGCATTTATGCGCCTTTTTTTATATACAAATTATATTGTATTGATATTATAAGATATGCAAATATATTTTATTCGGAGATACATGTATGAGTAAGAGAAAAAATAATAAGGTTTTTGCTGGTGATGGACAAGGTTCACCAACAGAACAATGGCAAGGACAAAGATCTGATATTATGGCAGAATTTGGCTTAGATATTGCACATGAATTAGTGCCTTTGCCATCACAGGGTCGGCCATATCCAAGTGATCACCCATTACATATGAAAGAAGTAGTAGAAATTAGACCAATGACTGCACGTGAAGAAGATATCTTGACTAGTAGAGCATTAATTAAAAAAGGTGTTGTATTAACTGAGTTATTAAAAAGTTGTTTGGTTGATAAAAGAATTAATCCTGACAGTCTTTTAATTGGTGATAGAAATGCTATTATGACTAGTTTAAGAATTACAGGATATGGAAGTGATTACAAAGTAGAAGTAACATGTCCAAGTTGTAGTGCTAAATCAAAACAAACCTTTGATTTAACTCAGCTGCCTTTGAAAAGATTGGAAAATGATCCAGTTGCTGAAGGTGCTAATGTGTTTGAAACTACTTTGCCAAAAAGAAAAGAAACTGATCCTGAATTAGTTGTAAGATATAAGTATCTGACTGGGAAAGATGAAACTGACATTAATATATTGCAAGAGAGAAAGAAAAAACAAGGTTTCTCTGCAGATAATTTAATTACAACTAGATACAAATATCAGGTTGTTAGCATTAATGGCGTGTCAGATAGGTCAAAGTTAAGTATGTTTATTGATAGAATGCCGGCTTTTCAGTCTAGACATTTGAGAAAGGCTATTGATGCTAATGAACCAGGTGTTGAAATGAAAAGTCATATGAATTGCCCAAGTTGTTTTGAAGAGTCGGAGGTTAGCTTGCCCTTAGGGGCATCGTTTTTTTGGCCTGACGCCGAATGATAAGCAAATATATCTAGAGTATATTTTTAATTTAATGTACTATATGGGATTTACTTATAAAGAAGCGTATAACATACCATTGTGGCAAAGACAGTGGTTTATGAATAGACTAAATGAAGAGATAAAAAAATCTAATGAACAACAAAGTTCCGCAAGTAGAGCAGCGCATGCAAACTCACCTGAAATGAGACAAATGCAAGGTAATCATAGATCTATGGTTCCAGCAAAACTTCGAAGATTTACATAATCTGTTATACAAAATAAAATGCCCTCTATAATTAAGTAGAGGGTTTTTTAAAATGCCCTCTATAATTAAGTAGAGGGTTTTTTATGAGAGATATAGCAAAAGCAGATATAGTATATGAAGAATTGAATAGAGTTGAAGAGTTTATTGAATCTTTAACAGAGAACAAGTATTATGAGAAAACATATAAAAGAGAAATAAGTTTTTTACACAATTATAGATTTGCTCTAACACAAGGACAAGATTATTATGATGAGCTAAATTTTAAACTTGATATGTTAGCTATTAACGCAGAAGAAATGGAAAATATTAGACAAACAGTTAATCAGAAAAAACCTGTACCCAAAAATAGTATTGCTGATGAAATTGAAGACTATGCTTCTATAGCTGCTTTTTTAGGCCATACTAAATTAACTCATTTTTTAGAAGAATCAGCTTATCACACCAGGTCAGGAAAATGGAAAACACTTTTACGTGAAGAACAAGAAGTGTTAGATGACTTTAAAACGTTTTTATCAAATTGCAAACAATACAATCAGATTGAATTTACAAAAGAAATTATAGAAGAAATAAAGTATTTATGCGCAGCTCATTACTTAAAATCTAAAATTAATAAGTCTTACCTAGGAAATGACATACGGCAAAAATACGAATCACTTTATACTTTTATTGATGGTTTAGAAAAACATTTAGATTGCAAACGTGAAAAATGTTATTTAGGAAAAAAGTGTAATCTATTGAATAGCTATGATGATATAGTAAATTATTTAAATAAAGATTTTAACATATGTAAAGTAGAACAAAATATCGTCAGAGTTTTAGATTTATTAGATGATTTTGATATTTCACCACCAAAAAATACCGACCGTAATTTAGCTAAATTAATTAAAGGGATTAAAGGTGCAAACAACAAATTAAATAAATCTGAAGACATGTATTACGTTGCGGAAATAAATTATTTAAAAAATGAGGTTAAGGAAATAACCAGCATTGTCGACAAATATAAAAAAATGGATTATTTGCAAATTGGTGAAATAGTAGTCATGACTAAAGACTTTGAAATGAGTAATGGAGTTTTAGAAAATCTAGGTATGAAAGACAAAACTGTAACTGGTATCATAACTGGTGAAGTGACTATAAATTTTGGTTGCAACAATTATATTAGATTAATGAATAGAACAAAAAATGTCATGGATTACTCGAGTAGATTTATTGGAGTTAGTGTTTTAATAAATGATGATGAATATTTTATGCCTGTTAAATATATTTCAGGAGGTATTGATGACTAGAAAAAAGTACGTTAGTGAAGGTACAAAGAAAAAAGAAGAATTAAGAAAGATTATTGATGAAATTAAGTTTGAAGCTGATTTAGCAAGTATGAAAAATAGTTTTTTGCAAAAAAATGGCAAAACAAATGATAAGCAATACTTGTTAAACTGCATTCTTATGCGCAAAAACATATATGATTTACTAGAAAGATTAAATGGCGTAATAGGTATGGGCGGATTAAAAGTAACTGTTACAGAGATAACACAGGAGCTTACGCCTGAAGAGCAACGATATTATTTAGAAGAAGATAAAAAAAATAATTAAATTATTTTCTGTGTTTTTTGCAAATATTCTTTAAGCTTGTTATATTATATATGTAACTAACAAAGGAGCTTACATGTATTATCAAGTATATAATATTCACACTGGTCATGTTTTAATTACTTGTCCTGATATCGACTCTGCTTTTGCTTTTTTAGAAGAAATGCAAGATAACAATTTGGATATTAAACCTATAGAAAAGAAAGACCACCCTCTTGCTTCACACCATTCATTTAGATAGGAGAAATTATGCGTAACACTAAAATAAACCAACTAATCGGCTATTTTTGGACCGACTGTTATTTTAAAATTTCAGATTTAAAAAATCCAACAAAACAAGAAATAAATAAAATGTTTTGGTGTGTAACTGCAATATTAGGCCTAAGTAAAAATATAGATAATGATGCAGACACAATCCATAATGTATTAAAAGTTTCACGTGCATGGTCAGATATATGTGAAAAAATTTAGATAAATAATATTTTTTTTAGCAAATATTGTAAATAACTCAACAATCAATTATATTACTATTACTAACTTACTAAACAACTCGAGGTGCTTATGACTATAAGAATGACAAATCAAGAACGTATTAATCACGCTGAAGAGCTTTTGGCTTATTACACTGCTGATAAATACATGGAACGCAAACATTGGAAAGTTATTAACTTTTTAAGAACAATCAAAAATTTGGCTCGAAAAAAACGTACGCCTACTCCAGGTCAACGTAAGTTTCTTGAGGATTTAATTGCACGTGGTACACCAGAAGTGGCTACTAATCCTGAGGCTGAAAAATACGAAGCATTTTTGCCATATATCAACAACGCTTTTCAGTTGAATGCTGCTAAGGATTTAATTTCTGCTGTGAAAAACAATGTCAACTTAAGTGAAAAACAGCGTGCATTCTTAGATAAAATTATTGGTAATGCAAAAGCTAATATGGAAAGCAAGCCATTAGTTTTAACTATAGAAAAACTTCCACAATTAGAATTGCTTAGCGAAGCCATGGCATATGATGGAAACACTAATAATCATAGAAAAGCATTTTTGAAAAGAGAGCTTTCTATACGAGCATTAATGTGTAAATCATTAAAGCAATACTGTAACTATACTGACGAACAAATAGTAGATGCTGTAAATATAGTTGTTAACAATTCAGTTAGTGTCAGTGATATTGTTCCGGAAGCTGAAGAGAATACAGACCTTTCTTTTATTGTTAATCATGTAGATGATTATCGCAGTAAAGGAAATATTGTACAGTTGTATGATAGAGATTGGGACGATGCATTTGAATTGTATAGCAAAACAATAGCAGACATCAAAAAAGTAAAGGAAAACACGAGATTTGCTGTCGGGAACATGATACAATTTAAATCAAAGCACCTTGAAGGAAGACGTTCTTTTGTTAAAGGTTTATTAAGCAATTCAGATATTGAAATACAAGAAGGTGAAAACCCTATGTGTTTAATTGTAAATAGTCCTTATATCAAGTATGGTAATATACACTATTACCAAAATGGTTTAGTTATTGATGTAATGATTGGCACAAAAGTTTACACATGTGGTTATCAGTATTTCAGTAGAGCAAAAATAAAGGGGTTTTAATGATAGATGCTAGTGAAGCAAATAAGGGCGACTTTTGTTGGTTTATAGAAAAAACAGGGAAAAAAAGTTGTGGCGAGATAATTAAGGTATATGAAATTGAGTATGCCGTGCAAGTACTAACCTCTGAAGGCAAGCATCGTGTCATTTCAGAGGTTAATGCTTTTTGGGGCGAAAAAATTCCTAAGAAAAGTAAATTTCAAGATCCATTACAATATATTTATAATAAGAGACTAGAGGAGGGAATTGATGAAGCCGAACTTAATAAAAGAATCAGTGAAATTCATAGCCGGAAAGAAGAACAATCTAAAAATAACAGGAAAAAAAGAACTCGTAGAAGTAACAACAAAGTGTCTACTAGCGAGCAGAAGACTGTACGAAGCACTACATCAAGAAAACGTAACACTAGCACAAGTAGAAAAACTAGTACAAGAAAAAAGAAAGGTGGCAGAAGAGTATCGAAAGATAACAAATAAATCTTGGCCTTTTTAACTAATTTTTTAATTTGGTATAATTATAGGTAATATTAATCGGAGACCTATATATGCCGCCGCCACCGTCTGGAAATAATGATCAGGCACAATTAGATATACAGAATGCCATATTAGCAGCTCTTCAAGCTCAAAACGAAGAGTTAAGGAAGATTGGTTCCGCTTTAGGACAAAATGCACAAACTTCTCAAAATATGGCAAATGCTGCTAATGCCGCCGCCAATGCAATGAATAATGCTGCTGGCGGTACATCTAATTTAACGCAAGCAGCAAATGATGCAGCCGATGCTGCTAATGGTGCAAAAATAAATTTCAATGATTTATCGCTTGAATTACAGGAAGCTGCCGATGAAGTTGAAAACTTAGAAAGCAAAACAAATAAATATTTGAAAACAGCTGCTGGCATGAATATGATATACTCAATATTTAAAACTGCTGGCGGCATGATCGACGCAACTATATATGGTATTACTGCTAGTATAACCGGTTTTTTCGAGATTTTAAAAACTGGAATGGGTGTAATAGATGGTGTAACACAGACATTTATTAACGCGGCAGCAGAATTAGATCAACTAGGTCAACAAATATTTGAGGCAAATGAAAACATCAGAGAAAGCTTTGGAGATCTTTCAAAGAACGAAGGTCTTGAAGTAAAAGAAATGTTTCATGAATTGAGAGAAAGTCAAGAAGTTTTAGGCAAATCTGGCAGATCTTTAATAAATACTATTGGTGAAATGCCAGCCCAGCTTGAATATGTAAATTCCTTAGCACAAGGATTAGGATCTTCTTTTCATAGTTTAACAGATTCTTTTAAAGGCAATGTTACTAGTATGATGGTGCTAGATAAAGGTGCCGGTTTAACTGCAGAGAATTTTAAATTTATGGCTCTATCAGCTGCAAAATCTGGCAAAGACATGTCAGAGTCTTTACAAGATGTAACTATATCATTAGCTGCTATGCAAAAAGATATGGGGATAAGTGCTAAGGTTGTTAAGGAAGCTTTAAGCGGGATGATGAATGACACTAAAAACTTTGGTGATTTATCTGAGAAAGAATTAGTAGCAGTAGCTGGTTATACAACAAAGCTAGGTGCTGAAATGTCTGATCTGCAAGGTATAATGGCTCAGTTTGATACATTTGACTCTGCAGCAGAATCTGCGGGTAAATTATCTGAAGCATTTGGTATGAATGTTGATGTTATGAAAATGATGATGACAGACAACCCTGCAGAAAGAATAGATGAATTACGTAGATCATTTGAAGCGGCGGGAAATTCTGTTGCAGACCTGGATAGACGTCAGTTAGATTATCTGGCAAATTCTACTGGTCAGAATATCGACAACATAAAGAAAATATTTAGTACTCCTTTAGATGAAATGAGTTTTGATGACTTCCAAAATAAATTAGAAGAAGCTACAAAGCCTATGACTATGGAAGAAGCCACAAATGAAATGGCTAAAAACATTAAAAAATTAACAAATGTATTTTTAACATTACAGAAAGGTTTAGGTGCAATTGGTCAGTTTTTTCATGGTTTTACAACTATGATGGGATACATGCCGGAAGTAAGAAAAGTTATAAATTCTGTAAGAATGTTTTACAGAGTTTTCTTGAAGTCAGGTGCGAAATTTGCCGGATTAATAAATAAGGTTATTGCTCCGGGTGGTGCTTTATTTACAATGAGAAATTTGTTTGAAAGTATATTTGATGTCGGCCGTGCGCAAAAGTTTATGGATACTTTTCATGATTTATTTGAAGGCTTTTTCAATAATGTCATGATCGATCCTAGTTTAGCAATGAAAAGATTATTTCTTGGAATAATAGATGCTTTTAAAGAATTTACAGATGGTCAATTAAGTGCTAGCGGCGAGTTATTTAGCTATATGGAAAATATGCTTATAGGATTATTCCAGATGATTGCTGATAATGCTGACAGTGTAATTGAAGAAGCTGCTACTAGTTTAAGTGGTATTCTAGAAGAAATATTTGACGGACTTAGTAATTCAGCAGCTACTCATAATTCACTATTAGGTTCTATAGGTGCTGCTTTAACTAATGTTATTATGGCTTTGTATGAACACGTGTTCCCTGTAATGTTAGATTTATTTACTAGGATATTTGATGCATTGTGGCCAATTTTACAACCATATCTTATGACAATGTTTGGAATATTTGTATTAAAGGTAATTGGAATAGTTTTAACAACAGCAATAATGACTGGCGCTCTAAGCACAATGGTAAGTTTCTTTAAAGATTTAACTGGGGGCTTGTTTAAAAAATTAGGTCTTGGCGGCGGTGGTGATGGCGATGCCCCAGCAGAATCTAAAGGAATTTTAGAAAGTATTAAAGATGCCTTTACTAGTGTGCCTGATCTTTTAGAAACCCTGGTAGACGTAGGTGTATATATAAGGTCAATGACTGCGAGAGATTGGATGAATTTAGGCGTAGGTATTATTGCATTAGCTGGATTATTTACTATAATAGGAACTGTGTTTTTAGCTGCTTTGGGTGTTGTAACTTTCATGGCTAAAAAAATGGTTGATTTTGGTGCAGCAATGAAAACAATGGCTTTACTTACAGCTGTTATGTTATTTAGCATACCAATGATTTTAGCATCAGCTGCCCTAGGTGGTGTTATAATGGCAGCCGCAAATGCTACTGGTGGTATAGGAGCAGGAGTTATATTAGCCGCAATTGCTATTGGTGTACTAGTAATAGCTGGTTTTTTAACCGGTTCTGCGTTAGCATTATTAGGCGCAATGGCAACTGTAGTAGCAGCTGCTGGTACTATAGACAAAGAAAAGGCAAAAGGTATTTTTGATTTATTAAGCAGTTTTTTAAAGGGTATTGTTAGTCCATTTGCTACTATTATAGAAGCTTCTTCCGGAATTACTGGGTTACTTGCTGGATTGTTTGGTGTAAGCCCGATACAACAAGCAACCGGTTTTATACAAGATATTGTACAATTAATTATTGATAAAATTATTCCACAAATATTTACGCCATTGGCAAAATTAACAATACCGGGAGGTGTTGATTTATTAAAAGCAAAAATAAGCGTAATTGCATCCGTAGCTGATCTGATAGCATCTTTAGGAAAAACATCTGCTTCTATGGGGAAAGTTGCTGTGAGTGCTGGTCAAGGATATATATTTGACAACCCTAAAATAATGAAAGACATGATGGATAAAATGACAAAAGTTTTAAAAGTCATAATACCGGGTGTCAAAAGTATAATATTTGAATTAAAAGATATGCTTAGTATAAAATTAGATGAAAATCAAACTAAGGCGATGCCCGCAATTGCACAAATCATTGGAGCTGTTGCTAGTGTTACAGGCGCAGTAAGCAAACCACTGGGGATGCTGGGCAATTTAGACCCTTCAGTTTTCGAAAATCCTCAAAAAATTAAACAGCTGTTTTCTGGAATAAGTGGTGTTTTAAAAAGTATGTTTGATGGTATGTCAAAAGAGTTACCAGGCTTAATAACAAAAATGGCAAACATGGTTGCTGGATTAAAATTTCCAAAAGATGCTGACAAAAGCATGGCTGCTTTATCAAATATGATGGAAGCTGTGCACAAAATGATGATTGTTGCTAATGGTTTAAATCAAGAAGAAAAACTTCAAAATTTAAAAGATTTAGGTGGCAATTTAGATACAATAAGAACTAGCATAACTGATGTAACAAAATTTGCGCAAAAGGTAAAAGCTTCAGGTGATATAAAAACTATTCAAAGTGTAATAAAAGAAGTTGAATCTATAGAAACGTTACTAGAAAAATTGCCTGGGATAGATGCTGGTGCTGCTAAATTAAAACAAGTCGGAAATGCGTTGGCCTTTAATGGTGTAAAAACTGTGAAATTAGAAACAGCACCGCTACAGTTAAACTTAAAACTTAATGTTACAATGGATGCTAAAGATGTTGCTGTTGGATTAATGGGTCCTGAACCTGATGGTTCGAAACCTTATTTTAAACCAAATGATGCATGGCGTGATTCACGTGGGCAACTAGAATTTATGGAGTAAAATGTGAGTAATAAAATTAAAGACATGTTAATGGAAATAAAAATATTAAAAGATTTAATAGCAAAATTGCCAGAAGAAGAGAAAAACTCAGTGCAAAGCGCAATTAATTCAATGACAGAACAGGCAATGCAGGAAGTAGAAGGTGTTTTAGCTAACATTGATGAAAATAGCTTGAACGAGTTTATCAATGAAGTTGGTAAAGTTAAATTTCAAGAAATAGTAAAAGGGAAAGAAGATGACGGGAAATAAACATGTCGGACACTTTATGCATCCCGATCAAACAGCAGAAGAAAAAGCAAAGTTTGACGACACGGATGTTAAACCTATACACAAGGCAACTATAGGTCAGTATTTAAAAGAGTTGTCAGAAAAAAATACGTATAAAGCATCTAGTCAAGATTTAGATGTTGAAAATGGTTATCCTGAAGCTTCGGAAAATAAATTTGAGGCACCTTCTCCGGATACTGTTAATGATACTTTTCTTGCTGAAATGAAAAGATTAGAATCAGATGCTGTAAGTTATTTTGAAAATTTATCAAATACTGCTACGTATGGAAAACATCCTGAAAACCGGTTTAACAGTTTGCAAAAAGGGGTGTATTCAAATGTTTCTGAAACAACAGGCAATGCTTATGATAATGTCAATAAAGGTGATTTAAGTAAAAACAATAATGCGTTATTAAGTCAAATTAGTAACAACCGTAGTGGGCAAACTAATTTAAATAATTTAAGCGGGTATGCACCCGGGCAGTTTAAAAACCGGTTTTCTGATTTAGACAATCTTGATGACAAAGAAAGTTTAGTTAATATGACTGGTGGTTTAAATATAGCAGCTAGTTTAATGCTGGGCGCAACTGGAGATCGTGTAATAAAAAATGAACTGGATCCAAACAGTGAAATAATTGCAGACTTTGAAGATGAAGCAATAAAAAATAATTTTAAGTTACCAATTAAAAATCTTTTTTTAGGTACTAGTGCTGATGCGCCTAACATACCCGCAGCGACTGCAAAAGTTGATTTGTCTAATTTAAAGCCAAAAGATGCAGCATCGTATTTTGAAAAAGAAAATATTAACTTTGTCAGTTACACAAAAGACTCTTTTGGAAATTTAAATTCTTATTTTGAACCATTTGAAAATGATTTTAATCAGTCACTAGTTGGTCCTATGTTAAGAATTTCAATTATATCTTTAATAGGTTGTGTTGTACAATCATTGAAAATTGCTTTGATATGTGAAGGTATATTAATAGCTAAAAATTTAACGTTAAAATTAGGTGGTATAAACCCAGATGATTTATACGTATCAAACTATTATGAACCTGGTATTAATTCATATGACAAAGGTGCAAGTAAATTAACTGGCGGAAAAATTGATTTATCATTAGATAACTTAGAAGGTAACGGGTTTGGTGGAAAAATAGCCGATTTATTAAAAAAGATAGTTGCCAGTTTACCTGCTTTTATGTTAGATTATTTAAATATAAAAATACCATACTATGTTATCAAAAATGCAAAATTGCAAAATAATAGAATTAAAGGTGCTGCTTTAACCTTAACAGCTTTTACACAGTCTGTAATTGTAGGCTTTATAAAATTTCTTATAGCTACAGTTAGAGATCTTGGAGGGAGCTCTGGTTTTTTTGCTGCAGTTTATAGAGGTGTTTTAAGATCAAACTTAGAGACGGCCAGAGATACTGGCTTCAATTTAAAACTATTGCCATATTTTAAAAAATTGAGAGATAGTAAGATTTTAGGTTTTTTAAGAATTATAAGTAGCATGGGCGATATTGCAGTGGCTGGTGGTTTTTATGGTAAAAATTTATTTTCTGAAAATTATGTAAAAGGCAACAATTTTTTACCATCTATTAGAGTTTCTCATATTAGAGACAATTCTGGGAAAAATGTTTTGTCTAATTCATTATTGCCATCGATGTTACTATATAACCCTAGAGCTGATATGTTTCAAAGGGACAATATGGCAATGATCGGTTTAACGACCAGGAAAGGTCAAACAGTTTCCGGCGAATTGCCAGTTTATATGGGAAACAATAAAAATAAACAAGGCACAGGTTATAGTGGGGTTACTGTCGAACATTATATTGACATCGAAGAAGTTAAGAATATTGAAAAAGCACTTGAAGCAGAATATATGCCTTTTTATTTTCATGATACAAGAACAAATGAAATAGTAAGTTTTCATGCATTTTTAAACAGCTTGAGTGATAGCTACTCCGCAAATTATAATAGTCAAAAAGGTTTTGGTCGAATAGAAGGTACGCAAGTATATAGCGACACAACAAGGTCTTTGTCATTTGATTTTACGGTTGTTGCATATTCTTCTTCTGACATGGATGAAATGTATGCTAAAATAAATAAGCTAACAACTTTAGTATATCCGCAATGGTCAAAAGGGACCACAGTTTTAACAGAAAATTTAGATGGTAAAGAAGGTGGAACAATATTTACACAGCCTTTTAGTCAAATACCAACAGCTACTCCATTAGTCCGAGTGAGATTAGGAGACTTGATTAAAAATAATTATAGTAGAAAAGCTTTGGCTAAAATACATGGTGTAGAAGATGCAGCAAAACTTGAAATTACCCGCGGTGAAGAAAAACAAACAAAAATTCATCAAGAAAAACTAGTAAAATATTCTGAGTTTGTATCAGACAATGAATTATACGATTTTATACAAAATGTCGGCAGCATAAATATTAATGAAGGCAGTGAAGAAGTAACTATGGAAGACTTCGAAGCAGTTGGGTATAAAACAAATTTAGATTCTTTACCAAAAGCCAATATAGTAATTAATAGTTTAGGTTTTGACCCAGTGCCAGATGTTGATACCTTTATCTGGTCTAAACCTGCAGTTTTTAATACATTTACAACAGAATATGGAAATCAACCAGTAGTGCCTTTTGGATCTTGGAAACCAGATATAAATACACTGCGTTCACAATATCTGGCAGATCACTTTGGTAAACACCTTAGAAAAAGTACGCGGATGAAATTGGTAGCAGCAAAAGTAGTTGATTGGGATACATGGTCTTTTGCGAATAAAAGTACAAAGGAAAACCCCACTTTCAGCATTGGTTTAATGTATACATTTGAGATATTAGGAGATGAAGATTACGCTCATCAATGGCATTACCCACAGGCCGGTTTAGGTGTCGCTGGTGTTGTCCCGCCTAAATATATTAGCATGTTATGTACTGGTTATGACAAGCTTTCAAAAAAACTGAGAGATAAACCTATAGGCTATTACATATCAAAGACAAAGAAAGAACAAGAATTAATAGCAGTTAATACCACGCAGGAAGTTAATACAACAATTTCTTCTGCAGAGTTAGATGGTTTCAAAAAAATATTTAATGATCAAAACCCTATTGTACGCTCTTTCGAAAGCACTATGTCAGAAGGTTTAGCTGGAGTAATTACATCGTTAACATTTGACTGGGGTATTAATACTGTGCCCTGGGATCTAGAAGCAGGGCAACGTGCTCCAACAATCTGTAAAGTAAGTTTATCGCTTAATCCTATTCACGACATTACGCCTGGTATTGATTACAATGGTGTTAACAGAGCGCCGATATATAAAGTTGGGGCTTCTTCAAATAGTTTGCATGGCGAATTTACAGAAACAAGTGATTATGGCAAAAGTTTAATTGACTCTGCAGAACGCGTAAGGAATTCTGCGTTGGATACTTTTGACGATACAAACGATTCTGATCAGCTTTTAGATGAATTAAATAAAAGTGACACTGAAACTATTTCATCAACCATTAGTAAAACTTCACCGATATAAGGAATTATAAATGAGATATAGAAACAGTAGCTTAATTAAAGGCGGAAAAGCTTTGTCAACCAATCAAACAATACGCGTTGTTAGAGATTTAGTAAAAAAAGGCACAATACAAACAACTAGGTATATTTCTAAAGAAGGCGATAGGTTAGATGTAATTGCTGGCAGGGTATATGGAGATTCTAGCTATTGGTGGCTAATTGCAATATGTTCAAATATTGGGTGGTCTTTACAGATACCACCTAATACTATTATAGAATACCCATCAAACTTGCAAGATGTATTGGTGTATGTATGATAAATTATTTTCATGAAAAAAGAAACATGATAAAAGAGGCTTTAACAGAGTTAAGTCAAATTTTAAATGTAAAAACAGAAAATGATTTGATAGCAAAATTAATAGGTGCTGAAGTCAATGGAAATATAGACTTAAACAATATTAATTTTTTACTAAATGACATCAAATTAGATGATTTAGTAAAATATATTTTAGACATGCAAAATGGCGGCACTTTTTTAAATGAATTTGAAGCAAATATTAAAAGTTTTATTTCAGGTGATGAAGGCGAATCTGATTTAACAAAAAAGATTAATGATAAAGAACAGAGGCTTTTTACAATAACACATGAATCTGAGCAAGAGAATTACAATTTTTTAAGTACTAGTAAAATATCTAAAATTATTGGCGATGGATCAAAATACAACCAACAAACCTCCAGTCCCACGAAACAAAATCCTTCTTTCGGTGTCGTACAGTTTCATAGTACAACTTTAAATTATGCAAACCGCGGTGCAGGGTTTGCATCTGTTTTTTTATCTGCTGTACCTAGTACAGAAATATCAAAATGTGTGCCATTTTTTGATTTGCAAATCATATCATCTGCAAATACTATTTTAAAATCTGATCGCGGGCAATCAACACCAAATGGCTTAAGTTTAATAAAATATTTATCTAAAGACGTAAGAAATGATAGCGCATTAGACATGCAAAGAGCAAAAAGATTTACTACTTCAGCTGACTTAGGTGGCAAATTGAAAAGTGAAGAAGTAATTAATGTTGCCTACGCTGGTATGGAATTGTTCACTGCTCCTCAAACTATGAATTATGTTGGCGAAAAATTTAGAGACACAAGTTTCCTAGATAAAAGTAGTGAAAGACGAAATATTTTAGATCCTAAAAGACCTTTTATGACAGTTAAAAGTTTTGACGTAAATGTAGTGCCTGCTAGTGGTATGTTAAGCAGCACATCTGCAACATTATCACTTACATTACACGATAGATCTAGATTGTCGGATATATCTGAGTTAGTTGTCCCAGGTACTTTAAACCAAGTTGAAATACTAATTGAATATGGGTGGTCTCACCCTAGGAAAGACACACCGTACGGTAAGTTATTAAATGCGTGTCGAGTTGTTAATAAATTCAGGGTTTCTAGCACTTCCTATAATTTTACCCCAGCTGGAGAGATGGATATAACATTAACCATGTTTTCTAAAGGTATTGATGATATTGCTTTTGGGTTAATTACTGATGACGGTGTTAAACATACAATGGATGAGCTAACAGTGTTGCTTAAAGAAATAAAAGCAATTAAAAAGAAATTAGTAAAAGTACCAAGCTACTCTCAAATTGCAGATTCACAGATATTGGGGAAGTTAAATAGCACAAATAATATTTTAACATTAGATAACAAAGAAATAGAGGAAGTTAAAAAAATTATTGTAAAGCTTTCTAATGATTTAAAAGATCTTCAAAACACTGATGTGAAAAGTACTTTAAAAAACATGACCACAAAATTAAATAAAGCATTAGATAATACTAGCGTGTTAAAAAAAGATTTAACAACAACAGTGAACAAACTACTGGCTGATATTAGAAAAGGCGATGATCCTTTTTTAAAAGATAAAACGTACAAAGGTGCACCTAAAAAGAAAACACACGTAAGTTTTGCAAAATTAGCTACTATATTTATGGCAAAAAATATTGCAGCTAATAAAAACTTTGATGAAGTACAACTAGTTTTTTATCCTATGAATGAATATTCTGGTTATTGCAGAGATGATGATGTAGGTAGTTTCCCTATCAACATAAGCAAATTCAAAAAATATTTCAGTGAAAGAATAAAAGAAAATTATACAATGTCTATAATCCAGTTTATAGGTTTTATGAACAGTATATTTTTTTCAAATTTAGCATCAGATGCATATGGTTTTGGCAGTATATATCAGCGTGATGAAAATGGGCAATCAAAAGTTAAATCAAATGCAAAGAAAAAAAATATTCTTGCTGAAAAAGAAAACGTATTAGTAGAAGCTTATGGTGGAAAAGGTTCCGCATTGAAATTTAAAAAACCAAGTATACAGCTGGTTATAGAAACTGTGCCTCATATTAATGACCCTAATAAATCCATATGCAGAATGCATTTTTTTGATGCATCTACAACTAGTTATTCTAGTTATTATGATGTTTATCAAGCTGCATTAGATTCTAATTACAGCACCTTTAATCGGGAAGCAATTGATAAAGAGCACACCCATATTAAAAAAGGAGGTAATAGTCAAGCAAGTGCAAGAGGTGACCATGGGAAAGTTTACGCTCAGTCTGCCAATGATATTTTTCAAAATCCTTTATTTAATAATTTTTTTAAAAGTAAACAAATAAAAGTAATAGAAAAAAATGAAGCTGGCCAGAATGTTGAAAAAAATCAAGAAGTTGTTTATATAAATGGTGGTCCTAACAAAATTAGATCTTTTTTTACATATACAATGCCTACTTTAAAATATGGAACCGAAGCTTCAGGTATTATTAATGCAAATCTTTCAACTAGTACTGACCCAACATTGCAGGCAATACACATGAAAAAACAATTTCAAAAGAATGCGCATTCTCCAGATGCAGATTCTGATGATGGTATGCCTTTAAAAACGCTAAGAACTAGTTTAGAATTAGAATGTTATGGTTGTCCATTTATCATATTTGGGCAACAGTTTTTTGTTGATTTTCAAACAAATACGACTGCAGATGACGTATACGCAGTTAAAGGTTTTTCACATAAAATAGCTCCCGGGTCTTTTTCTACTAATGTTCAACTAGTTCCTTTGCAACGTGAAGGTCAATTTGAAAGCATATTAAAATCAACACAGAAATTAATTAATGAAATAGATATAACTAATGAGTCTCTAGAATAAAAAGATTATTTGTAAATTGTTTTTTTACGTATATAATTTGCTGAGGTGATTATGTTATATTTTGATAGATCTATATTTGGCACTGAAAAACATCTTACTTATAATAAGAAAAAGTTTGTTTGGAAAAATGATATAGAAAGTGAGTACACAAGTTCTGTAGAGTTTAAAAACATAGCGCAAACATTTGATTTTAACATACCTTCTTTATTCCCAGATAGTTACATGAAAATGTGTAAAAACATAAGTACAACTAACTTGGCTAGATGTATTCCCGCACCAATTATAAAAGAATCATGTCAAAGATATTGTGATACGTATGACAAGTTTTTAGAAAAATATAATGATCACAAGTATTTACCTGTTTTAGAAACTACAGAGAAGTTTATAAATCGGCTAAAAAGACCAAAGGTGGATAGAATTAGATACGCAGCAATAAATGCATCAAACGTTAATCTTCCGGGTTTCGTTATGACTAATAAGCATTTAAACACGCCTGTTTATTCTAGGTTAAATACGAAGACTGGAAGGTTGACTGTTGTTGATGGACCAAATGTTTTAACATTGAAAAAGAGTTATAGAAACATGTTAGCTAATTGCATGCAGGTAGATTTTAACAGTATGGAGCCTAGGCTTTTGTTAGCAATATTAGGTATAAAAATAGATGGTGATTTATACAGCTGGGTCGGCGAAAAGACAGGTATAAAAGAAGAAAGATCAAAGTTAAAGATAAAAATTATTACTAGCTTGTATGGCGGTACAAAAGTAAAAGAAATCAATGATTTATTTGCTGTTGATGAATGGAATGATCAACTTCACAAAAGTATAAAGAGTAACAAAATAGAAAATTATTTTGGTCGTGTAGTTGATGTAAGTGACACAGATAAAAATAACTTATTAGCTATATACATACAATCATCAGCAGTTGACGCATCTTTATTAGGTTTTAACTGGTTAGTAGATAATTATAAGTTAGATCCATACTGGATAATACATGATGCGTTAATATTTAAATGTACTGATGTAGATTTACCTAAAAGTCTAAAAATTACGGATGATATATTTTTACCAGTCGAATATACGGAGATATAAATGAGTAGTTTATATGATTACATAATAGCAGAAACAACCGGGGGAAGTGGCTCGGGTAGTAAAACAACAACGCCTAAACCAAAGCCAAAACCAAAGCCTAAAAATAATTCAACCCCAATTAAAAAATTAGCTGCTTCAACGGAAAGTGCACTAGTTGGTAAGAAGTATGATGAAATAGCTAAGAAATATAGATTGGCTTCTGAAACAAATCCGGCTAAATTAATGCGTGAATTTAATATCGATTATACATATAATGGAAATAATTTTGGTGATTTACTTTCACATGTTTTTGTTGAAGGTTTTGCAAAACATCAAGACATTCAACAAGTTATTGATAAAGCTACATTAGTTGAAAGTAACACTGGACAAAAGGGTGTGCTTTTTGAGGTTAATACATTCGCTTTTGGTTATTCTCCTAGCAACGTTGCTTTTTGGATTAAAGATACTATCAAAGCAAAGCACAGAATAAATCAAATAAAAGGTCAAAAGACTTTTCTTGATAGACACTTGAGAATAGAAGCAATTCCCGGTCAAACACATTTAATTATTTATTTTGCAAACAGAGCAAAAAACTGGGGCATTGCGCAACCGGTAAGATTTTGATAGTTGGAGAAAACCATGATTGAAAAAATACGTGAGTATATTAGAAAAATTATAATTGAAGCTTATGATCCGGATGATGTGCATGAGATGGGTGATGAAGATGATTTGTTAATAGAGCCAGACGTTAAAGAAGACCGGGAAAATGAAAAAGATCCGTATGATGATGTTTATGACGAGGATGTTGATGAAGCAAGTGTTGTTGGCGGAATAGCTGGTGTAGTTGGCCCAGCATTTAATCCAGACCCGGAAAGAAAATATTAAATATATTTTATACAACTCCAATGGTGTAAATATAATAATAAAGTTATCGTGTTGATAACGTTACAAAACATTTAAAAATTTACACATTTGGAGGTGTATTTATGTCGATAGATATGGACGCTATTCGCAAAAAATTAAATCAACTATCTGGAAACTCTAGCAAAAGAAACGTAATGTGGCGACCTGAAGAAGGTGAAGAACACGTTGTGCGTATTATTGCATTTACTGACAATGATGGCACTCCTTTTAAGGAACGTTGGTTTTACTATAATATTGGTAACAACCCTGGTCTTTTAGCACCTTATCAATTTGGAAAACCTGATCCAATTAATGAGCTTATTCAAAAGTTGAAATCAGATGGAACAAAAGAATCATATGAAATGGCTAAAAAACTTTACCCTAAAATGAGAAGTTTTGCTGCTGTTATTGTAAGAGGACAAGAAGATGAAGGTGTAAAACTTTGGTCATTTGGAAAAATGGTTTATCAGTCTCTTTTGAATATTATGCTTGATCCTGATTACGGTGATATCACTGATATTTCAGATGGTCATGATATTAAAGTTTATTGTTCTAAAAACCCTGGGCAGCAATGGGCTACTACTGAAGTCAGAGCGAGACCTAAAAATACTCCTTTGGGTACAAAAGCACAAGTAAAAGAGTGGTCTGATTCTATACCTGAGTTAGATGATATTTATTCATTAAAATCTTATGATGAGTTAAGTAACATTATTAATGCTTGGTTGAATGGTGATGATGATGAAACTGAAACAACAAAATTCGAAAGTTCTAGTACTTCTACAAGCACCAGTAGTTCAAGCAGTGATACTGAATCTGATTTAGATAAAGCGTTTAAGGATATTGATTTAGGTTTTTAATCTATAGCATATATTTCTGGTAAATGCACTAAGAGGGAATTTATATTCCCTCTTTTTTATTAAATCTTTTAGACAATTGTGTTTTAGACAATACAATATATTATTAAAAAAGGAGTATTTATGGGTAAGACTAACGATTTTACATCTGACTTAATTAAGTCGTTGAACAAAGAACATGGCACGCGTGTAGCATACAATTTATCTGTTGACCAATCTCCAACACACGTAAGTGATTGGATATCTACGGGTTCAAAACAGTTAGATTATATGATATCTGGAAAACCCAATGGTGGTCTTCCCGTAGGTAGAATAGTAGAAATATTTGGCCCACCTAGTATTGGTAAAAGTCATATTGCTATACAGATAGCAAGAAGCACACAAGAGAAAGGTGGAGTCGTTGTATATATCGATACTGAAAATGCAACATCTGTTGAAAATCTAGGTCTACTTGGCGTAGACATAAAGACGAGATTTGTTTATGTAGACACGCATTGTACAGAAGAAGTACTATCCATTGCAGAGTCGACTATTTTAAAAGCAAAAGCAATGAATAAAGACGTGCCAGTTACTATTATTTGGGACTCCGTTGCAGCTACTTCACCAAAAGCAGAATTATTAGGTGATTATGATAAAGAAAGCATCGGTTTGAATGCTCGTGCCATATCTAAAGGGATGAGAAAGATTACTGGCGTAATCGCAAATCAAAAAGTACTATTTTTATGTTTAAATCAAATTAGAGAAAAAATTGGAGTTATGTATGGCGATCCTACTACTACACCCGGAGGTAAGGCAATCCCTTTTCACTCATCTGTACGAATCAAATTGGGAGCGGGACAACAAATCAAAGACAAAGCCGGGAATGTTATGGGCATTAATGTCTCGGCTAAAACAATTAAAAACAAAATAGCACCACCATTTAGAAGTTGCAACTTTCAAATACATTTTGGAAAAGGTATATTTGAGCATGAAGAGCTGTTTGATGTTTTAAGAATACACTGTAAAGATGGTGATGTTGATTATGATGATAAATTATTGTCATTATCAGGTACTGGTGCATGGAAATCTTTAACTGTAGTTGACAAATCAACCGGTGAAGTTTTAACAGAAAAGAAATTTTATAAAGCTGATTTTATCAATGTTATAAATGATGAAGAGTACAAAGATTATATTGATGCTATTGTTAACAGTGCAATGAAAGCTAAGTTAGGCCTTGTTGACAATATGGACATCGATGCTGAAAGTTATGAAGAAATGAAACAACTTAGTCAAACCCTAACCGATGATTTGGAGATTTAATGAAAAAAATATTATTAGTTGATGCATATAACATATTTGCACGTTCTTACGCAGTTAACCCATCTATGAGTGAAAATGGCCAACATATTGGCGGTACTTTGGGATTTTTAAAATCTCTTGGTGTGTTAGCTAGTAAATTTAGTCCTAATGAAATAGTAATATGCTGGGAAGGTGGTGGATCTGCCAGAAGAAGAAAAATATTGCCCGAATATAAAACTGGTAGAAAACCAATAAAATTAAATAGAAGCGATATATATGAAGACATTCCTGACACTAGAGAAAATTTTAATTACCAAGTAGCATTATGCACTAGATTGTTAAAACATATGCCAGTAAAACAAATGTATGTATCAGAATGCGAAGCAGATGATATAATAGGTTATTTAGCTAGATATGCATACGATAAAGATGATCAAATTGTTATTGCATCATCTGACCAAGATATGTATCAGCTTTTAGGTAAAAATGTCACACAATATAGTCCGGCCGGTAAAAAAATGGTTACGCACTATGATGTAGAAAGTAAGTTTGACATATATTTTGAGAATTTTATTACAGCTCGGGCATTTATTGGCGATAAGTCTGATGCGATACCAGGCATAAAAGGTTGCGGTTTCAAAACGCTGGTAAAGAGAATACCTGAATTGAAAGAAAATCGGTTCTTAAGTGTTGATGATATAATTAAATTGTGTGAAGTTAAAGCAGAGCAATTCCCAAAAATTAAGTTATATCGAGATATACTTGAAAACAGGGATGTGCCGAAGAGGAATTGGAAAATTATGTATTTAGACGTCAGTAATTTAAGTGCCACACACATAGATCAGTTAAAGTATTCATACGAGAATGCTGAACACAAAAATGATAAAATCTCAATGATGAGAGATTTAATTACTGAAGGCGTAACTTTTCCTAATAAAATTAACATAGACCGTATATATTATAATCTCAACGCATCTATAAAATAACTAACAAACGATTATAAGGAGCTTTTATGAGCAAATCAGCAGCGCTGCAACAAGCAGCTGTATTAAAACCCATTATTGGTGACGAAAACACTTCATTTAAACATTATGGAAAGAGTTTTCAAGAAAAGATTTTTCAAGGTTTGGCTATTGATAAAAATTGGGCACAGCAAATGCATGAAGTAATGAAGCCAGATTTTTTTGACTTGAAATATTTGCAATATTTGTGTGAAAAGTACTTTTCTTATTTTGACAAGTATAGATGTTTTCCTACAATGCAAATATTGTTAGATATGGTAAGAGAAGATTTAACAACTGATAACAGTGACACATTGTTAAGAGATCAAATCATTCAATTTATAAAAAGAATGCGATTAAATCCTAATCCTGAAGATTTGCCATACGTAAAAGACAAAAGTTTAGATTTTTGCAAAAGACAAGCATTTAAAGCTGCTTTGACTAGTGCTGTTGAATTAGTGCAAGGCGAAAAGTTTGAATCTGTTGTTGACCTTATGAGAAAAGCTGTTTCAGTTGGTATGCCATCGACAATTGGTCACGATTTTTTCGAAGATATGGAATCAAGGTTTCAAGAAATACAGCGTATAACTTCACCGACAGGACTAGAACAACTCGATAAACCTGAAGTTTTAGATGGTGGTTTAGGCAGAGGTGAGTTAGGCGTAATTGTAGCACCGACTGGTGTTGGTAAATCACATTGGTTAGTAGCAATGGGCGCCGAAGCAGTAAAAAGAGGCAAACACGTTGTACATTATAGTTTTGAATTAAGTGAACATTTAACTGGTAAAAGATATGATGCAAACCTTTGTAATATTAGTGTATCAGACTTAAAGTTAAAAGAAAATCAAGACAAAGTTAGAGAATTATATAAGGACAATGAAGATTTTGGTAGTTTGACAATAAAATATTATCCAACCAGGACAGCGAGTGTTAATACTTTACGCAATCACCTGGACAAACTAAAATTAAGAGGAAAAATACCATCATTGGTTATTGTTGATTATGCAGACGTAATGCGTTCTACTAAAGAATACGACGCATTAAGACATGAATTAATGTTAATTTATGAAGAGCTAAGACAACTAGCAGCTGATTTTAATGTACCTGTTTGGACTGCAAGTCAATCCAACAAGAATGGTGCTAATGCTGATTTAGTTGGCTTAGAAAACATGGGGGAATCTTATGGAAAAGCGCAAGTATCTGATGTCGTTTTAGGTCTAAGTAGAAAACCTGAAGAAAAGGCACTGGGGACTGCTAGACTTTTCGTTGCAAAAAATAGAGCGGGTATGGATGGTATACAAATGCATATCAATATTGATACATCTAAATCTAAGTTCCGAACACTTAGTGAAGATGAAATACTAGCCTTAAACCCTAAAAAACAGTTAAAGGAAGTGTGGAAAGAAATTCAAAAAGAGAAGGAGTTTTAGTATGTACAATAAAGAACAAGTTTTAGAAAAAACACTGGAGTATTTCAAAGGAGATGATCTTGCAGCTAATGTGTTTGTAACAAAATATGCTCTTCGAGATTTAGAAGACAATTATTTTGAATTAACACCCGATGATATGCATAAGCGTTTAGCTAAGGAATTTGCGCGGGTAGAAGAAAAATACCCTAATGCAATGAGTGAAGATGAAATATATGGTTATCTAAAAGATTTTAAATACATTGTGCCACAAGGGTCACCAATGAGTGGTATTGGCAATCAGTTTCAAATACAATCAATATCTAATTGTTTTGTTGTTGAGTCGCCACATGATTCATATGCTGGTATTTTAAAATCAGATCAAGAACAAGTCCAGATTATGAAAAGACGTGGTGGTGTTGGTTTTGACATATCGAATATAAGACCACGTGGATTGTCGTGTGAAAATGCTGCAAGAAGTACAGATGGTATAGAGTTATTTATGGAAAGATTTTCTAATTCTTGCCGTGAAGTTGCACAAGGCGGAAGAAGAGGCGCACTAATGTTATCTATTTCAGTTCACCATCCACAAGTTTTAGATTTTATTAAAATAAAGCAAGATTTAAAAAAGGTAACTGGTGCAAACATCTCTGTCAGGGTTACAGACGAATTTATGGAAGCAGTTAAACTTGGTCAGCGATATGAACAGAGGTGGCCGATAGATGCTATTGAACCAGAAATTGTGAATACTGATGTCTACGCGATGGAAGTTTGGAATGAGTTGATAACTTGTGCACATGCTTCTGCAGAGCCCGGAGTATTGTTTTGGGATACTGCTACAAGAATGACGCCTTCAGACATATACTCTACAGATGGTTTTGCTTCAACTAGTACTAATCCATGCGGTGAAATTATTTTGTCTCCATACGATAGCTGTAGACTTATGCTTGTTAATCTTACTAATTTTGTCGATAATGCTTGGTCAACGGAGGCCACTTTTGATTTTGAAAAATATGGCACTGTTGTTAGAAAGGCACAGAGATTAATGGACAATATGATTGACTTAGAAATAGAACAAATTGATAAAATTCTTGCCAAAATAGACAGAGATGAAGAGCCAGATGAAGTGAAATATTATGAAAGATCACTGTGGCACAATATAAGACAAGCTGCCATTAATGGTAGACGCACAGGTTTAGGTATTACTGGTTTAGGTGACGCCATAGCTATGGTAGGTCTTCAATATGGTGAAAAGTCAGTTGATTTTGTTGAGAACATTTATAAAAATTTAGCAATATATTCTTACAAGGAATCTATAAAGTTAGCTAAAGAACGTGGTGCATTCCCTATATTTGACATTGAAAAGGAAATAAGTCATCCATTTTTAGATAGAATTTTCGAACATTTAGAAGATGAAGACATTGAGACTTATAATGAATATGGTCGTAGAAATATTGCAAATACAACTACAGCCCCAGCTGGATCAGTATCTTGTTTAACACAAACTTCTTCTGGTATTGAGCCTGCATTCATGTTGTATTATAAAAGAAGAAGAAAGATTAATCCACAAGACAAAGATGCTAAAGTAGATTTTGTTGATGACTTAGGTGATAAGTGGCAAGAGTATTATGTATACCATCACAAGTTCAAAGATTGGATGGATTCTACTGATCCTGAGTGTGATTGGCACGCAGATGATTTATCTATAGCAGTTTCTCACAGTCCTTATGCAGGTGCAACAGCAAACGAAATTGATTGGCGAGCAAAAGTTAAATTGCAAGCTGCAGCTCAAAAGTGGATTTGCCATGCAATATCAAATACAACAAATTTACCGGCAGATATTGATGTTAAAACTGTTAAAGATATCTACATGATGGGTTGGGAATTAGGATGTAAAGGAATAACAGTTTATAGAGACGGTTCTAGAAGTGGTGTTCTTGTTTCTGCTGATGATAAAAAAGAAGATAGAACAACTAGTATCGTTGAAAGACATGCACCTAAGAGACCTGAGACTTTGGAATGCAATATTGTGCATACTAGTGTTAAAGGTGAAAAGTGGGTTGTTTTAGTAGGACTAATGGATAACAAGCCTTACGAAGTAATAGGCGGGAAAGCTGATTTAATAGAAATACCTAGAAAACATAAAAAAGCAACGCTAGTAAAGAGATCTTTCAAAACTCAAAATAGTAAATATGATTTGCTAATTGGTGAAGGTGATGAAGAGTTGGTAATAAAAGATGTTGTTTCAGTATTTGATAATCCTAATCATGCCGGTTATACACGTGTAATTTCTACTTCATTGCGCCATGGTGTCCCTGTACAGTTTTTAGTAGAACAAATGCAAAAAGATAAAGAAGCTGACTTATTTTCTTTTTCAAAAGTTATTGCTCGTGTACTTAAAAATTATATAGTTGATGGTACTAAGGCAAGTGTTTCTATTTGCGAAAACTGTGGAGCAGAAGGCACTTTAGTTTATCAAGAAGGCTGTCAAACTTGTACTTCTTGTGGATTTGGCGCATGCGGATAATTTAATATATTATTTAGACATTTTACTTATTTGGGTACAATTAATTTGTACCCATTTTTAATTTAACAAAAGGACAAAATATGCATTGGACAACAGAACATGGTTCGAATATTCTCGAATTACAACTAAGACACAACCCTGTTATTATTCGCGTTAATGAATTTAATGAACAATCAGCATCTGATTTTTCTAAGCAAATTGGGTTAGCACACAACACTGGGCAAGACGTTATTCCTATTGTTATTGACAGTTACGGCGGTCAAGTTTATAGTTTGATGTCAATGATTGCTTCAATAAAAGCTTCAACTTTGCCAATAGCTACTATAGTTGAAGGAAAAGCAATGAGCTGTGGTGTGTTATTAGCTTCTTGCGGCACAAAAGGTTATAGATATGTAACTGAAGATGCAACATTAATGATACATGATGTTTCTTCTATGCAGTATGGTAAAAATGCAGAGTTACAAGCAAGTGCTGATGAAACAAAAAGATTAAACGAAAAGATTTACAAAATTTTAGATACAAATTGCGGAAAAGATCCCGGTTATTTCAACAAAGAAGTATTTAATAGAGGACGGGCAGATTGGTTTGTCACCCCGGAAGAAGCAATTGCAATAGGTTTGACAGATCACATAAAAATGCCGAAGTTCCACATAATTAGTAAGTGTGAAATTAATTTTGTTGGTTAGGAGACATTTATGAAAGAGATGCTAATGGATTGGATTGGAATGCACAAATGTGTACAGATGTGGTTTCAATCAGCTCACCATTGTACTAAAGGCACAGGGTTTGCTGGAGATCATGATTTATTATATGGAGACATATATCAAAAGTTTTTTGCTGACTTTGACGTCATTGTAGAAAAATCTATTGGCATATGTGATGATGAATCTGTATCATGTCCATTGCATCTCTGTAAATGTTGTATGAAACACGTAAATAACTATCCATCACCTTGTAATAAAGATGCTACTTATATAGCTGCACATGCACTTGCGATTATGAAAGATTATATAAAATATTTAACTGCAACTTATAATACGCTTAAGGCAAGTGGTGATTTAACTCTTGGCACTGACGATTTAATTATGTCTTTAGCCAATGAGTATGAATCATATGTATACAAGTTACAGCAAAGAGTTAAATCTACTGTTGGAGTAAAATGATGGATAAAGTTTTTTACAATGAGGCGTCCGCTTCAAAATTAGGGTGGAAACCACAATGGTTTATACCGGGTCATGACCAGTTTGATAACAAATTAATTAATGCTATTAGAGCATATCAAAGAGCTCATGGCATGACGGCCGATGGAATGTGTGGCCCCGGGACTTATAGAAGAATACAAGCAGATCAAGACATGTTGCGTGATCATGTTTTTCAAAAAGTAAAAAGTGGTTCAAAGTTTATATATTATATGGGACAACCGTTTCCTATAGAATGGGATAAAGTTAGCACATATAATGATGATAATTGTTTAAAATTAACTGGTGCTATGAGAAGGCAGTCTAAGAAAAGAAATATTAAATATTTTGTAAATCATTGGGATGTTTGTTTAAATAGTGAAAGTTGTGTAAGAGTTTTAAACAAGCGCAATATATCAGTACATTTCTGTATTGACAATGATGGTTGTATTCATCAGTTAGCAGATTGTAATGATATATGTTTTCATGCTGGTTCAAGTACTTCAAATGCAGCATCTATTGGTGTTGAAATAAGCAACGCATATTATCCTAAATATCAAGGATGGTATGAGAAAAATGGTTTTGGAAAAAGACCTATAATTGACAATGCTACAGTACATGGGAAAGGCATGAAGCCCTTTACAGGTTTTTATGATGTGCAACTGGAAGCTGCAAAAGCACTGTGGTCAGCTATACATAATGCTGTGGGCATACCTTTAGTTGCACCAAATAGCAAAGACACTGTCGACAAAGATTTACAAAAAGGTAAGTTTAAAGGCTTTTGTTCTCACTATCACATAACTTCGCGAAAGATTGACTGTGCCGGTCTCGATATTTGGTCAATGATAGAAGATATTAAAAATAAATAACGTACATTGTTTCTAAATTGGTATAATCTTATTACTATAAGATTACTAATTTGGAGATATAATGAAAACTATTTTAGAATATGTTTGGCTAGATGGATATAAAACACAGAATCTAAGATCAAAAATAAAGGTTGTCAATACTGCTGATATAGATTTTAGTTTTGGTGATAACATGCCTGAAATATCAAAAATACCTGATTGGAATTTTGATGGCTCTTCTACAAAACAAGCAGAGGGGGATAACTCTGAATGTTTGTTGAAACCTGTAAGAGTTTATAGGTGGCCATATTCAATAAAAAACCACTTTGTTGTACTTTGCGAAGTTTACAATGCAAATGGTATACCACACGTTACTAATAAAAGACATTTGTTAGAAAAATTACATAAAAAATATTTGCATGATCATTTCTGGTTAGGTTTTGAGCAAGAATATTTTATTACAAAGAATAGAAGACCGCTTGGCTTTCCGGAAATGGGAACTCCTGGACCTCAAGGCCAATATTATTGTGGTGTAGGAACAAATCAAGCTGTTGGTCGTAAATTAACTCTCCAACACATGTCAGCTTGTATTGACATGGGGATGGATATTACTGGCACAAATGCGGAAGTTGCTATTGGTCAATGGGAATATCAAATATTTGGTAAGTCACCTTTGAAAGCGGCTGATGATGTAATAATTTCTAGGTATGTTTTAAAACTATTAGCAGAAGATTATGGATATGATATTAACTTTGATCCAAAGCCAATCGACGGTGACTGGAATGGGAGTGGTATGCATACTAATTTTTCAAACGAGTACATGCGAGAAACTGGCGGAGAAACTTATCTTAAAGATTTAATGAGTATTTTTAAAGAAAAGCATCATGCTAATATTAAAGATTATGGCGAAGGCAACAGTATGAGATTGACTGGTAGGCATGAAACACAGCATATTGATGTTTTCACTTACGGTATTGCTGATAGAGGCGCATCAATTAGGGTTTCGAATGATTTTGTGCGCAATGGTTATAAAGGTTACTTAGAAGACAGAAGACCCGCCAGTAATGCCAATCCTTATGTTGTATCTATTGCTATAATAGAAAACAGCTGTAGTGGTACAATTGAATGCTCGGGAAGAAACAATGAAAAATAATTTTAAACCACCATTTAAGTGGGCAGGTGCAAAAAACAGAATGTATGAAAAGTATGTAAGTGCTGGTTTTTTTCCGGCTAGCACTTCACATGATTTATTTGTAGATGTTTTTGGTGGCACTGGTTGTGTTTCTATGTGGGTTCGTGACCGGTATCCAAATTTACCTATAGTCTTAAATGATAATAATAGATATATAGTCGAAATGTATAAAACAATGATCAGTGATACAGAAGACTTTGTAAAAGAATATAATAAAATAATCGCACAATATTCTGTTTTGAATGTTAGTGATAGAAAGAAAATGTACTATCAAAAACGAGATGAGTATCGTTTACAATATGCAAAACTTGGTAGAATAAAAGAAAATGCTACCTTATTATATTTAATCCAAACGGGCTTTAATGGCATATGGCAAACAATGAAAGAATCAGGCGACAGATATGCAACTCCTTCGGGGCTTCAAAAAAGCAATGGAAACTCTGTGACTTTTAGCGAAAGTAGATTAAGAAAATATATTGACTATTTAAGATCATTTACAATTACTTGTGATGATTTTGAAAAATGTATGTTATCATATGAGAACGCATGGTTGTATTGTGACCCACCTTATAGAGACACTGTGCAGAGATATGGTAGTAGCTTTAACGATGACAAACAAGCATTATTGGTTGATACGTGTAAATTAGTTTCAAAAAGTGGTAACTTGGTTTCTATGAGTAACAAAGAAGTTGATAATTGGTTTTCATCTAGATTTGATCATACTTGGAATTTTAAAATATTTAACAATGTTAAATACACAGCAGGAAGACACAACAAAGGCTTTGGTGCGAAAGCAACAGAGGTCTTAATCAAAAATTATTAAAAATTATTATAACCGGTCGAGAGAAGACCACAAACAAAATGGAGAACATATGATTTTATCAGTATTATTTTTATTTGCATGCGGCGATGATAAAGAAGACACTGCCATTGCACAAGAAACTGGAGAGGTAGAGATTGTTGAAGAAGCAGAAGAAGCAGAAGAAACTGAAGAAACTGAAGAGACGGAAAGCGGTGAGACAGAAGAAGCAGAGTAATAGACTGTAGTTGCAGTCACATATGGTCATGATACGGGCACGACGAGATGCTTGCTTTCAAAAGCCGGTGGAGACCATCAAAAAAAACCCGTATCTCTTTTTTATATAACATTGGTAGAAGTAAAATGAAAATAGAAATATATAATGACGGAATTGGAAGTGTAGAATATGTACAACACATGGGCGAAGACATCACTGTAGTAAATAGTGCTCGTGTTTCTTTTGGCAAACAGAAAGATAATGTTGATGACAAAGATAAAAAATTAATTAATTATCTCATAAAACATAAGCACACTAGCACATTAGAGCACAATGTTATAACTTTTAGGTTTGTCGTACCTTTATTTATCAGGTCTCAACATCACAGACACAGAACATGGTCTTACAATGAAATAAGCAGGCGTTATACAGATGTTAACTTAAATTTTTACAAACCTAAAAAATTTAGAACACAGCATACAAGTAATAGACAAGCTTCTAATCCGGATGAATTAATCAATCCCCGGGTTTACCCAACATTAAGTTTGATAAAAGCATCTGAATTATTAGAGTGCAGAATTAGTGATTGTTTGCAAACGTTTAATGATCTAATAGATGTTGGTGTTTGTAGAGAACAAGCTAGGATGATTTTACCTCAGTGTTTATATACGGAATACTACGGGACTTGTAATTTAAATAACCTTTTAAAGTTTTGTGCCTTAAGACTTCACGATGGTGCTCAGTGGGAAATACAGCAAGTGGCAAAAGCATGCTTAAAAATTGCAAAAAAACATTGGCCAATAACTGTGAATGCATGGATAAATAATCTTTCAGATGAGGATCTTAAAGCAGAATTCCTATCTGTGTAATTAAAATCGATTTTGATTTTTCTATAATATTTATATAAAAGGTAGTTCAGTTTTTGTATTTAATATTCGGAGAATTAAAATGACAAACAATGAAGGCTGGGCTGAGTATTCTAAACTAGTCCTAAAAGAGTTAGAGACACTTAATAAATCAATTGAATCTTTAAATGAACAGATTAATGACTTAAAAAACGAAATTGCAGTTTTAAAAGAAAGAGAAGATAGGGTAAGTGGTTTATTGCAGTGGAAAGAAAGAGTAGACGAAATAGCTAGCCCTTCTCAGTTGAAAGAAATGAAGAATGATGTTGATGATCTAAAAAAGTTTGCAACTAAAGCAACTACGATTTTTGCTGCAGTACAAGTTTTCATGGGTATGGTTTTTGCGCTATTAAAATATTTATAAAATATGTTTTAACACGGTATAGTACTATACAAACTAATTAACAAAGGGAGTATGTATGCCGGAAGGTCCAGAATGTAGAACGTTTGCTTTAGGTTTAGCAAAAGCAATATCATATAAGACACTAGTTGATATTAATATCCTTAGTGGCAAGTATTCAAGAGAAGCACCAAAAGGTTTTCATGACTTGAAACCTAAATTGCCAATACAAATGGTTGGTGCTGGTGTTCATGGAAAATACATTTATGCACTAGGTAGAGAAGATCAGTTAATCATTAGTTTTACTATGGGCATGACTGGCAATTTTTCAATTGAAAAACAAAAGCATTCTCGTGTTGAGTTTTGTTTTAGTGATAATTCACGTGTGTACTATAATGACACTAGAAACTTTGGCACAATTCGTTTTGATTTTGGTAAGGATTATTTAGTTGATAAACTAGAAGGATTAGGGCCAGATATGTTAGTGGAAGATATATCAGACCAAAATTTTATTACCCTACTAAGAGCTAAAAATAAATGGAATATTTGCAAAGCTTTGATGGATCAACATGTTATTGCTGGCGTAGGGAATTATGTAAAAGCTGATAGTCTATGGTTGTCAAAAATAAACCCTAATGCTAAAATATCTGATTTAGAAGATGGTGAATTAGCAGTGTTGAACAGATCTGTCAAAAAAGTTTTAAGAACCAGTTTTGAAGAAGGTGGTGCAACTTTTAAATCTTATAGTGACATTAATGGCAATTTAGGTAATTACTCCCGGCGTTTTTTAGTGTATAATCAAAAAAGTGACCCTGAAGGAAACTTAGTAGAAAAAATAAAAACACCTGATGGTAGAACAACGCATTGGTCGCCTAAGGTACAAACTAATGGAGATAACAATGAGCCTAAAACTGTCTGACGAAACAATAGCACATATAGCTAAAATTATTCAAGTAGCAATACTTAGTGGTACTGATATAGTCGATCATTTAAGACTTTTGTCTTTGGTAAAAAATGATGAAGATTATTTGGTCCCTTCACCTGAAACTAATGAATTATTTGAAAAAAGTATTCAGGACATGTTAAAAGATATTGAACAAAAGAATTTTGAAAAAGAAATTGTTACGGATGAATAATATTGGCATTAACTAATAAACATAAAAAAAGAATTAAAGATGCATCATTAATGGTAAGCAGTCTTCGTAAAATGACAGAAGATATGCAGTCTATTAATGATGCATACTCTAAAGAGCTTGATGATATACTTAAAGCACTTGTATTAGGCAAACGTACAACTAAGGCTCAATCAAATGCATCTACACAAACTAATGCGGAAGTAGAAAATGCAGACAACACTAATTTAATTGCAGAGAAAGACCCAGAGTCTGCAGAAAGCACATACAGTGAAAAACATGAAAATCAAAGTGAGCAGAAAGAAGAGAAAAACCTCGTTGATTTAGAAACTAACAACAATGCACCGCCGTCCTGGGCGAAAGATTTATATAAAAAAATACTAAAAATCTGTCATCCTGATAAGCTTAATATTAAAGACACATTAGATTTTGAAAAAAAGCTACATGCTGGGAAGTCATGTTTAAGATATTATAATACTGGAAATTATGAGTATATGATCATGGTTGGTGGCACAGTAGATACTTTTACAGATAAACTATCACAAAACAAACAGTTAGAAATATTAAACAAAATTTATGCAGAAGATAATCAATCAATTCAATCTATACAGAATTCTGTGTCATGGAAGTGGGGTATTTCATGGGATGAGCAAGGCGGAAGAATTAGGTTTTTAGAGAATTTTTGTAGACTTAAAAAAATAAAACCAATTCCTAACAGGAAGCAGCTGCAAAAAATATTAGATGAAATAGAAAATCAATAAATTTTCTGTAAATTTTGCAAAAAATATATATGTTTGTTATATTACTATTACTAACCAACAAACAAAGGATCAAACATGTCAGATTATCTTAAAAAACAATCTTTATCTTCAGTGTACGTTAACTGGGATGATATTGATTTAATAGTAGAAATAAATAGAATTTTGGCTTTAAGTTTAGCTAGAAGAACGCCTGTCGTTAATTTAGTATTTAAAGAATTACAATCAGAATGGAAAAAAAGACATTCGTCTAAAAGGGTACCAAAAATCATTTTAGATGATGAATTTATTTTTCATGGAGAAAATAATGAAAAAAACAAGTAAAACACGTAAAATACTTGGCGGTGTCAAGTTATTTTTAATGTGTAATTTTGTAATAACATATAGTTTGGCTTTCGCTACTACGAAAGTAATGTACAACAAATATTTTAATAATAAGGAGAATAAATGATTAAAAAACCAACCCGTTTTGTAGGACTACATTCACATTCAGGCTTTTCTACATTTGATGGATTAGATTACCCAAATGAACACATAGACTTTTGTCGTGAAAATGGTCTTGATGCTTTTGCTTTAACTGACCATGGTCACATGAATGGATTTGCTCATGCATATCTGCACACTAAAAAACTTAATGATGCTGGTGCAAATTTTAAGTTTATTCCTGGTTGTGAAATGTATGTACATCCTGATTTAGATGTTTGGTCTTTAGACCATCAAATTCAAAAAGCCGCTAAGCAAGGTGATCAAGCAGCAATAAATAAACTTAATGCGCAGCGTGAAAAAATCATTACGCCACTATTTGATCGCACTGATTCTGATGATGAATTAGAAGATATAGAAATTATTAATGATACTAATCAACTCACTATTGAGAATGAAGAAGAAACCAAGTCTGGTAAATTTTATGACCCAGTTAAGCGTAGACATCATTTAGTTGTATTACCAAAAACAAATAATGGTATACAAAAAGTTATGCATTTAGTTTCACGTGGTTACTTAGAAGGTTTCTTCAGGTTCCCACGCATTGATTACAAAATGTTAAGAGAAGCTGGTAAAGATGGTGATTTAATTATTTCAAGTGCTTGTTTGGGTGGACCATTTGCTTATGAAATATTCAAACATATGCAACAAGTAGAATTTGATCATCTTCATCCGGATTTATTAGATAGACCTGGTATGCAAGAAAGAGTGCTTAATGATATGGGCAATGTACTTGATCAACTTAGTTGGGCTGTTGGTCTAGAAAATGTATTTTTAGAACTACAATTTAACAAGTTATCTGCACAACATTTAGTTAATAAAGCTTTGCTTTTATTCGCTGAAAAACACAACTTACAAAATCAATTAGTCGTTACTTGTGACAGTCATTATAGTAGACCTGACCACTGGAAAGAACGCGAGTTATATAAAAAACTTGGCTGGCTTAACTATAAAGACTTTAATCCAGAGAATATGCCATCATCAAAAGAAGATTTGAAATGCGAGTTATATCCTAAAAACTCGAAGCAAGTCTGGGAATCATATATTGAAACTACACAAGAATATCCTGGTATATACAATGATACGATAGTCTGTGATGCTATAGAAAGAACATATGATATAGCTCATGATGTCATTGATCATGATATGTCTGTCGATACTAGTATGAAATTGCCTAGCTATGTAATTCCTGAAAATATGTCACCTGATAAAGCTTTGTTAGAAGCATGCAAAAAAGGTTTGGTTGCTAGAGGCAAACATACTGATCAGGCATATATTGATCGATTGAAAATGGAATTAACAGTTATACGTGAAAAAGGTTTTTCCGCTTATTTCTTAACTATGAAAAAGATGTTAGACATTGCCAGACGTGAGATGTTTGTTGGCCCAGGTCGTGGTTCTGGTGCTGGTTCTTTAGTTGCTTGGACGCTTAATATTACTGATATGGATCCAATAGAATATGGTTTGCTTTTTGAAAGGTTTTTGTCTATTCATAGAAAAGGATACCCTGATATTGATACTGATGTTGGTGATAGAGACCGCTTAATTCAAATGTTGCGTGATGAGTTTTCAGCTGAAAATGTTATACCTATTTCTAACTACAATACTTTTAAATTAAAGACACTAGTTAAAGATATCTCTAGGTTCTACGGCATTCCATTCGAAGAGTCCAATAATGCGCTTAAGACTGTCGAAAATGATGTTATATCTGCTATACGTGGACCTGGTTTTAATCGCGGTACATTTGTATTAGAATACAAAGATGCACTAGAACATTCTGACAAGTTTAGAGATTTTATAGAAAAATACCCCATGATAGCAGAACCTATCAATGTTTTGTTTAAACAAAATAAAGCATTAGGACGTCATGCAGGCGGTGTAATTGTATCTGAAAATATAGCTGAAAGAATGCCACTTATTCGCGCTAAAGGTGAAGCACAAACACCTTGGACCGAAGGCATGACTAGTCAGTTAGAAAAATTTGGTTGGATTAAGTTTGACTTACTAGGGCTGGGTACTTTACGTATTATTCAAGATTGCATTAAAATGATATTACGTGAAAAGACTGGTAAGTTTGAACCATCTTTCAAAGAAATCCAAGATTGGTACAATAAAAACTTAGCTCCCGACACCATTGATCATGATGATCAAGAAGTGTATAAGAATGTTTATCATGATGGAAACTTTGTTTCGACATTTCAGTGTGTAAATGCTGGTGCTCAAAGACTATTTATGAAATGTAAACCAACTAGTATAGTTGATTTAGCAACTCTAACCTCTATATATAGACCCGGTCCGCTTCAAGCACACGTTGATAAACTATATCATAAGCAAAAAAGCAATCCGGATATAATCGATTATAAGCACCCTCTTATAAAAGAGTGTTTAGAGGAAACTGCTGGCTGTATTATCTTTCAAGAGCAGGTTATGAATTTGTGTCATGTTGTCGCTGGTTTTCCAAAAGAAGACTGTGATATGATTAGACGTAAATTGATGAAAAGAAAGATTGGTGAAATGGGTGGACCAGACCCTGAAGTTAAAATTGCTTTTGTTAAAGGTGCCGTTGAAAACGGTGTGCCAGAGAAAGTAGCAGACAAACTATTTGAAGATATTCTTTATTTTGCTGGTTATGGTTTTAACAAATCACATGCTGTTGCATACGCAATGATTAGTTACCAGTGTGCTTATTTATTAACACACTTTCAAGAACACTGGGTGAAAGCTGTGCTTAATTCGACAGCTAATGATCCAAAAGCACAAGCAAAAGCTATTACTGAAATTAAGTCATTAGGTTATGGATTAGTACCTATTGATATTAACTTAGCTGAAAAGAACTGGACAATTGTTGATGGTAAAAAGTTAATGCCTAGTTTTTACAGCTGTAAAGGTATTGGTGAAACTGCACTCGATGAGATTATTGATATGCGTCCATATAAATCTTTTAAAGATATGTTTTGGGATGAAGATGGAAAGTGGAAACTCAAAAAGTTTAATAAGCGTGCTGTAGATTCTTTGTTGAAGATAAAAGCTTTTGATTCTTTTGATGAAATAGGTGAAGGTAAACTATTTTGTTCTTACCAGCATGCTTACGATGTTATTATTAACAACTGGAATGATTTGCGAAAGTCTCTTAAGAAAGAGCCTGATTATGGTCAAAGAGTATTTCATGAAAAAATAGAAGAGTTACATGGTACGCCTGAATGGACAAAGCTTGAGTTTTGCACAAATAAGATGAATTTAATCGGTGCTTTCAATGTAAATGATATTATTTCAGATGAAATACTAAACAAGATACAGACTAGAGGTATCAAACCTATAAATGAAATGGAGCCCAATTCAAAAGGTTTGTGCTGGTTTGTTATACTAAAAACTACTGTACGTTTAACAAAAAACAAAAAGAAGTATTTATCGTTACAAGTCGTTGGCAATGATGGTTCTGAATATAGAATGTTTTTGTGGGGCTGGAATGGCGACCCAATAGAACCATATACTTTTTGTGGTGCTGAAGTCTCGCATAATAGTTTTGGTTATTCTACTAAACAAAAAGTTTTGAAAACTTTGTAAAGACTTAGTATAATAAAAATATTACACACTAACAAGAGGTACTTATGAATTATGGTATTATTCTTGACGGCGCAGAGCAGCAAGGTAAATCAACCCTTGCTGCAAAGCTAAGCAAGTTATTAGGATATCCAATCAGACATTTCGATAAACCACCCGAAAATTTTGATTTTTGGGAAGATTATTTTATTGAAGCAGAAAGCAATTGTCCATGGTTATTAGATAGATGTTTTACTAGCGAGTTGGTTTATGGCAAATATTTTAATCGTAGTAGAATAAGCGATGAACATAAAGCTCGTTTAGAAAAAAGATTTACTGACTTAAATTACATGTTTGTTCTTTGTGAATTGGATAATGATTGGATTGATAGAGAAGAGACTGTAACAAAAGAACAAAATATAGAAATAAAAAAATTATATAGGGACATGTATAATAATCTTAACATGCCTAAAATAATCGTTAGACCTGATGAAAACGGTATTAAACAAATATTAAAACTACACAATAAAATTATAGGAGAATAAATGACTACTAAAACAGCACTTATGTTAACACTCGGACACAATAGCTCTGCAGTATACTTTGATGGAAAAAAATTAATAGGTTATGAGGAAGAGAGGTTAAATAAAGTAAAATCATCTTCTGCTTATCCAGCACTTGCAATTGAAGAGATAATGAAACATACTGATATAAAACCCGGTTCTAAAGTTTTTGTATCTCACTGGTTTAATGATTATGACTTTTACGAAAAACAATGTAAATATTTTGACACCGATCATTTTAATACTTTGTGTAAAAAGTTTGACCTCACACCAGTACACTTAAGTGATGATTTTACTCATCATGATGCGCATGCTTTTTCTGCTATTGGGTTTGCTAGATATCACTATATTAAAAATGCTAGCGAATATAATAAAAGAGCACATGGCAATAAAATGCACACTATAGTTGCAGATGGTTTTGGCAATGATCATGAAGTAGTGTCTATATATGAATCTGATATTATTAAAGAGAAAGGTGACGGATGGCAAAGAAATGACATATCTCAACCAAAACTAATATTCAGACACAAAGGTTACTGTGAAAGTCTAGGTTTAATGTATCAATATGCAGTTGATTATGTTGGTATGAAAATGAACCAAGATGAATATAAATTTTTAGGTTATGAATCATCTATAACTAAAGTTTTAAGTAGTGAAGAATTAAGTGAATTAAAAAAGTATGCTGATCATGTTGCTGAGATGCAATTTCACAATATGATTATGCATGAAAACTTAATACATCATAAAATAAATGAACCACATATTGTCAATAAAGAAAGTCTGAAATATACGCACACGTATTGGTTTAATATATATAACACTTTGATGGATCGCTGTGTTGGCGGTGGTAAATCAGCATTGCACACAAATGAACTGAGAGTTGTTATTGGTCATTTCGTTCAAACAGTTATTGAATCTGTATTGTTAAAAATTTGTAATCACTTCAATATTGAAAATGTTGCTCTTGCTGGTGGAATATTCTATAATGTTAAACTTAACAATGTAATCATGAATAAAGTGAAAGGCCTCTTCTCTGTTATGCCTCTTGCTGGTGATCAAGGTTGCGGACTAGGTATGTATGAAGCATTCTGTGGTTCACTTAATTACAACACTTTAAAAATTGGTAAAAGACCACCACAAAATTCTTATTACAATTTTATTGATGATGAAATAAAAAACAACGTGTATTATTTCAAAGATGTTGAAGAAGCAAAAAAACAGCTTACTACATTTCTGTCACATAATAAAATTGTTAATGTTGTAAGAAGCAATATGGAATTTGGTCCTCGTGCCTTGTGTAGTACTACTACTTTTGCCTTACCTCTCAAGTCTAATGTTGAATTTATAAACACAATGAATTCTAGAAATACTGTTATGCCTATGGCTCCGGTAATGAGAATGAAAGATGCTAGCAAATATTTCAAAGCAGATAATTTTAAAAGAGTACTAGGATCAGATGAGTTTATGATATTAACTTACTATTACACTAGTGACAATCTAGACTTGGTAAAGATTGGTGGTGTATGTCACAAGCATCCAACTCTAGATACATATTCTGGTCGTCCACAGTTTGTAACTGAGAATAGCGATGAATTTACATTTGATGTATTAACTTCTCTTTCAGAAGATCATGATCTTGACCCTATTGCAATCAATACTAGTTTTAATTCACATGGCACTCCTATTGTTTTTGATTTAGATAGTGTTTTTAAAAGTTTTAGATTTGAATATGATAAAGCAAAAACAAATGGTGTAAAACTTCCTTTCCTGTTTATCGTGGAAGGTGAATAATGAAAATTAAAACAATTATAAAACCTGAATATGAAAATGACGATTATCTTTTAGAATTGTCAGGAGTGCCTGATTGTCAAGAATTGCAAAATATAGAAGGCGTTGATTTTGATTATTTGCATTTTAAATATCAAAAATTTAAAAATATTGATACTGCAGTTGAGGGCTGGGAACAATTTGGTTCCCGGCCGTCTTTGAGAAGTCTAAGCGAAATGAATGGTCAATTAACTTCTACAGTGTACACGAATGCTGTAAGTAAAAATAATGAAAACTTAAGCTATGATGCCAGTATTAAAATTATTAATTCAATGTTAAGTAAAAACCCAAATACTAGAAGGGCATTTGTTAGATTTGCATCACCTCTGTCAGAATATTATGTAAGCACTCATTCTCCTATAGATGTAACATGTCTTAGCGCAATACATTATTTAAAAGACAGCTGTAAATTAATATTCAGGGCTTCAGATATTAAGAATGAACTGTTGTATGACATTATTACTATTAACTCATTCTTTTTGTCACCAATATATAAAGATAAAAATTACAACATAAAAGTATATGCTAGCACTGCACAAAATATTGAATATTGGGAAGACACAATGAAAATACTTGGTAGAATATAGTGGAGGAAATATGAGTAGTTTTGATAAAATATTTACTGATCTAAATGAAATGGGTGAATCTTTAGAAACAAGAGGTTTGTTAGTTATGGAAATGGAAAACTATAGCTATACTTTAGCCCCTTATGAAAGATATGTATCGTACCCAGCTAGAAAAATGAAACTTAACTATATTAAAAAAGAGTTTCTTTGGTATCTTAAAGGCGATAAATATGATACTAGTATTTGTGATCATGCTAAAATGTGGAAAGATTTAATTAACGAAGATGGTTCGATTAATTCAAACTATGGACAGTATGTTTTTGGTAGCCAGTTTCAATATGGCAAAGTTATTGATACATTAAGAAAAGATAAGAATTCTAGAAGAGCAAGTATAATGATTTTATCTCAAGCTCATTTGGCAACTGAGACAAAAGATTATCCGTGTACGTATTCTATCAACTTTAGAATTAGAAACAATAGATTAAACATGACTGTTAGAATGAGAAGTCAAGATGCTATATTTGGTATGACTAATGATGCGCCATGTTTTTCCTTTATACACGAAATGGTTTACGTGCACCTTAGAGATTTAAAATACCCCGATCTTCTATTAGGTGATTATCACCACTCAGCTGACAGTTTTCATATATACGCTAGACACTTTAAAATGTTTAAAAATATACTTGAAAATATTAGGAATAGGGAATATAATACAATACAAACACCGAGAATAAGCTCTGGTGCAGAAGTTAGATACCTTAGAGGTTTGCATATCCACAGAGAAAATCATAAAGGTACTGATGAAGATTTTATAAAATCAATTAAAGAAGAATATAAATTTACAAAATGGTTATTAAGCGAGGATTAAAAATATGAGTACAATGAAAATATCAAAAATACGTAAAGTAAAAACACCGACAAGAGGAACTGATCAAAGTGCTGGTTTAGACTTCTATATCCCAGATGACTTTGATCTAAAGAGATTATCTCCTGGTATGAGTGTCTGTATACCATCAGGCATTAAAGCTAATGTTCCAGCTGGTTATGCTCTTATAGCTTTTAATAAATCTGGTGTGGCATTGAAAAAAGGTTTACAGGTTGGGGCTTGTGTAGTCGATGAAGATTATCAAGGTGAAATTCATTTACACTTAATGGCTACAAAAAGCACAGAGTTAAAACCGGGAGAAAAAATAGTGCAGTTTGTGTTATTACCGGTAAATTATTCTACCGTTTCAGTTGTGCCTGAAGAAGATTTGTTTGTTGAACAAACAGAAAGAGGTGCTGGTGGTTTTGGTTCAACGGGAGTAGAATAATGAGAAAAATATGTGTAACTGGTGGTTTAGGCTTTATTGGTGGGGAGTTCGTCAAAGAAGTATTAGCTAAGTATGATGACACAATTGTTTTCATTATTGATGATGAATCAAATCCAACCTATGAGCCAAGTGATTTTGGAGTAAAGGTAAGATGTCTTTTGTTTGGCATGGTGCCTCATTATGACTTGCAGAAAGACATAAAAGAAAATAATATAAAAATTGTATCGATACAAGGTGATTGTTCTAGTGATCTTGCTTTAAATTTTATTGCTAACAATGATATATCACATGTTTTTCATTTCGCAGCTAAGCCTCGCGTAGAATGGACAGTTGAAAACCCTGTTGAGTCAACAGTTGAAAATTTTGTAAATGTAATAGACATAGCAAAAGTTTGTGCTGATAACAATATTCGTTTAGTACATTCTTCCACTTCAGCTGTATACGGAAATCAATTTATACCTGCACATGGTTTACCTGAAAATGTTAGTCAATATCACCCAGCTAGTCCTTATGCAGCTGCTAAATTATCCGCAGAAGTATATCTCGACATGTATAAAAAATTATATAACTTGGATTATGTTGCATTTAGATATTTTAATGTATATGGTGAAACGCAATTGGGAGATTCACCTTACGCAACGGCAGTATCCGCTTGGAAACATCGATGTGAAATAGGTATGCCTTTACGATCTGATGGTGACGGAGAACAAGCTCGAGATATGATACATGTACGTGATGTTGCACGTGCTAATTTAAACCTAGGTTTTTCAAATAAGATCGGCGTATTTAATGTCGGTACTGGAAAAAAATATACTAACAATTTTATACTTTCAAAATTCCATGATGCTGGTTTTACAAATGTAACAAATGCGCCTGAAAGACCAGGTGATGTTAAATACACATTGGCAGATATTACAAAAATAATAAACACGGGTTTATGGAAACCTGAGATTAAGTTTGAAGATGGTTTAGAAAGAGTTATTAGGAGCATTAATGTTGTGGAAAAATAAAGTATTTGATTATGACGTTGTACAAAAAAGCTGGGGTAATATTAAAACTTTTTCTAGCCCATGGGGAGCAACAGGAAAAATTTTAAACATAAGTGCTGGCAAAAGTACATCATTTAAGTATTACGATATTAAAAATGAACTTATGTTCTGTTTGTCTGGGACTGTACTAGTTTACAGCCCTAACTCTGATGAATTTACTGAAATTAAGAATAATGAAAATAAGACAATAATTAAACTTTGTGAAGGTGAAAGTATTTGTATTGAAAGGAACACGCCATATAAGATAGTTGCAATTGAAGATAGTCAGTTAGTTGAAGTAGTTTCTGGTGTTCGCCGGGGATTTGATGAGCCTATAAAATACGATAAAGAATAAGGAATATATAAAATGTTAGTTGAACCAACATCTGTAAATTGTGTAATCTATCATGCTAATTGCAATGATGGATTTGGAGCTGCATATTCAGCTTGGAAACTTTTAGGTAATCGTTGTGAATACATACCTTGTGTTCATGGTGAAACACCACCAGATGTAACTGGTAAAAAAGTAGCAATATTAGATTATTCTTTCAGTAACAAAGTTACTAAAAAATTAATGAAACAAGCGGAGTCACTAATAGTAATAGATCATCACAAATCAAACATGGTTGAATTACATGATTTAACTAACACTATATTCGATTTAAATAAGTCTGGTGCCATGTTGGCTTGGGAGTTTTTTCATCCCGGGAAAGAACCTCCTAAATTTATACAGTACATAGAAGATAGAGATCTTTGGAAATGGGAGCTGCCTTATTCTAAAGAATTCTCAGCAGCATTTGACATGGTACCATGGGACTTTGATGAATATGAAAAATTTGAAGATGACAGTGTTTTTGATGATGCTGTTAAACGTGGTTCGTATATTTTAGCCTATAGTAAGACTGTTATTAAAAAGGTGTGCGACAAAGCTGTTAGAAGATCATATAAAGACATGGATGTAATGGTTGTCAACAGTTCACACTGGATATCAGAAATAGGCGCTAATTTAGCTAAGGATTGTGACTTTGCTATGATATGGTATTATGATCACGATGAAAAAAATTATAGATGTTCGTTACGGGCTTTTCATGATACTGTCGACGTAAGTGAAATAGCAAAACAGTTTAACGGTGGCGGTCACAGGAAGGCAGCTGGTTTTACACTGCCATTTACTAAACACCCAGATTGTATATTTAAAGGAAACAATGATAAGTAGATATAAACAAAAATTAAATGTATTCGGTGAAATATGTAAATCAGTTGCGTCACTATCGTACGACCCTAAATTTAAAGTAGGGACTGTAATTTTCACTGATGATTTTAGAGAAATATTAGCTATTGGTTATAATGGCAATTACAAAGGCGGGCCTAATAAACGTGACAGTAATGAGACAGGTAAAAGTGGTTTTTTACATAGCGAAGAAAATGCTTTGCTTCATTTGTCATACCCTTTCGCAAGTAGGGATAAGTTGATATTAATGGTTACTTATAAACCTTGTCCTATGTGTGCTAAGCGAATAGTAAATGCTGGTATAAAAAAGGTAATTTATATAAATGATTATAATAAACTCGGGGATGAAACGGATGACATATTTAGTATAGGGAATGTTGTTTGTGAGAAACTCGGAGAATAATATGAGAAATCACATAAATGACTCGTTAGAGTCATTAACTTTTTTGTTAGATGAAACCATATTACTTTTGAATGATAGTATTCTGACAGAAGGTTTACTTGACGATGTTTATAAAAACATTGACATGAAAGATACACAAAATATCATAGACGCTTTAAAATCATCTATAGAACCAGTTTTAGAAGCAATAGATGAAGCAAAAAAAGATTCACCAGTACCATTACGTGAGTTTCTATTTAGCGGCCGTTTGCGTGAAATACTGGGTGTTTTAGAAAATTTAAATAAAGAAGAAGAACAAACAAAAATAAAAATAGCATTATTGTTCTTAGCTGAGGTCAAAGACGCTCTGCAACTATTAAACATATTCATGGTAGGACTAGGTAGATATTATCAAAATTCAGACTTTTACAAAAACAGAGATTTTGAAACTAGTGGACCCGGCAATATGAAAGTTGGCGAAGCTAATTTAGTATACATGATAAAGTTAGATGATGCAGCCAAACAAAAGATTATGGCAGACGAAAATGCTAAAACTATTCTTACTAAGTTAGTTGAAAATTATAACAAAATGTACCAAGATATTACAGCTGCTATTGGCAATGTTATTAACAATGGTGCATTGTCTAAGTTAGCAAAATACGAAAAATCTAGTTTTTTTGGCTTTATAAAATCTGATGTGAAGAATGATGATGCTGTTGAGCTGCTAAATGATTTAGAAGAAGAGTGTAAAAAATTATTAGGTCCAATTGACAATCTTAAGAAAAAATTTAATGCAGACAAAATGGGGTTTGCGTTCTTGTTATCTCCAATAACTGTTGAGAACATGGCTTTGAAATTAAGAGGATCAGCGGAAAGCGTAGATAATGCCACAGCAAAAGCCGAAGATTTACACGATGATATGCAAGCTGCAGAAACTGAAATGAAAGAAAAAGAAGGGGAATCATTTGCCGATTTAAAATCTGAAGTTGGCGAATCATTTGTTGACAAGTTTTACAATTTTGCAAAAGGCATTGGTTTAGATGACGAAAAAATCAAAAAAGCTTTTGTTGTATTAGCAGATAAAAAAGATCAGATTAAGTCATACTTAGGATTGAAAAAAGAATCTTTTACAAGGATGAATTTGAGCTTATTATTTGAAGTTGATGAAAAATCTGAAAGCTTTATTAAATTTATAAATCAACTGTTGAAAGATTTAGGTGCAGAATATAAGGAAGACGACGTTAAAAAGTTTGTCTCTTCTCTAGATAGCGGTGTAGAAGACACTCAATCAAAACCAGCTATCAAATTAACACGAGGACAACACAGAGAGTTTATAAAAAACTTTATGCAACCACCCGCGGGATCTGACAAGAAACATATGTTCCAGTACTTACAAAGTGTCAAATCAAAACCGGCAACAGATAAAAAAGTTGCAACTACTATAGGGAAACATATGAATAAAGCAATTAAGGCAACGGGTAAAGATAAATTTGCAATATTCCCTGAGGAATAACTGTTTTTAATTAAAAATAACATATTTATATAAAAAATATATTTTTTATTGGAGAGCACAATGGCGGTAATGTTAACTGAAAGTTATAAAAAACGATTAGCTAGAAAATATAATGATAAAAATTTTCGAACAAAGAATATTAGAGTTTTAGTAGAAGCAGTTGATAGGACTAAAACAGAATATAATTATATATATGATGCATATGATTTGACTAAGAAACAAAGAGTTTGTTTAAAGTTAATGTCTGAAATGTACAATGTGCCGCCAAATCAGCTGATTTTACAAGAAGATATATATAAAAAATTGTCTAGCTTTTGGCGCAAGTTAACAGGATCAATGCCGCAAGATGCTGCACTTGATGTTTCAGCTGATAAATCACCTCTTCATAATAAATTAATTGCACAAGCTGCAAAAGAACAACTTGATGGTAGCAATTTTATTAAACGCGCTAAGCGTGGTTGGGCAGCTGGTAAAAGATCAGATAAACGTGGAGAAGGTTTTTGGGGTGGTTATGGTGTTGGCTCGAAATTTAGATCAGCAGTTGCTGACATGTCTTCAAATTTTCAGTTTGGTGTACATGGCGGCGTTGACAACGAAAAACTTGATGCAATACGTGGGGAATTTGCTGGATTGGTTGATGATTTTGAAGCAACTGGTAAGGCAGCTGCAAAGGATTTAGTTGCTAAAATACACAAAGCAGCTGAGGAGAGCAATTTTCCAAATAATCCAAGCGCAGAAGAGTTTTGTAAAATTTTATTCGGCCATTCCCATATTGACGATTTGGAAGGTGATAACACTGAGGCTGGTGGAATATTAGGTGCAATATTTGCTTTTAGAGAAGATTTACAAGAATTAGTAAATAAACAATCTATGCCCGTTGATGTTGCGAATGCATTGCTAGATCAGCTGAGGAGAATATTAAAGAATTATGCCGGGCAAGTAAAAGACAGTTATGCCAGTAGACTTATAAAAACATCAGAAGGCGTGTTTGGTCGAGATGATTTGCTTTATAACGACAAGTACAATTTAAAGCAAAGGCTTCTTGAAGCAAATGAAGATAATGAAGATCAAGAAGGTGGCGAAGAAATCGATGAAGAACAAGCAAAATTAATTAAAGATTCTGAACGTTTCTTCAAGACTAAACAAAAGCAGAGTCGGCAAAAAAGTAAACAACTTGCTAACAAAATAGATATAACTTTAAATGGTGGAAAATATGCTGAAAAAGAAGAGAATTTTCCGGATAAGTTAATTGTTAAATATAAAGACAAAGATGGTAAAGAAGTAGAAAAAGTTTATCAAACTAGTGAGGTCCTTTCCGGGACAAAGACAAACACCAAAGCTGACTTAAATAAACCTAATGCATCCATGGGTCAGAAATTCACGGCTTTGTTTAAAAAGTTTATGAAAAATAAGAAAGCGCAAAAGATTATCAAGCCGGCAGTTATTGACCAAGCTATTAAGACAAATCCGGAATATAAAAAATTGTTACAAAGAAAAGATTTGCAAGGTAAATCTTTAACAGATGAAGCTTATGAGAAAATCATGGCTGATATCAAAAAAAATGAAAGTGTTTTAGGACCTTTGATTTTTGCATTAGTAGGTACAATTGGCATGGCTATGGGTGCATATGCTGGTGGAAGTGTTTTAGGTAATTTCGCTGCAGACACAAATGTTCAAAACTGGATAGCATCTTTACCTGGTACCAATGTAATGCAAACAGCTTCTTTTTTAGCAGATGCAAGTTTGCCTATTTCTACAACAGGACACTGTTTTACCGGTGTTCTTTATGACATTGGTCCCACATACGGCACGACTTTCGATGTAGCAAATCATACATCAACTCTGAAAGATGCAAAAGCTGTATTGATACAGGCTTTTGGAGATGGAACCACTCTAACACACGCTCAACTACAAGCAGGTATGCCAAGTCTAAACGTTTCCCAGGCTTCTTTCGACGCTATGATGGATCCTGCTAATTCAACTCAAGCAATAGGCGATTTTTTCCACAGAAGTGGTACATTTAATGGTATTCTTCCAGGTTCGGAGTTTTATTTAGGTGCTTCGAAGGTTTTTGTAAAGCAATTGGTAATGATGGGTGGAAGATACTATGTTGCCAACACATTTTATGCTATGGGTGCCAGTGCTATGGGGGGAACATCATTAGCTGGCGCAGTTTCGGGTGTTGGTGGCATGACTGTAATTGCAACTGGTGGTACTGCAATAGCTGCAGCTGCATTAGCTATCGTAGCGTTTAGAAAATTAGGCACTAAAAGAAATAGAAGAAATATGATTATGTCATTAGTCGACTTGATCAAACCTATAGAGGGTGCTAGTAAACCAATCGACCCGGATATAGAAAGAATTTCCCCTGTTGACACGCCACCGGTGGTAAATCCAACAAAAGACCCTAACTTAAAAGCATCATTTGATTTAGTAGTAAGATTTTTAAAGAAGAAAGGATATAATCCAAAAGACGCTTTAAAATTAATGCAAGCATTGTACAACCCAAAAACAAAATTAGGCAGAAAGAGTTTCAAAGATTTTTATGATGAATCAGAGTCACAACAAAATCTTCGAGCGCATTATTCACGCACTGGAAAATACTCGCTTTTGGCTGTGTTATCAGAAGATATATCATATAAAAGATATGCGAAAAGAATGAAGCGTGCTGCGAAAAAAGCAAAAGTACCTTTTTTAAATGATGAGCAGTTAAGAGCAGCTGCTATTGCTATTAACAATGCATATATTATTGGTGATATTGACGAGACAACATTTCCTAAAGATATAATGGAAAAAGTAATTGAAGTTGAATCTGAAGAGCTAAAGAAAAAATATGAAGATGCTTTGAAAGAAAACGAAGAATTAGATAGAATAATGAAAAATGCTGTTGAAAGTGCTGCTGCAGAAATAGGTGTGCAAGCAGAAACAATCCAACAGTTGAAAGCTAAATTAGATGCTGCAATTAAAAAAGGTAATTTGAGTGAGAGTCAACTTCAAATGGCGATAAGAACAATTCAGGGTTTAGAACAACAAGTAGCAGCTTTACAAAAAAATGTTGATGAAGACATTGCTTATCTTTATGGTGAAATGTATGTAATGCATGAAATTTTAAAGAAAATAATGAATAATCCAGAGCTTAAAATTGATGACAATGAAGAAAAGAAAATGTCTGATATGTATGAAAAGTTAATTGCAAGATTAGATTTAGAAGGCAGCGCTGAATATACTAAATTTTTAGAAAACGGCACCAGTATTGGGCAGTTAAATAGCATATTCGCGAAAATAGATGAAACACCAAATGATTTTCTAGAAGATGTAATGAATTTGACATCATACCTTAATGAGCTACATGCAAAATATATGGCTGCAAAATCATCTGAAAAGAAATACGAAGGTGATTTAGGTAATCTTCATACTTTATATTTAGCGCTATCGGGTGTTAGTAAAATTTTAGACAATGAGGGTAACGTAACTGCAGATGTAGAACAGGCTCGATCGACAGGTAACATAGCAGGTGCTCTTGATGCGGCTACAAACACAAAAGCTTTAGATAAATACAATAGAATAAGAAAGACTTTTAAAAGAAAAGGTTTTGATGTACCAGCTGATGAAAGGGCTGATATGATAAAAGATTTTAGTGATGAAATGTCAAAAGGTTTTGATGCTGTTGGGGCAGCTGTAGAAAAAGGTGGTAATGTACGGGATGACGGTGCTGAAGCAGCATATTTTAAAAACAAGAAGAGAAAATATCCGCATGCACCATTCCCTGCAGATAGTGCTTTAGAAAAGAAGTTTGCTAAACAAGCTGAACGTCGAAGAAAAGATAGAGAAAGAAAAAGGAAAAAGCGACTACAAGCATGGAAAACAAATGATGGTAACTTGCTTATAGAAAGATGGCAAAAATTAGCTGGTTTAAAATAGGTGATATATGAAAAGATTAAACGAAAGAAAGCTTTTACGTATAATAAAGCAAAAGTATAAGCAAAGATTAGCGGATCGTTTAATTGAAGCTAATCTTTCAGAAATGGATATTGCAGATAAGCGTGGAAATGTGTTGTTATCGCGTGGTTTAAAAGTCAGACATAAAAAAAGCGGGTATGTGTATACAGTAGACAGTGTTGAAGGCACCGGCGAAAATACCAAAGTAGTTTTAAGGCACCCAGATGAACCAAGAGTTGACCCTGGGGATTCTGTTGATAGTTTACACGAGGATGATGGTTTAGGTTTTGATATTAATGATTTGAACATGGACAGAATAGCAAATAGACCAGTTGATCCTACAAAGGCCGGATTTGCAAAAAGTAAAATGCAAAAGTCACATGACACAATAACAGTAAGTAAGAAAACTTTTGAAGAAGAATACGAATTAGCATAGGTGTAAAATGGATGATTTAATTAAAAAAGCTGTAGAACAAAGTTTAAAAAGAAGTAAATACATTAAGAAGCATGCTGATATTAAATCTAGCGTTACTTTAAATGAAGCTTATGTTGTGCAAGCAAAAAAATATGATTTAGCTACAGATTTACTTTCTGGTAAAAACAAACAAGCCCACAACCAGTTGTTAGCTAAGTACGTTGAAGATTTAAATGCTGTTTCAGCTAAGTTAGATGCTGCTGATAGAGATGATGCGAATTTAAACCACAGTGAATTTAGATCATTAAAAATAGATGAAGTATACAATTTAAATGCTGCATTTTTGCATGGCATGTTTTTTGAAAATATATCAGATATGCAATCTGTAATCACTATGGATAGTTTGGCATATATGCGATTGTCTCGTGATTTTGGTACGTTTGATGATTGGCAAAAAGATTTTGTAGCATGTGCTATGTCTGCTCGTAATGGTTGGGCAGTAACAGTTTACAACACATTCCTTAAAAGATATATTAATGTTGTTGTAGATTTGCATTCTTTGAATATACCATTTGGTTCAATACCAGTTATTGTTATGGATTGTTGGGAACATAGTTACTATAGAGATTATTTAAAAGATAGAAAAACATATGTTTTTGCAATGATGAAAGAATTAAATTGGAATACTATTGAAGACCGGTTTAAAAAAGCTGACAAAATATCAAAGGTTGGGTAAGATGAAAAGAAGACTTATGGAATTAGCAGGGATTATACATAGATCTGAACCAATAAAGGGTAGACGTCTCCTAAGGGAAGAACCTGAAGATGATGCCGGCGACGCTGGTGGAGATGACGCAGGAGGTGGAGGTGCTGAAGGTGGCGATAGTGATAGTGGTGCTGATAGTCTTTTTGGTGATGAACCAGATGATGGAGGATTAGGTGATGATTCTGGTGCTGAGGGTGGAGAATCTGGAGATGCAGCATCGGGTGGAGAAGAAAAACCAGATGAACCGGAAGAGAAAGAGCCTGAGTTATCACCTGGTGATAAACAAAGATTTGGTGAAACAGTTGTCGGTGATGTAATATACACCAATATACAAGGTTCATTTCATAAAGCTGTAAAATCTCGGGAGGTAGGTGAAAGATATCACAGGGGTAAACCCGGGGAAACTTATGTAAAAACAGAATCATTACATAGGTATAGTTTAAGTGAATTATTGTTCGAAAAGAAAGACAAAGAAGAAGAAAAGCCAACGCGTGTTGATTTAGCAAATTTTGATATGCAGACTTATGCAAATGAGATAGCTCATAAAATAAAATATTACACAACACAGTTTGATTGGCAGGGTATGATTTTAAACATATCTAAGCAGTTTTTATTAAACAATATTCATGAAAAAGAAGCACAGCAGGCTGTACAAGAGTTTGAAGAATTGTTAGCTAGAGTTGAAGGTCTCGATGATTTAATTGATGATTACGATGATCCAGAACCGATACACACTGCAGTTGGCGCCGTTGGTGGCGGAGGTGGGGGTGTTTAGTGTCCAAAAGTAAAAGATATGATTTTACTAACAGGAAATCAATTCATTTTCACATGACCAAAGATATACACAAAGAATTTAAAAAGAGGTTGTTTGATGATGAAATTACTATGCAAGAGTTTTTTGAAGAGTGCGCTATTAGGATTGTTGAAGACGATGCCTACATGGTTAAACTTATTGAGCGACTTAAGCAAAAAAGGATTGAAAAAGAAAAAAGAATATATTCCGTCGAAGCTGATTCAATATACGATGCAATCGAAAAAGAGTGATTTAGAAGAAGTACTCTCGAAAAAAACTCTTACTGACATGTCAAAAATAAAAATGACTCAGTCTAGCTTGTTGGTGTCAACAAAAGAAATTGCTAAAACACAAAATATGTTATTAACATATATACAAGATTTAGGCTATGAATTAGACGATTTAAAAATAGCTACTGGAATTTCCCGAAAAAAGAATATTTATTTCTATAAAACATCTGATAAAGGACACTAATGGGAGAAATCATGTGGCTACTAAAGAAGAAGTAAAAGATGCTATCAAATCAGCATTAAACGTTGAGCTTTCTGCGGAACAAAAAAAGGCCTTATACTTAAATAATAAGAAAAAAGGTATGTTAGACACTGTTCAAGAGAAAATTATATCAAGAAAATTATTAGTTTTTACTGTTGCAACAGCTTTAATGTGGTATGGTTTAGATTCAGACACGTGGGGTATGATTGCAATGACATATATTGGTGGTCAAACTGCTATCGATTTTGCTAAAGTTTGGCGTGGTGCTTAATGTTGTTAAAAATTAAAGAATATTGGCAGTGGCTTGTTGGTGCTATACTAGTTTTAGCTGCTTACACGTTAGGTAAAAAACAAACTGGCATAAATTCTGATGATTTAGAAGACATGTTAGAAAACAGCGAAAATGAAAAGCAGAAGTTGATGAAAATTCAGAAAGATCACTTAAAAAATAAAAAAATTATTGAAGCTGATAATAAAAGACAGGTTATTGAGTTAGAAGAATGGAAAAAATCTGAGGAAGCACGTATTGAAGAAAAGAAAAAAGATTCAGATGATGTTTTCGCAGAGTTGGGTATTAAAAAGAAATGATTATATTGTTAACTAAGTTAGTTTTTGCGCAAACACCAGAATACACATACATTGAGACTGGTGAACCAGCACCATTTTCTGGTCGTTTATTCAATGATGCTGCTAGCGAGCTGCTAAGTGAAACTATTGACGTTGGCTTGGAAAAATGTAAATTAAATACTGAGTATGAGATTAAAAAACTGCAAATAGAGCATAATAAAGAGTTACAGAATTTAAAAAATGATTATAATATGGTCATTAAACAAAAAGATGCCAAAATACAAAAACTTAATAAGGATATAGAGATTCTTAATGATGTAAAAACACCACCTAAGCCTAAATTTTGGTTTTCATTAGGTGCTGGCACAACTGCCGTTGTTTTTGGTACGTTAGCCTATCTCATTGGAGCTAATTGATGAAAATAAAAAAAAGCAAACTAGATAAAGCCATTGAAAATTGGTTGTTCGAAGATAGTGTACCTAATAGAAGAAATAATGTTACTGACGATAAAGTTGCAGGAACATTAGGTGATGAAAGAGATTTGGTACAAATGCCAATTGACCCGACTCCGCATGTTCCTTTGATATCAAGAAAAAAATTGCCAATAGACGACAGTAAATGGGAACCAGTCAACCCAGAAGAGTTAGCATATGCTGTAAAAGAATTAGCTGATGCAATACCTGATGAAAAGGTAGTGGCTGCTTATCAAATTATTAAAAAAACTATTGAACAAATTATTGAAAGGGAAAACCTTAAGGTTTCTGACATTGCTTTTGATAAAGATTATAAAGAAAGTAATAAACCAATTAAGAGTATCAAAAAAGAGAGTTTAATAAGAGAAGCTGGCGGAGATGATGACGATGAAGAATTTTTGCCGGACATTGATGACATTATAGAGTTTGCATCATTTAACCCGAATACAGATTTATCACTAGTGCCAGGTTTTGATGAAGCAATTGAAAAAGCTAAAAAAGAATATACTCTCGAAGACTTAGTTAATTTAGGTGTATATACTGGCGTTAAAACTAGTGGCCATATGAGAAATAAAATTGAAACAGAAATTTTTCCAGTTTTAGCTGCTAGTCGTAATGCTGTAGTGTTAATCAATAAACTGATAAGCTTTGTTAAATATTCCAAGTGGGCGCATGACATGTTTTTAGAAACCGGGCTTTTATCTGGCGCCTTAACTCATGACAATATTAATGATTTAAGGACAACTATTCTCATGTCTTCTTTAGACACTAGGGATAAATTTGGTTTTAAAAAATCACACAAAGATATTCCAACAAGCTCACCACTTATGAGCGCATGGGGCTTCGTCATATATGAGGTTATAACAAAGCCAGCCATGAAATATTTAAAAAAATTAGATTATGACCCTGCTAATATTAATAATCAAGTAACGGTTGAAAATGCAGAAGCTATTATTGAAAAAATACAAGACCGTTGGAATACAATGCCAGCTAAAGGTGCTGGCACAACAAAGTTATCTATCTCTAAAAAAGCTTGGCTCGAATGGGCAGATTTTCAAATGAAATTTGGTAAATAGTTATGAAGTTAATGAGTGTAATGGAAAAATATTTTGATAACGTGATTGCTGAAAGTGCAACACCGATAAAACCAAAACCAAGTACAAAAAAATGGATGCGTAAAGAAGATCCAAATCGATTAGTACGCACATTCAATATAGAAGACAATAAAAAATATAATAAATTTCTTTACGCTGTTTTAGAACATCAGAGAAGTGTCAATCACCACGCAAAGATATTAGCAGAATACCCTAATATTACAGTGGAGATATGGTCACACACAATAGAAGATATTACTGAGATGGATTTAGATTGGGCTCGAGATGTTTCGGCCTTATACAAGAGAGAAAAATGAGTATCTATTATAGTGATGAGTTAGAAGGTAAAATTGATAAGTCACAGTTTGAGCGTGAGTTTAGACAAAATACATTGTATATGGTAAAGCCATTTAAACTGCAAGTCACTGAATTTAGTAAAAAACAGAGCGGCACGTATGTAAAAGTGTACATGAAAGACATTTATGACGAAGTTGTTGAATATATATTGTTAGGTGGATTTGCAAATGATGAAACTGTTTTAGAGTTTGAGTATAATGGAAAACCAATAAGCTTTATTAATAAAGTAAATTTTTATGAATACAGTTTTGCACATAAAGACTGGATGGTAATTGGTGAAGAAGTTAGGAGAAAAAAATGAATCTAGACGATATTATAAAAAAAGCTACTATTAATAGCCTTAAAGAAAGTGGTCTTATAACAGAAGACCGTGAACAAGAAGAGAAAAGAGAGTTGCTACGTCAGCAAGCAGCCGCGGATGCATTTGAAAAAGGCGGATACAAAGCACCGACAAAAAAGGATAAAGAAAAAGATAAAACTTTACAAGATAAAAAAGGTGATGACGCTGATGAGGCAGAAGACGATGCTGGCTTAAAACCAAAAGAGCCAAAAAGTGAAAAACTGCCTTCAATAACTGTTAGAAAGGTAATAGATAAAATCGATGATATAAGAGCCGGTTATAGTTTACATACAAAAAAAGGCGTTAAAGACCTTACATTGTATTTCAATCGATTGAGCAAAAATGAACAAATAGCACTGTATGCCTTTCTTACGGGAATAGAACAAGTGATGGATTCAGAAACAGAAATTGATGGCCCGACAGCTGACATACCAACAAAAGATCCTTATGCTATTCAGATGAAAAGAAACAAGGTTATAAAAGCAAAAAAGAAAAAAGCTGCTAGTAAAAAATCAAAGCCGGGAAGTGCGGAAAGTCCTATCGTTGTAGGAGAAGCTGCAGATAAATCAACTATTAAACGTAGATTATTACAGATTAATCGGAAAAACAAAAAACGAGTATAATTAATATTATATATTTTAGGAGACAATAATGCGTTGGTCAGCAAAGAAACTTAAGAATTTCATACTTAAAGAGGTAAGATTACTTGAAAAACATGCACACGGTCACGATCCAATGAAAAGCATGGGAATGAGTGGTGTATCAGATTATGATGATTACTACGATGATGAAGATTTAGGAATGATGGATGTACATATCCATAGACATCATGATGATGAAGAAGAAATGCATCCTTATGATATAGCTGATCAAATGCACGATGAAGATCACAGTCATGACATGCCTCATGGTGCAATGCCAGATTATCACAATCCAATGGACGATATGCATGATGAGCACATGGGGGCTGAGCATGATGATTATGATGATTATCACGATCACGGATTAGAAATGGACGATGAAGATATGGATTTGGGCCCAGCATCCGGATTTAGCCCTAACTCATATGAAGATGATTATCCTGGTGTGAAAGATTTGCATTTATATGAAGCAGATGAAGATGTAGATGAAGATGAGCTTAATGAATATGATGAGTTAGAAGAAGACGACGAAATTGATGAAGGTGGGTGTGGATCTTCTCGAGGCGGAATGTACGGAGAAGGTGACGAAGACGAAGACGAAGGTGAAAAACTGGAAGAAGGTCTTCGAAGATGGCAAAAATTAGCTGGTCTTTTAAGAGGGTAACACGTGGATCATGAAGTTGAACTAGCTGTTCGAACATTACAGCAAAACAGTACTGATGTGCAAGCTGCAGCTAATTTTAAAAGAAGTCTAGATGATTATATTGACGATATTATAGAAGGCTTGGCACCTAAACTGGTTGATCATGTTAGAGAACAAGAAGTCGATGAAGATGTTGATGAGTTTTTTGATGGTGTAAAGCAAGCAGGTCTAGATAACTTTCGTGCTTATCAACAAAGTCAAGATATCGGTACATTTGAGTCATTGCTACAACAATATAAACGTACTGAGACAGACGATTTTATAGAAGGCTATGAGTATGGATGGAAAAATGGTGTCGATATACGTACATATAATAGCATCGATGAATTACCTATAGAATTGAAAGACGAATTAGTTTCAGTAGCTATCGATACTTTTGATGATAGACTTACAGAAGAATCTATAATCGCTGCAATGCAAGAAGCATGGCATCACTTAAACCCAATGAATATCTTACGAGCTCTAGGCACAGCTTTTAAAGAAGGTGACTGGAAATTGTTTCTTAAGTTAGCACTCTTTGAATTGTTTGAACATTATGTTTTGCCTACTGTTTTAGTGTCTCTGACTGGCAACCCTGCTTTTATGGCATTAGCAGCAATACCAATTGGTGAAGTTTTAATACCAATTTATTTAGCCATAGTTGGTGGAAAAGACAAAGGGCCCGACATCCCAGGTCATTATGATCAATATAAAGAACGAAAAGCTGCAGCTGCTAAAATACCGGAAGGCCGAGTCTATAAATTAAATGAAGCGCAAACTAGACTTTTTGTACAATCAGTTCTAAACGGATAATATATTTATTACTAAAGAGGTAATAATATGCGTAATAAGAAGTTATTGTTAGAAGGGTCGATGGATAATTTAATTTCTGGTAATTTTGGTGCCAGTTCACCGGCCGGTCAAGCATTAAGAAATTTTAACACAGTTTTCATTGGTGTAACTCGTAAATTGTTAAGAGCAACAATCATGTCGATCGATGTTGCTTTATTTACATGGTTTCCAACATCATACAAAGATGTTTTAAGAGATTATAAAAACGATATTAATGGTATTGAGAATAGTTACTCAGCTGCTTTGTCACAACTAACAGAAAACTTGCCAGTAGCGCAAAAAAGTATGTTGTTGTTAAACCCTGCAGCTTATTTTTTATATCATGGTACTGAAATTTCCCAAACAGTGTTCGATAGTAATTCAAGCTTATATAATTTAATGCAACAAACTGGGTTTGACAAACTACCTGGGATTGGTTGGGCTTTTAGAGATCAATCGACACACGTAGTTGACCCTGAAAGATTATCCGAATATATTGATAATGGTCAAAATGGACTGGCATTAGCATATTTGTTTGGTAATCAAAACGTTTTAGATGCATTGCAGGGTCAAAAACAGGGTGGCGGTTCCGATGGTTCCTTTATGTCAAAACTTTTTGGCAAAATAAATGATATATTTACTGGTAAGGCTGTCGTCGATTTATTTAGAGAAAGTAAAACAATTAATAGAAAAGTTATTTTAGAAAACAAAAAAGACAAAGATCTTGTAAAACTATATGCAATATTGCTTAAGAGGCTTTCTAAAATAGCAATCAAAAATAAGATAAGTTTGATCGATGAAAAGCAGCAAGAAAAAGTTTTAAAAATACACGCAGCTGCATGTAAAAACGCAACGAAGCAATTGACAGAAAGAATGAAAGCATTAAATATATTGTTGGCTCTTGAAGATAAATCAAAAGAACCCAAAGAATATTATGCTGCGTTAGCAGAGTATAAAAGAATTGTAAATGACAAGAAATTAAGTCTCAGCAAAATTAAATCTGACATTAAAAGTGAAATGCCTAACATGTTACGTGACAAGAAAATATTGCAAGATTACAAAAAGACTAGTAAACGTGGTTCAATTGATAAAAAAGCTTTCCAGCAATATTGTGAATTAAGAATATTAAATAGTATAATTAATCAGATAAAGGTAACAGCTTATTCTGCCGGCGAAGAATTTTATCAAAAAGTTGAAAAAGATCTTTTGTTTGGGATGACAGCAAAGCAGCTGGTTTCGGGTCCGCAATCAAATGAATACACTAAAAAAGTATATAAGCAGTATGAAGACACCATTAAAAACGTGGCACGTGCCACGCGTGGCACAATTGGTAAAAAAAATAAATAAACAACTGCAGCTAGTTTAGTATTATTATTTTTTATTTGGAGAAATAATATGTCAAATCAAAATCCTAGAAAGTGGCTGCCAGAAATTGTTTATGAAGAGTATGAAGGTGGATTAGCTGGACAAGCAATGCCGTTTATTCAGATCCCGGAAGGGAAAGAAATGCCTGATATGCTTTTTATTTTTGGTACCAAGCCAACAGGCGAATTTGAACCTGATGCTGAAGGTAATGAACAGCCTATTATGGAGATGGAGCCATACAGCTTTGCAAACATGAAATATCTTGAAGATGAGTTAGACGAACAAACTTTTGATAAGATCAGAGTTGTAATGGGATTGTTACCTCTCAGGGAAGCTAGGGAAAAAGGTAGACAATTGTCAAAAGACATGGTTGAAAAAAACTTAAAAAAATAATTAGAAACCTTTGACTACACACGTATAATATTATACTTTTCGGAGGTTATTATGAACGAACAAAACTACTTAATTGAAAGAACTGATGTGGAAAACGCGCTAAAACATATGACGGAATTTTACAAAGATCTGTCTATTCTTCACGCAAAGTATGATATTGATTTAGAAGCTAATAGAGGTAGAAGAAATATTCTAATGTCCTCTGTTATGGAAAAGTTTCTATCAACTGAGCTTAACGAAAGACATGTATCTGCTGAAGCTGATGGCGCAACCGGGAAAGCAGACATTATTGTTGAAATTTCTGATGGCAAATTTGAAGAACTAGAATGTAAGTTAACTAGTCCGCACAAAAATGGTACAACAATTGCATTTCAAACAGATCATGACACTTTGCTTCAAAAAGGTTCTTTAGATTATATATACATAATCGCTAATGAAACGTTTGATGGATTTGTTGGCATACATTTTGTTGGCCTTACAGTTGACGATTTTAGACCGGTGTCTCCGGGTGCTCGTGGCAAAGCTCAAATGTACAAGCATCGAGGTATGAAAAAGGCTCGTGTTTTATTTGGGAATGCTGTTAAATTAAATGAAAAACATATAATGAAAATTAGGAAAGAAATAGTTGTATCAAAACTAAAATCAGAATACAATATATGTATGTGGAAAAAAGATTTAAAATCTGCTGACCCTTCTACAAGAAAATACCAACTTTTAATAGAAAAGATTGATAGAAGTAGAAGCAATCATGAATCATATGAAAACAGAAGACTTAACAAAATAGAAGAAATATCATCACGAAATGAAAGATATTCATTCGAATATGAAAAATTAGAGGATTAAAAAATGAAATTACATCACACTACTATCGAAAAACTTATTAAACTATTTGAAATCAACGGCGGCTGGAAAGAACAGTGGAAGCTTAAAAAAGCATTGTCTGAATTAGATCTATCAGTTTATAAACAACAGTCTGGTCAAGAAATTATTGTTACTACTGAAGATTTGCAAAGAGAAGCGCGTGGGTCACAAACTGAGGCAGGGTAATAATGGAATATAATGTTGGTGACATACTTTGGATTGTTACTAATGAGAGACCGGGTTTAATCGTTGGCCAAATTTCCGAAGAGATTGTTAAAAAAACACTTAAAGGTGAAAACAAAATCTATACAATTGATTTGGCCAGGGGTTCTAAAACTGTTAAAGTCAATCTTAGTAAAATTGCTGGTGACATATTTGCATCGGAAGATGAAGCTAAGTCAGCAATGCTAAAAGATGCAGAGGAAGCAATCAACGAATTGATTAATTATAATAATGAAAGTATCAAAAAACATTTTAATATCAATGAAGTTGCAGCAGCTGTTAAAATAGACAATAATCCAGATTATGAATATATTGAATTAGAAAATGGACAAAAAGCTAAGGTGAAAATACCAAAGGAGTTGAAAAATGCCCGAAAGAATAATTGAAGGTGCACAACTAGAAAAACTAAGAACTGATGGCATTATTTCAGATAATGAAATTGCAATTCAGGAAGGTGATATTGTACTAGCAAAAAATGTGGTTAATCAGTCACGTCGTATTATTGGCAAAGTGTCTGAAATATTAACTGAAAGTAATAAGAAAAGAATTTTGAGGGACTAATGTTTGAATCAACAACAAAAGATTTAGTATTTAACGATGAAGCAAGAACTAAGTTGCTTGGTGGTGTTACTAAATTAGCTGACGCTGTAAGGGTTACTATGGGACCTGGTGGTCTTAATGTAGTAATAGAACAAGGTGAAAACTTATTGCCTGTTTTGACTAAAGATGGCGTCACAGTCGCTAAAGCTGTCAACCTTAAAGACAAAATAGAAAATATTGGTGTGCAACTAGTTAAAGAAGCTGCGTCTGGTGCTGCTGAAATAGCTGGTGATGGAACAACTACTGCTACTGTGTTAGCTCATTCTATATTTGATTTAGGGCTACGTAGCGTTAACTCTGGTTACAATCCAGTGAAGTTACGTAAAGGTATCAAGGCAGCTGCGCAAGATGTTGTTGAGATTATAAAAAAACAGAGTTTCCCAGTGTCGTCGAATGAGGACATAATTTCAGTTGGTACAATATCAGCTAATGGGGAAAGAGAAATCGGTGAATTACTGTGTCAGGCAATGGATGCTGTTGGTTTAGATGGCGTCATAACTGTTGAAGAGGCTAAAGGTTTTAAAACTAGTCTTACACAAGTTGAAGGTACAAGAATTGATCGAGGGTATCTTTCCCCATATTTTATTAATGATGAAGCAAGAAATGTTTGCAAACTTGACAAACCTTTAGTTTTGCTTACAAATAAAAAAATATCATCATTGAAAGAAATATTAGGATTATTAGAAAAAATTCACGCATCTCAAAGATCTTTATTGATAATTGCAGATGACGTAGATGGAGATGCCTTAAATGGTTTAGTTTTAAACAGTGCTAAAGGTATACTAAAAAACTGTTGCATCAGGGCACCAGAATTTGGTGTTGCTCGCATTAATGCCATGGAAGATTTAGCTTTTCTGTTAGGTACAGAAGTTATATCAGCTGCAGATGAGACTAGTTTAAATACAATAGATACTAGTTTTTTAGGTACATGTGAAAAAATAGTTATTTCACGTAACGAAACTTTAATAGTTGGTACCAAAGTTAGTAAAAAAGATATTAAAAAACGTTGCGACAATATTAGAGAATCATTAATCGTACCCGGGTTAAGTGAAAATGATACAGCGACAATAAGAAGAAGATTAGCTAGATTATCTTCGGGTGTTGCCATACTTAGAGTAGGTGGTGCAACTGAAGCCGAGCTTAGAGAACGTAAGGATCGAGTGGAAGATGCATTGCATGCGACACGTGTTGCAGCTATGTCTGGTATATCGCTAGGTGGAGGAACATCATTGTTAAGAGCCGCAAATGAATTACAAACTGACAGTCAAGATTTAAGTTTTATGGCTGGTTATAATTTGTGTCTTAAAGCATGCCAGGCTCCATTACGACAAATTGTTACTAATTCAGGCGGTGTACCGGAATTAATAATAGGTAAATTACTCGAAATGGATAATAAGTTAGGTTATGATGCAAGAAATCAAAAGTTTGTTGACTTGTTAGAGAGTGGTATAATCGATCCTACATTAGTAATCGTTTCTAGTCTTGAGCATGCTGTGTCTGCTGCTGATAATCTTTTATCAGTCTCTTGCGCAATGTACAATGTTAGTGATGATGAAGAGCCGGAGTTGCAACATTATGAACGTCAAAAAATATAAAGACATTGATTATTCAGTTATGTCTTCAAAAGCAATTAAAACATTAAAAAGCCACATTAAAAGAATGATAAAAGTATATAACATAACTGGAGATGATCTCCGTATGTTAGAAGAGGAAGTCGCTTGGATGTCATTTGAGATACAGTCTCGAGATATTTTTCCAGAAGACGAAATTAAATTTTAAAAAGGACAATAATTGTCCACATAGAAAAATAAAACTTCTCATAACCGGTTATAATAGATCTATAACTACTAACTTACTCGGAGGTTATATGTCTAGAAGTAATTCTTGTGCACATATTCTTAAAATTAACGATCTTCCTCAGACCGTGTTTAACACTAAGACATTTGTTAATGGTTCTTGTTGGCTTAATAATTGTCCTATTAGTTTTGATGTTAATCAAACTGTTGAGTTATATATACATACTGCAGTTGATAACACTGTTTACAAAGTCGATGCTGTTGTAACTCGAGCAAAGCCACGTGGCATCATCGAAAACTATAAGCTTAGATTAGTTGACACCAAAAAAATTGGTGATTTTGCTGACTTTGAATGGATTTGGAAATAATGATTTTATTATTATACATCGCGCTATGTTTATACATGGCTTATGATATCGCAACTTTAATTGAAAAAAATAAAAAAAATAACAACAAAAGGAGATAACGTGAAACTAGTTAGAGATCAAATACCCTCAATTATAAAAAGCCAAAACAAAACATTAGATTATTATGTTGCTAGTAATGATGAACACAAAAGAAGGCTGTTCGAAAAAATGATTGAAGAATTGAATGAGTTCAGAGACGAACCTAACGTTGAAGAGTTGGCAGACATGTATGAAGTGTTGTTGGCAATGTGTGAAGCATGGAACATTAGTCTTGGCCACGTAAAAGATATTGCTAATTTAAAAAGAATTAATCATGGATCCTTTGATGGCAGAGTTGTCTTAGTAGCTGTTGATGGAGAAACTATATCTCCAGAAATTGTACGCGTCAAAAAAAATGTTGAAGAAGTTTTGTATACCAACGAAGTAGAAGAACATGTTGAAAAGTTATTACACCAGTATTCGATGAGCCCTACTTTTTTTATTAGTACAAAGAATGAATTAATGCTTATGGCACAAGGTGAAGATGCTGGTGGAATTAGAGATGAGTATTATGAAGGCAAAGATGACAAATATTTTCAGGATGTTTTAGATTTATTTGATAAAAAAATAAAAAAATAATTCTGTAAAATTTGCAAATATATTCATAACGCATTATATTATACTTGTAATCAAAAGAACATAGGGGGTTATATGATTATAAAATTTGAAACTTATCAAACAGCAACTACTATTTATACCGGTGAATTCATGATGACAATTGACGGTGTTCCGGCTTATGAATTTTTTGGTCCTGCAAATGGTGGTCCTGAAACTATTTTACGCAAGCGTCACGCTCCATATTCTGGGCGTTTAGTCTGGTTTCCGTCTTCTAATCCTTCTTTCTTAATTGCTAAATTTATCTGTCTTAAGAAATTCCTTAATCCACTTGGCGGAAGTTTACAAGCTCTTCAAGATAAATTTGGTCGTGTTTGGATGGATGATTCTGCGGAAGATAATCAGCGCATTGAAAATATTCTTAATCACGTAGCAACAGTCGGTATTTCAAAATAGGAGAAAATATGAAAAACCCATTTATTACACTTACACTCATCGGCAACAACAAAGTCAAATGTCGTATCAACATTACTCACATCATGTCATATCGACAAAAGCAGTACTCCGACTCAAAAGGGAAATACACTTATATTTTACTCGCAGGTGGCAATGCACTTTCCAGAGAAGTAAATGAAACACCAGAAGAGATTGATGACATGATATCACAATTTTACAACTAATATATTTTTTTAAACAACAACTATACAATATTACAAAGGAGTTCATATGAACACAGCTTATCAAAAAACTATCAGTGATCACAAACTATTAAACCACACTCAGGAAATTGAGTTAGCAAAGCGTATTGAAGGTGGTGACCAACGTGCTCGAGAAATATTAATTAACAGTAATCTAAGACTTGCTATATCAATGGTTAAAAAATATGCAAAGTCAAAATATTCTATGGAAGATTTAATCCAAGAAGCGAATATTGGTCTTATGATTGCAGTTGACAAATATGATTGGCGTCAAGGCACTAGATTTTCTACTTATGCTGTTTGGTGGATTAGACAAACAGTTAATAAATATATTGACAGTCAAACACATGTTAAACTTCCTTCTGGTAACCGTATTTACATTGCTAAAATTAACAAATGCCGTACTGACTTCTTCGAAGAGTTTGGTTATTATCCAACTGATGAAGAGATTAGTGTAGCGACAGGCATCCCTGAGAAGTCAGTTAAAAATATTTACAATGCTATGCAATGGCCTGTTAATTTGGACGCACCAATCAAATCTGAGGATGGCGGAACACGTACTTTCGGTAGTGTTATACCTGACAATAATCACCAGTCTCCAGAAGACAAAATAGACGGTGAATTACTAGTTTCTTTAATACAAAGTGCATTGTCAAAGCTATCTCCACAAGAAGAAAGAATTATAAGACTTCGATTTGGTATTACTGAAGATGACAATGATATCGAAAACTTCCCACAGCAAGGAGAATAATATATGTCTTTAGGTTTATTATATATTTTGCAAGCAATCTTTTTTACCGTTATAGTTTCACTCATGTTAGAGAATCAACGTATTACTCGAGAACACTATGACAAAACAGAAAGATTAGTTGATGACTTAATATTAACACTCAAACTTAATAATAAAAATACAGAAAACAACTTTACACAAACTATAGTTCCTGAAACTACTTACTTACAAAAGGAGAAATAATGTCTAGAAATTATTTTCAAACAGAACGCTGCGTCATAACTTTAGGTAGACTTTGTGGTTGGTCACACAGTACTGTCAAAGATATCTTTAAAGCACGTGACCAAAAACAAATCAACAAACTTAAAAAAATACTAAAAGATAACAATGTTGATACTGATGTTACTAAAAGTATTTTGAATGATTATGAGGAATACTTGGATAGAGATGGTAAATCTTGTAACATTGAAAGTTATGATGGTCATGGCAAAAATTATTTAGTGCATATCTTAGGGAAAACAGCAATAACTTGGACACCATCAAATGGTATACTTGAATATGTTAAAAACGTACCTACTTTAACAACACTTAAATTATGGCGTGACACAAAGTCTACAAACTTACGTCATGGTGCAAATGTTTTAAACAATATTAAAAATATATTATCATAATCTTAACACAAAATAAACAATTAACAATTAAACAATATAATTTAAGGAGTCAAATATGGCTATGCCTAAAGGTAAAAAACACGAAAATGGATACGCAACAGTTACAAACATGGGATTGGGTTACCGTGAAATTGCAGAGAAACTCACAGCAGAAGGTAGTAAGATGAATCATGCTACTGCACGTAACAAGTTTATTTCTGCTATTACAAAATTAGCTGTGCCTTTATCAAAAGTATCCGGCACCCCTGCAGATGAAATAGCAACTAATCCATTGTTTCAATCTGCTATAATCGATATGTTGAAATCAAATGAAAGAAAATAAAATTAAATTACACTTAAACAATATGCATCTTCACACCCAGTTGTTAGAAGCCAATGACTGGGATGAAGAAGCTACTAACAAGGTTATGGAAATAGCCGCTAGATATTTTGCTGAATCTCATCAACAAGATTTAATGCATGTTTATGCAAATCTAGTTAATTTGGTTGGTGAGACAAATGCTGAAATATTTTACAACTATCTCAAAGGATTTTTAAATGGAGAATTTAGCAATGATTGATATTAACTTATACGCAAAAAGAAGACGTACTTCTATATTTGACATTATCAAATATAAAAAATTAAGCACGTATCTAGAATTTCGTAACTTTTGTGTTGCGCATAAAATTACGCCTCCTTCAGAGGAAACTTATAACCAAGTTTTTAAAAAAATAGTAGAGGAAGCAGAGCATAAACACGATGATCCCATAATAACAAAAGTAAATGTTACTACAACAGTTGGCGAAGAAGAGACTGATTTGTTTGAAAACGATGTCAGTGACGAAGCACAAGTTGTAAATTTTGATGATTTGACTAAAAAAGATTTAATTCAGAAGTTAGATGATCTTGAAATAAAACATTCAAAATATTCATCTAAAAAACAGTTAGTAGAATTATTAAAAAATAACCAGTAAATTTTGCAAATATTCTTTTAATGAATTATATTACTTATGTACTTACCAACAAAGGAGAAACCATGACACGAATTACTATAATTAAACTTTTTATGATTTGGTGTTGTATTACAAATGTATCTAACTGTGCTAAATTCATTGAAGCTGGGAATAGTTTCGGTGCTGCAGTCACATTAACACTTTTTTTAGTATGTCTTACCGTAGTTTTTTACAATCCTAGGAGATAATCTATGTTTAGAAAAATATTGCACTACCCAGCTGAGCCACTTAAAAAATGGTGTGATGAATATAATGAAGCTGATTTTGAAAATACTGATGATTTGATATCATTGGCTACTGATCTTATTGATACTTGTAACATTTCTAATGGAGCAGGGTTAGCAGCTAACCAAATTGGTGTCTGCAAGCAAATGGTGGTTATTAAACCATCTGCATTCGGTTTAGAAAACCCTGAAGCTAATGGAATTAATGATGATTATTTGGTAATCATTAATCCAAAAATAATAGTACAAGGTGAAGATAAACAGAAATGGTCTGAACAATGTCTAAGTGTTCCAAACTTAGATGTTAATATTGTTAGGCATGAAAACATTGTATTACAATATAAAAATCTTAAAGGTGAAATGCAGTACGTTAAAGCAGGTTGGCCATTTTCAGGTGGCATCCAGCACGAATGTGACCATGTATTAGGGCATACAGTGTTAGACAAAGTTGATAAAAAACTTAAGTCGTTTTATATTAAAAGATATTATAAAAGAAATAAGTAACAGTATATTTATTAGTAGGAGTTATGAATGTTTAATTTAGGTAATAAACCAATTGGTCCTCTTGGACACGCACAGCAAAATGCTAAACAGTTTGTTTTAAATATGGAACGTACATATTATTTTAATAAGTTAGTTGATGAGTTAGAAAAGTTAAAACCCTTATTAGAGTCGGAAAATGTTGCAGAAAAAACATTAGCAATTGCGCTTTATGCTGAGCTGGAAGCACAGTTGGAAGAGATTATGCTCGGGGAGAACATCGATGACAAAAACAGCAGACGAAAGAAGTCGCTTAGTGAACTATTTAAAGGAAGTGTATTCTGATTTATCAGACCTTCAACAAGAGAAAAAGTTGCATAGTATACTAGTACGCTTAAGTAATGTGCCAGATTTTCTAACTTTAGAAATATTGTTAGATATGGCACAGGTACTTAAGGATGATGGATGGAATATGATAGATATCTTAGCTCATTTTGATATGCTAGATTACGATGAAAGGACATAAAAATGTTAGCCATAGATTTTCAACATTACAAAGATAATAAACAAATTAAAAAAATACCAGTTGAAGAACCAGCGGAAATAGCTGAACCATCTTCAGATGAATTATTGTATGCGCTTGAATTGTCTATGCCAGAAATTATAATAGAGTTACAAGCTCGAGCAGAAGGTGGTGAAACCTTACACAGTGAAATAAGCACTGATGTTTTATTAGCAGAAGCCATTGCTCGCTTGATAGGATATGAAAACTTTTTATTGGATTATGTAAATGAACAAACTTGACCACATTGCTATCAATGTTTCATCAATAAAAAACTCAATTGATTTTTACAGTCAGTTGGGTTTTTCCATTTTGTATGCGGATGAAACTTGGGCTCTTTTGCGTTTAAACGATATAAAGCTAGCTTTAACTTTAGCAGAACAGCATAAGCCTCATTTTGCTATTTCAGTAGCTGATGAACGCGATTTAATGTATTTTTATGACAACTATAATAAAGATATCGCAGAACATAGAGATGGAAGTAAATATATATATATAGATGATCCGGATGGAAACACTATAGAATACATTTATTGGCCGAAGAAAGATGAATAAATTACGATATTTTATTAGAAAGATAATATTAGAAAATAAACAATCTTTTTTAAAAGACTTACTTAATCACCCTGACTGGTTTGAAGGTAGTAGTGCAGTTAAGACAAACAAAAATTTCATGTATAAAGAAGGAAGAAGAGCGGGAAGAGTAGTTAAGAAAATATGGGCGAAACATGTTGATCGAGCTTTTGTCGACTCACTAATATATGTACACTACACTGATCCAACTGATTTTAAATATGGTGACACAGCAAAGTATTTTATTCCGGGTGGTAGTAAAGATGAGATATCATGTGAAGCATTCGATGATGAAAGGTTTGTAAGATATAAAAGTTTTCATGGTAGTATGGGTTTAATTATTCAAGGTCACGTAACGCTGCTAGCAAATGACGAAAACAAGGTACACACGTCTTCTAGTAAATATTATGACATGGAGTTACCAAATCTAAAAAATACATCGGGCATAAACAAAGGTGTCACAGAATATGTTGCTGACACATACGTGCTTGACAAAGAATCTTTTGTAAGACCACGATCAGAAGCTTCTCGGAACGAAGCGCTTCTTGATAATTGGAACGTTGTTGCAGTTTTGTGTGATGACAGAAGGCAAAGATCTAGTTTAAAGAAATTTTTGCAAGAAGAAGGATACGATGTTCCTGTTTTAGATCCATCTGTTGATGATTTATCTTCTTATACAAACAAGGTGCACTATGAACAATCTTTATATATTTGATTTTGATGATACGCTTGTCCACACAACTTCCAAAATATATGTACATCGTGGGAATGAAACATTTGGTTTTAACACCAAAGAATATCGCGATTTTAAAATACAAAAAGGCGACATGTTAGATTTTCATGAGTTTGATGATGTAAAAGATGGCACGCCTATTGCTTCTACAATGGCTGCGCTAGAATTTGCTATTTCAACAGAAGGCGTAGAAAACGTGCATATTGTCACTGCTCGAGCTTATGCAGAACCAGTTAGAAGATTTTTACAAGCAAAAATGCCTGCTGTACCAGAAGTGCATGCAACTGCGGGTGCTGAGAATAAAGCAGCTTGGTTAGTTAATAAGCTATCGCATGATGATTATAATAAAGTTATAGTGTATGAAGATTCTCGAGAAAATCTAGATATGTTTAAAGCTATTATAGACGTATACAATGTACAACATAATACTAGCATAGATTTTGAGGAACACCATATTCATGAAGCAGCTGCAAATAGAAAAAACTTAATGTTAGATAGACCAACAATGCATGGAGGTTGGCCTAATGGTGAATATAAAAAACCAGTGAAAGATCAAATAATGGATTGGTTTGAAAGCATGGGTTTTGCGGAAACTGATTTTGAAGACAAGGTGTATGGGGATTAAAAAAATGATTTACAGAAATATAATAAAAGGATGGAAGCGATTTTTACAAGAAGGCTCAGAAGCTATATCTTGCCCAAAAGCAACTCAAGATGTAAAGCTCAACACAATTAATAGAAACAAGTGTAGAGATGATCACGTGTATGGACCTATGAATCCACTTGATGAAAGCAATTCTTTTTGGCAAAAAATAGCTAATAAATGGAATAGCGCTAGCGCTCATGAAGCAAAGGGAATGCGGTGTGGTAACTGTATTGCTTTTGATGTTTCACCAAGAATGCGTGAATGTATTCCTATCGTACAGAGTCAATACAAAGATGAGCCAGTTTTGAATGGTAAAAACAATATTACGTTTAACATAAAAATAGAAAACGTAGAAGGCAACTCTTTTGATGACGTCGATAAAAAAATTGCAAAGAAAAAAGCAGCTGACTTCCCAGACATGCCAGAAAATGCTGATGCTGGTTTCGGCTACTGTTGGATGCATCATTTTAAATGTCACGGTGCAAGAACATGCGATACTTGGGCAGGCGGTGGACCAATAGTTGATGATGACCAGTCATACGATGAACAAGAGAAAATTAACCAGGAATAGATCTGTATAACATGTCCCACTTGTTACGCAGGTCTTTGTCATTCTTGCCATAATTTGTTACGTGCATACAGTCATCTTTGTAATGTATGTCAAGCATATCACCACAAATTGATTTAATTGTTTTAAACACATCGTATGGCAATAGAATACCAATATAACCAACGAATTCATTTTCTAAACCATTTAAAAGAAAATCTTGTTTTGAGTTTAACTTTATGTTGTTAACACTGAATGATTTTCCCGTTGTACAACACTTTGCTTTGTCAACGTTTTTGATTTTATCGTAAGTATCATTGATTGTATCGTAAGAAAATGCATGGCCTTGACAAGATGGTGTTGTACGATATTTTTTATTCCAACATTTCTTAACTATAGGCTTAAGGTATTCGTCTGTAGTTTTATATATCTGCTTGTTATTAATACAAGAATTAACTTTAGCAGTAGGCTTATGCAAATACCAACCGCAATCGGTTTCGTACCAACGGCAATACGCTTGTTCTTTGCCATGTTTAATATTGCCATTCCACATATCTATTTCTTTTTGGCTTTCGATTTTTTAACTGTTGCCCATGATTTACTTGGATTTGCAGAGTTTACACGAGCCATTGCCCATTGATGTTGTGACATTCCTTTACGAGAACCAGAGGTAGCCCATGCAGCAAGACCTTTTCTATATTCGGAATAAACAGAACCTGGTGTCAAGCCACGTGAATTTGCTTTCTTTCTAAGAGTTTCTTTTGTTTTTGCTGACAAACCACCTGACGAACTGGATTTTCTCTTTGTGCTTTTTCTTGTAGATTTTTTCCTTCTGCTTCCAGGTTTAGGCCCTGGTTTTTTACCTTTTCTGCGTCTCTTCCTTTTTTCTGTTAACTCAATAACTTCAAGTAGCAAGTCTAAATCGCTATATACACTTTCATTAGCAGATTTTGAATCTGATCTAGGCACATTTTTGAAACTGTCCTTTTTCCTTTCCTCATCTTCTACCCTCGCACGGTCTGCATATATTTTTGCCTTTTTCTCTTTTGCCTGTGCAGCTGTGATTTTACCAGCCTCTAAATCTTTATCTATATTCTTTAATCCATCTGATGCATCAGTTAAATGTTTTCCGCGAGTTTGGCCTTTATGTGTCTTAGATTGTGGGCTATATTGTGGAGGGTGTTTCTTTGCTTCATCAGTTTCATTTAATTCTTTGCCAGTTGATGTACTATATTTTTTACCATCGAAGGTGAATGATTTTTTACCAGCTTTTTTGGCCTTCTTTTTTTCTTCACTGAATGCCCACGTGTAACTGTTTTCATCTGTTTCATCTATTTCTGCTAAAATTTTGTCTAAACTTCTCACATGCATTTCTCTCGGCCCTCCTTCAATGGCAGATCTTTGTGCGTTTGCTTTCTTTTTACTAGTGTGGCAACCAGCTCTGACGTAACCAGCTTTTGTTTTCTTCTTCTTGGTCTTTTTTTTAGGCTTGTATTCTAAAACATATTTACCTTTTTTGCCATCAGACCTACGGCACTTAACTTTTCTAACTCTATAAGGCATTCTTACATTCCTTGCATACGGTTACTTTCTGTAATTTCTAAAACGAGATCACCATCACCTTTAATTATTCTATGATATTCGTTTTTTGGTATAAAAAAGTGTAGCCCTTCATATATTTCAAAAGGGACTTCATTATCAAATTGAAATTGCCATTTACCGGAGACAACACGGATATGCCTATCATTAGCATCTCTGTGCCACACTAATTCTTTTTCTGGAGTTTCTTTTTTAAAAACTCTTTTAAATGTATGTTGATCAACTTTTATATCTTCGTAAGGTTTCATGTTACCACCATGTGAATTTACTTTTTCCGCCAGTTAGATTAGGGTATCTGCCAATACGACAAGCCCAATAACCGGCCGTAGTTTTATCTTTTTTCTCTGGGCATCGATGTCTTGCTGAAAAGCTTTTTCTTCTTTTAGGGTCTTTCAATCCAACACTCATGCCTTTTGCGCCAAAAGAAACTTTTTTAATATTCTTTGTTTTAGGGTCGCGAACATAAACATAAAACTTCTTAGATCCACCACGAGCTGGTTTGTTCAGTGTAACTTTTCTGCCTTGATAATAAGAACCAGATTTTTTCTTAGTTTTACTTTTAGACTTTCTTTTCTTTCGTCTTTTTTTGCGAGCTTCATCTAATACATAATCATATTCTATTGGCCAATCAAGTGGTACTAACTCACCGTTATAATAATCAAATTTGCCTATATCAGTTTCTAATAGATAGTATTGCTCATCAGCATCTGCATTATACAGACCTTCTTTAAGATATATACGAGCTTCAAAAAATAAATCAAAAAACTGTTTTGAATCTGGTCTAAATATATTTTTTGAAAGTGGTATTCCTTTCTCAATGTGGTATTTAAAACCTGATGAAATATTTTCACTGAGAAGGTTTTTATTTTTATTGCATCGATTGATGTATTCTAATAGTAAATTCATTTTTTACTCTTTCCGATTATTGTTTCTATTGATTTAATAATGCCACTAGTGATAATGTTAACAATTTTATAAAAATTATTTAGATTAAAATTTTGTTTATCTTCATATTGGTGCCCATGGCGATAGTGAGGATGCTCTCGGTCAATTCCGTTTAAAACAATTTTTTTTCTAAAGTACTTTCCGTGATATCTATCCATGTAATGATCACCAACTATATTAACAGTTGCATTAATATTGTTTCTAGCCAATTCATTAATGATGTAGTTTTTATATTCTTCATTCAAACCTGTTTCATATGTTCTATCACGACGGTCTTGCCTCTCACCGGTGACGGGATGTAAATAATATGTTTTTATAGTTGGTATGCCAAATGCTAGGCCGGCTAACACTCGGCGGTGCGGATCTCTTTTATCAACTTCAGATAGTGTATATATATTAGTGTTTTTTATGTCAATTTTATATACGAGATATGGCTGGGCGTTTTTTGAATCTCCCGGCCAATATTGATTGTGAGTAATAGAAAACCTACCTATTTTTTCATCATTCTCTAAGATAGTATCACCTAACTCAGCGCAGTAATTATTTAATACGCCTATGATTTTGCTTCTTGCACCTTCCGACATACCCTTCATCGCGTTCGCATTGCCATCTGCACCAGTAAAAATTGGTCTTAGATTTACTAAATAATCAGGATCATCTTCTAATGTTGTTAATAAATTTTCGAACTGATGATATACCTCTACAGATGGGTCTTTTAAATGACGTTGTATCTTTAAGACATTAAGAAAAGCCTGGTCTTTTTCCTCCTGAGTTTTTTCAGATTCTAAAATTAATTTCTGTATATATTTTGTTAACAAATTGTTATTCATTTTTTACCTGTAAAATTTGCAAAAGTTTTATATAATAATTATATTATATATACTAAACTCAAGGAGAAAATATGTCTATTCGTTTCGGTTACGCTTGCATTAACCTACATTTATCTGAAACAAAGAAACTTACACCTGGTGGAACGTGTCGTAAAGCGACATGGCAATCAAAAGGTTTGCCACACGTGGGTGAAATATTTGAACGCAATATTAACGCAATGTATGAAATACTGCAGTGGAATGCTAATAATGGGTTTAATGTATATCGTATGACTTCAAATATGGCACCATGGTCATCAGAATATAATCTTTCTGATTTACCTAATGCAGAACGTTGCTTCGCTTTATTAAAGCAATGTGGCGATTTTGCAAAACAAACAAACCAAAGATTATCATTTCATCCTGGTCAGTTTGTGGTCTTAGCATCAAAGAATGAAAAGGTTATAAAAAACTCTATCAAAGAATTAGAAACACATGGTGAAATCATGGATTTATTGGGCGTACCAAGAAACCATTATGGTAAAATCAATATTCATGTGGGTGGTGCTTATGGTGACAAAAAAGCAACAGCTGACAGGTTCTTACAAAATTTTGCAAAGCTAAGTGATGCTGTTAAACCAAGATTAACTGTTGAGAATGATGACAGAGTAAGTTTGTTCAGCACAAAAGAATTACATGAAATGATATATGAAAAATCTGGTATACCTATAGTGTTTGATTATCATCATCACGTCTGTCACCCTGATGGTTTGACAGAACAACAAGCGCTTGAATTAGGGCTTAGTACATGGGATAATGTAAGACCAACAACCCACTATTCTGAAAGTGCACAAGTAGAAGGTAAAAAAGCTCCTTTCCGTGCACATTCAGAATACGTGTATTCATTTATTAACGATTATGGTAATGACTTCGATTGTGTCATTGAAGCAAAAGCTAAAGAGCAAGCAGTCATCAAATATTTAAAGGAGCATGGTAATGCGTAGTGTGCATGAAAGTTATGGAGCACTTAAATACACATGTGAAAAAGATATAAAAGTTTTGAAAGAAAAATGTGTAAAATCAAATCTACCACATGCAGCAAAGTTTGTTGATATGTGTTTGAAAAATACTTACAAACTTATTCCTAAACGTGTGAGAAGACAGAACAGTCTTTCAAACAGTGGAAAGAAAAAACATAGGCCTTTGCGTAATAGAGCACATGGTATATATAAGGAAATGGCAGCTTGTCTAAATGTGCTTCATATAGTTCTGAACAAAAATGATAACGATATTTTTTTTGGTTTTAAAAATAATATAGATCCTCATTTTAAAATTTTAAACTCATTGTTTAAAAGTCTTAAATATTGTTTTACAAACCGGTTAAGATCTGAAATGGGCATTATCCAGTTTTATATTCGGAATAAATTTTTTGACAGTTATGTAAATGATAATCAACAGTTTCTAGAAATATTTAATCTAAGAGTAAAAAAGTTTCAGAGACAAGGCAAAAAATACTCAATGGACGAACATGTTTTTAAGAAGTTAGTAGCTAGTCATGATGCTTACTTAAGTTACATACACACACATCATTTAGAGTTTGAAATGGAAGCGTATGTAAAATTAAAAGATTACAAGCTAATGTCAAAAGAATATTTTAAACTTTACCATGTTGCTAGTATAATACATAACTACATAACTGGTCTAAGAAATCACGTGTTGCCTGAAGAGATAGACACTTTTATAAAACTTATGAACAGAAGAAGATTAGAATTAATTAGTATTAATCAAAAAACTCCGATCGGCACATTAGTAAAGTTAAAAGAAGGTTATATAGGCTGCTATTATGATGAAGATGAAGATCCTACTACTGTGGGAATTACACTGAGCAAAATATTTGGTGATAGCAATTATCTTAATAGTGGAATGGTAGTAGAAGTATTGTGTAATAAAAAAGTAGAAATATTTAGAATAAAACATTTGGAAGTCATTAATGAGACCAATAAACAATAACAACACAGAAAATTTTGATAAGTCAACTAATGTCGGTAAACTAGCTAGATATTATATTTATAATAAAGATGGTTTTATTGAAGGCGTAAGTCATGGAATTATCACTGAATTTAAATACTTAATGTACGGAGATAAATATTTATATTATTACACGATTATATCAGGAGGTTCTGCACCAATAACACTTGATGTTGATGATGTTGAAATTATCGAAGATGAAAATAGGGACTTTGGTTAAATTTATTGAAGAAGAAACTAGACAAGAAATGGTTGGGATTATTGTCTCAAAACCTTATGAAAAATCATTTTCGTTTGACCCTAAACATGTAAGTATATACATTGCTGTTGATGTACAGTGTCATGACAAGTGTTATCAGGTACCCATATCAGATCTAAAGAAGGTTACTTGACGTATAATAAATATCTCTACGTTATCCAGTCCGATGTGACTGGTGCTGTAAAAATAGGAATATCAACAGACCCACAAAAAAGACTAAAACAATTACAAACCGGTTCACCTTATAAGCTCAAACTTCTGTGTAGCATTGCTAACATGTCACACAGAGAAAAAATAATTCACAATAAACTAAAGGATTATAAGATGAGCTGTAAAGGTGAATGGTTTGATTTTTCTTGCACCGCAAGCTTACCGACATGGATTACTGAAGCGATCGATTGGAATGTAGCTAATACTTGGTGGGAAAAAAATAAATAAATTTTTTATACAAATTAAATTAGCGTATAGAATTTAATTACTAATTAACTAACCGGAGTACTTATGAAAGAAAAATTGTGGGATCCACCTAATTTGTATAATTGGGAAGCACCATTAATTCAAGAACGTTATTTTCCTGATAGATGGAAAATGTTAGTCTGCTGTATATTGTTAAATTTAACTAACATAAAACAAGTAAGACCAATGATAGATGATTTATTTAAATTAGCTCCTGATCCTTTATCAATGATAGAAGCTGATGAAGATACATTGATCAAATTGTTAAAGCCTTTAGGATTAGCTGAAAAAAGATGTAAAACTCTAAAAAAGTTTTCAGCTCAGTTTCTTAATTCTAATTGGTCTAAAGCAAAAGATTTGTATGGCATAGGGAAATATGGAGATGATTCTGATCAGATATTTTATTTAGGTAATTGGAGGTCTGTTGTACCCAAAGATGGCGCATTAATTAGATATCTAGAATATTTAGTGAAACATTATGATCAAGAACAATATAATATGAAATGATCAGAGGCTTTTGTGCTAGCGTCGAGGGGGTGATTTTTTACGCTGGTGCCTCTGATTTTATTAAAACAAGATATAATTAAAATAAGGAGAAAATTATGACAAGTTATGCATTAGTTGCTGGTGCTTTTAAGCCACCACATTTGGGCCATGTAGCAATGGTTAACCATTATTTAAAATACGCGGATGAGGTAAAGGTTATTATTTCTGACCCTAAATCTGAAAAAACTCAAAGATATATTGGGTCTAAAGCAATTACAGCTCAAGATTCTAAAGCATGCTGGGACCTAATGTTAGACAGTAAATACGTTACGGTGGTTGTTTCTAATTTGCCATCGCCAGTGTCTGTTGTATATGATTCTGTGATGCCTGATACTACTCCATTTGTTGCGGGTGACGAGGTATATGTTGGTGTATCATCGAAAGGTAACGATGCGAAAAGATATGCTAGAATACAAGGAAAAGCCGCTAGTGGTGTTATTGTAAAAGACCCAGTAAAATATGCTTCTCCAGCTGTTAGACTTCCGGAAGCATTTGCAAAGCTAGTAAAAAAATGTCCATATTATGCAAATATACCTTCAATAAAGAAAGGCATTGACATTATGGAATATAGTGCAAGTGACTTGAGATTTTTTATAGAAATATCAGACAAGTGTGCTATAGCTAAAAAATGCATTGGCTTTTATGTTGGGAAAAGTAATGTAGAAAAATATATTCAAATATTAAAAGGAGCATAAGATGAGTAATATGAAATTAATAATGGAAAGCTGGAGAAAATTTCTTCTTAGAGAACAACAAGACTTTAAAGTCTTGTCTGTTGAAGAATATGACAATTTGTCAAAAGAACAACAGTTAGAATATTTAAAATCTATAAAATTTGGTAATATGAAAAACGCATCGGGCAATAAATTTGCTAAAGTTTTCTCCGGAGGCTATATAACTCTTAAACCTGATGGACTATCTAATCTTGCAAGAACTAAACATAAATTTACAAGGCAGGAATACGAAGAAGTTAGAAGACCACGTTTAAAAGGCCCTAAAGGAGAAGTCCAAGTAGCTCTTGGATTTCGGAAGCCTTTACCAGGTCAATCAAAGATACCATCTTGGTTGCCATGGCTCAAAAAAATATTAGCAGGATCGGATCCAAAAAACATCGATGCAACAGGAACGTTAATAAAAAAAGAATGGAAAAAGCATGCTGACATGTCTTTTTTTAACCAGTGGGTCTGGGTACATGGGTTTCAAAAACCAGAATATCTTCGTGCTTTTATAGAAGGAAATGTTGTTGAACCAGAAGATGAAGTATCTGTTATTGGGTACCCAAAATCCGGTGTAGTTGATCGTACGTGGGGTGATGTTGGAATTATTGTAGAAGGTGATTTGGTCTATGCTTTCGGTGGCGACGGGCAAACTGATAATTTCGCAGGGAAAAAAAGAGGAGAAGGGGTAAAAGACGTAAAATTTACAGGGAAACCTGAATTATTGATAACAAATCAAGAGAATTTTTCTCATTACGGTCGAGAGTCAATGCATGAAGCTATTATAGATAACTGGTCTATTAAAGGTTTTGTCATGACTGAATATAGTTGGAATTCTTTGCCAGATGTGTACAAACAATTAATAATAAAATTTTCGGATAGATACCCGGTTTATGATAAAGACTTTAAAGAGATAAAGGTATAAGTAAAAATAAAATGGAGAAGTTAAATGTTTGTTTGTTTGTTAAGTTGTACACAAGATGTAAGTATAATAAAAAGATATGATGATACGCCCTATGATAGTGCTGTAGTTACAGATACACTAGATCCATGGGTTGAACCATCTGAACCTGGAAATACGGCATCACCCACATCAGAACCTAGTTCGGGTGATTTAAGTAAAACTGTAGGATTTGCAGAATTACATTTTGCTCAAATAGCTTGTCCTGCATGCGTTGGTGTTTCTAGTGAGTTTGATATATCAGCTAATCTCAAATTACATCAACCAACCAGTGGTGATTATACAGAATGGCTAACACCAGTAGGCACATGTAGTGGTCAATTAATTGAAAGTTATGTATCATCTACGCCATTAGCCGCTACACAAAGCGCTACTTTTAATGATATAGTTTTAGATCCGGCTGGACCCGGCGAATGGCTGGAAGAAAACATATATGAGTTTCAAGTACCAAGAAGAACGATGCTTTCTATCACAACACAGCATGGATCAGCGCCAAATGCTTTTAAAACTCTAGAAGGGTTTGATAGTATAGAACCTTATACGTTGTTATGGGTAGATCCATCTTATGCATTCGAAGCTCTTATATCAAAAAATTATCCAACACAATTTAGTTGGTACCCATCTGTATCTGGTGAAATGTTTGAAATAATGGTAGCTGTATATTCCCCAGATGGTTCTCAACTTTTAGGTGTGGTCTCATGTATGGAATATGACACTGGCTCTATGTCGATACCTAATTCTTATTTTCAGTCATACCCATATTGGTCATTAGCGGCTGTGTATTTAAGTAGACACAGTGTGCAGAAAGCTGAAGCACCTGAATTAGGTGGTATTATTGAATCACATCAAACATGGACTGTAATTGGTACAGGGCACGTAGAATGAAATTTAATCATTTAAAAGAAAAGCAAACAAATTATAAAAAACATTTTATACAAGCAATGTACTATTGTTATAATATTTTATTAGCTGCAATATATGTCTTTATTCATGCATTCTACCCGGACATATATACGGATGCAGCAAGTTCCAAACTTAAAAAAATACTCACTGAAATGGAGAAAAAATGAATGTTGGTGATTTAGTTAAATTAAATTTAGGTAGCCCATCCGGTCTAGGCCCTGCCATGCAGGATGAATGGGGTTTTGGACTAGTAATTGGATTTGTTGAATCTAATATGCCAAACCATCTTCCATGGGTTAAGGTATACTGGGGCGCTTTAAATCATACTTCAAAAGGACCCACATCGTATTACAAGGTAATAAAATAAAAACTTTTTTAGCTGGTGTTAGCACCGTACTATATTTGCAATAATTGGAGGAAGTAAATGAAAAAATATGACATAATACTTGCGGATCCGCCGTGGCCGTATAATTCTAGAAGAATGGCACAAAACAATGGAACACATATTGCTGGTATTGAAGATGAATATGCGACAATGTCGATGGAAGAAATGTGTTCTCTTCCAATCGGAAATGTAATGGCGAAAAATTGTGTTTTGTATCTTTGGGCGACAGGGCCTAAAATGCCTGAAGCGTTTCAATTAATGAAAGCTTGGGGCTTTAAGTATTCGACTATGGCATTTGTATGGGATAAACGAATCCCAAATCCCGGGTGGTATTCCTGTTCCCAAGTGGAGTATGTGTTGGTCGGGAAGAAAGGAAAGTGTCCTAAGAGAGCAAAGACAAATACTATGCAGTTTTTATCAGAAGCTAGGACAAAACACTCAAAAAAACCTGAGGCTATTCAAGATCGTATCGATGAACATTGGGTTGACTGTGAGAAGCTTGAGTTATTTGCAAGAAGATATCGTCCGGGGTGGGACTGCCTCGGTCTAGAATTGAATGGTACTATCCAAGATTTTCTTGCAGGAGTTCCTATGCCCTTAAGGAAGGTTATAAAATGAAAACTTTTTTAGCGGGTGCTATTTTTGCAATTGCTCAAACCTTGGCATGGTTCCAGTCAAATTCTGGCATTATTGGCGGATGGATGGCACAAAATTATATATATGTTGCTTTATTATTTGGCCCAATTGTCTCAGTTATGTTTGCTGTTGCAACTAAGATGATGTATGAACAAGGTGTCACTCTGTGGTCTATACGTTTTTTAACTTTCGGATTAGGTTATTTAGTGTTTATACCTTTGACTTGGCATTTTTTAGGTGAAGAAATTATAACAGTTAAAAATGTGCTTTCATTTTTTCTTTGTTTATCTTTGATATCAGTACAATTTTTTTTAAAATAGGTTTAAAATGAGCAAATCAATGAGAATAATCGGATCAACTGCACATGGCGCTGAAGAAAGACAAGTTAGAGATTATTACGCAACAGATCCTCAAGCACTGTTTGATTTATTTTCAGCAGTAAAAAAAGATGAGGGAAACTCTTTTTGGAAAGGCAACAATATTTGGGAGCCTGCATGCGGAGATGGAAATTTATCAAACGCGATGAGAGAATTAGGATATACAGTACATGAAACAGATATTCATGATTATGGTACCGGTCACAAAGTATTGGACTTTCTAGAATATGACAAGCCTGACGAGTGGAAAGGAAACATAGTTACTAATCCACCATATAATATTGGTAAAAAATTTATTGAAAAGGCATTAGAGAGTATTGGTGAAGGGTATAAGGCGGCATTTTTAATGCGTATTCAATTCCTAGAAAGCAAAGGTCGCCACGAGTTTTTCAAGAAATTTCCACCAAAATTTGTTTACGTGTTTTCTTCCCGTATCCGTATCTTTAAAAATAATGATCAGGTTAAATATAGTGGTGGTCAGCCGCTGTGTTATGCATGGTTAATTTGGGAAAAAGGATTTGAAGGTGACACAACACTCAGATGGATTAAGTAAGGTGAATAATGAAAGTAGGTGATTTAGTACAAATGTGGGATGAGCAAAGTTATGGAATTATAATAAGTCCTGCATATTGCAACACCCGGTGGCATGTCCTTCTACAGTCCGGAAATATAGTTGAAAAACCTGAAATTTTAATGGAGTTAGTCAGTGAAGGCAGGTGACCTAGTATACATACAACATTATCCAGACCACGCAAACACGTGTAAATTTTCTGGCTGTCCTACTTGGAGACCAGCAGTTGGGTTATTAATAGAAAAGTTATACGAGCATGATGGAAGTCAGACAAGAGTTATCGTTTTGGTTGAAGGAAAAGAAAAGTGTTTTATGAATTATCATTTAAAACTTATGGAGACGCAAAATGAAGGTAGGCGATCTTGTTAAAAGAAAAGTATCTGAAGGTTGTATAAATAGGATGTTAATAAAAACGTCTGGCAAGTATGGCTTAATTGTTAGTGTCAATAAATATGATCCTACATGTGTGATAGTTTATTGGGCATATTCAGGAAATTCATATTCTATAAGTAAATCATTTTTGGAGGTTGTAAATGAGTTGGGAACAAAGGATGAAAGATTGGAATCACGTTGTTAATGTTGGTGATTTAGTTAGGTGGACTGGTGAACAAGGTTGGAAACCGGTAAAAACTGGGTCTGTTGGCATAGTTTTAAAAATGGATCCGTGGAGAGTTGTAGATTTTGACGTACTTTTTGAAGATGGCAGTATAATGACATGTCACAAAAAAGATTTAGTAATTTTACAAAAAGGAGGTAACAATGACACAAAAAAAGAAAAGTAAAAGTACAGGCGGAGGAGGGGTTGATTTAAAAGACAGGAATGAGGAGAAGTCTAAATTAACACCGCCAAAAAAATACAATGTAGTTTTTTATAATGATGACTATACCCCAATGGAATTTGTATGGTTAGTACTGATGATGGTGTTCGGACATAATGAGGCGACTGCATGGAAAATCATGATGGACGTACATGAGAACGGTAAAGGAATAGCCGGTACATATAACAAAGAAATAGCAGCTATGAAAGTTAAAAAGTCAATGAGTTTAGCCAAAGAAAGTCAGCATCCACTTTTAGTACAAGCAGAGGAGGTATAATGTATGAGTTACACGTGCATTTAGATGGTTCTATTAGACGCGAAACATTTTTAGAATTAGCTAAATATTACAATATTGATGTCACATCAGATTTTGGTTTTAAAAAAGGCATGAGTTTGATTGATGCTTTAGGTATGTTCCATAAAACTGTGGCTGTCATGAAAGATATGAATAATATCACTAGAATTACATCCGAGCTTTGTGACGATTTAAAAAATGACGGTGTTGAATATGCAGAGATAAGGTTTGCACCTCAGTTACACTCTAAAGATATTACTAGTGTAATTAAAGCAGCACATGATGGTTTAAAATATGGCTACAATCTAATATTGTGTGGACTATATGGGGAACACCCATCTATTTTAGAAAACTTGATTGACAAAGGAAAAGAATTCCAATCAGTTGTAGGTATTGATCTAGCAGGTGCACCTCAACCTAATCATAAATATGGACTGTTTGATTATAAAGATGCTTACAAAGAAGCTAAAAACCTGGGTTTCGGTAGGACAGCACATGTAGCTGAAGGCAGAAATTCTGTTGAAATATATCAAGCAGTTACTTATTTAGAAGTGCAGCGTATAGGACATGCTACAAGTGTGTTAGAAATACCATGGTTGATAGAGTTTCTTAGAGACAAAAAAATAACTATTGAGGCATGTGTAACCAGTAATGTGCATACTGGAATATTCTTAAGTGAAGAAGACCATCCAATTAAGAAATGGATTGAGCTTGATATGCCAGTTGCTATATGTGCTGATAATACTTTGATGTCAAAAATAACTACTAGTCAGGAAATTCAGAAACTTAGAACTAAGTGTGGTTTAACTGACAAACATATTAAACATTGCATGAAGTCAGCTAGGGCAGCTAGATTTTTTTAGGAGTATATATGAAAAAAGAATTACAAGATGATTTATTTAAAAAGTATCCAAAGCTTTACAGACAAAAAGATGAGCCTTACACAAGATCACTGATGTGTTTTGGCTTTGCGTGTGGTGACGGTTGGTATAATATATTAGATACCTTAAGTGCTGAAATTCAGGATCGTGTGGATTACATCAATGGTGAAGGTAAACATGCATATAGAAAGCAGTGGTTGCCTGAAGATCATGTTAACACAATAGTTGAAGCATGCCAGGTAAAAGAGAAATATGGGACACTAAGATTTTACTATGATGGCAATGATGACTTTATAGAAGGATTGGTTTCATTTGCAGAATCATTATCAGCTAAGACTTGTGAAATATGTGGTCAACCTGGTGTTCTAGAAACTAAAGGTTGGCATAAAGTTAGATGTAAAAAACATGAAGGCTTACCGTTAAAATATTAAAAAAGGAAAGGCTGTTTTGGTGTTTTATACAACAAAAGAAAAGGCTGTATAGTATATCATATTAGTTGTGATACTTCTTTATTGTTAGTTGTTAAGAGAGGGCATGTCCCTCTCTTTTTTTAATTTGCGGCATAGTTATTAATATGTTTAGTAAAAATGATATTGTAGTAATATTAGGATCTACGAAAAAAGATGATTGTTATTCTAACTTTACTTTTAATCTGGCTACTGTAGTTGCTGTTGGAAAATATGATTTAGTTGTAAAAAACTTTAGTGGATTGTATAAATCTGATTTTGTTGTGTCGAAATCTGCTTGTCAGAAAATAGAGTTTAGTAAACTAAAAACACATTGTACAAAAAAAGAGCCAAAAATTAATGATTTAGTTTTATACACAAAGAGAAAATATAAATCATATAAAGAAGACGATTTACTTTTTATTGGTAACGGGATATTAATTGAAATAGAGGACAAGCCCGGTGAAAGTTTAATGTGTAAGATATTGAATGATAAAGAAACTATTACGGTTCCTATAAAAGATGTTGTTGTGTTGGAAGACGTACGTGGTAAAAGGTAATACATATATTGTAATAGAAGATTATGGCATTTTAAAAAAAGGCATGAAGTTGTATTGTGTCTGTGAAAACAATGATCATTATCACATGCTTGCTGACAGACCATTGTTTGATAACAATGATGCGTATAACAACTATTTCGAAATAAAACTTTCTAAAAAATTAATGCACATATTGTCGTTAACATAATCTATACAATTGCAAATAATTCAATATAATAATCTACTTACTTATTTATTGGAGATAATATGAGCGATTTAAGAGATTATTTAATTAGAGTGCTGACGGAAGGTTTGATAGTTGATACTAAGTCACAAAATTTAGCTGCTGATTTATGTACGTATTTTGATAATCATAATACTGCAGATCTAAAAACGTTTTATGGTAAAGGCAGTTCCACTATATATTTTGAGAATTCAAAAGGTGTAACTTATCTTGAATTAGCTTGTATTGATAATAGTATATTAGTATTTAAAACCCCTGCTTACGATGGTATATTAAGTCCACTAATGTCTGGAAAAATATTAATGGTTGTTATGTCATTCTTGGAAAACAATGATGATATAAATTCTTATGATTTAGTAGGTGGTTTGGCAAATAAAAAAGAAAAAAATGAAGTAGATTTTGGTATTGTATAAGGAGAAAACGTGGAAACTAGATTATATATTAAATACAAAGATGGAAATCAAAAAAACATGTATGTTGATTACCCTGTTAAAAGCAATGGGTATTCTGGCACTACAATAGGAGAATTGGTTTTTAATACTAGTATGACTGGGTATCAGGAAATTTTAACTGATCCATCATATAAAGGTCAAATAGTATTGATGACTGCTAATCATATTGGAAACACGGGAGTAAACACTGCAGATGTAGAATCTGAAAGGGTTTGGCCTCGAGGTTTATTGGCTAGGAATATTGACTTAATTAAAAAACCTAGCAACTGGAGATCAGAGAAAAATATAGTTGAATACTCTAAGGAAAATAAGTTTTCACTGGTTAGTGGTATTGACACTAGATATATCACTAAATTAATTAGAAATAATACGAATGTTGTTGCATGTATATCTAGTGAGGATAGAAACTCTGTTAAGAAATTGTTAGATCAATTTAGTTATGAAGATGAATCTAAAGCTTCTGATGCTTCTAGATCATTTACTGTAAATAAAACAAAAACTGGCAATGGTTTTAAAGTTAACTTAATAGATTGCGGTTACAAAAGTAATATCTCGAGATTATTAACTAAGTATGGTTGTGATGTCACAGTCGTTAATGTAAATGACAGTTTATTTAATTGGACAAATGACTGTGATGCTTTATTTTTTAGTAATGGACCAGGCGATCCCACTGTTATGACAGAGGCTATCGACAAGATTAAATCTATAATGGGAACAAAGCCAATGTTAGGTATATGCATGGGTCATCAGCTGATATCACTTGCTATAGGCGGGAAAGTTTACAAAATGCCGTTTGGCCACCGCGGTGCAAATCATCCAGTTATAGATTTAAAAACTAAAAAAATAGCTATAACTAGTCAAAATCACGGTTATTGTGTTGATAGAAGTATTGGTGAAATAGCGACAATAACACATATAAATTTAAATGATCAAACGGTGGCTGGAATTGAGTGTTATAAAAACAAGGTTTCTAGTGTACAATATCATCCTGAAGCCAAACCTGGCCCAGAAGAAAGTAACAAACTAATAGAACAATTTATTGAATTTGCAAGGAGTTTTAATGCCTAAAAGAAATGATATCAAAAAAATTATGGTTATAGGTTCAGGACCTATAGTAATTGGACAAGCATGTGAGTTTGATTATTCAGGTACACAAGCTTGTAAGGTACTTAAGAATTTAGGGTACGAGGTTGTATTACATAACTCAAATCCGGCAACTATTATGACTGACCCAGAATTTGCTGATGCTACATACATTGAACCTTTGACAGCAGAATACGCTAAAAAGATTATTGAGAAAGAAAAACCATGTGCAATATTACCAACAGTCGGTGGTCAAACTGGTTTAAATCTAGCAATGGAGTTATATAAGTTAGGTGTTTTAGATGAGCACAACGTTGAATTAATTGGGGCAAAGCCTGATGCAATAGAAATTGCTGAAGATAGAGAAATGTTTAAAAATAAGATGATTGAAAAAGGTATACCAGTTGCTCCTTCTGGTATAGCTCATAACTTAGATGATGCGAAACAAATATTGAATGATATTGGTTTACCATTAATTATCAGACCTTCATACACATTAGGCGGAGAAGGCGGTGGTGTTGCCATGACAGAACAAGAATTTTATTCAATAGTTTCATTAGGTTTAGATTTAAGTCCTATCAGTCAAGTGCTTATTGAAAAAAGTGCATTAGGTTGGAAAGAATTTGAAATGGAATTAATCAGAGACAAAGATGATAATGCTATTGTAGTTTGTTCTATAGAAAACTTTGATCCTATGGGTGTACATACTGGTGACAGTATTACTGTTGCTCCAGCACAAACGTTAACTGATGTAGAGTATCAAAAAATGCGTACAATGTCTTTTGATGTTATTCGTGCAGTCGGTGTAGAAACTGGTGGTTCAAATATTCAGTTTGCTGTCGATCCTGAAACTGGTTATATGTTTGTTATAGAAATGAATCCTCGTGTGTCGAGAAGTTCTGCTTTGGCTTCAAAGGCTACTGGCTTCCCTATAGCAAAAATAGCAGCGCAGTTAGCAGTTGGTTTAACATTAGGTGAAATAAACAATGATATAACTAAAAAGACACCAGCTTGTTTTGAACCAGCTTTAGACTACACTGTTGTAAAAATACCCAGATGGAATACAGAAAAATTCAAAGGTGCAACCAGTACCTTAACTACACAAATGAAGGCTGTCGGGGAAGTAATGTCCATTGGCACCAGTTTTAGTGAAGCAATGCAAAAAGCACTTTTATCATTAGAGCTTAAGTTGCCTAGTTACAACTTAGTAGCAACTGAAGATTTGTTAGAAGATATTAAAGTGCCACAACCTGATAGAATATTTAAAATACTTGAGTTGATGTCACGTAATACTCCTATATCTGATATACATAATTTAACAAAGATAGACACATGGTTTTTAGAAAACATGTTTGCTGAGACCAAGCTAGATAACACTGTCTTTAAAATGGTTGACACTTGCGCAGCTGAATTTAAATCAGAAACGCCATATTTGTATAGCACTACTGGCTATGAGTGTGAATTACCAATAGATAAATCAAACATTGTAACGATATTAGGCAATGGTCCAAATAGAATAGGGCAAGGTCTTGAATTTGATTACTGTTGTGTACATGCGAGCATGGCTTTGAAAGAGTTAGGTTACACTAGTGCAATGGTTAACTGCAATCCGGAAACTGTTTCAACTGATTATGACACTAGTGATATATTGTTCTTCGAACCTATTACAAAAACATATGTTGATAATATTGTAAAGACATTAGACACAAATCTAATAGGTTCCATTGTTCAGTTTGGTGGTCAGACACCTCTTAAGTTGGCTAATCAAATAGGTAATATTTGTGGTACTGATCCTGAATCTATTGACATATGTGAAGATAGAGAATTGTTTAATAACATGATTAAAGATTTAGGCTTCAAACAACCACCAGGTTTTATTGCTGCTAGTATATCAGATGCGCATAAAGCAAAAGATGAATTAGGTTACCCAGTATTGGTTAGACCTTCTTATGTTTTAGGTGGTAAGTGTATGCACGTTTGTTATAATGATGTAGAATTTAATAGTGCAGTTACAAAGGCTTATGATGCTAGTAATGGGAAGCCGCTTTTGGTAGATAAGTTTTTATCAAATGCAATAGAATATGATGTTGATGTTGTTTGCGATAAGTTTGGTAACTATGAAATAGCTGCTGTAATGGAACACATAGAAGAAGCTGGTATACATTCTGGTGATTCTTCTTGTATTATACCATCACTATCATTAACGAAAAAACAGCGTAGTAAAATAGAAACAATATGTGATAAGCTATGTGATGTCTTGAATGTAGTAGGACTAATGAATATTCAGTTTGCTATTAAAGAAGATGAGGTTTATATTATAGAAGTCAATCCTCGAGCAAGCCGGACTGTACCTTTTGCTAGTAAGGCAACTGGTGTACCATGGGCAAAGATAGCAACCTACATGTGTATGGGTGAAAACCTAAATGAGACAATGAAGAAGTTTAAAAGAAATAGAAAGAATTTGTTTTATGTTAAATCACCAGTCTTCCCATGGAGAAAATTCTCTGTTGATGATACATTGTTAGGACCAGAAATGAAAAGTACTGGTGAAGTAATGGGTGTTGGAAGTACGTGGCATGAGGCTTATCTAAAAGCTTTGTTAGCAAGTGGCATTAATGTTAAGAAAAGATCTAATATACTGATCTCTATTGCTGACAAAGATAAAAGTAATTTATAAAGTCACGTGATTATTTAAAACATTTGATAAATGATTTTGGTTGTGAAATATATGCTACTAAAGGCACGTATGAAATATTGACATCGATGGGATTAGAAGTTAACTTGTCTGAGAAATTCCTTGCAGGACAGAATAGCTCAATAAGTTTGATAGCAAATAAAAAAATCGATTTAGTATTAAACACAACCAGTGGTGAAGAACATATTAATGAAGAAGCAAAATTGAGGTTAGCGTGTTTAAGGCAGGATATACCTTGTATAACAAGTTTATTTGCAATGACAAAGTTAATAAAAGCTATAGCCTCAAAAGCTGATAAAGAAAAAATAATTGTTAGAAGTTTACAACAAATAGGGGATAATAATGATTAAACCAGGAAACAGAGTGTCTTTATTTTATGATATAACAAAAGAAGGTGAAGTAATAGACGTAGTGTATGTTCCAACTAATACATGGCTAACTGAAGGTACAAGCTCTAAAGTAGCAAAGTACAAAGTAAGATGGTCAGATGGAACTGAGAGTATACACCCTTTTGGAGAATTAATGAGAATTGATTAAAGGCGTATACTTATTTATATGGGATCTTCTGAATATTCATGTGGCGAACTAATTATAATAGATAGATTTATGAAAGGTCAAAATAAAGGTTACAACGTTGGTATATATTTAGGTGACTATTATTTTGTTACAGGAAATCGATATGCAAAGGTTTTATTCAATAATGAAATAATAGAAGTCCCATATAAACATCTAAAGAAACTGCCGGAGAAAATGTGTGGAAGCCGTTTCAAGTAATGATTTTTTTGAAATAGGTGATCTAGTAATGTTTGTCCAATCTCATTTAGGATTGGCAATGAAATATAAAAATGCTCAAACTATTTGGCACATTGGAATAATAATAAGCAAAGATTCACAAACAAATTTTTGCATAGTACATTATGATGATAAAATAATTCCAGTTACTTATGATAAATTAAAAAAAATAATATAATTAATAAGTAAAAAATGGAGATTAGTATGCGTTATAAAATGAAGGCTAGCGATTTAGCTATTGTAATAGAAACCGTAAAATATTTAGCTAAAGCAACTCCTAAAAAAAGAAATCTCGTTGAGTGTGCATGTGAAGACATGGAAGAGATGGCGGAAATGGATGGCACTGATGTTATTTCTTTAGTTATGGGTGTCGGCAAAGATGACAACTATCCCGATGAACATCATGGTGATGGTGGTAGAATGATGGATTATGGTCATACTAAATCAGATTCACATGAAGGTCGTATGACTAAGGCAAAGCTTTTCAGAATGGCACAGATGGCACAACGTTTACACGATAAATTAGTTGACGCTGATGATTTACCTGAATGGGTGCAGGATAAGGTCACTACTGCAGAAGATAGATTAGCTTCAGCTCACGATTACATACTTTACAAAGTGTGGAGAATGAATAATGAAAAATAAATATAGCCTTAAGCGATATTTTTTAAATGAATTTAATAGTCGAACATCCGGTAGGCAAAGAAAGTTTGATTTTCCCCTTGTTTTTGATGATGTACATCCTAAAATCATTACTAAAGATGGAAACTACGATAATATTATTTTTTATGTAACCCCTAATAAAAGAAAAAACGACCAAGGGAAAGACGAGCGATACATATATTATTTTGACTCAGATGATCTATCTAAATATTTTAGCTTTAAAGCAGAATCAGGGAATTATCGCAACGTTTATGAGGAAATGACACCAACCGCTTTTCAAGGATTTATTGATACTTTACGTTTGCAAAAATCACTTTTTGATAATCAAAAATATAATGAATGGAAGACAAATATTGAAAATCAATTAATTAAAGAACATCAATATGAATTTCCTGATCCAGAAGAACTAGAAGATGACCGTGATATGTATGATTTTTATGGTGATGAAATTCCTACACAAGATCAATATCTGGAACAAAATGAAGCTAAATATAACAAACAAGCTTATCATAGTCATATTTACGACTGGTATGTAAGAGAAGTGACTAGTATAACAAAGAACTCCTTTGATATTCATGCTAATGGAAGATTGTTAAAAAAGGGTACTACGAATGATTATCATTTTTCATTTCAAAATGAAAGAGCAATGAAAACCCGAGGCTATTATGATATAGATAAATTAATCCAAGCTCGCGAAAATTATAAAAACAAACAAAAAGTAAATTTTCCGGTGACTAGTTTGCGAAATATTATTGGTTTTGAACCATCAACCAGTTTCAATAACAAATCCCCTAAAAGAAATGTGATAAGAAGGGGTGTTCATGGTCATTCGTCTTCCAAAAGCAAACCAGTCGTGTTTTTTTATGGTAAAATATATAAACAAGTGATAACCGGATACGATAAAACCACCGGATTACCTCTTGTCTCTGGGGGAAGAGAATACATTACAGAAGAGCCTATATGGATTAGCGCTGAAAATATTAGAACAGCAACAGAAAAAAGATCTGAGAAGAATTCACACATTAGTCAGGAAGAGTACAATATAGCTCACGCCTTTTTTGAAGGTCCAAACGCGTTTACTCCTTTACAGAAATCGGACATAGAAGAATTACTTAAACCAGACACAAAAGCGTATGCTTACGAAGAAGCAATAAATAAGATTTATGGCACAAGTGTACCTAAAATGATGTTAGATGGGGAAGAATTAGAGTTAGAGGCTATAAACATCAAGAAAGCATGGGATTATAACCCGGGACAAACAGGCCGAGGAGAATACTTAATGTCGGCCATTTTTCCTCACTTAGTTGTTGTCGGCGGTTCAGCTGCGGAAGCCGGTGTTGATTTAATTCATTATGCTAACCCAGATATCAAATACGAAGTAAAAGAACCGGATTTTCGTGTTGGTGTAAAAAGTGTAAAACCAGCGATAGAATTTAGTAATTTCATCGTGCCTCATATTAATTATTTAATTAAGCAGCTTGAATCTGTAAAAACTAAATCCTATAAAAATTTAATGGCTATGGCGAATTCTCGCGTACAAATTTTCTTAGATGGCGAAAGTGTTTCAGAAAATATTGGAAAAGAAGAATTAATGGAAGCTTCACTGTTAAAATCTGATTGGATGGTCAAAGAACATGAAATTGTTAGTGAAGATTTAGATATAATGCTTCGAATAATAAATTCAAAACAAATATCAATGGATCAGTGGGAAAAAGCTGTTGCCGAATATTTTAAATACACGATTGACTGGTGTCTTGATCAATGTGCAGAAATACTTCAGAGATCTCAAAGTTTAGAAGTAGCTCCATCTGTCATAACAGATTTAGTAGGTGCATACAATTATTATGATATTAGTTTTCCCCGCGGTATACAAAACACTGATCAGTATTTAGATCTTCTTAGGCGTAACTATGTAAAAGCATTAAACCCTGAAATAGTTTTATCTGGTACGACTTTAATGATAGTTGGCGAAACCCATTTTCGTATTTTAACACCAGGTAAACTAAAAGAGTTAGTAATGAAGAGCGTAAATGGTCAATTAGAAAAGAAAATTGCTTCGATAACTTCTGGTGGTGCTGGTTTTGATCTTAAAAAAATATATATGGAACAATTAGACGCTGATGTGACTGGCTTGTTAGATACTAATACAGAGGAAAGCTTAGGTGAATCAATTAACCGTTGGGTTAAGTGGGCCACGAGAAAATAATTAAAAAATCTCTGTAAAATCTGCAAAAGCCTCGTATAGTTGTTATACTATTAGTATAACTTAACTGCTAACCTCGAGGTCGCAATGCCTAAAACCAACATTTTCGATTACAACCCTGAGCTTCCATCGCACAGGCACAAACTAGCTAATAATATTTTAAACACGCTTCAAAAGTGGGGTTTTACTGTTGACGCTGAAAAAACAAGTGAGTCATGGGAATTTGTTTGTTCACGTGTTGATAAATACAATCCCTATAAAACCATATACGTATGGACCAGCATTGATAAAGTCAGTGGTTCAATACGTAAAAAATGGCAAGATAGAATTAGAGTAGCTGTAAAAAAAGAACACAAGCCTACAACCAGTGACCTTCATAAGATAGGTCATTTCGAAGACCACTATTGGCGTCGTGCAGGTTGGGTTAATCGTTGCGGCACAATTTACAGTATCACTTCGCGAATGTGTGATACAATAAAAAAAGCACAAAAATTATAAATCATTTCTAACATCAAACATAGGAGACAATATGTCACTAATATATTTACCAAAATTCCGCCCTTTACAAATGGCTAACTATTTTCATTACAACTCAACTATAGAGTTATTTTCCGATAAAAATTTAGTTGTTTTAAATCCAGATAACGTACAATTTGTTCACGTTGGCAGTAAACCTACAACAGCAAGTGGTTTTACTTTTTATCCAACCATTATTAGATTTGTTAATGGTGCGGAAATAAAAGTAGCAATTTCTTTAAAAGGTTACTTTGAAGCCAATCGTCACATTAATTTAGACAGTACTGAGCTGCGAACAGAGTATTTAAAGCATATTATTAAACCGGAAGAATATAAACAAGGTACTAGTTCATATGACCCTAATCAAATGGAATTGCCTTTTGAAGACACTGTTGAAATAAACTAGTTTTTATAAATTTAAATTTATGGCTGTATAATAAATAGTCTTTACTTACTAACCCACTTAAGGAGAATATATGTTAATAAAAGAATGTCGTCATTGTGAAGATGATTTTGATGCACACTCAGAAACTAAGAAACGTGTTGGTGGATATATCGATGAATGTCCGGATTGCGTTGAAGAGTTAGGTACTGAAACACATGTTAGGTATCGTGGTGTTGTATCTGGCAGCGGAAAGATGGCTGCTATTAGTATTGTATCGTTTGATTCAAAGGAGGATGCTGATAGCTATGTGCGTAGTTTTAATGCTAGCACCGGTTTCGGCGGTCGTAAATCAAATAAATGTAATCAAATTAAACATAAGCACGTAGGTGCTAACATACAAAATACCAATCACAAAGGAAAGGGAGAATAATATGAGCGAACAATTTACCACTACAAACGTTTTACCAATGGTTTCTATCACAGATTACAATGGTGTATCTCACGACGTTAATGTTTATCACATCACAAAAATTACTAAAAGCACTGAGACAATATTCTATATTGATCTGTCAAATCAAGTGTCTATTAAAGTGCGAGGTAATGATGATGATAGAGAAACGCTAAGAACTAAAATCAGTAAAGCAGTTTCTTAATTGTTTTTTACCAGACTACCAACCCACTTAAGGAGATTTTTCTATGCTTTTACCAACTCTTATAATCAGTGCTGTCTTAGCTGTGTTTCTTTTATTAGGCGCATATACTGCAGTCTATTATATTTTGCACCATGATTACACACAGTATCCGGTTAAACTTATTATTCTAGCAGCAATATTTGATATGATTTTAATTTATTTTATTTTAGATTATTTTCAGCAATATTTGCAAATACTTTAGATTTAGGTTATATTATATATACCAAAACAACTTATTACTAACTTACCGGAGGTCACATGACTACTTTTGCTATTATAAATTCTAAAAACATTAACAATCCAGAAATTCGTGTTTATTTTAATCCTTCTGAAGAAGATATTAATTCTATTACGGAAGCTTTAACTGAAGGTTTTGAAATACTTGATTCAGAGGATGCACGTGTTGTATCACTTATATCACATGAAAAGCGTAACAACCCTAATTTCGATGAAAATAGTAGTTGTGCTATCTTTTCTGACTTTATTCTTGGCGGTTTAACTTCTACCACTGATGAAAGTGATGAAGTTACTATTGTTCCACCATCTAAGGTATCTCACACTAAGGATGATATCATAGCCTTATTTGCTCTTGATCATCGTTATGTAGATGCTGCGATTAAAATCATTGGTGATAATCAAACAGCTGATGAATTAGCAGCTGGGACTACCGATGAGCACAATGGTGTTGGCTTCTCTGCTGCTTATGCACGTACAGGTAAAAATCTATGGACATGGGTAACTGGTGTTGACCCAAAAACTAATGAAAGTAGATGGGCACCAAAAAGTATTGCGCATGAAAAGTCTGATTATGAGTTTCGCAAATACATTAGTGCTTATGAAGTTGCTAACGCTGTTGAATTTGCTGAAATGATTGTTGGAAAACATTGGCGACAGTTAGGTGCTTTGACAGATGCTAACTATCAATTACCTAGTTTGCCGCTTAAAAATCCTAAGCCAAAGTTTACTAGTAATAAACCGCCAGCAATGTATCAGTTAACTGGTGCTGTTATTAAGGATACTCGTGAAAAGGCAACACAGATTGTTTGGGATGGTAGGTTACATTGGTTACCTAACTCACAAATTTCTATTAAGCCTGGATATATTGAGTTGCCTGAGTGGATGGCTAAGAAAAAAGGGTTTATGAACTAAACTTTTTAGTTATAGTATTTGTTTAATGACCGCATATTTATATATGCGGTTTTTTTATGAGGAAAATTATGAAAGGTTTTAAGAAAAAATATCCAAGTGTATACAAAGAATTTCTTTTAAATGAAACACCCGAGGAGGACAGAAAGTATTTTGCTAACAGAGATGAACAGTATGCGTCAGGTGTGGAAGATGACATAGATGATTTATTTTTTGCAGGTGACAAAGAAGGTCTTGCAGCAAGAGGTGTAACATATAATCCGGATGCTGGCAATCCATTGAAAGATGATAGGCCAATGTTGCCAAAACATGAAAAAGATGGCGAGTATTATTACAAATGGTCTGAAGTAAAAACAAATGAATATTCTTTGCCGGAAGATTTAAAAGTTTTTTCTGGTGCATCAGGGAATGATTTATTACATAGTACTGCAGCTTGGAATGAGTTGCGGGAATTTGGGTTTACCCCTTCTGAATTAAAAAAATACATGTTAGTTAACAAAAAAATAAGTACTAAAGATTTAGTTGATGATTTAAGAGCGATGATGAAAATTATAAAAACCATTGAAGGGAATGAAAAACAGTTTTCTTTTTTGGTTTATTTACTAGGTTTATTAAGTTGGTCCGCGGAATTTGCAGCCGGCACCGGTGGTGCTTTTGGAACTGCACTGATGATCTTAGCTTTTTTTCTGAAAGGTGTTTCCACTGCTGGCGAAAAAATTATACTTGCAAGAGATTATGAAGATGCACAAACAGATGAAGATCTTCCGGAGCCAGACCCTTCTGAAGAATCAATTATCAGTAAAGGTATGAGAATATTTAGAAAATTATATCGTGAACATGTAAAACCCGAATCATTTAAACCCAGACATGTTGAAGCATATGCATATCTAGGATTTGCAGATCGTTTTGAAAATCTTTCTTTTAAACATGTCGATGGACACGTAGAGCCAAATGCCACTGATATAAACAGAGATCTTGAAGATTTAATATATGCTAATGATGGTGGCATGATGAGACATTTTCTTTTTAAGCATCAAACTTTTATAAACGGGAGATATGAAGCAGCGAAACAACAACTTGAAAGTAAAAAAGCTGATCCAGAAATATTTAAAGACCAAGTAAACTTAATGAAAAGAGCTATTAGAACAGTGTACTCTCACACGCCAGAAGATGTAAAAAAATATAAAATCGAAACTTTACAAAAAAATCTAGATTATACCATAGACGCAGACGATATTGCAAAATTTAAAAGTGTAACTAAGGCTTTGTTTTCTATTAATACATGTATTCTAATGGTTAAAGAAGTACTTCATCGTAGACTTGAAAAAACGGGTTTTGAATTAGGGGAAAGTAAAAAACCTATAGATCCTCTTACAAAGTCATATCATCCAGAGTATTTCCCCTGGCTTTTGAAAAAATTAGAAACACTGAAAGACTTTATAAACAGCTCTCATAATTTTGGCAGAACAAAAGCTATAAATCAAGCCATTGTTAAAATGGGTCGCTTCGAAGGTTGGACGACAGCTGAACTTCAGCGATTTATTTTTATGTGGTACACGCCTAATGTTGAGGATAATAGTGAAGATTTTAAAAATGTTGAGGAACAATTACCGGTAAAAGATAAGGATTGGGAGCCGAGCAAAAATTTACATGGTTCCGGTTATAAAAGAATAGGTTACGAAGAGATTTTAATCAATAATAATTATAATAAATTAATAGAGCATGAATTAATTGATTGGTCGCAATTTTTCAAAGATATATATAATAGTCCTGAAAAAGGAAAGAGACTTATAAACTGGGTGTATAAAACATTAGGAACAAGGTCCGGCAGTTTTAGGTTTTTAAAGTTTCGCGTCGACGCCTTGAAAAAGTTAAAGAACAAAGACGAAAATGTGCGCGCAGAAATTGGCGCCACCAAAATTAATTTTCAAGAAAGCAAACGAAGAAGAGAGCGTTTGTTATTGGAAGCAGCTGTCACTTATGCCGAGGCCGCACAGTCACATAAGCTTCTCATAATTAGGGACTATGGCGGCATATCACCAAGAATATTTTTTGGACTTTTCAATGAACAAGCATTTAATGAAAACCCGCCAAGCTATAACGAAGGCAAAACTGGTTGGGCATTCGATGCAATTGCAGCTTTAAGTGATAAAACAAAAAATGATGAAGCAACAATGAAAAAAGTTTTTAATATATGTAGATCACTTGAAGCTGTCCTCGTGCTAAGACTTGGAACAGATGGTAATGGTTCTTTATGCAGAATAACAAACACAGCTTCAATGAAAGGAAGCAAGTTAGGACCTTTGCTATATGATATTGCTTTTAGCTTTGTACATGACTTAGATTATGCCGGCACGATTTGTGACAGAGTTTCAGTTTCTAAACACGCTAAAAATGTATATACATTTATATTAGAGAATAGACCAGAGGATTTTGATATATATTATTTAGATAATGAGTACAACAATTATACTCCCACAAGGTCTGATAATATACCTTATACAAATTTTCATGATATATATCATGCAAAAAATTATGGCATAGGCGCTCGGAAAGAAGACTGTGAAGATGAATATTATCTCGCACCAAGTGGACCAGCAGAAGGTATGTTAATATGGAAACCTGGAAAAGAACCTAATGATCCTTTAGATATGATATTTTCAATCAAAAATCCATTGCCTTATTCAGACATGTTGATAGATGATACGCCTATGCATGAAACGTTTAAAGAAGTTGGGCTCTATAGTCACGAAAACATTTTAAAAAATTTGTTAGTTAGTTTTTTCAACAAAGTCTATTCAAAAAAACATGATAGGTGATTATAAAAAATTGATCCTGCAGGTATAATATCTTTATAGGAGGTATTATGTTTGCAGAAGAATTAAATAGTCTTACATACACAGCTAGATATGTTGTATCTGGACCAATATCATTTATTGCAGAAGGACACGAATGTGACACTGATTTGATATTAGTGCCTGGCTGGAAAGGTGATCTAAGAAATCATGATCATTTACAAGTTAGGGTATATACAAAAGATGTTTTGCCACATATTGTGGATTTGCATGATGTACATGACCCTGATGACTGGGCTCGTATGATGGCAAGCATTTGGGGCGGTGGTGCTGGTGGTGCTGCTTACTATATTCATATCAATGACATTAAGTTTAAAACTGTCCCTTATCCGGATGATCATCCTATTACTATTGCTTTGCGAAAATATAAGGAATTTCAAACTTATTAACATAATTACTCTTAGCGGAGTATGTAATGCGTTTAGTAAGATCCTATATTAGAAATATATTGTCAGAAAGCTTTCAAGTTAGAGGTTATATAAAGCCTATAAAAGCTTTCAAGACATTAAAAGAATGGGAACACATAGCTAGAATGCTATTGTTATATCAGCGATCAGGTATTAGCGTAAGAAATAAAACTATACCCGGTCCTATATACGATATAATACAACAAAACTTTGGCTATTTACTATATGATGAAGTAGCTAACTATGACAGTTTCAACACAGAAAACGTGTTAATATTCATTGAAGATTTTATTAATCACAGAGTGTGGTCTATTAAACGTCAATATGCACCATATTTTAAAGATATTGATTCTTTAAGATTTGCATATTTTTACAGTCGTGGAGATATTGAACCATACGTCTTAATGAATAGGGAATTTACATACCAAATTTATGGCAGTAACAAGAATCTGAAAATAGTAAGTCATTTTACTAACCAAGAGGGTATGAATAGAATACAATATTCTATAGAAAAGCAAGAACCTATAGACATTTCTGCTTTTACATATATGATGGATAGTTATTTTGATGAGAAAGCAAATATTAAATTAAAATTAATTGGTAATGTAAAAGCTGCCTTTAAATCAGATATTAAATCTGTTGTGGTAGATAATGGTATGCGCGCATGTAACATGTTAAGATTAGATTATCCGGGTGAAGAAACAAATATATGTTATGACTTGGATGAATGCGACGAGCCTAACAAAACTAGTTTATGGAATGAATATATTGTAACACCAGTAAAAATATTAGATGCGAGTACAGTAAATGATTGATGAAATTGGCATAAGAAAATATATAAGAATTCTTTTAGAGCAGAGACCGGAAAAAGTAACTTTTGGCAATGCAGAAACCCAAAACGATTTTGAAAATAGAACAAAACAAATTGATACAAGATTGCGTGACTACATTGGTAGCGGTGATTTTCAAATATCATTCCCAAAAAAAGGTGTGTCTAGAGGGAAAGATACTATTATTAATAAGATTTTGCAACAGCAACAACACATTACTAATTCTAAGGGTAGGTACAAATATTTTAAAAGACAACATTTTAGTAAAGCTGATTTAGAAAAACTTTATGCTGATACAGATCCGGCCAATGCACAGAAATGGTTACCTCGTTTACCAGCAATAACTGGCAACGAATTTTTAGGGTTAATATCAAAATATTATACATTTTTTAATCAGATAGATATAGACAATGATGGAATACCGGGAGATATTGATGATATCAGTATATCATTAGCACACTATTTTACTAAAAACGAAGAAGAAATTAAAAGTAATATCAAGAAAAATGTGTACAACAAATATGTTAAAACTTTTAACCAGGATATAATAAAAGATTTTAAAAACGTAGATGTAAAATCAGTAACTGAAAAAGAAATAGAAAGTTGGATGGAAAGATCACAGCAATATATGAGAACAATGATGCGACCATATCTAGAAGTTTTTGAAAAAGAAATAATAGATTTTATGTATGACGAGCTCTATTTTGGCGCCATCAATGCTACAACCCAAAATATGCAATATAACACGACAGTGCTTTTACCCTACCCTAATCTTTATTATTCATTTAAATACATAGGTAACGCTTCATCAATAGGCTATCACAACATTAAATCATTTTTTCATGAGTTATATAATCAAGTTTTAAATATGAAAAAAATATTTGACCCAAATACAAACCGCGACAAAATGCTACGTATTTTAGGTGACAGTAAGAAATTTAATTTTGTTCTTTATTCTTTTGATTTAATTTGGTCTCCAAATCTGATTATCGATGAAAAAGAACATGAAGATATAATGGCATCAGATTACTACAAAAACCCAAATGCATTTTATGATTGGGAAATAAAAAAAGCACATGCTGAGCGTATTACGCCTCAAACGCTATCTCCAATGGACATTGATGCATTTGCAAGAACACTTAAGTCACATGACAACAAGGAAATAGTGAAAAAACTTGAAAAAAGTTTAGAAAGAATATCAAAACAAAAAGATTATACTGGTGATAAAATAGAACGCATGCCGGCTACAGAGAAAGAGATTATGCAACTTTCCAGAGATGCAGCCGCAAAACCTAGGTACTCATACACAATAAAAGAGCTAGAAGAAATATTCGAAGAAACTTTAGATGTTGTTGAAGATATTACAGGTGTCAAACCTGAGGCAATGGTTGATGAAAACAATAACAGAACAGGTGACATAGAAAAAAGAGAAGAAGCTTTGATAGAAGCGGTTAAAGAATTTACAGAAATGTCAAACAAACTTAACAAATCTTGGTTTGATGCATATTATAATTCTAAAAAATACAATGATTGGTGGGACTTAGGCGGAAGGTACGAAGATGTTACTAAAAATCAAAAGCAAGTAGTTGTACTTGATGGCGATGTAACTGGAATGCCAGTTGCTGGCGGCATAAAAATAAAACATGAAGATGTGCATCATTTTTTTAAGTCACTAGTTGACCCAGCTGGTGTAGTCAAAGAACCAACCCCGGCATTCCCAAAAGAAGGTATCAGTTCAGATAGGTCATTTACATTTATTGACAAGATAGGGTACCAAAGAAAACCCAGTGTCAAACTTGAAGGTGGTAAAATAAGAAAATCTTCTAATAAACCAACCCTAGAGTGGACAACGCACAATTTTTCACCAAAGGCATATGCCGATCATGTCATTGTACGCAAAGGAAATTATAAACCATTTTCTAGCTACGTAAAAATACCGGTAATTCATACAACCAGAACTAGCATGAAAGAGATGCAAAAAAAATACAGCATTAACAAGGATTTGTGGAAAGCACTAGATAATTTGCCGCGGTTTAATCCACACAGAGATTATAGACAGGAAGAAACTATAGCAAAAAGAGAATTAATTCCAATAGCAGAATTTATAAAAAAACTAGAAGCGGCTGAAGATACACTTTTGAAAGATTATGCGGATTATGTTAAAGCACAAGAGAAACTTAAACTATTGGGCAGTGGTTCAGTCGCATCTTCTGTCATTGACTTGTTAAACATTTACAAGGAATTAATTGATGATTTAAATGAAATAGAAGAAGTGCATTCGCTAGCTGACAATCCTAAAAAAGTAACTGATGAAGAGATTCAACGATTGATCAAATCTTCTGGAATGAATCAAATGGAAGCAGAAGAACTGAAACAAAAAATAGCTTCTCTTTTGGGCGCTTGTAGTATTGGTAATAAAGGTGCTTGCGACGAACTAAGAGAAATATTTCTAGATCTCGAAGCAAAAGAAAAGCAGTCTAGGGCAAGAAAACGAAAAGAACAGTTCCATAGATCGTCAGCTGGGTCTAAAAGAGCTTTCGGGAGAAATAACCAAGAATTCCTTGTAAATGCCGAAGCAAGAAAAGAATTATTTTTTAATATTGCTAAGTTGTTAAGCATGTTACATCAGATGAAACAAAGCAGTGATAAAAAGCTTTTCTCTGAAGAGACCGGTGTTTTTATTGATAATATTATTAAAGGTGCTAATGCTGCAGCATTAAATGCTGGCGGCGAAGCCAGCGGCCGCCGCCCCCAGCTCACGAATTACCTGGTAAATAAAAGTATTGTTGATGTATTAAAAGATAACCAAATATTCTCTGGTGAATTCGAGACAAAACATAGCCAAGCAAGCAGTGACTTAAAACAAACACAATCGTCCTTGCAACGAGTAAAAATGGACAATTTTAGATTCGATCTTGAAAATCGTGTAAAACAAAGAACAAAGACTTTTAAAAGCCTGTCGGATTTTACTAAACACTCCCAAGAAACTTTAGATTTAATATCAGACATGTATGAAAATTTATATCCTCACATACATGATAAATACTTTGGTGAAAAAAGATTGATTGCAGATGAATACCAAAAGCAATTAAGTAATTTTAAAAGCGGAAAGGCTTCAGACTTTGATGGAATGCCAATTGAAATACTAAAAACTGTTTTAAAAGCTTATAATGATATATTAAAGTATCAAACTTTTGAAACTGAATTTGCAAAAACCGGTCAGGCAACAACATACAGTAAAGGTGTTGAGTTAGCCTTAGAGAAAGAAATAACAGCTAACGAAGAATATTTACGAAAAATGAAAAAAGCAGCCGTTGATGATGATATGGAATTATTTGAGCAGGGTAAGCACGAGCTTCAAAAAAGATTACAAAACATAATGGAAAAGATTGATGTCCCAGCACAAGAAATAGAACGAGCTGGCGATAAGGTAGTAACAGCAGCTGCAAAAGAGGGTTATGAATTAGTTCAATATATTAGTAATATGTTTGATGAAATAGAACATATCGTAGAACTCAAAGAAGATATGCAAAGACCAGAGATCAGTCATGGAAAACGAGCTGAAAAATTCTTCGAATATATAATGGGTACAATTGAGAATCATGACGGAGTTAGAGAAAGCTGGAGGGGTGAAGAAATAGATTATTTTGAAGATCTAAATGCAGTTTTTGATAATCCTATAGACCCGGATAAAATATTTATTGGTGTAACTATGCATCCCGAGAATTCAACAGGGTTAATGTCTAAGATGCAAGATAGATTTGGGGGAGATTTTGAACATTCAAAGGCAACTGATTATGATTTTGATGGAAGTATTTCTTGGAACGATTATCATTTAGATGATATAGATATAGTTTACGTACATATCAATATTGAGCCGGATGCCTTTTCGGGTGCAAAAGATTTTGACAAAGCGCAGGACCTCGCGAGGATTTTATTTAGATTATGTGACATATTAGACAAACCAATGTACAAGGGTGAGGCTGACCGGGAAATTATTAAAGATCTTTTCGGAGCAGATGAAGCATATCTTGCGGGTGATATACGAAAATATTTTGTTGATGCAATAGATGCTAGCTTTTTTGAGAACGAGATAGATTTTTTTAGAGATATAAATGATCGTCTCTGGGTTTTTACAGAAAAATTAAAGAAAGATATTAGTCTTCATTTTATATTGCCTAAAAAATAATAGGGAGAGTTACATGTTAATTAAAAAAACAATATTAAAAAAAATAATTAAAGAAGAGATTAGTAGAAAGAATGCTTTATTGTTAGAGGCAACTATGTGGGGTGTCTCTGCAGTTGGTATTCTAGTTATATGCCCAGAAGATCAAACCATGTACCTTCAACAAAGAAGCGACTTAGTAACTGGTGGAAGATTGCAATACTCATATCCTTCTGGCGGAATAGCTGCTAATAATGCGCGAGGTGTTAAACATTATGATACGAGAAATATTACGCAAGATATGGTGCCGCAAACACAAAAAGATTATGAGTTGTTAGCACTTGAAGAGTGGGAAGAAGAAACTGGTATGCCAATAATGTTTACGATAAAAGAAAATAAAATAACAGCCACAGTTGACAGTACTTGGAATTTTCATTTTTATATTGCTACATGCACGAAAAAGCAGAAAGATGCAATGATAGCGCAGGCAAAACCGGTCGACTTTGAATTTAACTGGGAAACAACGCCTGATAGTGGTGGCTGGTATCCAATGTCAGTTTTAGATGGCAGAGATAAAAATATAAACTTGTGGAATATTGCTTTTAATCAAGCTGTAAAAACACTGATCAGGAAGTATAGTAATTAAGAGAAAGGGGTGTTTATGTTTTTTTATTTATTATTTGTTTTAAATTGTTTAGCACACAACATTATATATGTCGATAAACCAGTAGTCGAAGGTGTAGGAAGTGGCATTGAATATGATCAGATATATAGTGAGTTAGTAAGAAAACTCCCAATGTGGAAAAACAAAGATGACGAAGTGGAGTTGCACAATCCTTACAGTATTCGAATGAAGTTTAAAAACTGTGACTATGTTAATAAGGGTGCACACTGTTCAGTAGTAAATGAACATTGGTATTTAAGAACACACATATCTTACACTGTTGATGTAGCTACTATTACATTGACGCTGTTTGATAATTTACATGTACCCGTGTCGTCTGCTACGTATGAAAATAAAAAAAAGGTAATAGTAATACCAAATGTTACTACGATAGAAACAAAGTCTAATGGTTCTCGTGGATTCTCAAGTGACACAACACAAATAATAAAACCACCAACCAGGGAAGAGCTTCCACCAGTCATACTGTCACATGACATTGGCCAAGTTGTAGCATTTCTTTGGCTATCAATGTAAATAGTGCAATAGTTTTAAAACAAGCTCTATTTATAGGGCTTTTTTTGTATATTTATATGAAGAGGTAAGTTACATGAAAAAGTTGAGAAAATATATAAGACATTTAATTTTAGAGTCGAGCGGAAACAGTAAGATAGATGACATAATTTCAACCATCGATGGCTTTGATGCTGGGATAAAGATTGTACCTGGTGAAAGAAAGGGAAAAATAGATATTGTTTACTGTGAAAAACCTAAAAATAAAAAAGAACCCGCAGATTTTTTCTTTGATGAAAGCCATTTATCAGATCGTGCGAAGGCATACTACAAAAAGAACAAGTTAGATCTAGAAGATTTAGTAGGTGCGCTTACAATCATGAAAATGACTAGTGCTGATATCAGAAATTATGGTAATTGCAATGGAGCATACAAGGTCGATATAATAGAAGCCCCAGCCGGCTTTGGACCATTGTTGTATGAAGTTGCTCTTGAGTATTTATACAATTATAGAAGCAAAAATGGTTTAATACCTGATAGAAGAAGCGTTAAACCCGAAGCCGCAAATGTTTGGAAAGTATATAATAGCAAGAGAGATGACGTAAAAAAAATACAGTTGCACCCCGATGATTGTGATATGGAAGTTGCAGGTGGAAAATCAAAATATAAAAAATCAGAGTTGTCAAAAATGTATGTGAAAAATAACACGAAGACAATAGAAATGTTAAAAAAGCGCAAAATGCTATACATATCACCAAAATTGTAGGTATTATATGAAAAATTTAAGAAGTTTTATAAGGAAAATTGTATCTGAAGGCATGATTAACCCGAATAGTGGCGAAATATTGCAGAACTACGCGTTATATGCCGCAAATGATTACGATTCTCCCTCGAGTGCCGGCGTTAAAATTTATATCCTTTATAACAAAACAGAAGTAGCAGAAAGATTAAGTGATAAAGAAACAATAATAGATATGTTCGCACCGCTAATAAGAAAAACAGTGACCGGCAAGCTTGTATTAGGATTTAATGACTCTGGAGAAAGATGGAACTGGGATGATGTAAGATCCTTTTTTTGGGAAATAATATATGAACACACATACGCAATTATAAAAACTAAAAAAAATGATATTGATTGCAATGGCGCAGTGCAAGTTGTAAGAGCCGCGGCAAAACAAGGTCATGGTCCAACGTTGTATGATATCGTAATGTCTATTGAACCGAATGGTATAACTTCGGACAGAGCACAGGTTAGCTCCTCTGCTAGGGAAGTCTATAGATTTTACGCAGAAAAACGTCCAGAGATTGAAAAAAAATACCTTGATGGCGGCATGTTAACTGATATAACATCTGATGATTGTTACACATACATGACACCAAAAGAAATGTATAAAAACAGCTTACTAAGAAAAGCTGTTTACGAAGCTTTCGGTGACTGGTTAATTAGTTACAATCGTGAAATTTATCAAGCGCTTGACAACAAAGGCGGTTTTTACGATGTGGTAGATCACTTCGGAGGTCCAGATGATGTTATAAGATACATAATTGATTCTGTTGAGTTTGGAGAAATGTATGATGAAGGCGAGTTAAGTGAGCTGCAAACTAGTTGGTATGAAGAAAAAGAGGAAATAGAAAAAAATCTCTATAAACTAAAACCACCCGCCATTTTAGAACCCAAAGAAGAGCTTAACTTAAGTTATAATACTGATTATGCTGTGAGCGCTTTCAATAAATTAACGGCAGCACACGATAAATTTTTAGATGAAATGGAAATGGGGTTGTACTATATGTTGCAAGAAATATATGGCCGTGAAGTGCCAATCGATGGTATGATAACCGATTTAAAACCAAGTTTTTGGGAAAATATATTATTGGATTTTTTCCATGCTCACTACGAAGGTGGCAAATGAGTAGTTTAAGATTATTAGTTTCACAAATTATTGCAGAAGCAATGAAAGATCCACGCAGTGATAAAGTACAAACAAATTTTGCACTTTATCACGGTACTGCAGATTATTTATATAAAAACTATATTTTATATGATAAATCTAAAATGAAAAGCATGATGAGACATCATCTTAGAACTGAAATTTCTGCTTACGCTGCTAACGAAGAACCCATCACCCCGGGTGACGAATATACTTTTTACATGTCATTAGAATTTGAATCTTCTCTGAGAAATGTGTTTACTGCAATACTTCCTCACTGTGTTGTCGCTGTAATACAAACAAAAGAACCCTTCGACAGCTGCAATCTCGCTTCGGAAGTAAGCAGAGCTGCAGC